GCTACATGGCGTACAAGCACTTCAAGAAGGACGATGGCGGCGCGGCCGATGAGGTGGAGAACAGCGAGACGGTTGAGATCGGCGACGAAGACGCCGTGCAGTTCGAGGAGGTGTGAGTCATGAACAATCTGTTCAAGTTCATTGGAGGAATAGTTGCCACGGTTGGTGTCTTTGTGGCACTGCCGTACATGGCGGTTGACATCTATGACAAGGCATCGCGTAAAAAAAATAATCTCCCCACGGATGTCGAAAAGAAGGACGGTGAGAACAATGACGATGCAGAGTGAAATGAGCTTCGATAAATTCATTCGCGCCGCATTCGTTGCAGCACTCGTCGGCACGATCGCGTTCGTCGCAGTTGACGGTATGAACGCGGCAGCAACGTTTGTCATGACGTTCTGATCAGGCGGGCAGCAAAAAAGAAAGAGGAGGGAACTACCCCTCCCTTCTCTTTTTTTAATTTTAATAATCCATGCTGCGTTGATCAAACTTCACTTCACTCGGTTCAATGAAACTGAGATGCTCATTCAATGTTGGAATGATAAACTTCTTAAGGTTCTCCCAGATCGGTTTTTCATTTTTCTCTTTGACGATCTCTTTGAATGAGAATGTGAAGGAAGGATCATCCTTGAACTTCATGCGTGTCTTGTTTCCCTCAATGAGCCCCTTCTCTTTCCCATACAGAATTAATGTACGCAGTGGGTCAAACCCATGTTTATATGAGAAGACCATAGAAAAGGAAACACCTTTGGAATTATTTCCAGATTGGTTGGAAGATGATTTGATCGGCTCAATCATGACCATGTGCCCAGAGAAACCATCCGACTCCTCGGTGAAATCATCCGATGGTTTTGCAATCATTTTTGCGATATTGAATGGATAGAAGATCATCGTGCGCCCACCCGGAATGCTTTCCTCCTGCTTTAGGAAGTTCTGTTGTTTCGCAACAGGGACAAACGAATTCATACTCATATTACTATTCAGATGATTGACTGCGAAAATTATGATGTTTGCTTCTTTGCATAGCGGGAGAATATCCTTAAAGAATCCCTTTAATGTTTTTGCATCTCGCGCACCTTCCGTATTCCCACGCATCTTTTCTGCGTCCGAAGCTTCTTTTGTATTATCTGGTGAAAATGTCGTACTCAGTACAGTTGTAATGGAGTCAATAATAAATATACTTGGAGGGAAAATCATGACAGGTTTATTGAATTCATCCTTAAACCCACTATCGATGATTAGCTCCTTCTTCATCTTCATTTTACTTACATACATTTTTACAATTGCTTCTTGTATAACATCAAGTCCAACGGCTCCAGCCTGGAGAATATAACGTTGTGTATCCCCATGGAAGTAATAAGATGGAAGCTGTGAGATGATTTCAATGCGACTCAAATCAATGCGCTGTTCACAATCATAATGCATAATCGTTCCATTCTCGAACTGTCGCAGAATATTGGAAGCGATCTGAATTGCCAGTGTCGTCTTCGAAGAACCAGACGCACCAACAAACATATTGAACGTACCAGCAGCTTGACCAACGCGTGGTTCCTGTCGAATAATATTACCGAACTCGTCATGAATGTTTACGACCGATCCAAAGAAGTAGTCGTATAGATGAAACCCTGTTTTCAGAAATGCTGTTGTAACATTCGTAACGAATAGATTCTTTTTATCATTCTCGCGTAATGCAGATAATAGCGGATTTGCCACCATCAGTTTATCGTTATCTGCTAATACTTTTTCAATCAATGCGTCTTTTTTCGCCATGTACCAAACGCCTCCATTATATTTTTCTCTTAGTTTTCGGGTTCATAATATATCATCATGGTAAATTTCGGAAAGAAATATGTGGGATCCGGACGGATCCCACATTTATTTTATTTTGCGCCACCAATTTTTGGTAGGAAATTGTCCGTAAAGTATTGGAGGTATGGTTTCCGGAAGATGAGTCGAGGGGTCTTATGTTGTTCAAGCTCTGTTAATGAATTAATCTGGAATTTCATCTTCACATATTTCCATGTGCGGAACTTACTATCTAGCATATTCTCAATGGTCTCGATGTTGTAGAAAAGTCCTGGTTCCACTGCTGATTTTCCAACAACATATAATTGCCAGAAACGACCTTCGTTTGGTTTGTATTCGATGTTGACCGATACGGATCCTCCGCCGCTTTCGAGTTGGCTGACGTTTGTTGTGATAACCGGATGATATCCTGAAGCAGTCTCTTCATCATACTCAATGACGGATAAAATACCGAGACTCCAAAGAATCTTCTGTACCTCTTCAAGATATTTCTTATCCCAGTGCGCAATTCCACAATCCTCTGGGAATATCAAACGATTATAACCCATTTCAAATACTCCGCGGATGAACTTCATACGATCAACAATGCGCGCATGTTGATATTCGAGAGGGATCAGACTGGTCGAAGCATTTGGTCCATAGTAATGAAGATCAATATTAACTGACACAGATCCTCCTTCGGATCCAAGATTCTGACTGCTCGTATCCATAGTTGCATTGATGATCGTTCCACTGTTTAGATTTGGGAAAAACTCTATCCATTTGATTCTTGATCCAACTGGACTTCCTTTGAATCGATAATAACGCTTTCCATCCACAGGAAGCGTATTATCAAACTCAATGTTATAAAGATTTCCAAAATGAATATTAACACAGGAGATATCAAATGGAAGATTCATATACTCATCGGAGCGATCCCCGTAAACCAGGAACGCGCCAGCAGTGTATGCATCCGTCTGTAATGGATTCGCGATACGACTACCAAAACGAATACATTCCTGAGATGGAACGATACTTTTCAATACATCGACTTCACCCTCAGAGTGATACATGATGCGTCCGTCATTATACTTTGCACGGTACATCGTGCGATCCTCTTCCACGATATCAATGACCTCATATGGACGCCCCGTATTATATTCATATACAACATCACCAACCGTTACTTGCTCAATAGGGACATCCCCACGTTCGGTCTGAACTTTGATTTGATCATTCAAGTTCATTGCGAATCACAACCTTTCATTTTCATTATATTTGTAGGAAGTATATTAATCAGCGGTTCTGAAACACCTGTATTAACAAACCGTACCGACAGGAGGTAAACAATAATGTCTAATACTGAGCAGGAAGTAAAGAAATCTATTTCATCCATTTATGCATCGCTCCTTCAGAAACGGGAGGAAAAGCGTGAACGTAAAGCTGAGAAGAAGCGTCTCAAGAAAGAGGAGGAATCTCTCGAAGAAAGAGAATCCTCTGAAGAGACCCCAATGACAAAGAAAGAAAAACGACAAGCAAAGATTGATGCATGGAAAGAGGTCATCATCGGATTGACCGGTGATGACCTTGATTATGTTGCGCCGAAAAAGAGTAAGAAGAAATATCGGAAATGGATTGACGATGAGATGGAGAATACCATCCTCAGCGAGAAGCCAAAGAAAAAAAAGAAACGAAATTATCGTAAAGAGTTTGAACCAGAAATCAATATGTTGAAAAATATCGTTGCAGAACAGAATAAATTTACAGTAGATTTACAGAAGCGATATCAACACGCTGCTGGTCCAAATACACGGGATAGTATGCCACTCAATAAAACATTGGTCGAACTCGCATCGGTCATCAATGCATCCAGATCCAATTCGCTCGGATTACTTCGAGAAATCGGGAATATTAAGAAAACAATCGCTGATCTTTATATGAAGCAATTTAAATTAGATCAGGATAGTAAAGGGGAAGGATTTGATTCTCAGGATCTTGGATTAATGGGATCTTCGATTGCATCCTCTCTCTTCGGAGATAATGGTCCAAGTGCAGTATCATCGAGTCTTACTGCGCCAATCGCTCCCGGCACAGTCGCTGCATCCTCAATCCCAAATGCACCAATTAGTCCAGAAACAAATGTTACAGCAACAACTGCTACACAGATGGTATTCCCGAAGTTTGATCCAGCAACATGGGATGGGGATGGCATCAGTAGCGGAAATGCAAAGTTTGAAGCAATCCCACATACTGTTGTTGTAGAAGTACATCAAGATAGTCAGAAGGCACGTTTCAAAGCAGTGCGCAATGATAATGGGGAGGAATTAATGGGAGCACCAGTTCCAACCGGAGCGATTAAGGCAATTGATTTAAAGACAAAGATTGCAAAGGATGATTTTGATCAAGTGTATCCAATCGAATTGGTTGGGTAGGTGATGCGTTATGGCTGAAACGAAATTGACAAACCCAATACAAAATCTTTTCGTGGATATTGAAAAGATTTTATCCGAGACAGTATTCAAGGATCTGAACGCGGCACGCGATGCGGAAACAATTGAGAGTCGTGATGCAGGCGATATGTGGATTCGTGCAAAGCTGAAGGAAGACACATATCTTACCTATCGAGCATATTGGCAAACCTATATGTTTCAAGCAGTATTACCAAATGTAAAATTGTCCAATATAAGCTACTACAAAGAAAACCCGATGAATGTTCCATATGATTTCCGTTCCATCTTATTGGAAAAAGGACGCAATGCGTTTTTCAAACAATATGTGGAACAAAATACCTACTATCGTATGTTATCAGGACTTCCTCCAATCAATACCCCTTCGAATGAGTTTATCTATCTTTCTAAATCACTAGCCGATAAATTCCAGGCAGATATAAGTGTACCAATTCATGAGCAACCAGATATCGTACAAAATCGTTATCTGAATAGTGACGAATATAAAATAATCCTTTCTTCGAACTCTGACAAACCATATTTACAATATTTGGGAGCAAAACGCATTGATCTTTTTGTCGCGAGGCGTGCAAAGGATTTTGAAATTATTCGTTATCCAAAGAATCGTTCAGATATTAATCCGAATCTTCTGAAAGCGTTTGGTACACTGTACTCAGAATATCGGGAATATGTTATGAGTACACTTTATAATTCGAATTTGGAAGATGTCTATACAAACTATCGATCATTCATGGGAATTATTATTCTTTATTTTACATTGCTCCAAATCTCAAATAAATCATTGGAGGGAATTCATACACAGAACTATTTTGATGATACGGTACTTTATATGATTTTATCTATGTATGGATTGCCTTCTAATCTTCTTCTTACCAAGGAAGTACGTCGGCGCCTAGTCGCATCTCTGAGACGACTAACTCAGGAGAAGGGAACAGACGATGTGTACTTTGACATTATTCGAATTCTTGGATATCAGGATGTAAACATTAGTAAGCTTCTCTTAATGCGAAACCAAGTATCCGATAATAATAAATATCAATTCGAAGACAATTCCACACTGAATGATTTTCGTAATATTGATCATATTGATCTACATAAAAATCATGTAAAGACAAATCCACACTTCCTTCAGGTTGGTCTAAAGGAGGAGCAACCATACGAACAGCTATTCACAACAGGTCGTATACATGATTATCATTCGATCGTTGATTCAGATCCAACTTGGTGGGATCTGGAAGAAACACGAAATATTCTAAAGAACTCTCCGTACTCAATTTCCAATTCAAAATATATCATGATTGAAGCGGTAATTCATCAAATGAAATATCTTTTTGAATCCATCTATTTCACACGCATGTTATTGGATAATCAAAACTTCACGGATCGGTATATGATCAGCATTCCGGAGCTTCTCGGAGTAGAACCTGTTTCGCTCTATGACCTGGCCGTTTATATATTAGCAGCAACCTGTATGAATGCTGGATTACAAGGAAACATTATATCCGATCCAACGGAGTTACATGCAACAGCCGGGTTCAATTTTGATCTGGACGTAAACCTATTTCAAACATATCTCAACAAAACGAAGTATGTTGAAAAAGAAAAGGTAATGGCATTCCTCAATGACGTTGAGATGGATGAAGCTTCTGATGTTTCACGTCTCTTTGAAGATGTCATTTATCCAATGCGCGATTGGTTGGAAAACAAAATTGCTCGTACAGACAATCGTCAGGAATATATTGAATATGAATCCATCTATCGGGCACTCTATTCGTACGATGTTTCAAGGAACTCATTCTTAGATGATTTCGAGAAACCGATGAAAGTATTACAAACGAAGTATAGTGTAATGGAGGAGGAAATGTTGAAATATCAACATTTCTATCCAAGAACAATTACGGGACAAGCGATCACTGTTGATACCATAAAAGGATCTAGATATCGTACACCCTTCTTAGATAAAAATAATCATGTTGCCTGGTATGTTCATCTCATTATAGAAACACCTTCTGGAGAAGAAGATCGTGGATACATTTATTTTCATGATATTCTGAACGAACCTGACCTTCGTAACTTATCGAATCCAGACGGAACTCGTCCGCTTATGGATCGTATCAATGAAGAGTGGGTCATCAATGAAAAAGCTGTTGAAAAACTCATCAAAGAAATCAATACTCTTCCAGAAGATGGATTGGCGAACGCATATTTCCAAGTAGAGACTTCTGTATTGAATGGAAGCAATCTCAAATTTAAGGAAAATGAACTTCTACCGTTCAATATTCGTTCAGGTCTTTATCGTGATATTCTCATTGATAAAGTAATTATGGATATTCTTGGTTTATGTGACCCACCAACAACTTATCTGGAATATCTGGAAAGGAAAAACGAACCTCTGTATGATATTCTAACGAAAGATGATCGCATTCACAAAAACAAGGAAGCGTGGATGAACGATGTCATGATAGTTGTTCTTGCTATTGAAACAGAGCTAAATATTCATCTGAAATATTTTGAACAGTCTGTTGTTGGTTCTAACCTATTCTTCAAACCACTAGTTACGCTAATCAAACATTTTAAATCAACCTTTGTTGAAATAGCTCGAACGACTTTACTCTATAACTTTGGAGATAAGATGGATGCAGGCGGCCATTCGAACATGTTCAAATTATTCGATGCGATTAAAGTGGTCATTCATTATGTCATCTTCAGTAACAAGGGACAAGGTCAACAATTTGGATTATATGATACAGAACATTCAATGAAACACCGAATCCATCTTAATGACGTTCCTCTATTTGTCAAACGTGGCTCAAACGGAATGAATGTTGGTTCTCGCCAACGCCTTGGAGGAATTTCTATGTTTGATGAAATGCTATTCAAAAAGAATGGGAAAGATCTTGATTCGACCGGAGCAACATCACATTGGATGCCTGGGGAAGCGGAAACCGGGCGATGGACAAATCACGATACCTCTTATGACATACGAACAACCAGAGGATTTGAGCGTATTACAGAATATCCAATGGATATGGAAGAATGGAAAAATTATGTAGAAAAATAAAGAGGAGGGATATCCCTCCTCTTTATTTTAGGTCCCAGATAATCATATAGAGTGCAGACTTCATACGATCATAAAAGGCGTATGCTTTTGAAAGATATGGTTTCTTACTATAGTAACGAAAATATGGATTATCCTGATCGGGGAAATACCATCGTGGTGCTTTATTAGAAACATAATAAGCTGGGATATCTTTATATAACCACTGGAACTGCTCTGATGTAAGGTCAACATATAGTATATTCATTCCATCATCTAACATACACCAGGTGTGTTGTATTGCCCAATTTGGAGGATATATTTCAAACGTATGCTTCTGTTCTCCATGCACAGCCCATGCTTCCGGAGGATTTTTTCGTTTATGGAGTTCGGAAATAAAATTCTTTGTTGCAATATCACATAACCCTCGGTAGTTCGGATATTTAGAATCCTTTTCATTAACACGGTATTTTTTACATAGGTTAAACCGAATATCTTCGATAATAGAACAAATATCCTTATAGGGGATATTAAATCGATATTCATCGAACTGGGTCTGCATATAAGCTACTCCTACTCTGTAAAATATTCAATCTTTTCTTTACAATCTTCATTTGATAAAGATTGTTCATTCTCCTTCTTCTTTTTTTTCTCATCTTCAGACATCATAGATTCTAAGTATTTGATATCATTTCCTTCATTTGCTTTCATCTGAAAATAACACCTTTCCTTTCAATTTCTTTTTTGGATCCACTTTCACTAAATGTGCATACTTTCCACACTTGATTTCTCCTTTACGAATTTTAATTAAAATTCGATCAAAAGATTCATCTTGATATTGTCTTAGTCGATCAATGCATTTTGCCATAGAATTCAATCCTCCTTATAATGATAGAATATATAATGTATGAACCCGGATTTAACTAAAACGCGGAGGAAGGATTGATTCGAAATGAATGATCTACTATCATTGAATCTAGAGGGTTTGGAGTTTACAACATATCCAACATTTGAATATTTGGAAGAAGTTTCTGTAGACATTCAACAGCTACATGAATGTTTTAATGTGGAACTTATTCTTGAGAAAATGCAAGATGCCAATAAGTCTACAATTGATAAAGTAAAGTCAATAAATGGTCCATTAAAAGCGACAAGGGATACGACAAAGGATGTTGTGAAATCATATAATACTTTGACTGACGCTGGCGGAACTCTTTTAAAGAGTGTGTGGGATTTAGTAACAAAAGCTATGCAGCTTGCAGTAAAGGTTGCTCGATTTATTCTCCTAAATCTCTCGAAAATTCCAAAGGCAATTCTTGATGTCGGGAAGACATTTCTATCAATACCATCTGAAATAAAAGCAAAAGTTCGCGGAGATATAAAACTATATATAACAGTGGAAGATCTCAACAATCTCCACAAGATTATTATTCCACAGATTGATACATTTTTAAAGAACGCACATGAAATGAGTAAGGGGGATGCTTGGGGTACCTTCTGGCGGCGACGTGCAAAAGGAACGACTGGAATAGCACAATTCATCTTCACAGAAAATGATATCGCATATTATAAAAAGATGAAAGCAGCATATACTCGTGTCCAGAAAATCGATTTCAATAAGTCGTTGGTCAAGATTGCAGATCAAAATGTAATTGATATCTACTTCGGGGATGCAAAATCAATTAAGTATAAAAATGCTGATCGAGGGATAGTTGAATCAAATTATTATGATGCTTTGGTCGAGGTATTTAATATTATTCAATCACAGAGCGAATATATAAACACCATCTCTAAGGATTTCGATACAAAGATGGATCTATCTACGATGAATCAGAGCCTGTCAAAAGCATCCGAGTCTACAAAAAATACGATTATTGATGCAATTCGAATGAATGCAAAAATGATCAATATTATTGGAAACTTGATGCAATATACGATTCATGATATGAATACGTTAAAAGGCGTTGCTAAAAAACTTTTAAATGCCGCAAAAGTGAAGCGTGTTAAAACTCCATAAAAATAAAAGGAGGGAGAGTACTCTCCCTCCTTTTCCTATTTCTTCTCCGATTATTCATGCATTGCTTTTCGCAAAGTATTTTCAACGATCGTATCAAGATCAATAGCATTTCTTATTCCGCGAACAAGCGCTTCATTTACATTATTCTTGATTGCTGCATCAAGCTGTTCTTCAATATATGATTGAATCTGATCGTGATTTCGATTGATATAATCGGTGACAATCTCTACGATTTTCTTCTGCATTACATTTATTGGACGATAACAATTATCAATATTTTTCAATTGATCAAGAAGAGCTTCTTGTACCTTTATATTGAACTCCTCACCAAATTCTTCATCAATACTAGATATATACTTTTCGGCGATTTCACCCATGATAAAATCATAGCGATCAAAATATCCGCGCCCGTTGTCCTCATGTTTCTCACGCATAGCTTTATCGAATTCACTACTCATGCATTTTGCAACATATTCTGTTAATCTTTTTTGATCAAAACAATCCGACAAATCCCATACAAATTTACTACTCATTTTGAATGCTCCTCTCAACAACCTCTGATAACAATGAATTGAGAAATTAGGTGATTCTTATGATGTTAACTGATGATCAGTATCAAGGCTTGTACCAGCTTCGCCGTTGGCATTCGAAATACCAACATCAGATTATTGATATATCTGGTACTGCGGGTACCGGAGTTCTTGATCTCATCCAATACTTTCTTTCCTACACGAATCTTGACCCACGCGAAATCATGTGGCTTTCATTCAATCAGAAACAGGTATTGGAACTAGCATACCAAAAGCATCACGCTTATTATCTCCCATATAAAATATATAAATACGATCGTATCGTGGATTTCAACTCCATCCCTGTATTGAATGCAAACTCGACACATGTCTTAGCAACATGGAAGAAGCGGATACGGAAGAAAGTAGATCCGCGCTACAAGTTGATCGTTGTGTTTGATTCTGTATTACTATCTTATGACATGTTGAAAGATTTATCTTCCTTTGGACTACCAATCATACTTCTCAGAGATCCTATGCTTCTTCCAGCACCAAACACGTATACATTTTTACGAGAGCCAAATATAGAGCTTCGTGTTATTAGTCCGACATATGCGAAATCGCCCATCGTTTATTTTGCAAATAAAGTGCTTCGTGGAGAGACAATTGTCCCAGGAATCTATGATATTGTGTCGATTGTATTGAAGAAACGCATGAATCTTTACAATATCAAATCATCTGACATGAACATATGTCTATCAAATCCCCTTCGAAATGAAATCAATCAGATTTATCGCGAGAAGGTACTGCATCGGAAAGATATTATAACCCACCCAAATGAGAAGCTTGTTATCTGTGAAAATTCATACAATCATGCATTGGTAAATCCTGATGAGAATAAAGTTAAGGTGTATTTAAATCAAGGACTGATTGGATACATTTCTCGTATCAATAAACATGCATTGACGACGAAATTTGTCCCATTTGAATTTCGACCTGAATTCTATCATGAATCGTTTGACGATATTACTTTAGATCGCCACTACCTCAATAAAGTTGACTTCCCGGTCCACCAACAAATTCCAGATCATAGTATTTTAGCAGAATATGCATATGGATTGACACCGGATCTTGCACGATTGAGTCATTGGGATAAAGTAACACTGATTCTTGATGATCGCGATGATGCAGATGACGAGTTGATGCGTCGAATGATTTATACTGCAATTACACGGGCACGTAAAATGCTAACGATTGTGATTTAGCGTCCAAGGATTTTGGATTTATATCTGTCCACGATACTGGAAACAGAGGATGTCAATTTATTTCCGATCTTCTTATCAATGTATCCTTTGATTTTATTTCCGATGGCTCCTTCCTTCTTCTTTAATAATCCGCCGAATCCGCCGCTAAGTTTAAAGTCCTTGATATCGCCACCGAAAATTTTTCCAGCATAACCCCCGATATTAATGTTCCCCAGTTTCCCATCTAATTTTGCAGCGAATTTTTGTAAAAGCTCGTTTGCAGAACCGGTTGCTTTTTCCGTAAAACTATTTACTTTATCTGCAATAAAATTATTGATCCGATCTTCAAACTTTCCAATCTCACCTTTTACAATCCCTTGAATATTTCCGAATACCTTTCCAAGAGAACCTAATGGATCAGTAATATCAAATCCATCCAGGAGACCACTGAAAAGATTCTCCAATCCACGTGTTCGATCTGATGCTCCACCATTCTTCTTCAAGATTAATCGATGGGATGAAGTCATATATTCATTGGATTCTGGCTTCAGATAATGATATGCATATGCAATGCGATATGTATTACCTCCGTACGATTGTTGTTTCGACGTTTCCTCAAAAATGGTATGGTATATTTTGTTTGGTGTGAATGCGGAAATATCTAGATTTTCTCCATTGAAATAAAAGATACATTCATTCTCCTCCATACGTGCTTTCATGACATCGCCGGTGAATTTATTTTTATCCTTGATAAAAGTGATGTTCTCATTTCGTTCGTTGAGATAAGACTGATCTGCATTATGAATCTCAACATCTGTTGTATCCGTGACAACAATCTTTGCTGAACTTCCAAGCTCTGCATTTTTTGCAATAGCGAAATTTTGCGAGTTTGCATCCATTTCGGATACGCTCGGATAGGAAATTTGCTCTCCTTCTCGCAAGACCATACCGTTTCCTGGAGTCGCTTTATTAATTTCAGCAACTAAGAACGTTGTTTCCTTCCATTCGTTCTCACGGTAAGGGAGATCTGTCCCAGCACTATTCAAGATGTATAGAGTGTTGACATCATAGTATATGATGGCACCTTTCTTATAGATCCCGAAATACTGATCAAGATAAATGAGCGCTTTATATAAGGGGAGCGGAGGAATGATAATCTCTCTGTAAGATTCATCATTCTCAGATTTACTCATTAATACTTTCTTATGTCTGCTTTCCGTGAGCATATGAGCAACGATATTCTGGAGAGTACCTTCGGTATATACTTTATTTATGACATAACGTGATGCACTCATAGCATCGGGATGCATTAGAAAGATATCCATGATGTTCTGTGTTTCGAAATAGTTTTCTTGATCGATTTTACCCCCTTGATTTTCTTTCCCTTCGGATAGATTGACTCGATTCTCCATGGAGGTTACATCAAAGCTCTCATCATTGTCATTCAAATATATGGAGAATTCATCGTTCCAAATATTTTCTGGGGAAGTATTAAATTTTTCTCCCTCCACCTCCATTCCAATCTTATCGAGTTCGAATTTCACACGAACATTTTGTTTGTTTTTGAGAATCCACATTTTCTTACGAATATCGATCTGTAAAGATACTTTCAATAGAGGCATGATATTGAATTCATAATCATTAAGATATTCAATTGATAGAATATTTGTTGCTCCGATGTCAATGGTCTCCCCACCATTCATGATGATAAATGTTTTGACTTGATATTTACACAGATATTTTTTGTCGTTTTGTGATGAAAATGATCCAGCTTTTTTTCCTTCAGATGATACAATTCCGCCTTGGATAGCATTGGATTCGTTGGCTTTCTTCGTGTCCTTTTGTCCTCCGCCGAATCCACCACCGATTGCTGCTGCAAAATCTCCTTTCAACAACTTCTTTGTATCAATTCGATCAGCAATATCTTTAGTGGCACGTCCAAGAATATTCTTCAAGCCACGTTTCAACTGAGCTCCTATTTTGGCCATCGGATATCACGTCCAATCATATTCTCAATACGAATACTTGTCACACAATGAATTTTTTGAGAAATCTTTTTCCGCAATCCATCAATGGATCGTTTCTTGATCTCTTCCACTTTGGACAGAGCTTCGTTACGAATCTCATCCATAATCTTCCATTGCTCCTTCTTTAATGCGCCACCAATTCCTCCACCGACTGTTGGTATATCAGGATCTGCAGGAGCTTCCTGTTTCTTTGTTGCTTCTGGATCCACAGAGGTTGGGTCAGATTTCGTTTTCTTTTTAAATAACGCATCAAAGTTTGCATTTCGTTCCAATCGACTGATAATTTGTTCTGCTTCTGGAATAATAAGTTCATCTTGTATTTTCAAGAGTCGTTGCTCAATATCTTGAATTCCTCCAGCAACTAAAGACTGTATAATAGATTCAAAGGCGCCCATAGGATTCTTCAACATTCCTTTGAGTGCATCATGTATTTCACCCACTCTTTGATCGAGGTGCTCATCCATTTTTCCTTTGATGATTTCCAATTCTTTTTTATATTTGATTTGACATTTTTCTTCAATGATTTTGATAAGTGGCTCGCGCAGTTTTTGTAGCTCTTTCTCAATAGCCTTTGGATCTGTCGGATATTTTTCTTTCAACTCTTTTTTCTTCGGACCAAGCGATTCCTCCATCTCTTCAATGAGCTTTGCTTTGTATTCATTCATCTCTTTATTCATCTTCGCATCGAGTTCATTTCCTTTATCTGTAATTTGTCCATTCACGGTATTATCTGCACTGGTTTCTTCTTTATTGATTCCTTGTGCTAGCATAGCATCCATTACTACTTACCTCCTTATTGGCTGACTGAAATGTAAAATTATTTTAACGTTGAAAGGAACGTGATCTGAGTGGGGCATAAATTTACACAACATATTGAAATGAATGATCACTTCGGTATGGGCTTTGGGCTCCGTGGTGAAATTATTTTTGGAACGGGTCGTCATCAAGTGGAGTATATAGACCCATTCGGGAAACCATCGTACTATACAAAGTTCAAGAAGATTCTATATCGGAAGGATAATATCGTTCTTATCGGAGGATATCAGTTTGCTTTCAGTAAAATGTTTAACATCGCCATGGATACCGAATCCACGTTACGCGTTGGACATCTAAATGATGAAGCACCGCAAATGAAGATTGGTGTCCATCGTGGAGAATATATTTCTCCTAAGTATGATTCTGAGATCAGTTCGTCCGATGCCGGCGTTCCTCTTAATCCTGGGGTTAATATCTCCGCAATGCATCACATCTTCGGATTTATGATGGGTGATGGTGGTGCAAAAGAAGATAACATGACAGCGCTTGCAACGGATTATAAACGTCGTACACTTTTCCATGCAATTCCATTCCGTATGAGTAATGATGGATCTAATATCCCTGAGGGAAAATATTTCGGGAAAGCGTCCACATATTCCGATGGAAGCTCTGATCAGACCTCTTCTTACTATATTAAGAAGTTTGATAAACCTGCACCACATATCGTGCACGCATGGGCATCCGACAATAAGAATGAATTGAACGTGGTTGACGATAGTGTATATGCATCAACGTCATCAACACCGATTGAATCATATGTTGAAATGTGTCTATCGGTGGATGAATCGGATGGTCGCGGGTACTTCACTTCAACCAACTCCATTCCACGTGTGAATGAATTTGCATTGGTTGCAGGATGGTTCAATCGTGCAAAGAATGATTTTGAGCAGTTGATCGCTATTTCACACTTCACAAGACCATCAATTGCATTAAGTACCAACGATAGTATTGAGGCTATTTATCGACTGTATGCAAGATAATGAAATAGTTGTGGGGATATCCCCACAACTATTTCATTCATATATTCTATCTATAAGTATGATTACGTTTATAAGTTAGAGGAGGTAAATTATGTCATACAAAAGAAAGTATTTCATCGAACATCTTGATGAAATACTTAGAGAATCCAACACCATATTCATTCTAGATCGCGCTGGATGTATTATGGACTTGAACTTGGATGGGATTCAATACTCTGCAAGTCAGCGCGTATATCTCTTCAGGAAATCCCCCAATGAATGGAGACTTTGGTTTGAACACCGCTCTTCCACGGATCCGATCGAAGAAATTCTGGATGAGACGATTGGGGAACGATGTGATGCGTCGTTCGAAGACACAATCATCATACAAAATGCGATCATTCAGTTGTTGGCAAATCGCAAAGATTTACGTGATATCATTATCACTGTCGACGGTCACTACGTGATCGATTAAGGAGGAAGTAATAATGGCAAAGAGTAAAGTGCTCAATACGAAACATATTGAGCGACTTGATCAGGATGGTAAAATCTTATATCGCGGAAATACGGATTTTATCAAACCATCCTTCTTCCGTGAGCCGCCTACTCGCATCTTTATTCAGAACAATGATACGATGAAGATGTCGGAATGGTATTTAGACTTGAACCGATGGGATGATGAAATTAAACTTCTTCCGCGATATCGGTGGAAGGAATTCAACGGTCAGTTGCTCTATATTTATCGTCCGACGGCGAAATATGTGGCAAAGTTCCCTGAATTGGAGGGAGCAGAGTTCCATGTATTCAAGGGACAGTATTACATGATGAAGGACTTCAAGGCAGGGAAGATTCATTTCAATGCTACAACCGGAGTCATGCAATTTAAGGGAGATCCTGAGAAACTTCGTCGAAAGAAGGAAAAGGATCGTCAAAAGAAGCTCGCACGTAAGGCAAAGAACATTGCCAAAAATGAAGCACAGCGCCAAGCAAACATTGCGAAGCGTGAAGCGGCAGCGAAGCGTCGAATGGAGGGAAATAAGAATGACTAAAGCCTGTACATGTGGTCCTCAGTTTAAGCGTCATGCGATCCAATCCGTTGGGGATATTCTGCTTGCGATGGATATCCATTCATTGGAAACCATTCGCTTAGTTCTCCATGAAATGGATGCACCCGATTGGAAGTATGCGAATACAGAGACACTTTTCATTCCACTCGGTCATCAGATGTACACGAAAATTTATCGTGACATCTATGATGAGAAATGTCACCCATCATTAGGTCATAGTGGTCCATATATTGGGCCAAAGCTTCAGGAAATTGATATGAGCGTTCCTCATATCACCTCGTTCGTTGCTCCAGTCATAAAGAAAAGTGAAGTCTTGGAGTATATCGCCAGGACCTTCTATGAGTATGCGGAACCAGGGCTTCGCACAATGGTATTCCTGCATATGGGGAACAATGATGTGTATGAACAAGGTGAAGAGTTCGAGCACAATTATGAGAAAGAAATGTTTCCACGAGAAGAAGTTGTGGAAACATTTCATCCATAAATAGGAGGAGATATAATTATGGTTTGGGACGGCGCGTATGTTCCACGAAGGAGTCGGATCGACCCAGAAGAAGCAGTGTTGATGAGCGATCCGCGTTATTTTGCTGCTGCAAGTAGGGCGGAGGAGGAAGCAAAGAAGAAAAAGAGCAGATGTCACAAATGACATATATTGACGTTTCAGCTCTAGAGGAAATGATGGAGCATGTGGCGAGGCGCGTGTATCGCGAATGTCGAAAAGAGGACCTAATGCGAGAAACCGCATATCTTCTGGATAGGAAAGGATAAATAAAATGAAAGAAATCTTTTGGAAAGATTTGGAAACACAAATCAAAGACGGTCGTGTCTCCGAAGTAGACATTGTTTCAATTTCCTTTGCCGGTGTCGACGAGATCAACACAACGCTTCGTTGTGGGTTGTTGACCAACAACCCATTTCGTTGGATGTCGTTTTAGGTGAAGAGATTCACCTACCCTGGCGTCTCACCAATGTATGAGACTACGCAGGAAGAAGAATCTGCGATCGCTGGATCATTGGCGATATATGATGACATCGAAGATCTGATGATGACCATCAAGGATTTCTTTGAAGATGAAAAGGGTGGTCCGTGTCATCAGAAGTTCCATTCCTTTGTGGATCGGGAAAACGTCATCATTATTCGATAAAGGGGAGACGCTAAATGAATGACTCAACTAAAACCGTCAAGTATATTGATGGTCCTGATGAGATTATGCGGTTCATAAGCATATTCGATAAATCTGATATCAGTATCTATGTAGAGAAGGGCTTCTATTATGACGATTTGAGAACGAAGCCATTTTTCATAACATATATCCCTCTTGGGTTCGGAAAATACATTCGAATCCATCGTGATTTTGATGATTCTTCCGTCCATCCGTCTCAAGGAAGAGGATTCTGTGGATTCGATCTTCGCTCTTCTTCATCCGTTGAAGTTCCAATAATTGGTGATGAAGACGTGTTCCGTGAGATCATATACCTGTTGCATGAGCATGCACTGCGTCCAAAGGAAGAACAGGTTCAAGTGATCATCGATGGAGTTCATTACATGGCCAGTGATAAATATCCTGGGAACTACAATCGTATTCGGGACATATGGAAAATGAAGAAGGATAAATAGGGATACAAAGAAAATAAAAGTGAGGGGTATTTCCCCTCACTTTTATTTTTATCGATATCGAATAATCTCTTTTATTTTTCGTTTAAGTTCAATAAGAACTTTTCCAGCAGCAGCTACCGTCAAACTACTGATAGTCATTCGTCTTGAAATTGTTCCAGGCGATGATAGTAGTGAAATTTCTTCATCCGGACGAAGTTCACTGAATGGTTCGTAACCACTCGGAATCAATTCCGATATAATTTGTTTGTTTGCAGAGTAGAGCGCTACCTTGTCACCAACCCCAAGAACGTCATCATGCTCAATATAGAATTCAATTAATACATCGACGCCTTTATAGCGACCCTTAATTGTATTATATTGATTGACGATCGGTTCCGTGGAATCGGTCAATAAATAATTAGATTTCACAACACCGTCTGAGGAATCATATTTCTCCAAGAACTTTTTCTTACTCAATCCTTTATCAAAGTATGCTTGTACAATCTTACCCAAAGATGGCGAAAGATTGGATGGGTCCAATAGCGAATATACCTTGATATCGATGATTTTACCAGCATGATCCGTTTTAATGTCGTTCTTCGTTTCTTCTTCTAGAAGAGCTCGATTATCTTCAGAAAGCTTCGACAAATATTTTGCAATCTCATTATCTTCAAAAGATATATCAAACTTAATCAAAGGATCACCAACATTAAGATGATCGCCGATCTTCGCCATTTGAAGAATGTTTGCATTGTGTTTGAATGTTGCTGGTTGGAGATATACGATGGAAGATTTCATTTTCTCTGCAGCAGACTCAGTAATGAGTCCAGCATCCTCGTAGGTGTTATAAGATGATAGGAAAGCTATTTTTGTAAGTGGTCCGACAGAATAGCGAAGTCCATTAAACTTGGAATATTGGAAATATTTATCATGGTATGCAAGCACTTCATCCTTCTTGAATTTCTGTCCGACTTTAGTATAGACCGGTTTGAGTGTATTGGATAGATAGAATCCACCACCAGAGTTCTTGACGATGTCATGATTCATATTGATGGCTTGCGTATTTCCGGATTTATATTTGACCATAATGAAGCCAAGCTTTTCATTGACTTCAACCACTTCTCCGTCTTCCTCCGCATTGATGACGAAGTCATTGGATAGGTGATATTGCACAGCCTCGTCATACCCATTGGATATGAGCGATGGTACAGCACCCTGCGTAGGCACAAGATGCTGGGATTGCTTAGCTGCTATGGAATTCCTGATTGGATCGTCTGTTCTTGCGGTTCCAGGAGTCATCATATCAATTGGAGAGAAAACCTCAACGTCTTTCAAAGACCTCTCTGTTTCATCTCCATCATCCGAGACTTTTCGATATCCACGAGCATTTTCAATTTCTGGTTCTACTACAAGATACCTGTTAATACCTACATTGCTATCTCGTTTAATTCCCACATGTTTCCATATGGCGTAGACTATATCATCACAATCAATATTGTGCTCTTCACTTCCACTCTACCTAGAGTGTACTCTGCATAGCAGATAGTCGTTGAACCTGATACGAGATCATTCGTATCTTGGCTGCTGATTGTCCCAATGGGATATCCCAGCAGTTCAAAGAATTTTACTCGAACAATAGCTTTGTACTTTATTCGAGGTAGTCATTGCAATCTTTCCAACGGCGGAAGGATCATAGGATCTCTTTTCTTCATCGTAGGAATATTCTGAATTCGATCCTTTATATCCCTTCGTGGAAATCATACTTGACTTTGCAACTTCAATGGAAGGATTCAGAGTGGAATATTCATCCACCGATTTCTCCTGCATGAGTTTTGAAATGACTGCTCGCTGATTGAGCGTCATTGGTTCACGTCCACCAGACTTCTGATATGCCTTATATTGTGCAGCGATACAAGAATATAGAATAGCTGGAATCATTTCGACGGAACGTACACGGTACGATTTATCAGATGCTTTTGGAACACAAGCATTGTCTGCCAAAAGTTTAATGGCATAGATCAGAAGGTCTTCAATATCCGTTGGGAGAAGAAGATCACGACACACGTCCTTTGTAATCGGGTCTAACAGAAACTCATAGAAGGTTTTGATTTCATTGAGCCCATTATAATTTCCCCAGACAGAATGCATATATTCGAGATAAGAATCCTCATTATCACAATCCTTGAAAAGAATTTTCTCAGGCTTTAGCTTATAGAGCCCATTGAGAATAAGCTCTGCAAATGTTGTCGGTTCATATGCAAGAATTCCATCTTTGAAACGAATGTAATTGAATTTGGAGTCATTTGGAATGCGTTTTATGTCTGGATTGAATTCCCATTGAATTCCCATGTGATCTAGAGTCTTTGTTAAACCAATCCATTGCATTAGAATAACAACGACGGGAAGGAATTGACCAGCCATCTTGGCTTCGGAATACATTCGTGTTGATCCTGGCTTAATCGAATCATAAACCGCCCGATATTCATCCGATAAGTTATCACGAATGATTTCAGCAATGGTCCGATTGGTTCGATCTCGACCAGTATCCTCATTGATCAAAATGGGGTTCGTTCCCTCCATTCCAATAAAGAACTCATTTCCTTTGATATCGGATGGAACTTTATCTTTCCACTTGTCCTGCAACTCTTTTCGTGAGAAAATAATCGTACATTTCTTCGATTTGAAACGGAAGATTCTACGTGCGAATTCATCATATTCGAGAGTTGAAATATAACGCTGATTCTCTTTACTTGAATCACCGACAACAAATAGTTGTGTATCATTCGTCTTTTTTAGAAGTGTAAATATTCGTTCAATTGATGCAAGAGATCGAGTAGCTCTTCTTGTAATAGTCACCTTATTGAAATTCGTTGTAAGAATAACTGTATCCGGCGTATCCTTGACGAGTGGATTATAGAAATTCTGTTTCAGAATGATATATTTATTCCCACCAATGATCATGAATTTATTCTGGTAAAATTTCGGAATATCTACTTTAATCGTGGATCTTTTATTAAATCGATCTACGACATGCACGGACCAAGTTTCTTTCAAATCCATATTCGTAGAGGAGTCCTTTACATCAATTCCGGTAATATAAAAGGGAGAATTTTTATCCTTCAGCATATCGAAGCATGAAACCAAATCTTTTGTATAAAGTTCCTCAATGTAAGTCTTATCGAAATTACTGAACGTAATGTTTTTTACATTTTGATTTGATGTGTGCAGCTGCTTGGATTTGTTTTCGGTCTGTATTGGAACATTGGATACATCGCGCATAAGAATCTCCTCAATGGAGGAGTTCTTTACGACGATCTTTTTTTGTTCCTCACGTAGTTTGCGGTCACGTTCCGAGGAAATGGAGGCAGCATTCTTATTTTTGATCGGCATGATACGTTCTTGCGTATCATCCAATACTTCCTCTTTTACATCTTCATCGTTCGCAATCATATCTGAAACATCTGACTGGATAATTTCTTCGCTTTGTTGAATAATATCTTCATCCTCATCTGATTCTTCCTCAGATAGGAGAGGAGTATAATCGGAACTAATTGCTCGGAACAATCGTTCTTGATTCGGATGAAGCGGTTTATGGATCGGATGATTCATGAAGGACTGTGATGGAATTGGGGCTTCCACTGGTCTGGAAGCTTTCTTTTCTTCTCCTTTGGCTTTACGAATCTCATCAGCAACCATTAGCGAAGTAGCAACTTTTTGATGAATCTTCTGATCGATTGCTTGATGCAGTGCGTCTTTCGTTGCACCGGAAGACATCTGCGTATATGGAGCGATGGTTTGTGTAACAATATTCTGTGTGATCCGTTCTTTTGAAATCTCTTCAATCTCTTTCTTTTCTTCTTCCGGGAGATCCTCCGTGTATTGATCAAGGTCCACGTTCATGATACGGAAGAGTGCTCTTTTGAACATCATCCACTTTTCATAAGTCATCATCTTTGGATTGAACTTAATAAATTTATCTTTGGAGCAGATCATCATATCTTGATCAACTGTGAAAAGCTTTGTCAAGTCTTTTGTTCGAATATATGCCAAGTATATAATAAAAAGCGGATTGGTTTGATTTTCCTTGATGCCAGCAGACTGATCGAATGCAAATCGTTCCGCATCAATGATAAGTAGTCGATTGTTCCATTCCGGAGAATCGTTTGGCTTCATAATTTCCGGAGTAAACTCCTTCAACACACGAATGAATTCTGGATAGAATTCAGAATAGATGCGTTTAATCGCATAACGTGAAAATATGGGAACAAATTGCTGATACAAATCTGCTGCCGAGAAGAAAACATTGTCTGCTGTTTTCGGAATAAATCTAGTAACGACTGGTCGTAGATTTGGAACCGCTTTGATCTCTTTGATACGTTCTGCTTTCAGTTTCACAAGATTCATCCGATATCGACGACGCATAAAATTACCCATAGCAATCCAAGGATAATAGAAACGTCGATATGTTGGGGGAATTACGAAATGTTTCTTCGTGAGCATTTTAAGGGAGTTTTCGAATGTATCCGACAATAGATAGACAAGATTACCACGACCATCAGGTAATCGAATGCGACGAACATTGAGACGCATAAATTCTGCTTTACCATATTTAATATTTTCTTCAAATACCCCTTCGCCAATTTCATATGCTCCATAATCCAGTTTACTAAAGTCAATGGTTTGATCTTCCATAAGAACACCTCTTCTTCGGTGAAATTTATTAAGACGCTGTCGCGGAAAATTCAACAAAAAAGAAAGGGATATGAATCCCTTTCCGTTGTGATGGATTATGCCTGCATATCAGCCAACATCTTCTCGATATCGTTCTTGATGGGTTGATTGCTTGCATGCTGAGCCATAAGCTCATCCATTTTCTTCTCATGGTCAGCCATCATGTGGCGGAGCTCCGTAATGTTGGATTCATGCTTCGCGGAAAATTCCGCGAACAGTTTATCCGCCTCTACCGTAGCTTCTTCACGCGCTGCTTTAAGTGCGTTGTCGAACTTATCCCAATCCATGATTGATTACACCTCCTCGAACTGCTTATCATACTCCGAATCTATCTCGATGTACCAGAGATTTGGAATCTCATTTGTGTGCGCAGTCTCAAGCCCTATAATCATACGAATGTCGAATGGGTTGAGCGCCTTACGCATTGTCTGGAAGACGAGCCCAGCGAGCTCGTTTTTGGTGATATCCTCGGAACCAATCTTCTCGCCGCAGCGATACATTTCGGCAACGAAATATTTACCGCACTTGTCGATGACAATACGATCGTTGCGATCGTCTAGGATAACCCCCTCTGGCGGGAGAATATCCCAGCGGTCCACGAGTTCGACAAGTTCGTCAAACTTATCATAAATGAACTTGGCCTTTTCTTTCATTTTAAATCTACCCCCTAAATTATAGAAACAATGAGATACGATTCTCTGTATCTCATAATTAGAATATATAGGAAAGGATGTAGAAGATATGATACATTGCCCACGATGCGGTCGAACGGATATCAGTCCGGTTGGAACTTCACATTATGTTTGTAATAATCCGACATGTGTTGATGAACATGGGGATCGAACACAATTTCAAAAGATTGATGATCGAGAAATTTCATTCCCTTACAATATTATTTTCAAAGGACATAATAAAAGTGAGTTTTATAAGCTTCCGTATCTGAAACTAAAAAAATGAGAGGAGGGAATCCCCCCTCTCATTTATTATCATTAGATCAGTTCTCGGTCATCAACTTCATCACCTGTTCAATGGTAAAGTTGTTTGCGGCAAATGCTGGGAAGTCACGATAGTCATGATCCTGTGCATTGAAGTTGGAACGAGTGACAATGGTCTTCAGGAAATCAAAGTACTCCTGCGAATAACGATCCACAAACAACTCCTTCTTATGGATGTATAATTTGAGCACAAGTTTGCTAACTTCATTATCCTGTAGAGTAATCACCTGATCCAAGGTAATTTTCGTACGAAGAATTTCTTCCGCGAACCACGTCAGTACTTCATCGTTCATAGCACCATAGTAGTCTCTCTCATCAATTGTATTCTTTCCATACTTTGAGAGGAGAGGAATGATTTTCTGTACAATGGAGTCGACACTAAGATCATATTGTATGGATTTGTAGAACTCTTCGGATCTATCATCATCCAGTGATCGAAGATATGAATTAACTCCATCACTCAACTTCTTGTATCGATTATTGATATCAATGTGTTGTGTTGGAATACGGAACTTTGGAACCGTATCGAACGATGCATATAGGTACAGAGCATGCTCCTCAGCAATATTCTCGCGAATATACTCTACAATGATATCATCGTCCACAATTGTGAAGTCGGTATGAATGATGGAGAAGGATGGTTCCATCTTTTCTGAAAAGATCTTTTCATCATCCACGAATATATTGGCGGCATTCAAAGCCGCTCGAATTCTCTTGGAGATGCTATCATCGAACTCGTTGGTAGTTTCTCTGACGCGCTCCTTATAGAATTGGATCATGGATGAAATATCTAGTTCCGACACCATCCGTTTATCGTCCTTCATGAACGTATTATACGCGATGGAGAATCTCGGACCAAGTTCGTTTGAAATGACGATGAAATGAAAGAACCCAGGATGATTTGCATCGATTAGTATATTATCTTCGTAACGATGATTTGTCATGACTTACTCCTTCTCGGAACAGATAGCCACATTCATTGATGTAAGGCATTCCCTTACCCGCTTCTGTCGCTCAGCATTATCTTCACACTTCATCAAATCGTGTTCGCGTTCTGCAAGGAACTGAACCATGAATTTGAAATCGTCCTCCGAAATCATTGTTTGATCATTTCGTTGAATTGTTGGGAAAGCGACACCGAATTCAGGACCTTCATTCCCAGTTACAAAGAATTCAAGATGTTTCTCATCGACACGAATTCTGATTTCTGCAACCAAGTTTTCCATTTTAAATCCTCCCTTATTTCTCGTAACATGTTTTATTCAAAACTCCATAATCCACTACATTTTTCATGAATGTATTGAAGTCCTGAATCCCATATTTACTTAAATTGAAATCGAATGCTCTACATGCATTCACTAGATAGTGATAAGTATTCCAATTATATTTCTTGATGAACTTTATGCGCTCCTTCTGGTATTGTTCAAGCACATTTTTATTCACATTTTCATGAATTTGACTATGCGCTTCTATGACCTTAGTAAATCTTGTTAACATCGTGCCTGGAAGAGGGATGAGTGGAGAAAATTTTGCTTCACATGGAACTCTATAATCGTCATATCTATGTGTGAGCTGGATGATCATTCGCATAATGTCGTTCATATGATCATTGCTTAATGAGAAGCTAGGGCATCTTTCATAGATGCTTTGTAGCATGATGTATGCATTTTTCTCCAACCATTTCCACTTAGTCTCCGTAACGAAATCCTTCGTTGATACACGACGGAAATTCGTCCCGTCTTCTACCGGGTAGAGGAATAAGGTTTCATTGTATTCACGATACTCAATCACGATTCCACAGAGAAGCGCATAGTCTCTTGTAAAACACGGACTTCCTTCAAGAACGAGGTCTCTCTTCGGAATATTTGCAAGATTGCTTGACATATCGTTTCCTTCCCATTTAATCGGAATACCAACAGAATTGATTTTTGCAGCTTCGAATGATTCGAATTTTCCATCCTTAACCGAAACTTCATTCGCCAAGAAATCCATAATGGGTATATGCCGATCACGGTAACCGGCATGCTTAATGATGTGCTCAAGAATCGGGATATCAAATGCATTTACAAAGAATTGTTCTATTCCATTGATAATGTGGCGATTCAATCTTGTTTCATATCGAATACGATCAGATTTTCGGATAAACCGCTCGATGATAATTCTTGGCTCAATACCACGATCAATGATCACATTAATGGATCCATAAAATGTTTTACTTACGATCGATTTCTCATCATTTTTCATAATTTTGATTCCCCTCACATTGAAAAGAATATAGTGGTGGGATTCCCACCACTATATTTACAACACATATCCAAAGATCTCCAATTGAATTTCTGTAATTTCTGCCGAGTTCATTGGTACGAGACCATAGTCTGCAAATGTTTTATCTCCAATGACAGTGCACCCATTTAATCGTGGGAGCGCAAGCAATGATTCATATGACACGTTTATCACTCCTTTTGATAATAATTCCTTTTTCCTTTTAACGTGGTTTCATATACCTCGTCAATGGAGTGGTTTGCAGAATCATTGGATGCGGAAACAGCAAGCTTATCGGCTTTCTCATTATATTCGTTTCCATTATGACCGAACACATGACTGAATGTAAGGATGACTCCTTCCTTTTTACATGTATCCAAAATCTCTATAATTGTCTCCCAGAGATCTTTGTTCTTTACTGGGAAATTAGTAGAGGTAACCCAACCCTTCTGAGGCCACTTATCAATCCACCTCTTATTGATTGCATCACACACATAGCGACTATCTGAAATCACTGTAACGTTTTTGGTTGTAAAGGAGCCATCCTTAATTCTCTTCAATACATCCTTGATCCCGAAAATCGCGGCCATCATTTCCATACGATTGTTCGTACTGGAACGGAACCCTTGTTTGAATTCAAAATCAGTCGCAGTTGGCATATCATTATCGTTATCTGAATTCCAGTAACGAATGATATATGCGAACCCACTTGCTCCGGGATTGTTCAATGATGATCCGTCTGTATAGACCTCGATTGGTAAAGCTGACATAATCAATTCCTCCTTCGTTTATTATCTAACGTTTCATAGAATGTATCGTTTAATATACTCATGTACTTCTTCCATGTATATCTGAAGAGATATTTCTTTAAGTTTTTTGGCGATATCATTATAATCTTCAGTCACCAACTCTTCAATGCCCCATGGGCATTTCTCCATAAATACAATAGGATGACCTAATTCATGAATTGCGTTACAAGCTTCCTCATATTTTTCCTGTAGAATCGATTCTATTACATCTGCATCATATAATGGAGGAGATGATGCGCCATTCATTATAATAAATTTCTTAAGAATGTTTTGAGCATTTTCCATGGATCCCAAAACGATTCGGCGATGCACGTGATTCATGGATGGATCTTTGTATTGTTTCCCAACAAGAAACGTCAATTCGAATATATTTCGAATGACTACATATATTTCATCTGAGTAGGATTCAATATCAATTTTTGTATTCATTTATTATGTCTCCTCCTTATAATTCTCCAACGCAGATTCTGCACGTGATGCAAGCTTCTTAAATTTCTTAGACTGGTTCAATTTAGTGATGCGCTGGATTAGTCCAGCCTCCATCTTCTTATTCTCTTTCTTCGAGAGTTCCAATTTCTTTCTAGAGATTTCTTCCGCGTCTCCGTCTATGCGACGACGCATGTCAACCATATTGACACCATGCTCTTCCGAGATCCGATAGAACTGCTGAAGAGCTTTATCTCCATACGTCATATACCTCTCATCTTCCGGATGTTGTTCCATCATTGCTTCCTGGAGTTCCAATTCGTGGAGCCGAACAGCATCTTCATCTGCCCAGCTATCTGTCATCGGATGCTCATCCCACAACGACGGCTTTTCTTTTTCTACGTCGAAGATGTTGGTGGTGATCGTATAGGACGTATAGTCACGATACATGCGACTATTCTCAATCTTACGCAACAATTCGCCAACGGATTCGCGAATCATTCGATCTCTTTTCTTTCCTTTCTTCTTTTTAGAACGTCGATCATATCCCTTTATATACTTCCGCTTCATTTCACCTACTTCAATAGTGGGTGGATCGATTACTTCATCCGCATTGAGAATGGCTTCTGCTTCTTGTACAGAAAGCAGACGTGTCATTTGCTCTTCCTCAGTTTCATCGGAGAAGAAGTCATCGTCATCCATTGCCTTCGGTGCAAAGATGGAAGCGTCTAAGTCTGGATTACTGATATACATAATCAGGAGATCAATGTTGTATCGATTCATTCCTTTAAGCTTTGGCATCAGAATTCGATTGGAAACAATCTTTCCCTCTGCAACCAATTCGAAGAACTCATCTTTTGTATGGAGATAATTATTCTTCTCCAACAATTCCCATGCCTCAAATACGATTCGCATCGCTTCAATATATTGGTCAGCCCTTCGATACGTTCGCTTCAAACGTGCCAACTTCAAACTCATTTCTGCCAACATATCGTTCTTCTGTCGCTCTTCATCCGATAAATGATAGATGTCGTTTTCTGAATAATCATGAACGATTGTATTCCGACAAGAATCACGGATCTGCTCCATCTCCGCTTCCGTATATTTATGCTTTCTTCTCTTCGTATATCGTTTGAAATGTGCTTCTTCTTCAATGACTCCATCATGATCGGATGGGGAACCTGTTGCTTTTTCAAACTCCTCTTTTTGTTTCGCTAATTCCTTGCTGGTAACAAATACTTCACCATCCTCCTCATCGAAATTTCCTCCTTTTCGACGAAAGGATTTATCCTTTGCTTCGCTATCCAACAACTCTGAATACATGGATAGAACATCGGTATCCTTAGCCATAATACGTTCCCTCCTATATCAGAAGAATATATAAATAGAAAAAATAAAATACAGAAGGGGCAATACCCCTTCTGTATCATTATATTATTCTCTGCTGGCAATTGAATCATTCTTCAATCCGAGTTTGACTGAAATACCTGGGACGCACTCAACTACATCCTTATCATCTTCTTCATCATAGGAATAGAAGATATCGTATAAACCGAGCACATTCATACTGACTTCAGATATATCTGTCTTATCTAGCTCTTTATACTTGAGCTTGATATAGTTGAGGATATTATCCGAGAAGATACAGAAAATTGCTGGACACGCTTCCGAATATTTCAAATCTGTTTTGAATTCAGACAAAAGTTTCTGGTAAGCATGTTCTTGCCACTGTTTAATGAACTCTACATTCTTCTTGATATTGAGTTCCTTCCAGCGTATCAGATTCTGGGATGTACGCTCCGGATCGATCTCTGTTGATGAATCAATGATATTGCGATTCACGCCAATGAACTCAAGAACCGGGAAGAAGTTCCCAACCTTCTCATTATTCTCGTCATCATTATTTGTGTAACCGATATTAATCGAGTTACAAATCTGGATTGTGAAGTTGTTGTATTGCTTCTGTTTTTGTTTCAATAGCTCCAGCAATGCCATGAATGATGCGTAGTATGCAACCGCATACACATCCGTATTACCGGACTTCAGACACATATTGAATTGTTCTTCCATCGATCGCGCCGTTAAGTCACAAACGATTTTGATATCCGCCTTATTATTGACGGCATAATCGTCAAACCAACGCTTTACATAAGACTTTGGCTTTTTGTCCTTATGCGTCTCTTGAACAACTTCCTGCTCTTCTGATTTATTCTTCTTTGCCATAATGCTCAGCCTCTCTCCTCTAATTCAACAACACCTTCTATTAGTTCAACCTCCGGGAGTGACGATTCTTCCCCTCTTGAACATCGCTCAAGATTGCGTTCTAATATCTCAAATAGTTCCTTAAGTGTCACTTTTGGAAGGTCGGTTTTCCCATTCATGTTTCCTTCGCTCCTTTCCTTCACGCATCTTCTGAATCCTCCATTGCTTTACCTCCTCTGGTAAATTATTCCATCGAACGCGTTTCTCATCCGAGAGGCGCTTTCGTTCTTCTAGATCCATTTCACTCCAATATTTTTTCATAGAGTTTACGCGATCTTTTGCAAACGCGTCTCGATCTTTTTTACTGAGGTTTGTAAAATACTCCCTATGTCCATCTCGCAACCGATTCATCCGTTTCCTCTTTTGCTCGTCAGTTAATCGATCCCATACTGGATGTTGACGAATCAAACATAGTTTACAAAGGTCCAATGGTTGTCCTTTGCGTACACGAGTACGCTTACTATTGTATGCTAATTCAAATGACTTCCCACATTTTTTGCAGACGCTCATAAGAATCTACCCCTTCATACATTCTAAGAATATATAGTTGTCTCATCTTTTATGGAAAAAGAAAGGAGAGGGACATCTCCCTCTCCTAATGAAAATTATGTATCTATCAAATCCACTGGGATAACATAATTTTGCATTAAAATCTTGCGAGCCTGTGCATCCGATGGCGACGAGCCTCGCAACATCTGGAAGATCTTCATATCATTCTCTATATCAGAAATATTCAGCCGAATGAGAGAACGAGTATTTGGATCCATGATTGTTTCTTTGATATCTTCATCGTTATTTTCACCCACATTATTTCTACAGACTATATCTTTCCTTTGTAGGATTTATCGCTTCCGACAATTGTGTCGTACTCTGCATAGCAGATAGTCGTTGAACATTTTATCTCTTATGAGATAACTATGCTGCTGATTGGGTATGACAACCTTTCCAGCAGTTCGATAAATACGGCCCGGGTGTCATTGAGCCTTTGAAGCGATGAAGAATCGTTGGTTGAAACTTCCGCAAAATCTTCAGCATTGCTAAGAGGGATAAGTTGTGTTCGGAACCAGTTGAAATATCTTTCAAGACCAGTGTTTTATCTTCAGATACTCCATACAGATTCATCGCACGAATTAGTTCCCCAGATTTACGGAGAAGACGTTCCGAAATCTCCAGAGATTGATATTTTCCATCAATGGAACCCTTAATGATTTTATTTGAATCATCATAGATCAACTCTTCGAAGTCCAATCCAATTCGATTCATCAAGGATTGTATATCCAGCTCTGCAATGGTTCGTTCGATATACGATGGATTATTCTTGGCTTGATCTGGATCATATCCATGATCGCTTAATTCCTCAACAATAATCTCAATCAATCGATCGTTCACTAGATAGTGTTTGGATAACATGATGATATCATCCACATAGGATGTTGTCATCGTTAACAACTCATTGAGCTGCTCTTTCGATAGCCATTCCACATCATCCTTTTGAGGAATGCCAATCTTATATGCTTTCATCACTCTCTGAATGTATCTGTTGTTATAATCCTCCTTATTGATCGCAAATGGATTCTTTTTATCATCCACACGATATAGAGGAGGCTCTGCAATAAACAAACGCCCGTCCTGAATGATTTCAGGGAACAGTTTGAAATAGAATGAACATAACAGACTCCGAATAAAGAGTCCATCCACCGATACCTTCACATAGACTCGTTACATCTATGCAGTTCTCTACGTACGCTAATGCTAGGAGGATGACGACCGGTGAGGAGGTGAAACGGTCGAATCATTAACGCATCGAACTTCTATGCTTTGGCTCATAGTCGAGACTATCTCTTCACGCTACTGGCGTGCTTCTCACTTCGATATCACTTGATTCTACTCTACTCGCCGACGGGAATTATGCGTCGGGGTTTCGATAGTCGTTGAAGTTTTATATATGATGCTACTGAAGAGTTATCAGCCTGCATGATATATACTTACCTGCGGATTGTCTCCTGATATTCGAGGGAGGACAACCTGTGGATCGGAAGAACTTTCCCGCAGTTCAAGAAGTTTATTGCCGACAATATTAAATATCGGCATCGGATGCGATTATAATACGATTGAATTGAAGTTTGCTTAAATCAAACTTTGCTCCAACATTACATCCCATCACTTTTACAAGATCATTGAACTCTCTATTTCCATTCGGTCCAATGATTTGATCAATTGTGGCTTTGTAAACATTTTTTGACACAATATAAATTGTAGACTATATCTTCTATCTTTCGATAGCTTCACACTTCCAGTATACTTATACTGTACTCTCTTGCGAGATAGTCGTTGAACCTATTTTCTTTATTATGCTTTTATTTAAATCAAATTTTGCAGAAATGCTTCTCCATTTCCTCCCACAAAGTATGTCATATACGGTGGATAATTGCACTCCAGTCATTTCAGAAATCTTTTTCATCGTATGTGTGCAGCTCTGTTCTGATAGCATTTTACATACGTTAATTATTTGCTGTTCCGTATACTTAGAACGTTTTCCATGCTCACCAAATGACATCCTCTTACGTATATGATACTTATCGGAAATTCTTCTATAACTGGTTTTCTTCATTATATCTTTCAGAGCATTGATTGATACTCCAGTCTTGGAAGATATTTCTTCATGGGTAAGTTTTGGGTCTTCAAGCATTTTGCACGCTGATTCAATTTGTGAATCAGTATACTTTCGAGGTTCTGGAGGAGGAATATTATATTTCATGGATATGCTTTTCCATCCACCACTTGCACGAATATCAGAAATAGTTCCGACAGATACTCCTGTTTTTTCTGAAATATATTTATATGATTTACCAGATTCCAATAAAGTACAGACTAATTCGATTTGTTTGTTTGTATATTTACTAGATCCCTGATTTTCTCCAGAATTATTAGTTAATCCAGTTTCCCATGCATGAGCAGCGTTTTCTTTTGCGGTCACCCATTCCAGATTTCCAACCCAGTTGCATAATTTATTTCCGTTGATATGGTTGACTTGGGGTTTATTTTCTGGATTTGGGATGAATGCTTCAGCAATAATCCTGTGTACATGTTTTATGTTTTTGAGTTCAGGTATATATACGGATGCATAACCATTCGTATTGGAATATACTTTGAGAAATTTCCCATCTGATATTCTTTTAACATTCCCACAACGATCTACCGAATATTTTTCTTCTGAATCAAGTATTATGTTTTTCCATACAGGATTCATTTGATCATTTTGATATCTCCTAAGAATGATTTGCTCATTCAAAGATAACTCATCAAATGATTTGTTGAAGATAAATTTTGCATCTTCCTCGTTATTGAAAGCTAGAACACGCTCCTCAATGGAACCCATATTAGCCATCGTATACACCTCCTTTCTATTGAAATACGTTTTGTTATAGCATAATAAAGATTTATTGGCTGCTGATTGGGTGTAATAACCTTTCCAGCAGTTCATGAAGTTAGGTGTCTCAACAGAACGTCAAACACCTCTTATTGCAAAGAGTGCTTGTGTTTTTGGATCCCTCGATTTCTTCAGAGAACCTTTTGCGGACATTGTTATTCATGGATCATCCATGATCCACCGTTTGACAGACAATGAGATTTACCGAAACACAGTTGTGGGGATTTCGTCATATACTATATTATGACGCAACCATAGTGCAGATATTCCTCAAATCGCCATCCTGTTTCAAACTGCTCATACTCTTGTATGAGATTAGACTATATCTTTCATCAAATCTCTCGGTTAACTCGGCATTGCTAAAACAACGACACACCAAACCACAAGATATAGCGTTGCGATACAGAAAGATTTGACGACTACACACTTGGAAGCCTGTCCATGGCATTCTTACTCTACTCGGACGTGTTGGGGGATTTCTCCCCAACCGTCTGTTTCGATAGTCGTTGAACCTGATACGAGGTCATTCGTATCTTGGCTGCTGATTGTCTCTACTTCTCAGATTATCACTTTGATTACGCTTTGTGCAATTTTTCGTACGAAGGAGTACAGGGAGGTACTCTTCACTTCTGTACGATTGTTCTCATAGTAGGCGCAATCTTAGCCCCTTCGTTCCTGATGTTTCTGGGACGTAGTACTGAGAATCTTTCGAGAACCGTTCCAGCAATTCATATAGTTATGAGACCAATCGATCTCCTTCGATGATATAGAGTTCCTTGTACTCCTTACCCTTATTGGTGCAAGGATCGTAATTTTTCATACGGAAGGAACCCCAATTTGTTAAGGTTTCCTTAACAACGGATTGACGTGCCTTATCGCCTTCCCGTCGTGCTTTTGCATTCGTCTTGACGATCTGAATACATTCTTTCAAACGATTCGGATTCTCCTTAAAGTATCTCTGAAGGGATTCGATCGTGAGCTCCTTCAATAACTTCGCAAGTTCATCGTTTGAGATTTTATGCTTACTCTGATTTGTGAAGATCTCTTCCATATTGGTTCGCAACGCAACCGCAATACTTAAGCCAAGCTTCACGTCATCCCACTTGATATCAAGTTTATCGCGTTCAGATAAACTTGCTTTTGTCACTTGTTGTAGATATCGACAAAGGCCTTCGATTGCCGAATCCAAATGATCTCCGTTATCGATTGTATTATTTGCGTTGCAGAATGAATCAATGTATGGATTCGATGCATTTGATGTAAATGCAAATGCAACCTCCATACGAATGAAACGCTTATATTTGATCCCAGCAATTTCCTCAATGATGTTTCGATCTTCCATTGAAATCAGGATCGGTGTTGATATCAGATCACCGGATTGATTCTTGAACGTCAGAATGTTTTGGAATGGTTGAACTTTATAGTCTTCCTCATGAACAACGCCATTTTTATCCGTATATCTGGAATGAATCTTTGTCTTATGTTTATTCAGGTATTGGAGGTTAAGCAATTCATCACGAATGCTTTTCCAAATAATCCGCGTATTCTTTCCTAATGATTTCACGGACGGTTTATATGAGACGATTAACCCGTGTTTCTTTGGGTCACACGGATATGTTTCATCCTCAATCTTTTCCCCTTCACGGAATAGAATGCGCCGAACTTTATTTTCCGTTCCACCACGGTATGAAAATACTTCGGTCCGTTCCCCCAATGCATTGAGTGCTAACGTTCCAACGCCATTTCGACCAAGGGTATCCGTTTCCAGATCATTCTTCTTCCCGGAATCGATATTGGATCCGCTATTCAACGTTGTGAAAATTCGTTCCAACCATTCCGTTGGAATTCCACGACCGTTATCTGAAATCGTAACCGTATCCGTTCGTTCATCATACTCGATGTCAACCCGATCACCAGGACTTAGCGGATTTCGACATTCGTCGATCGAATTGTACAGTGCCTCCAACGTAATTGCCTTTGCTGCCATCTGGTTGGAAAACGAAATGTACATGCGACTCTTCTGAATCATTTTCTGTACGTCGCTTTCGAGATGTTCGAAAACGTCGTCTTGAAATTTCTGCATGAATTCAATTACCTCCTCGTGCAATGAAAAACTTATGCACGTGTATTGCTTGCATCGAGAATATATCATCACGCATGCCAAACTTTTTCAACCACGATTTGCAATTTAAATTTCCTGTTGGCTTGAAAGAGAAAAGAAAAAGAAAGAAGCAAAGAAAAAGAAAAGAGAAATTATACTAGCATGTATTATTCCCAATATCTCCTAAACCCGATATTGTGAATAATACTTAGATTATACTAGTTTATAGGGTTATATTTATATCCAGAGTATATCAATACTCTGTCTATAAATATATTATATATCTAACAAAAGAGAAAAAGAAAATATAAAAAGAAAAAGAGAAAAGTCAAAAACTATTTTTTGCAAAATTCGACAACATGAAAATTAAAATCGTGAATGATGAAATTGTTTCTGGAGAATTTTGATGATCATTCACTCTCGTAAATCAAAATCTTTCGTGGTGGGTTCGTACTCCCGTACGAACCGAACGCCTTTGTGTGCTGGTTGCGAGTCCAATCATTGCTGTCGATGGACATCGTTCATTTTCATCCTGCAATCGATTCTCTGCCGAGAATCTCAATTGGATTCAATATGAACTCGTATATTTTATTTTACATGAGCACATTAACTAGAAAATTAACTCTGGAAAACAAATGATATATTTTCCATGTAGGCTGATTAATCTTACTCAATCGAGTAATTTTAATACATTCCAATTCACTCTATTCCAAAAGGAGCTGTTGAAACCATGAAAGTCACATCGGTAAACCTCAACCTCAATGTCCCGCCCAATCGTCGCTTCAAGGGATGGGCCCGTATCGTTCTCGACGGTGTTCTCATGATTGCTGGTATTCGTCTTTACATCGGCAATGATCGGGAGACTGGTGACGAAATTCGTTACATTCGCTTCCCGGATCGTCGTCCTCCTGCGTCGCAGACAGACGGTGAGTACGTTTCCGTACCACTTGTCAATACGCAGGATCCAACGCTGCGCAACGAGATCGTGAATGCGGTCTTTGATGCATATGAGCAGCATCCAAAGGTAACGCGTGGACGCGACGACGCAGAAGAGTAAGAGCGAAACAAAAAACATGAGGGAGCCATCATGGCTCCCTCATTATATTTTTTAACCCATTTCTTTTTGTAGATCTCGTTCAAGTTCCGTAATGCTTGGGAGCCCGAGATATTCATACCCGAACCCAAGGATGTTTCCAGCGACATATGTATTGACCATCTCTCCAGTAATATCGAGATTAACAACATCGCCGAATTTATTCGTTTCCTGGTACTTTGTATTTAGGGATCGATTTGGCATCTCCCCTGAGGAAAACTCTCGATTGTCGAGCGCAGCTTTGAACAACAATGTCGACGGGTCCATATTCGATGCAATCTTGATCGATGGATAGAAGGATCCCATATCGAAGTCTATCATATTCTTGAAAACGTTGTTGGATGGAGAGCCTAATATGGGTAATCCGACATAATCATTCCACTCCGGATCCGCATTGATTGCTCCCTTGAAGGATGATTCCTTATTTTCATCTTCATCACTGTCTTCCACCATGCTGAAGAGATCTCGATTATCCATTCCGATGATGTTAATATTGTTCTGTTGAATGTATCCGGCACGTTCAAAGTAGATCTCACGAACGTTTCGAATGAGATATGTTTCTTTGAAGATCTTCGTATATGGTGTCCAGTTGCTATGAGAACGGAAGTAAATTGTTTCAATATCACGCGTTTTCCGTTCGATTCCAAGCTGGAGCAAAACCTTTGTAGACTATATCATTTTCATTCACGCTTCGGAATTAATATTCCTACTCCCCGAAAGGATAGTCGTTACACATTACATCATAATGATGTCTTTGTTCGTGATTATCTCATTAGAGACGTTCCACGAGTTCATGAATTTTTACAAGGACGTTTTGATCTCATCCTTAATGTTATATTTGATGAACCTCTTCCAATTTCTATATGGGAATGTTCGAATGTTTGATTCTAATGGATATTCAACTTTTTGATCTTTGAGAATTTTATCACTGATGGCATTAAGTGCAACGGAGTCCAAGGTCTTCTGACTCTTGCGAATCATTGCAAAATTTCTCATCTGACACATATAGGTTGTATATGAGCTACAATAGAAAAAGTCTGCCTGTTTTTTAATTTCAAAAGAGCGTGTATCTGCTTTGTAATAACATATTGGATTTTTAAAGTCTGGATGACATATGATTGATTCAGGATGATATCCTAACACCTTTGTTCGTTCTCCGAGGTATTGATAGTCGAATCGCATGTTCCAAGCTTCACAGAAGTTCGGCTTTCGATCGTTCAACAATCGAAACATATCGGCGATGAGATCAATTTCATTCTCATAAAAGCGTAAGTGGTAATCCAAATACCCATACATTCCATCAAACGATTCATGAAGATCTTTAATAAACTCCTCTTTATGAGCAACCAAATCCTCATGCTGCTTCAGTTGGTCTTCATATAATTGATAACGTTCTTTATATTCTTCCTCATTATAGGAAATCTTCGATGGTTTGAATGGATTCAAGATGAATGTAAAACACTCTTTAGTTTCTTCTAAAATGATTGTTGTGCAGTTGACTGGAGCATATGATGTTTGTTTGAGATTATCAAGGTTCACTTGATAATCTATTTGATCAATCTCGATATCAAGGAATGCCTTTGTAAGCGTATAGCTTCCCATTGGATACTTTGTATACCAACGTTTCATGAAATAAAACTCTGGATCGAAATCACATAAGAATGCATAGCGCCATCCATATAATCGATCCATTGCTTTGTAATCACGATTTTGGAAACACTGACGAATAAAGTTTAAACCATCTTCTCCAATGGCTTCTGCAATTTTATAACGAATTTCGCTCAAAAGACATGTAACTTTATCCAATCGCTCAATACGTTCTTGTGGTTTATTATGATTGAAGTCACGGTACTTTGGTTTGACAAAGTAGATATCAACCTCAGCAGGTTCTTGACTCATGCGTGGAACGCCTTCGTCATCTTTATAAATAACTTCGAAACATTCTTCAATTCCATTCTTTTTATCGGGTCGAATGTAACGGACATTCAATAACGTTGGATGTTGTCCGTGAATCATCCTACATCCCTTCTTTCATAAAAATAAAGAGTGAGGGGAAATTCCCCTCACTATATTAACTTCTTTTTGAATTCAATTTCGACGGAATTCACGTCTTGATTTAACATCTCTTCCAGCATTGATATAACGGATGTATTTTCTATTGGGCTTGTTGTTTGAAAGAACTTCATGAATCCTTCATGATAATCTATACGCCACTCATTTGTAGATTCCTTATGAATTGTCATCCATTTCATCTTGGATTCTTCTGGAAAGATGCGAATCTTTTCTGCTTTGTTGAGGAGTTTCAGCACGAATTCTTCTTCAATCATTTATTAATAATCCTCGGATCAAATCTCTTGTTGATATCATCATATAGATGATTAATATCTTTTATGATGAATTGGCCGAACTTACGGAAGATAAATCGTTCTCTCTTTATGAGTTTCTTCTTCGCGAGGTCTTTACCAAACTCTTCATCCCATGTATCATTTGGACTCAGTTTTGCAATTCCTCGAATGGCATCTTCTGTATATCCCTGTAAGAAATCATTGACAGCACTACTCATAGTACTGATAAGGTCAAGTTCAAAGTACTTGCTTCTCGGCCAATACACCGCGCGATTGAAACCATACTTTCGTAGATCGTCTTTCAATAGAGAAAGTCCGGATTTATTAGAGTCCGGATTATAAAAGTACGCAGTGATGATACCTTTTTCTTTATCAATCTTATATCGAATCATATTGAATCCTCCTTAATCATCAATGAACTTTGGGAACTTATTCTTCTTTTTCTTTTTCCCTTTTTTCTTCTTCCGAAATACAGCATACTCATCGACAATGCTATACTTCCCTTTCTTCCCCTTTTTCTTTTTCTTCTTGGGTTTGATGAAATCCCGCACCACATCATAGATGGCGCGTGGATTCCCCTCCTTTGTAGAACCGAGCACATATTTCTGAATATTCTCAGCAGTGATCAATTCCGAAAGTTTTTCACCCAACGAATTTTCCTTTTTCTCTTCACTCATAATGAGTACCTCCTCTTATTTATTCGGGTCATTCCACGGATCGTTTTGCAGGAGACGATGCGTCATACCGACAAGTTTTCTCCTTCGCTTGGATGTTTTTTTGGATTGTTGTTCCTTTAAGAACTTCTTAATGGTCTTTTTATCTACCATATACATCTTCATCCATCGCTTTAAGATCTTCTTGCGATAGCGCTTGATCCACGGACTTTTCCCCGGAATAAACTTCTTTAAGAACTCTTTAATCATCTCTCGATCTTTTTCGATATGAGAGTATTTAGAGGCAACAACGACGCCATTGTATCGGAACTGTTTCTTTGGGCTGCGCGAACCAGAGAAGACGGCAGATTTCCGAACTGAGAATTTGTTCCTATTCTTCGGTTCAGGATCAAATCCATCAAATGGATCATTTGAGATGTCTTCCTCATCGTCGTCCGGTTCGACTTCATCGAGATCATCTAAATCAGAGATGTCCTCATCTTCCTCATTATTTTCTTCATCATGATCCGCCATTGCCTCAAAATAATCCTTTGTTGGTCTATAGCGCGGATCCTCCGTCGGAATTAATGCAAGCTTCCAATCGTCGTGAGAAGTAATTGCATCGCGCATCGCAAAGACGGTATTGCGATACATAATATATCGATTTGAGGCACTAATACCGATTGGTGGATCTGAATGATATGTAAATGAAATCAAATACATATCATCTTCAATACTTTCTTCCAGCAATGTATTTAAATTATGCATTGTTGTTTCTGGATTCAATTGAAGAAACTCGCTTGCTTTATATACAACAACGGCATCTCTTCCAATTTCGACAACACGAATTTCTTCTGGTGTTGATAGAATATCCTCTCCGAATGATTCTACAAAAGAATCAAAACATCCGCTGGTTTCATCATATACTTCAATTCCAAGTCGAAACATAGAACTCCCTCCATATCAGCTATTAAAACATATCGTTGAACTCGTCTGGATCTTTAAATACGGAACGGTCTCCTTTCCGTAATTTCTTGATCAATTTTTTTGTTTGGTTGATCGCATCTTTCATTTTCTCTTTATCCTTCTTTTTCATCTCTTTTGGGAAGATCATAATATCCTCTAATACTTCCAAATATTCCTCCAAATGATCTGCAAAGTTTTGACAGTCTTTTTTGGATATATTTTCTGGATCAAAAGTTTCCAATGGAATCATACCTCCCGTATAAAATATATCATTTGACCCGATATATATTTAATATAATATATCATTACGTATGGTTTATGAGGAGGATATATCATGAATGTTACGGAAATTCGTGAAGCTGGAAGTTCCAATGTTCTACAGTGGGCAATGAAGAATGGTGCCGAGATTTGGAACGAACATAATATGCCACTACATGCATTTATCAATGATGAAACATTTTATCTAGTTACCTTATCTGACTTGAATTTCTTTCAACTCTTTCGTCTGACACAGACGTATCGTGACAAACTTCGCATTTTGGAAGAAAAACCTGCAGCAGTTCCATCAAAGAAAGAACTCGAAGAATGGTTCCCTGGTGAGTATATGACCGCAACAGGAGAACATATAAAATTGAGTGAAGCGGCAGAGCTTTCCATCAATACGTTTTTGAACCTTGCGAAACAAATGATGTCGGATACTGACATCATTTCCCCATCTGCAGTACGACTCTTTCTCCCAATGATTGCACGTCGTTTCGATGTTCAAATTCCTCTCTCCTTCTTGGATGTACTGTTGTTTATGTCAAAGGAGGAACGTCAACAAGTATTCACTTCCGACTATCCAAATACTTTTAAATCGCTTTTGGGCGGCTCTGTGAGCCAGCTAAAAATTAACATTCTACTCGAGTGTGTTAAATCTATCCATATCGTTCGTTATGGTGAGGAATATGAGAAGTATTTGAAAATCATTAAATATGCTCCTCTGAAGACGTATTCGGTGAAGGAAAACCTATATGCATTCGGCCTCCTAGATATATTTAAACAGGATCATGTAAACCGGAGCGAAGTGAAAGCAGCTCTTTTCAAGGCCGATAAAAATAAACTATCAAATATCATGCGTCGTCTATCAAACATGAATTCCGATTTGAAAATGAATTTTGTTATACAGATCCCGATTCAATATATGCAGCTTCTCCTAAATACGTATGATAATCATACGATTCCAATTGACTATGAGTCATCTATGCAGAATATTGTTGCAAATGGTCTTGTCTATGATGGTTTCAAAACATACGATGAGGTCGTCTCCCCGGAGGAAGAGAATGAAGATGGAAGGAAAGAGTTCATTAATCAGGTGGAAGCATATCGTGTACGGATCACTGAAGCAAACCAGGTTCTTCTCAATACGATCAACGCAATGTTATCTGCAGATAGCACGGAGCCAATAGACGATGTATTTGCGTTTTCATTGCTTCCAGGCATCTATAAATGTAATGCGGTGCTTACTATAAACGAGAAGTATATTGATGCACTAAGCATGGATGCATCCATGCTTGGAACAATGTTTACAGAAATTAAATCAGTGATCAATGGTGTTCGGAACGATCTCATGAAGCAAAAATAAAAAAGTAAATATCATAGGTCGGGGATATATCCCCGACCTATGATGTATCATTTATCTTTTTCATTTGAATCAAACCCCTGCTGCCGTCATCGGATCGATGGGAACACCGAAGAAGGATCGTATGACCCCTGCTATGATAACAGGAATTGCAACAACAGCTATGGCTTCGATGGTATCCGAGTTTCTTTTGCAGAACTTTTTCACGGATTTCTTAATTGCTTTTGCCTTCTTTGCAAGATATGCCATCGCTTTCTCAATCGGATGATTTCGTGGTTTTGGTTTCTCCACAACCTTTAGACGATGTAATACACACGTGCAACGAATCGCTTCATCGAGATCGATAATATTCGAATGAAGCTCTGCATGCTTCTTCGAATAGTTCTTCTTATTAGGATTCAGCTTGGCAATCTTCCGAAGGATCTTCCGCTTCATCGAGATACAGCGCAATATATTTGCTTTCGCCTTTTCTCGCTCAATGCGTTTCTGGATTACTTCTTCCTTTTTCCGCTTCTCAAGTTCATCTGCAGTTATTGTAATCGGTCCCCATTCTGGGCGCCCTTCTATTTTAGGCATGGATTCCTCGATCAACTGTTTACGCTTCTGTCGAACCAATTCATCACGCTGCGCACGCTTGATGAATTCGTTCTCTTCACGCCTACCCATGACCTGTTCGGTTGCCCAGTCAAAGAAGCAACGACTCTCTTCCGGCGTAAAATTACCAAAATGAGATGTATCAAGATCTTTAAACTCCATATACTAATTCACCTCCATCTTATTGATTCCAATATTCTTTTGAAATCCTATCGACCTCCAGAAATGCCTTTCACTGGACTCGGCCGGGATTCGTGTTTAATGTAGAGAAACAAGAGAAAAACGGGGGACGTCTCCCCCGCCATCTTCTCTTATGCACGAGTATGCGCTTATATACAAATAGAGGCACTGTCTCATCCGTCTCTTTATTACTAATATAATATATAAATATGAATTATGTACGCCGTTTAAAGAGTGTATCGGTAATCTTATCTGTAAGATAGTCACCAATCCCAGAAGCAAATTCTCCACTTTCAAAATATTGTTCAAGGTTTTGAAATGCTGATGCTCTCTGTTTTGCAAACGTATCGATGGATGGAATCAATCCAGCCATATTTGCCATATAATCATTTAAGGTTTCATTAAACATAAAGGATGCTGGATCGTTCGCTGGAGATATACTCATCGCATTATAGAGTTCCTTAACTTGGAAAGTAACTTTTATGGTGGATGGGAATCCATTTACAGTCACCGATTTATAGTCTGGATTTTTTACAATACTCATATTTGATATGATGCCAAGCTGACATGTTGCCATCCCAGGAATATATGTCTGGACAAGGAATGGAGACGACACAGTGTTGGATGTTACCATGCGCGGTGCTGCGAGTGCAATTAAATGCATCAGGGGAACGACAATGTTCATGTAGTAGTTATAAATATCTCCGTAAGGCGTTGTCAGTGTGACAGAATACTCATAATCCATTGTGCTATTCGATGATTTATAAATATCTGGGTAAATCATATGCTGACCTTTGATCGATTGAATTGCGCCACTAAATAGATTGGTCATAAATCCACCGGTTGCTGGTTGAACCATTTTTCCAAGATTCATTGCAGCGGACGAGATATTTGATCCAAGGAACTCTGTTAATCCGCCAATAATTCCAGTGTCTGCCCTCGATCCAGTAATGAATGCAATTTCAGATCCAACTGAATCAGATACGGCATTGATTGATGATTCAATAAACGATTGGTCCGTATTATTTGTAAGATTTTCAGTAAAGGAGACTGGATCAACCATGAACATCAGTGATTGAATGCGATCCTGCACAACATCACTGAGGTCTGTATTCATGGCCTTGTTCCAAGCTTTTGTTATTTTATCCCCAGCTTTATTTCCATCTAGAAAATCATCCCCGAGTGGATTTAGTGCTGATCCTGCTGCTTTTGCTCCTTCAATACCAACACCGATTGGTGTAGCATCTGCCAAGTCCTTTAGATGTTGTAGAGATGATGCTACAAATGAGTTTCCAACCATTCGATAGTTTTCCCATCGAATCGATTCGAATGGAACAAAGCCAATATTATCACTTTTATTATCTTCACTCTGACGTGTTGATACAAAAGTTCCGTTTGGAAATCCGCTATTACCTCCGGTTAATCCAAGTAGAATTGCAATGGACCGGCACATATAGTTGACATACATCATGTATTCGGTATAAGTTGGACGCAACCCAAACATACGCCTCTGTAGACGAGATCCTGCACTGAATACTGTTTTCTCAGCCAATGATCGGATTAGTGATTTTGATAATGACATGCTATCGTCGTCTGCGTAAATTTTTTGCATCTGTCGGAATGTAGTTGTTGGATCATCGTCTCCAGTATATCTCGGCATCCCAGGCTTGATATGAAGAATTGGGCTATGTAATAAAAAATTTTTAAGATACTCGTTTCCAACGTTCGGGTTAATTGACTTAAAGCGTGGATCCACGGATTCCAAAAATTGATAAGGGGCACCAAATAACTTATTCGTATAATTTCCAAGAAGACCCTTAATATTTTTTCCACCAGTCTCAATATCCTGTGCATGAATTCCGTCAAGTGATGTTAACTCTAACCCCAATGCTTCAATGAACTGATTATCAGCCATATAACTCACCATCCTATGTGGTTTTGTTAATATATGAGTTGAATACAAAAAAGAAGGGGATTGCTCCCCTGTAATGTAAATATAATATTTACTGAAAATTGATCCCAGTTACTCGAACATCACCGATGTGATCGATCCGGTGGCCACGAATATTTTCAGAATCATAGATATCCTCTGTCACGAGTCGCTCTTCACCATTTTTGAGCGACCCGATCCAGAACGATATTCCAGATAGTTGTACCTCCCGATCATCTACAAACATTATTCTGATTCGGGCGAGGTCAATATCTCGCCCAGAGATATTCCTAATCTTCATCTGGACTTTCGGGAAAAGACCGTCATTGAAAATGATGCGCGGACCATCTGATACATACAGGGCGCCATCCCCGATGCAGTGCTTTGGGTCTGTGAGGAGATAGGATCCTTGAGATGCCCACCATTCCTCTGCATCAATCATTTCTTGTTTGTCCTCAACTTGTCGGACAATTCGAAACGCGCCGTCTTTCTGGTTGACAGCAAATGCAATCGACTGAGGAACCAGATCACAATGAGCGATCTCGTATTTTTCCCCTCTGTATGTGAGAATACCATCCTGCGCATGCATATCGATACTCTTCTGATACCCAGCATCGATACCGCGCTCGTTCAGAAACGCGCGCCCGACCTGAACCGGATTCAGGTTAGCCTTTGGCTTCTCAGATCCGCAGGAGAATGTTGCGCCTGTAATTGCAAAGATCAGCCCGAGTACAATGATAAACTGTTTCATTTAAATCTACCCCTTTCAATATTAACGCTTTTCTGTAACAAAGTCTCGATACCATGTATCGAGACGATCGTACGCGCCGAGCTTGTCGAGGCTGGAACTCTGAGAATACCAGAGATTTCCATCCGCATCGTCGACGAGGACAATAAGAGGATATGAATATCCTCGGATTCCGTGGATACTATATACATAGTATCCTTTCGATCCTCCATAGAGGACCTTTGGGCCATTGTGCTCAATGGTCAATTCACTTCCTGGCTTCGTGAGACCGTTATGCTTTTCAAGCCATGCGGTCAGACAATGATAGCCTGTCTTCTCAGATACTCGGAACTGATATCCGTCAATGCGATCTGGATTCGACTGAACTGGCGCCTCCGGCTTTGGAGCCGTATAGGTCGATGTTGCCGGCGATGCAGATGTATTGTTCTCCTCGGCAAACACAATCTTCTTTGAATCCGTTGTAGCTTGACGCGGCGACGGAGCAGAGCTATCAGTGATTTCGTTTTTGATCACCTTTGCATCATGAGAGAGTCCTCCAAGACCTCCCCATACTGCAAAGATTGCGAAGATAATCGCAATCACCGTAACTCCTCTATTGAAGAGTTTGCTCTCAACAAAATCTTTGTCAAATTTCATTTGAATCTACTCCTTTCAATGCATCCATGCTCCTGCTACAATCAGCAGAGCGAGTGCGGTCAGAAAACCAATAAGCTTTTGACGAATTCCAGGAATCAGCACAATTGATAGGATTCCCCAAACAATACCAACATTCACTAGAATCAAGTACATTGATTCCGTAAATGTTCCTTCTTCGAGGAAGAATGCTGTTGGAAAACAAATTGCCGTGTAGCCGATCCCGAGACCGAATGTAAATCCGTACAATCGACCCTGCTTCAACGCTTTTGGCAAAATCTTCTCAGGCTTAATCGCCCCGAAGATTGCTGGAATGATAAGCATGAACGGCATCATTGAAACAGACACTATAGCTAATCCCTCCATTTTGATTACCTCCTTTATGAAATCAAAACATTACCATTGAGATATTTTATTTATCTCATATTTAGAATATATAGAGATTCCAAGAAAAGATATGAAGTTTAGAATGGAGGGGGACCCCTCCATTCTAAACTTTCTCTATGGTCGAATAATATTTTGAATTGCTCTTGTGTTTCCTCTTGATGGAATTGGTTTCGATTGATTCTTTGAAGCGCTTCCGAGAGCTTTAATTGATTCGCGAACACCGTGGTCGACAAAATCTTTTTGATTTAGAGAATTGAGTAACGATGACGATGTACTAGTATTTCCATTGATTGCCTGAAGTTCTGCAACGACCTGCGAAAGAAGTGCTTCCACTCGTTCTGTATTTCCTGAAATTCCTGTCGATGCGCCTTCTGTGATCTCACCAGCATTTGGAGAATTCGGATTTACATTTACGTAGTAGCGGGATGTTTCATCTTCAGATGTTCCAAAGAATTGATCAAGTGCAGAGTTTGCAAGTTTTCGTGCGCCCTTATTGACAGATTTTCCGATGGATGAGAAGATTTCATCAAGCCCACCGCCTTTTCCGCGCTTTCTCTTCTTTGGATCGCTTACAACCGATTTTCCAATGGCCATGCTTCCACTAGCTTCTCCAGTGGTATCAATGAAGGATGTCATTGGGTCAACGATTGGGCCACCGGCTCCTTTGTTTGCAAAAGCTTCCATCGCTTCTTTCGCTGCTGCAAAACGGTTCTCCATACGAGGAACACCTGCACGCTCAAACGCTGCTTCAAATGCTGCCGCGGCATGAAGAGGATCATCAAGCGCTTTAAACCCAGAAAATCCGCCAGGAACAGGACCATATCCGGTACCATCAAAATTTCCTGGAGCTATTGCTCCGGAGAGTCGTTGGTCGGTATCTGATGAATTGAGTTCTTCCCAAAGAAGATTGCTTTGGAGCTCAAGATCGGTCCACGGTTTATTATTCTGAGCAGCATAATTTTGTAGATTATCCCATCGACCAAAACTCCACTGCGCAATCCCATGACCTGGACCACTTCCACCATCTTCAACTGCTTCCGGATTAAATCCAGATTCTTGAGAAAGATTACCCATAACACCAGCAGCTGCAGCAGGACTAAGTCCTCTTCCTGTAAGGAAATTGTAGATCTTTTCCGCATTGGAATTTCCTTTCATTCCAGTAAAGGATGCAGATACGTTTGATCCGCCCCCACCTGAGGATCCTCCACCAGAAGAACTTTCCTCTGAGCCGAATAGACCTCCACTGACCTTATTCAAGAACATGGAGCCAGCACCCTTCAATGAGTCTAGAAGCTGACCGAGCGGACCACTGGCTTTCTTTCCACCACCGCCACCAATTTTACCGGCACTTCCACCAGAACCATTATAGCGCCCACCTGTTCCAGCGCCAACCTGCATGTTTGCATCAACGCCTTTTCCTGGAGCAATGTTCCAGAGTTTTTGAATCGAACCACCGCGCTGACCATAATTCATTGCAGTGAGAGGTACGAATGAAACTCCTTTGGATGATCCTGCATGTAGTGCATACCCATTACCGGCATAGAATCCTACGTGTGTGATATCACCCGGTGGATAGTTTCCGTATGTATTCTCAAAGAAAACGAAGTCTCCTGGCTGAAGATCCTTGACATCAATTGCAGCACCAGCCTTTTCAAACATTTCATATTGAACATCTGCTAGGCGAGAATTTACATTGATACCAAGCTTTGTACAGACATCTCTTGTGAATTTACCGCAATCTGTCGCATCTGTTGCATCATCTGCTGCACCAAGAACATATGGTGTTCCGAGCCACTTTGTTCCTTCGTTTAAGATATCATCACCTGTGATATCAGAACCAGCCAAACGTGCATTCGGTGCATGAATAGTTCCGTCCATATATTGGCTCGGATCAATTGGAACGCCATTTTGTTCAAGCTGGTAATGTAGATGTGGGCCTGTTGATGCTCCAGTAGATCCCATTCCACCAATCTTTGCACCAGGAGCTACACGAGAACCTTTCTGCATACCGGATGGAATACTGTTATCAGCAAGATGCATATACTTAACTGTGAGACCATTATCTGCTTGATATGTTACATAGTTTCCAGCTCCACCTTTTTGGAACCCAATATCTGTAATTCGACCTGGGAATGTAGCAAGCGCATCTGCAGAAGATCCGTTTTTTGGAGCAATATCAATTCCACGGTGATTGCTTATTCCACCAAATACTGGGTGTTCACGCGTACCAAAATCAGATGTGATAACGGCGTCTTGACTCAAAGGACTTATACCGGTTCCACGAGAGAGCTCATCAAGTCCGCCACCAGAGCCTTTTTTATTACTTGTACTATTATACCCGCGCTTGAATTCGTCATAGGTTTCTTGCGCGGAGTTATATATACTTGATACTTTTCGACCAACATATGAATCCTTGACATAATCTCCGACTGAACTGATCCCTTTAGCAATAAGATCTTTCAGGCTCATATTTTTGATCTCATTGATAAATTCATCGGTCTTTTCTTTAAGGATTTTAAAAGGATATGCGATCTTGTCAAGTACCCATGCACCGATACTCTTTCCTTCTTTTTGCCAAGGTGACTCTGACTTGAACCAATTCTCAACACTATCCTTAGTTTCTGTAAAGAATTCTCCAAGTTTTTCTGGAATTGAACGAATCTTAGAAATTGCATACTCCGCAGGCCCCATTCCTTCCTGACCCCATGGGGATTCATTGGTGTACCAGTTATATGCACCATCTTTAGTTTCTGTAAAGAATTCTCCAAGCTTAACTGGTATCTTACCAATTTGCGCACCGGCCCAAAAAGGAATGGACATTCCTTCTTTTGCCCACGGAGATTCTTTTTCAATCCAGTTTACGATACCGTCTTTTACTTTTCCAAGTAAACGGAATGGCCACATAACAGGAGTCATGATAAATTTAACTGGATCAAAATCCTCTCGCTCTTCAAGTCCATCAGAACCGATAATAGCATTACCGTTTTCATCCTTCTTGACTTCTTTCCCAATCATATCGAAGATGATAGATTGTAATCCCCCGGAACGTCGTACAGCTCCTTCCTCTGTAAATTGAGCTTCCCCATTCTCATCAGTGAGCACGGTTCCTTTCCACAATTTACTGATAGCAGAAGGATTCGTCATATCATTATAAGTTGCAACATCTAGTTTTGTACCATACTTCTCATTATACTTGGCAACCGCTTCCTTCATCTGATCTCTGTTTTGTTCAAATTCAGCAACATCTTCATCCGAAGCAATTGCACGATATAGATTTATAGCAACCCATGATCGGAACGACGGAACTTCTCCATTGGTAACGACACTGAATAGTGGGTCAAATACTTCAAGAAGAGGAGCATATGGGAGATTAAACGCTGATCCAAGAGATCCTGCGATTAGTCGCATCTTAACATCAGCTTTATCTGGACCAACCCCAAATAGATTTTCGGTTTGGAAGAACTGAATAATTCCTCCTGTAATTGCAATTGCTGCCGTTGCAATGCCAGCAGTTGCTACACCGGTACTAATATTGATGCCAGTTTTTGCAAGGGCTTTGATAATTTGACCTGCCAACGGAAGAAGCATCCGCTCCGTAAATTTCTCCATGACACCGCCAAGCATTTTCTTAATGGCGGGAGCTGCTTTCTTGAATGGTTTCATTTGAGCAAGGCGTTCTCCAGCTTTTCCGAGATACTCTTTCATTTTATCAATAAACATATTAACTGCTTTGGAATTGGTCGCTTCAGCACCAACAGCAACACGTGCACCCATTTTTGTTACAGCAGATGCTCCTTTGACTGTACCATATGCAGTTCCTATATTTTCCCCAACATCAGCGATTGGTCCCTCAATTCCAAGTGCATCTAACGCCGCTCTTGAAATCTTTCCACCAATATAACCGCCAGCCATTCCGCCGCCAGCAATACCAGCAATACCACCCTGAAGTTTCAGTGCATTACGTTCGCTAAATCCTGATGTATTTGCACCATTCATCTTTGATTCAAAATGAGCTGCGCGATCAAGCGCTTTGTTGGAGTATCTTTGAGCTAGCTTCGCATCGAATGTTTTACCAGATGCACGCAGCGCTTTAGCTTTTTCATCAAAATTAATCGCTTGATCCATGTAGCGATTCATATCATATTGATGACCTGCATAACGCATTCTACGTATTGTGCTCTGAGTCCCCCACTCGCGGAACAGTGCGTTTCGTGAATTTTCTGCTGCAAGGTTATGAATGTCATTTCCGGCGGCATCTTTTTCGGTATGGTAGATCGAAGTAAATGGAATTGCTAGATTCGCCATACTTGGGGTCCGCATATCGAATGGAGACATAAATAAATTATGAATTCCTCCACTATCCGGGTCCGACCCCTTTCGATTAAACAGCCAACTGAAAAAGTTATCAAATCCGGTTCCAAGCTTACCTAGAATTGATCCAATTGCTTGTTGTGCGCGGTCACTAAATGCAGTAAATGCTGCTGCAGCACCAAGGAGAAGAGGGCCAATAGTACCAATTTTGTCTTTAATGAAATCTGCTATAGTGTCGAAGATTCCTTTTTTCTCTCCTTTTTCCTCCCGTCGTTTTGCCTGCATTCCCATAATATTTTTTAGTTTTGAAAGCATGGAGGATGAATTTGGTTTATCTTTTGATCCTTCCTCAATTAGTCCGGTAGCAATACGGGCTTCATCGTTTGATACTGTCTCATCTCCAGAAACGAGCGTCGCTGTTGCCCCAACAAGACTATCAACAAATCCACGTTTCCCATCGGGCTGATTCTTTATATCTTTCTGAAAGGCTTTTGAAAGTACACGATTTGTTCCTGGTATTTTAATTCCAAGATGAGATAAAATTGCATCGATTCGTTCATGAAGACCATGATCATGCGTATAGAGAGAACCTTTTTCAGAAGCAAGCTTATTCATATTCTCAATAGCATTTGCTGTTTTTTCTGAAGATTCTTCAATCTTTTTATTGGATTCTGAAATTGCTGCAGTATCCTCTGCCTGTGCTTCAGCAAGAGCATCACGTAATTCTGTGGTTAATTTCGAACGCTTATCCTGCTGCTTAGCTCTCCATGCGTTGAATCCGCCGGCATATTCACTATTCTTATAGTCCTCTTCGATCTGAGCATTGCGTTTCTTTCTTCGCTCGGATACTGCTCCACGTCCCCCAATGATATTCCCATTCTCGTCATATTTCGTTGATCCTGCAATGATCGACGATAGCGCTCCAGTGACTCCGCCGAAGGTAGATCCGGCAGCACCCATTGTTCCGCGCGTAATTGCACCAAGCATATGAATTGGGAATTTTGCAAGATTAAGTGCACCTTTGAATGGAGCCATAATCATACGACCAATGAATGAGAATACTTTACCAAATCGCGTTTTAGCAGCATCGGCGATTGTTGACGTGATTCGTTCTTTGATCGCAAAGCCAAGATCTGAAAGCGGGCCAAGAATATTTTTCTTCAGCGTCTTCGAGAATGCATTGAATGTTTTTCCAAGCTGATACCGGAATGGATCAATAATTCCATCGACAACCTTTCCTACAATTCCCTGCTTATGACGAATATTCCCATCTTTATCGGTATAATCTTTTCCAAAAAGAAATCCTTTTAATGATTCACCGATTCCAGAAGCATCCAATGCATTTGCACCAATTGCGCCAGCTAACATTCCGATTGGTCCGCCAAGCAATCCTGCACCAGCATAAGCACCGATTGATGAAACAAGGAATTTTCTACGTTTGTTTTCAACGCCGGAAGACGATCCTTTTCCACGATAATCGAAGTAGCCTGCAACGTCCTTAAACCATTTAAATGCACGATCTTTGGTTCCTTTGAACATGTCTTTGATATTTGATGTGACGAATCCAAACAATCCGCCAGCAGAATTCTGTTTGATGTTTACCATTACTGGATTTCCATCTTTATCAGTTTTCCCACTATCATATGAGTATGCTGACCCAAAGAGTTTATGTTTCATAAATCCGGTGACATTTCCGAACGAGTCGTTGATACGACCCAATCCCTTTTTTATGTAGATTCGTGAAGTATCAGTAAGATCTCGAATAACGAGACCGAATGCTTCTTTAACTTGTTCAGGACTTCCAGAAAACATCGCTTTAGCAAGGTTTCCACCACGAAGCTTTCCCCAACGTTGAAGTCGTTCTCCCGCAGAAAGATTCTCGGTGGTCCCATCATCGTTTTGCTGATTCTCCAACAAGTTTGCGCTACCGTCATCATGATATAATTTGCTTCCACCAATTGTTGAAGTAGAGTTCGTGTTCTTAACTTGTTTTGGTTTATGATCTACTGGTTTTGGTAGAACGTCGTCGGCAAATCGTTCGTATGGACCTAAACGAAATTTTCCTTTCCCAACCTGGAATACATTGATACCCTCGTTCAATCGACGATAGATCTCATAAAGAGCCATGTTAGTATAGTTTGTACCAGAAAGACGTATGCGTGGATCATTGGTTCGAATTGTTGATTTACCAGCACTTTTTCCATATGCTTCTAGAATTGCCTGTTTGTCGAAACTATCGGTATCTTTGATAAATGATAAATCAATTCCAAAAAGATCTGCTTCCTGAAGTGTTTGAGCGAGCTGTTCATTTCGTGTAATGTTTGCACGATTCGCTTGCGACAACATTGCTTGGCGCCCTGTTCCAGAAACAGCGTCTTTGAGGGCGTTTGCAAACTCCTTTGCATCTTTTCGATCTTGTGAATTAAGTCGTGTGCGACCAAGCAATGTCTTTAGCACATATTCTTCTGCAGATTTACTATTGTCAAATGAAGATATGATTTTTCGTGCTTCTCCTGAGGAACTTTTGTTTCCAAGGTCATTCATCATCAAATCATAAAGCATGGAACTCATATCATTTTTATTCAATGCCTTCTGAATATTTGAGTTTGCAGAATATAATGTTGCAACACGACCAGCAATTGCATTTTCGTGGAAATCCCGACGAATTGCTCCTTGTGATTTGAATGTTCGTGACTTGAAGTCATAAATAAGATCCGGTCCACCTAGAGCCGTTAATATATGGCGAAGGTATCCTGGAATTGCACCGACAATACTTTCTTTGGTTATACTATCAAATGCAACCGATTTTAGTTCGAGTTCAGATCTACTCGTAGACTGTTCTGTGCGGGAAGAATCTATTCCAAACAACTGTGCGAGCAACCCTTTTGCACCAGAGGCATTTTTATTTTCTCCAATACGGATAAGTGAATCTGTGATGACATCTCGAACGGATTCATCCAGAGCCTTCATATTCTTTTCCATATTAGGTGCAAATTTTCCAAACATATGTTGCAGTCCAAGCTGTACGAACTTCTTTGGATCGGTTTGGTCCTTCATACCAAGCATCATTTGTAGAAAAGCGTATTCTCCTCCGAACCTACTGTTATAGATATTACTTTCGATTGTTTTCTTATATTTTTCCAAACTAAACTTTCCGCTGGAATTGAATGGAAGTTGGTTATCCTGTGTAGAACCCGAAGATGCAACGACAGCCTCAATCATGGTTGACGTATTCTTTGAAAGGGTTTCCAAAATCTGTTCCAGAAGACTATGTGTTTTATCAAATCCGGAAGATATAATTGCAGCCTGTTTATCGATTGCAGCAACCATATTTGCAGTCGATGAAATCTGGGCCTCGAATAGTTTATGACTACTCTCTACAACAGATTTTGAAATCTGATTGGCGTTCTTATTCCATTCTGATATCTCCGTCTCCATAAGTTCAGGTGTGGAGGAGTCGTCATCTGGAACATCGAACGATAGACCAGCTGTATCGATATCATTATAATTATCACTTTCCTCCATAAACCAGTTTGATAGTTTCTTAAAAATAGATTGATTTCTAAGTTGATTTGATTTTGATACAATAGAACTTACATTTGATGGAATTGTTGCAAGTTCTGTCATAGCCGCCCGAGCGCCCGATATTGTTGATGTGGTTGACGGCATTACAGTGGAGATATAATCTCCTGTACCGCCAACAAGATGTTCAGAGGCTTTTTTTAGAAAGGCTCCAATCGATTTTGTTTTGGTACTAATTGATGCTGCCATAGGATCACCTTCTTTAGCCATGTACCTTAATCAAATTGTTTTGAGAGTATGCGAAATGCGCAAAAAAATGAGGGGGATCGAATCCCCCTCAGCCGCCGAATATTCTCTCACTGAGCCTTGGGCCCCTGATCCATTTCGTCAGCGGTAACGACGACCACGTCATCGTCGCCGATCTCGACCGTATCCGTATTCTCGACCTCATCGGCCGCGCCGCCATCGTCCTTCTTGAAGTGCTTGTACGCCATGTAGCCGCCACCTGCGAGAACAGCCGTAACACCAATACCGAGAAGGATTTTCTTTGTCGTTGTCATGATGATCAACCTCTTTCTTATTATTTGAGTACCTAACGAAATTCCCTAAAAGATAGTTATAAAGCGCCAGCTTTTCTATCTCTTATCACATTTAGAATATATCAACATTTTACGAGGATATACGATTGATAACTATTCTAACAGCCCTGGTAGGTTAATTGGGAAGTCTAAGAAACGCTGGTTATTTAATGCTTCTACAGATGCAATGTCAACTTTATCAATACATTGACTCAACACATCATTTCGATCAGCATCTGTTAACAATGTACTTTGCAACCCAATGTCCGAACATAGAAAAGCGTTCTTAATATCCTCTTGATATTTCTCTGGAAAAAGCTGGAGAATGGAATCGATGGATTCGAACTCCTTCAGAATCATTCCATTCTCTAAACCCTCTTTCAAGATCTTTGTAAATTTCCCATAACCAAACCCTTTGGCAGATCGAATATTTCGGATCTTACTTCCCTTCATTGAAAGGAGCAATCTATAATACATTTCATAATTGAAAATCGTGAGATCAAACGGATTTTCATCTTTGATGATCGATCGCACAGTTTCTTCTACACTGCTACAGATAGTCAGGTTGGAGAAATTACGTTTGATGTATATAACCTGAACAGATGGTTGAAAGTAATACAGTGTATCGAATACATCCGACGTTACGATGATGGATTGTGTAGATTCTGAATCATGTTCTGCAACGATATAAGGAATCAAGCTCCCGTCGAATCGTTTGCTTTTAACGAAGTAACATCCATAAACATAGGACAGAATCAGCTCTATATCCGGAATCACGAAAGAGTTGATCAATTTTCCCAAATCACGAAATTGGGGGTTTTGCATATATTGATTATAGTAATACGTTCGATAGTATTTATTATATACACGCATCTCTTGCTTCTCTCTAGAGAGATGTGTATGATATAAGTACAACTTGGGAATCCCATGACATTTCCGGATATAGCTTCTATAATTTGCAACAAGATTCAGAATTGCTGACTCCAACTCTAACACAACATGCTTCTTGAAATACGCAATGGATTGATGTAGATTCTTTCGTTGAATCAGCTTTGCTAAAATAGATTCAAAGTTGATAAACACATTTACTTCTTGATCTGCTTCGATGCGGATTCTCTGATCCAAATCTCCCCATTTTAACATCTGTGCTCCAGCACAGATTCCAATACCTGGTCGATATTGATCCATAATTATCATCCTTCATACACGATATTCAACACATTCAATTTGTTCAATCGGAAAGCCAAAATCTTTAGCTTTGATGTTCCGAATAATTGTAATTGATTTGAACAACCATCGATATCTCCGTACACGTTTCCTTAGTAATTTTTCATCGATATTATTGTCAATATAAATACGAACAATCACATTCTTTCCAAGTAACCCCTTGTGAATCGCAAACTGAACCCCACTATCATAATCTGCACCAAGACATGCGATATAGATACCTTGTGAAGAGCCAAAATTCTTGTAAATCGAAAGAACATCAAATACGCCTTCTGATATATTGACCACGATCTCATCTGATGTGAAAAGATCGATCTCAGATTGAATTGTATAGAAGCTTCGATTCTCACTTGAATAGATTTTACTCTTTTTCCATCGATCATATTCATTATCACCGAACATTCGTGTCAGTAATAGTGACTTATCTTCTGATAGAAATGAGATGCTCTTTTGATTGGATGGTAATGTGTGTAGAACGCGCTGATCCGTAATATATGGAACGACTGTTTCCATATTCCATACAATTTTGAACCGATTATAATCATCTAGAGAAAGGCCTTTTCCCAATCGATTTTCAATGTATTTAATTTGCGGAGAATTCGGAATTGGTGCCCCTGTGATTAAATCGATCTTTGTTTTTTGAATATTCGAGATTTTATTATACCTCTTATTTGTAAACTCTTCGATTCCATCCACTTTGATTTTCAGTCGATCCAGAAACTCTTTATCGACCTTTCCTTTTGCCCCACAATTTCCTTTGAAGCAGTAATATAATATCGGTGTATTTGGATTTGAATCACTTAATAGATACATGTGTGCTTTTCGATAATCGTTTTGACTATCTCCACAAAATGGACACCGTATCCGATATCGTATGTCGGATACCCGATAGAATACGTCAAGATTGTTTTCCAATGCATGGAGAATTTTATCTTTAATGGAACTCATAACGTTCCTCCTACATAGCTTCTCTTTTCCTGAGAATATATACGTATTGAAAGCCCAATCTATAGAGATTGGTTATATATTATGAATGCAGAAACCAGATTTATTAAATCATACTTAAGGAGGTATGCATAATGATGCATGTACTTACACTTATCCGCGCTGACAAATCAGGAGTTTTCGCAATGCCGGAAGGGCAGACGGTGGATCGTCTTACTGAGGTCTACGTCGACGGGAATTCGGTTCCATTCACACCCATTAAGGAGGGAACTGAAATCGACGTTCCTGCCGCACGAGAAGACTCTAATGTCAAGGGATTGTTCAAGAAGTAAGAAGGGGATTATAAGATGAAAAAAGAAATCGCCATTATCGGCGTAGGAAACTGTGGCTCAATGATTTCCTATCTTGGGCACAAGAAATATCCGGATCTGTTTGACACAGTATATATCAATACCAGTCAGGCAGATTTGTCGATGATCAATGATCCATCGGCAATCAAGTTCAAGATTGGGGTTGCAGAAGAGGTTGAGGGTTCTGGAAAAAACCGCTCCAAGATGAAGCAGTATCTTCGCGATGATATTGAGAAAATACTCTCCAACAAAGATTTCCTCGACGTTATTGCACAGAAGAAGTATGTGTTCATCACAACGTCCCTGGCTGGCGGTACTGGATCGGGAGCATCTCCGGTACTTCTCGATATTCTCCGTCAGGCATTCGTCGACACGCACTTCATCCTCGTCGGAGTTCTTCCAAAGATCAAGGATAGTCTCGCAGATCAGGGAAATGCACTCGAGTTCCTCTCAGAGCTATATGAGGCGCTCGGAGACAACACCACGTACATGGTGTATGACAACGAAACTGTTTCAGACCAGTCGCCCACCCAGGCACTCGAGACAGTCAATGAAAATGTTATCGAAGATATCCGTATTCTGACGGGTATCGACAATTACCCGACACAATACGAATCTATTGACCCGGCAGATATGGAGAGTATCATCACGACACCAGGTCGTCTTCTCGTTGCTCGTGTGAGAAAGAATCTCACCGAGAAGAATATGGAGGATACGGCATTCGATGATCTTATCATCAAGAATATCAAGCAGTCTTGTCAATGTGAGACCGATCGCAACAAGAAAGTGATTCGTTGGGGAATCATTACATACTTCACGGAGCCTGTTAATAGACTCTATACCTCCAATCTGGATAAGCTAGAGGAATTCATCGGTCGTCCGGATGAGCGTTTCAACCACAATGCAATCAATTCCGACGGTAATGAGAACCTCAACTTCATGTATCTTGTTGCATCCGGTCTTTCGCCGATCAATGACCGTGCGAAGAAAATGAAGGATCGGGTCAACGAGTTGAAGAAGGCACTGGCAACGGATGAATCATCTAAGTACATTCTTGCAGGCGATGATGTATCGCGGGAAGCTCTCTCCATTCGTAAACGCGAGGAGAAGGTGGAACGTACCCCTGAATCGTTCAAGCCGAAGGATATGTTTGCTAAGTTTATGAAGTAAATACTATATTATGGCTGTATAATGAAGGGGGAATCTTCCCCCTTCATTTTTATCGAGAAAGAGGAAATAATGAACGTACAAGAACTCAAGGCCCAAAGTCTTGCAACCATCAAAGATAAGATTGGTCGCAATGTTGTTGCGCCGCTCAACAATCTCATTGATACAAACTTGGCGGATATCACGACAACAATTGGATCATTTGCCGTTCACTATGTTCGTGGAAAGTTTGAACGACAGATTTCCTTCACTGTTGGTCGAAAATACTATGATGAATGGATGGAGGAAGCATTGTATGCAATCCTTCGTAAATATAATGATTTGAAGAAGTCTTCTAAACTCACTCTATCGAGTGTCCGTAAAGATGTTGCGGAAGGGAAGCTTTATAGCAAACTGCAAGATGGTGTCCACAATCTGAAGTATCGTGGATATAATATCGTTCTATATATCGCAACGAGTATAGAACCAAATGAATACGGTCGTCGTGCAACTCTTACAACGTATACGGTTGCCGTTTATAATTTAGATCCAAAGTTTGTCACCTTATTTGAACAGGATATGATTCAACACCGCAATGCCATCCTTGCAATCAATCGGAATTCCAACACGGTTCCAATCTATCGGGATTATCATGAGGGTGATGGAACAACATATTGGGAGCGTTTAGGATTTATTCCGAAGCGCTCCATCAAAACGATTTATCTTCCAAAAGAGATTAAACAAACGATCGTCGATACCGTCAACAATTTCTTTGCATCCAGAGAGGAGTATCGAAGGTGGGGCATCCCTCATAATCTGAAGATCCTTCTTCATGGCGTGAGTTCAGGGGGGAAAGATTCGATTGCGCGCATGATTGCATCCGAATGGAATCGCAACATCTTCTATGTGAGTGGTGGGAAGAATGGACAATTCATACCAAATGCGCTTATCGACAATGAGGATGAAGTATCCCGCCCACTCTATATTATTTCGGATATCGATAAATATCCTGGACTGGTTAAGGATACCAAAGTAAATTTGGAAGATCCGGCATCCAAAGCCGAACAAGCAATGAACAAACAGTTCTTTGGAAATATGATCAATGCGCTTGACGGAATTTTGAGCGGAGAAGACAAGATTATTATTATGACCACCAACTACATTGAGAATTTTGATCCTGTTTTCCTTCGCCCTGGAAGAATTGATCTATGTCTTGAAATCCCACCTGTCCAACCAGAAGTGTTCCGAAAATTCATCTTCGATTTCTATGGTAAGGAACTTCCGAAGACCATAAAGTTTAGAGAGAAGGAAGTGAAGATGTCCAGTCTACACTTCGACACAATTGTTGCAAAAATGTCCTTTGAAGATATTTGTAAAAAATACATTAAATAAACAAATGAGAGGAGGGAATCCCTCCTCTCATTTTATTTTTTTAGCTTATCAATCTTTTCGTTTATTTCGTTCTCAAATGTAATTAAACGGCGTTTAATGTCTTCGTTACTTTGTAACACCGTATTGACGAGATCCATAATATCTCGATCTGGGATACGATTCAATAGGTTGTCAATGGATGATGTAAGATTCCCAACCTGTGCCTGAATACTCTTCACGGTGTAGTCATTTGCTTTGCTTTCGACCATATTCTTCAGACGAACAATTTCAGAACTCTGATCGGAGGAAGCCAGTTGGTTTACAGTATTTAATACTTGAATCATGTCTGACTGGTTCGCTTTATTCTTCAAGATTGATGGAAGATCTGCTACATTATTGATGGTAATCGTTCCAATATCTTCGACTGTGATGCGATCTCCTTGCGTCACCAAACCATTCTCGTCCACGTGAACTTTGGTGAATGTTCCCCCATATATTGGAACATTGGCATCCAGTTTCTTATTGAGTCGACTAAGTGCTGTGTTAACAACTTCTTGTGATGCAAGAGATGGAATTCGCGATTCGATTAAATTAATCTTACTAATTAAACTACGGGGAATATCGTCCATCGTAAGTTCAGATCCACTGATAATGCGACCATCTTCTCCATAGCTTACTTTTACCGCAGTTCCTGGCGCAATACGATATTTCTCTTTCCGTTGATTAAGAATGCCGTTCAATTCTTCACGGATGGTTTTAATCGCATCTTCTAACCCAGCGATCTTATCCATGGTAAGCTCAGGAATATCAGTTGGAAGAAGGGATTCGCTTGACGACGTAACTCGTCCATATTCGTCATAATTGATTTTTATACCGGATCCAGCTTTAATCTTCTTCGGCTCTTCATGCTTCTCTTTAGATTCTGAGGACTTTTTTTGTAGACGTTCCAATAGACCATCAATCTTTTCAATCGGGAGCAACGGGATATCTCCAGCTTCAAGATCCTCGGACTTCATTACTAGACCATTAGAGTCATAATAGATTTTGCAACCTGTTCCAGGTCGAATCCGTTCTTTCCTTTGTACCGCCATCTGAATATCAATGCGCAATCCAGAAAGGGATGCGATCAATTCTCGTACATCCTTTTCCAATCGGTTTACCTTTCCATTTAATTCATTCAAATCCATTTGGTTCACCTCATATTCACCACAGTTATCCGTTACTTTTTAGTCAAGCCATCTGACCCTGTAATAAACATTATTCGCCACGAACAGGGAGTGTGAAAGAAGATGCATGATAATATGAAAAATCCGTTTGATCCGAAATTCTATCAACATGCATTCGACACTTTTGACAGCATCGCAGACGAGCAGGAGCGTCGTGATGATCGGATTACAGAGGGGTATCGATTCCCTGATCCAGACGGAGCTCGTTCTAGTGAGGACTATAAAAATGCGGTCACGACAAACTCATTTCAGCAAGAGGCTTTAAAGGAATCTCTTTTTAAGATCTATGAAAATTCTTCTCATAAGGTGATTGCATCCAACCACGATACAGTTGGTTTTTATCAATGGAAAGGACATATGTCAGATCTTGTGTATAGCGCAAATACTGATATATGTGAACTCCATCTTCCATCAACAGAAATTCTGGTTGAACCAACGCATCGTGATCGATTTAAACTCTCTCAATGGTATCGAAAGTGGGTGAAAGTGGAAGATCTCATGAACAATTGGGATATTTTCCAATTCACCATCCTCCTTTTCATTGATCGACGCGTGTATTCTGAATATGAAATGTACTTTGATGATCAAGAGGTATTCATTCGATTTAAATACAACGCATATTGGAAGAATCAAAATCATCCCATATATATTTATAAAATTCCGACAAATGCACAATGTCGTATCAAGATATCACGAGAGCTATGTGACAACCAGTGGGATTGGAAGTTACCAACCTCATTTATTCCGGAAAAGAAAATTCTCAATAGTAAGAACGTTGTGGTCGCAATCAATCGCATTGGAGATTCGAGCATCCGAAAGGACGGAAAATCGAAAATCGAAGTATTGGGTGATAATATTGAATTTCTTCCCATTGAAGAAAATGGTTATATTGATTTACATCAATTGAGTAATTTCAATAAATCATACATTCGTTCTGAGTACGAAGATTGGATCTGGATGTCCATCTTCGTCCCAAAATATTTCTTTGAATATCCGACCCTAAACACGGTGGATTCTATATATAAGTCATATAAACCAAAACTCTATCCCGTCGTCACAAGAGAGTTTGATGATATCGTCAAGCATGTTTATGCAAATCATAATCAAGAATCTAAACAAATCTTCATTGACTGGAAGAATGATATGTTTAAAGCATACAATGGATGGGATCGAATGATTCGCCCCATTGTTTTGTCCGACGCATATGAAAAACAATCCTCTGAAAAATCAGATGAACTAGTTGCTGAACTAAAAGTATTGCGCGATCTAACCATTGTTGCAGCAGACCATGTAGAAACATTCCGTTTCTATATCAAGGAGAGCCAAGAGCTTTCCAAAGATAAAGTACGCGATGATCTGGATGCTCTGACGAAAGACTATGAATCCGTTTATAATGCTTATCGAAGGTTCTTAAAGACTCGCGGCATGGAGGAATTCGATGAATATGAAGAGCTATTCCACAAAACGTATCAACAAGCCGTTGTTGAAATCAAAGAAGCGATGCGGGATACGCAATGGATTTATCCAGATCGCCTCTGGCAGGAAAGCTTCTGGAAAGTTACTTCACGATTGATCACGATCCCACGGGAACTTGCTGATCGTTACATCTCTCTTGAAATCATTTCAGGAATGGATCGCATACTATTGAGAAAGACGGATGATCTTACTGAAACGATTCGTTTTCAGCGACCCATCGAAGAACGAGATTTTTGGGTGTTTGAATATGATATTGATGACCGTTGTTGGCGCCCGTCTGAGATTAAGATAGAACATCATTTTCCGGACGTCTATCTATTAGACGATCCAAATACGGATATCTTAGAGAGTAATCGTATTTTCAAAACATTCTTTTTCTACTCCGATACCATGAATGTCTTGGGTGAAACGATCCCATCCATACATGCAAGCCCTGCATGGGACGATGATATGCGTACCTATTACTTTGAACATCGTGCCAGTTATCGTGACATATTCATGGAAAAATTTTACTGGATGGGTCTTCGATCCATCTATAAGGGCGTTTTATTATCTTCCTATAAATGGGAACTCATTGAATATGTTGCGAACAATCCATCTTTCGAGCGTTTCAATACCCTTTTCCTGAAGACGATGGATCCATATTTCAAGATGGGGCTAGCGACGTATCTAAGCTCAAACGATCATGGTTTCCCATTCGATTATGATATTCATAAGCTTGAAGAGTCGATGCATCAAACGTATTTAGATTATCATCGCATTACAAATTTTGAGATATACTTGGAACAAAGTTGGATACCGTCGTACTTTGATCACCTATCTAAGATAGTGGATGGGTGGGATCCCGGAACTCGTCTCATTCGTCGTCCCCCATCGACGTTTGATTTGCGCCGTTTACAACCAGCCCTTTACGATATTCAGAAAACGATCGTGGATACCACTCAGGATGTATTGGACGACTTGGATTGGGTTCTCGGAAATTTAAGTACGGAACCGTATAATCTCAATATTTCGGTAATTCGGTCCTTCCGCACAATGATTACGACTCTACTTAAAGATTTCCAATTCAATTTTGATTTCATTGCTGATATGGATCTCAATATTGTTTCCATACATGATATCAATAAACTGATTGCAAATCTGAATGCTTATTTCTTATCTGCTGGAATGTTATCTGAAACTCTGAAAGGATTGCGACAACATGTAACCGCGGAAGATATTTGGTTGAATAAGCGCGAAACACTAACACGGGTGAGAACCCATATCAACTCTTTACAGAAGTACATTGATCGCATTGCAACATTACAACAGTCGTTTGATATGGAAGATTTTATGCGATCCATTAATGATCTCCGCTCATATTTAGATCATGCAAAGACAAATCCAGATGATAAGAGCTTGATTGGTCAAATCAATCGATTTGATGACCCTTGGACAATTCCGATCAAAGAAGCGCGCAATAAACTCTTTGTATCTACAACGAAATTATATGCATTCTATAATGCAAAGAAATCATACACGTCTGATGAAGTTACTGATTTCGTAAAACTCGTCGATGTTGTGAAAGAGGATATTATTTCCTTTAAGAAAGAAATTAAAGAGTTTTGGCGTGTTACGCAATTGACCAAAGATCAGGACATCGTTGATCGACTGGATCATATTACAGATCGTATGAATAATTTCCGTACAACGCTTCTTACCTACTATGCCGTACGTAATGAACTCCGCCTTCGTATCAATGAAACAAAACAGTTCTTTGATTTGATGAACCGGTATACATTACGCACAAAAGAGATTGCATACCGTGATGCAATTAAGAACTATATGGATCGTGTACTCCAACATATGTCCTACATTGTTGGCAAGAATCGTAAAGTGGAAGCAGAGCGTGTGATTCAAGCGTCACTGCATACACTGGATCTATGGAATGCCTTCAATCAGTTAGAACAGGATGTGTTTGAGAGACTTCTTTCGGTTGTGAAAGAACCGAGTCGATTCATTGATGCAATCTATGGGCGTATTGACCAGCTCAAAGCATTGATCTCATATATGGAAACAGTTAATGAATCATATGTTCCTGATCAAAAGAATCCGACTTACTCCAGCGTCTATCAGATCAATGACGTTGCATTGGAACGAAACGGGTTCCAATATAATATCGATGATCTCGTTTTTGTACCAAAGGTCGGATGCTACAAAGTTGCTGCAATTGAAGGCAAACTTGCACATGCAAAGTCAATTAAAACATACAAAGTTCGCACAACAACCTTCCGAGACCCAATGAGTCAGGAGAGCCCATATCACACTGTATCATCATCGAATGGCGTTGGACTTACGATACGTGCATCATCATCGAAAGAACAGAAAATCATCAATGATGATGCGGTTGTTCCATACCTCAAACGAATCAGCAACGTTGTTGTCAATATCAAAGGATTCCTATTGACTTCAAACCCATATAACAATCATGAATATGAAATCATTTTATCGAAGATTGAAGAAATTCAACAAGAGTGGAATATACTGCTTTCCATATATAAAGACCATATAAGTGAGAACAGTCAGTGGAAAATGAACTCCTTAATGAAAACATCCTCCAGTATTATTGAACCATCAAGAGCATTTATGGAGAATCGAAAAAGAATTGATCCACAACCATTCTTTGATTCCCTAGAGAATCTCCTAAGCAGTGTTGCATCATATGTCGAGGAGACGAATCAGAATACAGAGACCTTCTCATATTATGATGAACAGATGAGAATTGCTTATGCACAATTAAACACCTTTATTGGAACAGGAAGCACGTGGTCCGATGAAGAGGATTTAAAAACCGTTCTCTTTACTTGTAAGGGAAATCTTAAAACATATCAGAGTATGATTATTAATAAATTTCCAGACGAAGCAAAAGATAGATTCAATAAGATTTGTGTAAAGCTTTTCCAAAATATTCGAAACATTACTGAAGCAATCGACGCATCCTATCGGTTTAAAACGCCGATTCAATCGGTCTATAAATTTATTGAAGAGGATCTCAAATCCATTCGTCTTACACAGCAAAAAGATGTTTGGTATCGAATCGATCGCATTCGTCCTGCCAAGCAGGGGAAGGGTTATCGAATGGGGGATATCTTGGAAATTGTTCCAAATATGGACGATTCCCGCTACAAAACTCTATCCAGTGAAATGCGAGAGGTTATCCAGAACGATAAAATTTATGTTCAAGTCTCTGAGATGCAGGAACAACGTGTTACGAAGATTCGACCCCTCCTTAATTATGCGCTCCCCTATATCCTTTGGGGAATTCGTGAACTAACCTCCGTTACTGGAAACGGGACGGGCCTCACGGCAGATTTCTTCTCACATCAAGTCGGATTGGAAGATTCTGTATTGCTGAGAGATCCAAATTCATACAATCCGCCAGATCAATTTTATCAAGACAACGATTTGATTGCATACGAATTTGAAAATATTCATGATATCAATATATCCTATGATGTTTTCATTGGGGGAGAACAAACGAAAAATTTTCATCAACGTCATCATGTGAAAGAAAATCAACTTCATCCACGAAAGCATGATGTTATTTACCTTAATGCAAACGATGTTATGAAGTTATCAACAAAATCCATCCATATTCCAGGAGCAAACTATTTCATTTATAAAGTAAATTCTATCGATATTCAGAATCATGGCGCTGGCTACGCAGTTGGACAAACCATCTACGTTCCTGCAAATGGAGCAACCGTAAAGCTTCGTGTTGCAGAACTAATTCCAAGCCCGTATAAAGGAATTGCTAAGGTTGCTTTAGAGGAATCGGCAATCGTTTATGGAGATATCAATCCATCTATCAAAAATACGACCGTATCCTTTGATGATATGAATAACATCGATGATGAGTTCCATGTTGGTGCGTATGATCAGATTACACTCGATGGAGTTAAAAAGGCTGCTACATTGAGCTACCCGCAATCAGAATATGAATACGTTTCAAAGCGATTGGATAAACTCAACGAAGATCTACGTAATGATCATTATATGTATCGAGACGTGAAAATGATCGATGTAGATCCACCTGCAAATCAGGGAGACTATGAGTACCATTGGTATCTTGGAAGCCGTATTGACAATTCTCAGGTACCTCTGAAAGATTCTCATATTTGGAATGGGATTCGAAATATCATTCCGCCAACCGATCCATTCTTACCAGATATCCGCCGTCTTCCTCCAGACCAGCCAATCAAAGGGGAATATCAAAGCATTGGTCATGTGAAGATGCATAGTAAAGTGGAAGTCAATATGTATATGACAGCCAAAGATGATCATGCAATTCTTCCCTATTATGGTGGCGATGTTAAGTTTGATTTCGGGTTCCGATATATGAAATTGAATGCCAATCATTTCACCTACAAGGACGGAATCGTTGGCTTAAACTTTGACTTCCTACGTGCAACGAATGCCGACGTATCTTCTCTATTCTTTGGAAACATCTTCCCGATGCAGCGCATTGAAAATCCGTCGCCGATTTCCATCCCATTATCGAATGTTATTTTCGACGATCGTTATTTTATGAAGGATTCGGAAGGTCACCTCTATTTGAATCTAAAGTATATTATGGCGATGGACGATCGTATCATCCGTCTCTTCAATCCAGACGTTGTGTTGAAAATGGATTCATTTGAAGAAGACCACACAATTATGTCAATCATGCGACTACAATTCAATGGAGAACATTTCGATGAAAAAGATTCTATAATCTCGCTCAACTTAAAACGACTTCTTCTAAATGAAAACGAACATGAAGATTATCAAAAGAAACCAGTTGGTCGTATGATCGTTCCTCAAACAATGTCATCGGATGGTGGTTCTGTCTCAATTTCTGTGGAGCTCGACCATTATCGACGATTCACCCCAATTCGATTTGTTGCCCCATATGTGGATGGAGTCCACTCACAACATAGTCTAATTCCTGCAACAGGAGGATCCTATAATTTTCATATTAGTTTCAAGCTCCATAAAGAGGATATTGTCTACGGCGATAAATCCGTTCTGAGCCATGATGAACTTCCGATTCATATTAAGGAATGGCCGGAAGCAATGATTGGGAAAACCGTCATCGTAGAACACGATGAGCGTTTCCGCAATCATCGTATGAAATATGTGGTCCGATCATTCATGATAAGTGGGTTCATTATATACCATGAACCCGAGTACGTCGATATGCGTTGGAACGAATTGCAGGTAGATTGGACGACAGCAGACTATCGTCCAGACCTCCCAGGCTATATTGTACAATATCCGTCGGCTCCATGGCGCGATGATACGCTTGCATGGAGAGATATCCGTTCGAATATTGCGGATGGGACCTATCAAAGATTCATCGATGAACCGAAACTTCATTATGGTACGTATATTCATCAAATGAAACGAGATGATATTTCTATTTTCAACTGGACAACGAGACAATGGGAGGATCTTAGTGATCGACGGAAATGGCAACTGGAACTCTTCCATCCTGTACGTTCTGATGAAGTCAATAATGCAAGGCTCAATGGAAACCATTTCGTTGAAACCCCGCGCGGGGTTGAACTCAACCTTGAATATCTAGTTGCAACTATTCGCGACATTCGATCACTCTTTGGAAAAGATATTCGTATCATTAAGCTTCCAACAGCGAATCCATTCCCAATGAATGTCGGTGTAAAATTTAATTCAGAACACTTCAAACAGATCGGTGATTTGATAACACTCAACCTGCCAAATATCATGGCGTTTAATATTGAAATTGAAAATCTCTTTGGGAAGGGAATTCATATCGATCGATCATTTGATCCAGTTCAGTTCAAGAACATTGTTGAATTCGATCAGGATTATTTTATGATTGATGAAGATGAGATCATTTCATTGAATCTTGTAAAGTTGGCCGGTAATAGTACTCCGATCAAACGCTCTATCAAATATGGATTCCGACTCACCTATCATGAACTAGGGTTCCATTCCTATGACATGGAGGTATTCCTGAATAAGATTCCACGAACACAAAATAAGAATGCTGTCCTGAAACGGAATGCGATAATGGATATCTCTGCGCATATCGTTGGAGAGGTTAATCGAAAACCAATCACATATCATGTGAACACAGGTAACCATGTTCGTATTCGAAAAATATTTCCATATGAACAGCGGGAACAATATCAGATCGGCGGAAAATCTGGTTATATTATGAACTTCAGGCTTGCGCCGTATATTCACTTTAAGAACCAGATATTGTTGCAAGATATTAAGATCTTCAATCGAACGGCAGAACGTTTTGAAAATCTACTCGATCCACAACGTTTTGAAGTTCGCTTCAAGGATAAAACACAAACGAATCATGGATTTGAAACGAATACGCGCATGATTTCATCTGTTATTGGGGATCTTGGAGAAGAGTTTTTCGATGGACCGGTATGGGGATGGAACGAAGAGATGCAGGTTCATCTTTTTGGCGAAGTAGTTGCAGATATCCATACCGGACAGATTCATTCCTTCCGTCCAATTTATTGTCCAAATCCACCAACAATAGATATGACACTTGAATTTATCCTCTATCAAACTGAACAACAAACATCACAGCAATCTGGATCAGTACTTATTGAATTTAAAACAGAGCGTACGGAAGTGTACGGGGACGGGTATCTTCATAAAGTAACCAATCCTTTTGCTCCTGTTCCAGAAGAAATTCAAATTATTGCTCAATTTGATTTAGATCGACCATATGACTATGATGTCATCATCGATAAAACATATCGTCAGATCAACTTTATTGAAGATAAATGGTTATCCACACCAACATTCCGGATTCCAAAGCGCAATGTTCCAAATAATCGCTTATATGTGTTAACGGAAAAAGGACGTCTTCCACTTATTAACCCATCTACACGAAAACCAACGCTAATTTCAAAAGAGGATGAATATGGGACCTCAGTGACATTCCTAGGATTGTATCGTCCTTATCAAGAATTGACGATCGTCACAACTCCATACACAATGCATTCTGTTTATACTCAGAGACGCATTCCATCTCACGGATACATTAACTTGTATGGAAAGATTAATAAACCTCTCAATCGAAACTATTTTGAATTCTGGGTCAATGGAAAACTGCTTTCCGATGAAGTAACTATAATATCTCCGACGAAGATTTTCCTTCATGGATTAACTTCCTTGAAGAATTTCGAACTGATCGAAATCAATCGAGATCCAAACGAATACTTCTCAAACGGGTTCCTTCATGTAAAATATTCGAAAGATCGTCCACGAAAATATTGGGACTATAACACATACATTGATGCTGCGTTGGAAGGAACACTATCTGAAGACAATTATACATTAGCGGAACAAGAATCTCTCCTTACGCCTATATGGAAACAAGTTGATCCGACACATCCATCCTTCAAGGATTATCCACCAAATACCGATACCGATGAAGATATTTTACAAACAACCTATGTATTTGATCAACCAAAGGTTGAAGGCGGTGGATCTTCGTTCCAATATATGATGATTGATCCTCCGACTCTGGAGGGGGAACCGTTTGTTGGACGAAATATGAGGTTCGAACAATTTGGTTTTATGCCCATTACCAACGACATGATCATTGAACTTCTCAACGAAGAGTGGGCGGAAGAGATCAGAAACAACCCATATTTCCATAAACACATCGTTATCGATGATGAACAATGGTATGGAGCAGTTTCTCGTATGTATACAGCATCAGGCGAATATACGGATACACTGGAAAATACCGCATATCATACATATGATGATGCGTTCCTTCATATCAACTCCAAAACCAAACGCTCTGAAATCATTCGAGAAAAGAAAACATATGATCTCACATAAATATGAGAGGAAGGGGGCGCCCCCTTCCTCTCATTCATATCTTTTGACAAAATATTAATTGTATAGGGAGTGTATGCAATTAATATTGGGATAGATTGGATGTGTTTGACATGAAACGGGTAGTGAACAAGATTGAGGTTATTCTTGTTGCTGTCATAGTCATTTCCATTTTTATATTAACACATACGATTGATTCGAAGTTTCGAACAACGACAATTACGCACAATGTACTAACATCAGAAACACAGAGCGATGACATGTTTATCAAAGAACCGTTTAGTTATAATTTGGACGGTGTAACAGAAGTAGAAGTTTACGACGCTAGAATGGTTCGTTTATCAAAGAACGTTTTCAAAGATGATCATCATAATATTTCTATTGAGGATTTGGATAATAGTTATGAGTTATTTGACATTATCCGAAAAAATCCGCACGGACATATCGATATTGTATTGGCAGATGGTTCATCAGAAAATGTTTATTTTCGCTGGGGATATGATGAGCATGGGACTAGGGAATTGCTTGTTGTATACAATGCTGGAAATATTGTACCGGGCTTATGGATGTTAAACTTCTTATGCTATCTTGTACTAGTCTTTGTATTTGGTCTTGTGATTTTACATAAATTACATACACAAGAGCTTTATATTAAGGATTACCAAGATACCCAAAATCGCGTACAGGAACGTATGCGTTAACCAAACCAACGGAAGGGAACGATAGAGAGATGGACGAAAGCTTATCCGCCGTCATTATTGCGTTGATTACTGGACTTTTTTCTACAGTATCCCTCTTGATCAAGACACGTCAAGAGAAAGTGATCACGAAGATCGACAAACAAAACGAGTTCATTGAAAAAGAAAAGAATCTCAAACAGCATCTGGATCAGTGTGAAAAGGAACGACTAATGATTATGAAGGATATCATCATGTTGATCCTGGATACAAACCTACGCTTGTTGGAGAAACATAACGGAACCGATGATACTGATGTAACCCTTTTCAAACGTTCGAAAATCTATAAAGAACAACTCGAAGAGAATGCAAAGGCAATGAAAGAATTTGGAAAGGAGTATGAAATGTTGCTCAACCTTTCCAGCTTATTTCAACAGGAACTCGATAAACTGAAAACATCATAATCATGATCGTGGGGAATTCCCCACGATCTCATTCTTTTCAATTATATATTATTTGCATGAATCGAGTGCGATTTATATTAACAATGGAATTTGTCCACTGATAATGTAAATTGTGCTATACAATCAATTCTATTAACAGGAGGAGTTCACAATGAAGAACACCAGTGCAAGCGAAGTACTCGCAAAACTCAAAGGCGAAGGTAATGTCGACAAGACTCTCGTCGGTAAGGGAAGCTTCTCGAAGAGTGGCTTTGCTGATCTTACGACGGCACTCGTCAACGATACCGGTTTCAAGGTTAAGTCGGTAGATAAGGACGGAAAGACTGTAGAGACAAGCATCTCTGAGCTGATTCGTTCCGATCTGAAGAAGACTCTTGAGATGGCGAAGTATCCGCAGAAGAGTGAGGCGGATATTCTCAACACTTGTGAAATTCGTGCAACTGGTCTTGCAGAAGCGATCCCACACATTGTTCTTGCACAAATGCAGGCAGGTCGTAAGTTCGATCTCCCGACGCAGAAGGACATGGTTGGTGCAATCTATCTTGCAAACAATCCGGGAAAGACGAAGACTGTTCAGGTTCGCGACATCAAGACGAAGGAGACGCTTGGTACAACGACGATCACAAGTCAAGACTCCATCCAGGTCCGTGCCAAGAGCCCGGTGCCAAAGAACCTTCAGACGAAGGTGCGCAAAGATCTCAATGGGAACGTTGTAAAGTAATTGAACCCGCTGCGCGAAGAAGAGGGGAAATGTCCCCTCTTCTTTTTATTTTCAAAGGAGAATCTCATGATCGATTATACAAATTTAGAAACGCTTCATGAAGCGTTTCCAATTCCATGTGAATCGTTCGAAACGACAGGTTTTCAGGATGGAATTGTGATTCGATTTAAAACATTTCATCTGAAGATTTATGATGATGATCGCGAGAACGCTTATATTGTTTATGGCTATCGCTATAATGAACAATGGCCTGTATTCATATATCGTGTAAAATGGAACGATTTTAAGAAATTTGCTGCTCAGTTTACACGAGATAACCATCTTCATTTCTTTGGTAGTATGTGTCACTGCGAGATTGTTGAGAAAGGATGCCCGAATGAACATCATTGAACAGCTATATGGTTTTAATGATTCTCCTGGACGCAATGTTCTACTCTACAGTGGTGGATGTGATTCCACTTTAATTTTACACTCTTTACTCAATGCCTATCCAGAGAAAGAGATTTATACTGTGGCAATTCGATATCCGTGGTTATTGGAAGAAAAGCATGAAAGTGAATTTCAAACACGTCATAGATATATCAAGCATCTAACCGAAAAAGGACATATCATTCATCATTCCGAGATCAATGTAACACAAAGTACATTTGATTTTCTTGACGGGAAAAAAGATCAAAAGGTACTAAATGCTGTTGCAGGTGGTTCCCCACAAGCAATTGCATGGTTATCTCTCATATCAATCTACTTGGATAGGGGGGATAAGCTTTATTATGGTATCCTCGGATCCGATTCCAATGCACAATATATCGATTATTATCGAGAAGGAATGAAATATATTCTAACTACATTAGATAGAAATAATGAAATTGAATTAAGAACACCTCTCAGATATAAAAATAAGGATTACGTATTACGTCAGCTTCTTTTAAACAATATTTATGACTATACTTGGCACTGTGAGGAGCCCATAAGTAAAGGGGTTCCGTGTCTGAACTGTCATCCGTGTCAAACTCACCTTAAAGCGCTCGTTGGGATTGAACAATTTGATGACAGTGCAGTCTTACGTGAGAAGGCAAAGGAAATATTAGATCCAATTCGAGAAAAACTGAAGAATGATAAATAAAAATGGGGAGGCATTTCCTCCCCATTTTTATTTTAGTTTTTCAAAAATCGGCTCAGTTATTTATCTACTAATAACACCAGAGATTGGATTCCATCCAATTTTTCTTGAACCATATCCGAACGACGGATCGTTTTTCGGGGAAGCATTATATGTAAACGCTACACCTGTCGCACCATTAATATAGATTACTCGATCTGTAACATCAACCTCTTTGATTTTTGATGTAATTGGATCGATGATACGATCCATAAATTTTTGGTCGGACTTCGGGTCTCTCTGAGCGATATGAAGGTAGGGGACTGAAATTGCATTCGGGTTATTGCTGGTGGTTGCATCTGGATTTCGATTCATAGAATCGATCATCGTATCCATCATGAATTTATAGTAGTTATTGAAATTATTGGTATCTGGATTAGAGAGGAAGAGTGCCTTAATGTCACATGGGCGTTCTACACCCATTGGTCCTTGATCGACCCATTCTCCTGTGAATACCTGAACCCCATCTCGTACAACCCAAGACGGATTCTGCGTATTGATTACATAGCGGAAAAGATGTACATGAACACCCGCCGTTGCATTTCCACCATGTTCATGATAAATTGTTTGTGAGCTGTTTGGACTTCCGACTGGACCACCGCGTCCAGAATTGATCCCACTATATGCTGGTCCAGCTGCTGTACTCCGAACATTTACCATACCATCCTGCGTATCTGGGCGATTGACATCAGACCATTCCGTGGAATTGTTTGAACGTACGGTTGGAGTAACATCTACATAGGCATAGAGGTTATTCTTGATTTGGGTTGCATTTGTTGAAACGGTTGCATTACATGATACGGAAAGCAGTGCTCCATGACCGACACCACTTGTATTCTTGAATGGGATACCAACCCCATTGGTTGATGGACTCTGTTCAAAGATACGATCACGCATTGGGTGATATTTTCCCGTCTGAATCTGACCACCGGTTCCAACCGACGTCACTTCATAGAGGAAAACATCATCAGCAAATGTCCAACGGAGAAGATCTCCGACCTTATACTCCTTGCCTGGTTTTACAATTGATATGACGATATCCTTCGAATCATAGGTAATTGAAATACGATTGTATCTCCACTGGTATAACTGACTTGTCTTATAGATCTCACCTTTTTGTGGAAGCTTTGTATAGGGAACCGGTTCCCTCTTATCCAGAACTACTTCCATATTGGATGGATTCATTGGTTGTGCGAGATAGGAATCTTTGTACATGAATCGATCAAACCAATTTGGACTCCAGATTCCATCAAATATATAGTAGTTGTAATCCCTTCGTGCACCAGGAGATTCTTTCTGGTTTCTCAGTGGTTTCTTCTGTCCAATTAGATCAACCTTATTGAGTTCTTCCACGGAACGGAAAATTCCTGGAAGATATCCGGATGGGTGATCGACTCCACTGAATCGTTTGTTATATCCGTGCGAACTTGTAACATCATCAATGCGATCATTAAACGCAAACTGCGAACTATAGGATCCGCGTTCATCCGCTTCTCCGTATATGAATTCACCATTTAACCCAAAGCGACGATTCTCCAGGTATTTCCCACTGACATCTTTTGCAATCTCTGGATAAACGAATGTACGATCATCCACATTGTCTAGAACGTAGCGATTTGAATCTGTAAAATTATTATCTGTGTGCCTATAATCGGGGTCAGCAACAAAATCGAGATCGTTTTCGAGGTCTGTAATTCTGGTTGGGATGTCACAAACACGCGCGAGTGTTCTGGCAGGAAGTTTTTCAGCCCGTGTTTCATTGTTTGTATAAATGATATCATCATTGGAAAACAGGTATGCGCGACCATCGTATGGATCAAACAACAATGCAGCAATACGTTCGTCGGTTTTCTTATCCATTTCGAATTCACGATTCAATCCAAGCCCAATGCGATTCTTTATGCGCGCCATCGCACCAATTTGAACTTTATTGACTTCACATTTCTTACTTCCCTCGGACATGGCTTCGTCCCATTTATCTAAATTATGAACGACTCCAAACAACCCGCTATCGACATGAACGCCAGCATACCCGGCCATTCCATCGTTATCAGGGAACGTGCGAATCTCCATCCGCTGATATCGCACATCATTATGCATTGCACCGCTGTATTTCCAGAGATGTTGATTATCATAATAATCGGCATCGCGATTTGGTTTCAGATTCCAATGAAGACGTTCTTGTCGGAGGAGTTGTCGAAGTCCATCGGGATTCAAATATTTCAATACCTGTTCTGGGGTTGTGCGAAGCTCTTCCCCGCTCGGTAGAATGGAATTTCCCATACGAATCTATCCTTTCATCTTATATATTCTCTACTTAGTACATTATATAGGGGGTTTCAGGCATCATTATTTATCACATGCCAGATAACCCGTGCTATAATATTTCTATTATAGGAGGTATAAACAAATGAATGTTTATTTGAATCGGATTGATGGAATCGATGATGCAATTGTTTCTATGTTATTCAGTAAGAGAAGCTGGACAAAAGAAACGGAGAATCGTATCCGTAACATCAATCGAATGGTGAATGAACCAATTGGTCGTTATATTCCTCAAGACTCTGAATTTGCTTCTCAAAATGAGAAACTCTATGAAGAATATAATGACTATCTAGAAAAGCTTCTGAAGTGGGGAACAATTCACCCAACCCTTCTGCGCTTCATCGATCTTTCCATCACGGTAGAAGGTTTACATCGAGCGGGACAGGATGATTGGGATGCACATGCCATGCGGTTCCAGAACCGTATCATGCGTTCCAGTACAGCATTTGCAAAGTTTGAACAAAACGAGATTTCCGAATTCTACGCAGATAAAATCATCCCGACAGATGTTGCACTAAATTCCCTTGGATTGGACGTTCCACAAATTATTACGACAGATGACGGTATCAAATACGTCAAATGTGTGAATGGGTATGTGCGAGAGGATCTAAAGGACACAAAATCGGTACTACGGGGACTCTACATGTTATCAATTCCATCGAACTTCATCTTCCGTTGCAACTTCGCTGACTGGTCCCATGTATATAAAGAGCGTGGAAAGCATGGGGGAGCAAATCCAGAAGTGAAGGAATTAGCAGAACGTATTGCTGACCTTCTTCAAGAATGGCAGCCGAAGTTTACGCGAGAACTCTTTATGAAGATTAAATGTTAATAAGGAGGATTTATGGAACTTAAAGAGCACGAAGAGGCGTTCTCCATTCGTCACATTGGAATTCGGTACATTTGTGAATTTTGTAACGAAGGCGAGATGAAATATTTTGCTCCCGGTGATGAAAATGCTGCTCTCTTTGCACACCGTTGTACCAATTGTGGGAAAGAGATGCTGCTTCCAAAGATGTACCCATATATTGAGTGGGTTCCTGGTGAAAAGATCAACAAGGAGAATATATGGAAACCAAATTGATTGTGTTTGAAGGAATTGATGGATCTGGTAAGGGAACTCAGTGTCAGCTCCTTGTGTCTCGTTTAGAGAAACTTGGTAAAAAGGTTCTTAAATTCCGCTACCCCGCATACAATGATCCTTCTTCTACAATGATCGAACTCTATCTTGGTGGTCGATTGGTTCCATTTGGAACTGAAAACCCATACACGATTACATCGATTTATGCAATTGATCACCAGCTTGCCTTCCAAAAATATTTGGAAGAAGCATATTATGATAATGAAACAATCATTGTGTTGGATCGATATTTTGGTTCCAATATCATTCATCAAATGCCTAAAATTGAAGAAAAATATTGGGAGTTCTATATTGGATGGCTAAGATCCTATGAGATTGGAAAACTCGGTCTTCCAGATCCAGATATCACATTTTATCTCGACGTTGATCCCGATGTATCAGTGCAGCTAATTAAAGCACGATGCCGTGCATATAATATCTCCCCAGATATTCATGAAAGAAATTCTGAATATTTACATAAATGCGCTCGTGCTGGACTTTACGGGGCAGAACACTGCGGTTGGTCAATCATCAACTGTATGGATAAAGAGACAAATTTTATATCTCCTACAAATATCATTGCAGACCAAATTTGGGAACTTCTTCCCAATGAAATAAAAATATAAAGGGAGTGCAATGTATGGAACAGCACGAGTTTATCTGGATGGCAAACAACATGGGGATTGGGATTGTGACACAAGATGAATCTGGTCACACGGAAGCAAACTTGCGACCGAACATTTATATCACCCATGATTACAACGGAAACAACTTGATGTTGCTCACATTCAAAGAAACGCGGGAGTTCTACAAAATCAAAACGAAGGATGAGTTGGAAGAAATCTTCCGTCTCCATCTAACGAATGAGAATTTGGAAGTTCCACTGCGCGCTTATGCAACAGAATCTCTCAAACAAATCATCTAATCAAACGCTCCCTGCATTAGCAGGGAGTATTTCTTTTCATTCACAGAAGGAGTATTGAATATGAATGTTTCAATTTATATGAATCAGAATAACTACGTATGCATTAATGATACGAAACACATTTTCATTAATTTTGATAGGAAGGATCTTGTCTTCATTGAAACTGGGGGAGTGCGACAAGGGCGTCTAGAAACGGTTCATATTTTCATCACAGAGTTTTATACAATCAATAAATACTTTCAATTATTTGTGAAAAAGTATGGGGGACAAGCACGCATCGTAATCCATATTCCATACATGGTGCGTGTAATGAAAGATGGTATCCGGGCACTCTTGGATGGTTCCAAATACCATCTTCATATTGATACGAGTAATGTCGTCTATACATGTGGAGATGGGAAAAATGATTGCGTGTTTGTGAATATTGGAACACAACATGTATGGATCCAGCTACCAAAGTTGCCGATTAACATCTATCATCAAAACTTTAAATATCGATTATTTAAAGAAGATAATAGTGGGATGTATCTTCGAAAAGAATGGAAGTTGGAACCGAGTAAATATAAAGATAAAATCATTCATCAATTCAAGAAGGTATGTCCCAGTAAGCTTCTTTTAGAATTTCCGTCCGATGAAGCGATTTGGGAATATATTGGCCGAAACCATAAGGAGGAAAAACATGTTTCGAATGATTCACGATCTGATATCTCCGGTGCTATCGGATCGAACGATCCTGAAGCACAATCGGAAAGGACAATTAATTGAAACACCGCTCAAGATGGAGCAGGTACAGCCAAACTCAATTGATCTCACACTTGCGGATGGATGGAAGGAGATCGATCTCGGGAATGGATATGTGATTGATCCAGCGAAGCCAGTACGCTATCGATCTGGTAAATTTCAACAATATTTCGAGAGTGATAAAGATCTTCCACCATATCACATTGTGGAGCCAAAGAAGTTTGTACTAATGGCATCCAATGAGATTCTGAATATTCCAAACGGAATTATTGCCTTCGTGCAGGGACGAAGCTCCATTGCACGCTTAGCAATTCAGACGGAACAAGCAGGCCTCATTGATGCAGGATTCCGAGGAACAATTACTTTTGAAGTATTCAATCAGTCCGATAATCCTGTGAAACTTTACAAAGATATGCGCATTGCACAGGTCTATTTCTTCAAAGCACAGTATGCGGATCGTCTCTATGGCAAAGAACATGGATCGAAGTACAATGGGCAAATCGACCCAACGGAGTCGATGATCTACAAGGATTATCAGAAGTAAAGAAAAGAGGGATATGCTCCCTCTTTTCTTTTTTATATATTCTTCCGATAAAAGAAATGTGTTGTTTAGGAGGAATGCACATTGTTAAAATACATTAACAATTTACCAAATCCCTATCGAGAACACCTGAATGAAAAGGTGATGCATAAGGAGTATGATCGACCTCTGGAAGAGTTCGTTTATGAATCCTTTCTAGGATTAGAGATTCTCAATAACATCAAAATTCTTGGATACGAATGGGTCCCAGATGAAGATAAATTTGATATCAACGATCATGTTATTCGGCGAAATTCAAACAAAAATAAAGTTATCAAGAATATCACCGAAACCAGATGCGGTGTCATGTATATCGATGTTGAGATTCGTGGATTGGATAAGAACGGACAGCAAAAGGTTCATTATATTAAGAAGCCAATTATTCTACCAATTCAGGATGAAAAAGGGTATTACCTCATCAAAGGAAAGAAATGTTATCTAATCTACCAGATGGTTGATAAAATGATGTACCCATCCTTTGGGGCCGTTACGATCAAATCGCTTATGCCAATCTGTGTCAAAACCGTCAAAGAGGAATTTAAAGAAATCCATAAGACTACAAATAAGCGAGGTACCACAGTTCTTGAAGAAGGAGAAGAGTGGACGATCCCAATTTACAATATTCAGATTTTCAAGAATGCAATTAATGTCCTTCTCATTTATTCTCATCTTGGAATTACAAAGACGCTCAACTTTATGGAAGTCAATCGGTTTATCAAGGTTATTGATAAAAACTCTGATTTCCCAGTGAAAGATGATATCATCTATTTTGATTGTGGGAAACGATCTGATATTATCGTTGCAGCAAAGAGAAATGTATTCGAGAAAGAAATATATGTACGCTCGATCGTTGGGTGTCTGATCCAGCTCTTCAAAGAAACAAAAATCAAGTTCGAGAATATCGACAATTGGGAAGAATGGATGATTATTGTCGGTGGTAAAAATACAATACGTCGCGGAATGTATCAACACATCTTTTTCAATCGATTATTAGATGATGTTACCAGAAATGAATTGAAAATCAATGACTATGATAAACAAAATATCTACTATTTACTTCGATGGATCATACAAAATTATCATACCTTATGGGCAAAAGACAATCTCTCTATGATTAACAAAAGATTGCGTTGCAATGAATATATTGGAAGCTTCGTTACTGCGGAAATATCAAAGCGCATCAATCGCGTTGTTTCTCTTGGCGACAAAGCGATGCTCAAGGACTTCCTTAATTAATTAGGGAAGTAACTTCATGAACTGCTGGAAGCCTGTTAGTGGTAATCGGCAGCCAAATATAAACGCTCTAAAATACTATAGAAAGGAGGGGTTTATCGTGAGCAAATCTAAAAAGACTTTAGAAGATAAAGTTATGGAGATTCGATGGAAAGAAATTATTGTAGACGGTATTCAGACGGGATTTATGATATCAGACAATGGGATTGTATTAAATAAGAAAACTAACGGGTTAATTCGTTCAACAGTGAATCGATTTGGATATCTAAAGCTTGGATTTAAAGTAAATGGTAAATATAAATCATTCTTAGTTCATCGTCTCGTTGCACAAGCGTTTATTCCCAACCCGGAAAATAAACGTACTGTAAATCACAAAGACGGGAATAAGAAAAACAACGATGTAGAAAATTTAGAATGGATGACGCATAAAGAAAATATTAATCATGCAATCGATAACGGATTAATGAATCCTCACCGATTTGGTTTAGAATCTGCAAGGCACATTTATTCAAAGGAAACAATTGTTGCCGTATGCAAATTACTCGAGGCTGGTAAGCATCTCAAAGAGATATCAGAAACTCTTGGGGTTCCTGCTTCGCTTGCCGCATCAATAAAGTATGATGGATGTTGGCCAGATATTGCAAAGGACTTTAAGATACCAAAAGCTTTTGCGGTCCCCAAGGGAAAGCGCTTACGTCCAGAGCGATCTAAGTTATATACTCCTGAAATAATTCGTGCTACGTGTAAATTATTGGAAGATGGATACAATGATGGATATATTTCTAAGACCCTCGGAGTAAAACCCGGATTCGCAAACGATATTAAACGCGGAAAGATCTGGAAGATTTATTCCAAAGATTATAATATTCCGCCAACAAATAAAAGAAGATGAGCGTTTAATAGGTTCAACGACTATCTCGAAAGAGAGTACAGTATAAGTATACTGGAAGTGTGAAGCTATCGAAAGATAGAAGATATAGTCTCATCTATCATGAAAATGATAGAAGTTCATTAGAGAACTGCATATCAAGTAGCATTGATATGTGAAGGTACATGTAATTTGTTTAAGTTTCCAGAAGACATATTTATCACGAAATTATACAGTTCCGGAGTATTACGATATTCAGAAACAAATTCAGATATAGATTCGTACTCTAAGTGGAAAGTCACGAAAAAAGGTTAACTTACTCGGGCCTTCGATATCTAAATTGCTGGGAACTCTCATAGAGACAATCAGCAGCATAGAACATTCTTATGAATGTTACTGTTCAACGACTATCTCGCAAGAGAGTACATTACAAGTGTAATGGAAACAGATAACCATTCGAATGAATGAAGATATAGTCTAAGCTAGATCGAAAGATCTAGATGTTATTGAAACTGCATTCATCTGACGAATGAGTGTGAATTTGCCTACCGAACTCACTGGGCAATCAAAATTCGAGGAGAATACCGATCCGACAGAGAGCTCTTCATCCATCCATGCTTGGATGCCTGGATATTGCGTCGTCGAGCTCCAGCGACCCTGGTAGAGATTTAGCTTTGGCCAGGAAACTACGTGAACTGCTGGAAAATCTTTGTCATGAATCAAGTTAATTTGTACTTGGTGCAACGAAGACAATCAGCATCAAATCCATGTCAAATGATGTGGAATGTTCATCGACTATCCGCAATGGAGTAGGGATAATATCCCAAAGTGTGTAGCATCATCAAATGATGAAGATATAGTCAGCAAATGCAAAGCCTGGATTTATCACCATATACTGATATGAAATCCCTTTACTTCGATGATTCATTATACGAAAACGCCATGCATTATAAGATCAATCAGTATTTGGAAGAAAATCCATTGGATAAGGATTACGAAGAACTTGTTATCAAATGTGATTCTGAAGAGCAGTATAATTCTATATTGGATGCTCTTTTCAAAGCAGGGGATGGGAAGTTCAAGGTATTCGGCGTATCCAATAATCCAATGGAGATTGTTGTGGAGCCGGATCCCAGGGATAAGTATCGGAAGTTTAATGAGGATAATTTAATGAGTAATTCCGAGGAGGAAACTAAATGAGGCAAAATGTCCGTTATCAAGCACTTGTGATTCCTTCTAAGATTCGCGTAGAGATTCGGATTTCAGTGGATGATCAGAGAAATCCGGAATACAGCTCCACATCAGAAACCGGAGATAAAAACGTCTCACTATCAATCTTCCCATTTATCGGAATTTCCATTACGCGTCCAGGAGAACTCGGAGAGGATGGAAAACGAGTTCGCGCACCCTGGAATCCAAATGATCATCTGACGATGACGAAATATAATCTCCCGATTTTCTGCTCCTATTTGGATGAAGTGCGTGAAGGAATGAAGATCAAAGAGCTATACGTATATCAGGGAAAACGTTTGGAGCTCAATGAAGAAACCGCAAAGAATGTACGACGCGCGTTTATGATTGGACAAACGGCTGTTGAACTTTCCCCAGTTGTCATCGTACAAGAAGATGATACACGCGTAGAAGGAATCAAAATGAAGTTCAATAATGAACAATCACATGTACTACTGACGTTGAATGACATCTGGTCCTTGTATTATACATTGACTCATACGAGTATTGATAACATCGTATGGAATATGTATAATGCTTATATTGATAAGAAGAGTTTGCCTAAATTCGCAAACAAGGCAAGTATTGACCTTCAACCAAAGATTGACATTGATATCCCATTTTAAAAAATCATGGAGGAGGGAGTACTCCCTCCTCCATTTTCTTATATATTCTAATCTCGTTATGTTGGTAATTTCTTGAGGAGGTAATTGACTTATGTGGAACCCTTGGAAACTTTTTATGAATAAGGATGATGTTGATCAGTCATTCAGTAGTCTCATCAGTCGAGGTATACGCATTGAAGAAAATGCGATGGTTGGATCGGAAGCATTGCGTATTGATGGAAACATTCGAATGGATCGCATATGCATGGATGAAGCAATCATCGTTTCGAATACAGCTCAGATCAATGTGGAATATCTCCAAGCAAAACGAATCATCATTGACGGTGTCGTTGATGGGATGGTTCGAGCAGATAGTGTATATTTGCTGGAGCATGCGATGCTTCGTGGAGATATACATGCGAAGGAGTTATCCATCGAACGTGGGGCAAAGTTCTATGGACGGAATTTTGTCGTAGATGAATCGTTGACTTCCGCGGAGGAATTAACACCGGAATTCAATTTTCAACCAATTACAAATCCATGAGGTGATGTTAAATGGTCGGAATCACAATTGATGCAAATGGTGAGACCTATATTGTTAGCGGAAGTTTTGATTCCGGCTATTATATTGAAGGAAATATATACTATCATCCTGAAACAAAACGATTGTTCTATTATAGTAAAACAGAGCGTAGATCAAATCCAAGAACAGGATTCTATCCAATATGGGATGGGACGAATCTCTATATCACACAACATAGTGTTGAAGAATACTATCCTTCAGATATCATGAGTATTGATACCACGGATCTCATCAAAAACTTAGATGCGTCGAAAGCGCATGATATCATCCAACATCAGCAGCGTTCGATGAGTGCAGGTTCACTCAGTTTTCAAATCACGGATGAAGACAATTTCTTCACCCAATGTATCAAAGAGATTCTCAATCAAAAAGAGTATACATTAGTTGATTTGATTCAGCGAACCAAACCATCGTTGTCAGAAAAGGTATTATCCAACTATTGTAATGCTTTAAGTAAGATTTCCTTTATGCGTTTGGATAAGTGGCATATTTGGCTACACAACATTCTACATCTGAGTTATGGTGTCACAATATACCATGATGATCGAAAAATCATTTCATTCAAAGAGCCCAATGAATTTGAAGTTGTTGGTCCGTATGATAAAATATTGAAATCGAAAATGGATCCATTCAAGAAATTGATCAAGGTTACAATGTTGGAGGAATGTATCGATAAATCTGATTTGCGTGGAGATGGGATTGATGAGTATACAATCAACAATATGATGACAATACTCACTGGAACAAAACCGGTATCTGCACAACTTTTCAGCCGTTTCATTCGGATGGCAGGATTATCCTTCCAGATGGATGTGTATGAAAAAGATCAAATCATTTTGACCTATCGTGAATAGGGGGTTCCCCTATTCTTTTTTATTCAGAATTACCAAAGCTATAACCAATATGTCGTGGAGGTGAGTTCATTGCGTTTTTATGACATTCATGGAAAAACACATGCAACTTTGATTGGATCGGTTGTTCCAATCAGTAAAGGAAAAAACAGAATCTTCCCACAACGATCAGTCTTATATCCAGAAAAGGAAGATAATACTGAAAAATGTATTGTGATGGATCGTGACAAGAATGAAGTTGTCTTAATGGATTCGAACGGAAAGGTAATAGATGCTTCTGCAATCGATCAAGAATTGTTAAAGGCGCGCAACGACTTCAAAGAACATGTCGATCAGATTGAACGTAATATACCATCTGTAGAAACTATTCGAAGACTACTTCATCCAGAAGAAAAACGATCAGAGTCTAAATGGGGACACCTGAAGAGTATATTTAAAATATAAAATGCTGGCGGGAAATTCCCGCCAGCATTGTTTCGTTTTCAAGGACTTCCTGGAGGAATTGGAGTAGGTGGAGGTGTTGGATTATATACAGATTCTGGAATCTCTGCTGGAGCACTCTTTGTAAATACCTTGGACGAAAGATCTCTATAATTCTTACGATCGAGATCTACGAGAGCATTTGCATCAGGATCATATGCTTTCAACTCAAGTTTCATTGGGTCGTTGAGAAGCCAACCAATCGTATTCTGTTCCGCATAGAACGGTTTTAGTTTTGGAAGAAATCCAATGCGTGGATGATATCCCTTCCCCTTTACTTGGATCTTAACCATATTTGTCATCTCCTTTAATGTCTATAAACACTGCTTAACTATCAGTGTTTTAACCAAACATCTCCTCCGTGGTTTTCGGGAGGATATAAGATGAAGTTACCAAATCATTTTTTATCCCCATAGATAGTAGATAAACTGAAACACTATTGAGTGTTACTTTATTCACAGGATTATTCTCCAATTCATCCAACATGATGTATCCCTTTGTTGAAATCGATTGACGAGCCTGCCTCTTCATAACATGATCATCTGCACGGAATCCATGGAATTCTTCCAATATTTTATCTGCTCCGATGGATACTAGCATCGATGCTTCGATATCAGAATCTCGTGCATTCTTATCGTCTCTGGAAACCTGACCAGTCAACACATTGATATGTTCATTTGAGTTTGATAGAGCGTTCTTTTTGTGTAGAAATTGCTGAGTTCGTTTTGTATTGAAATAGCCAACCAAACATTTCTCTTTAGTTCGAATCGGAATTGTCTTATTTCGATTCAGATGTGGTAGATATACATATTCAAAGAGTTCGGTTCCAATGACCTTTGCTGCCTTCTCTGCATACTCAAATTTGACATCGTGCTCAAAATCAACGATGTCTACGATGAAATTCTCATTATCATCTGCGAGGAACTCTTTCATATATTTCTCGAACTCTTTGTCGTTCATGGGGGAAAATATTGCTTTCATTTTATCTGTATTGGAACCTGATGGATCCAATGCATCATAGAAATCATATATGAGCTGTTCCACCTGTTTACGATTTGCAACCATAGTTCTACCTCCTCATGTTTTTGCTACATTGTAAATCAACTGATTCAAATCATTGTAAGTCAATCCGATTTGATAGCGTTCTAACGTATTCGATGATGCTATATTCTCTGGAAGTTCTTCACTTCCTTCAATATGAATCATGAGTGATGGTTTTCCTCTGTAGCGCACTTTACGAATATTGATATTTCCTCGTTCGAAATACCATCCGAGAGCATTGCATTGGGAAACGATTTGATTACGCAGACCGGCTGTATCAATTTCATCAAAAAATGAGTATAGCATCGATTCAATATCGAGTCCAATGTCCGGCAGTGATGGGTATTGTCCAGGCTTTGAAAAAAGAACGAACATTACGATATTCTTCATCATTTCGATTTCGCTGACGACTCTTGGATTCCCGAATGGATCTAATTCAAAAGACCCATCATATCCAGGTTGGTTAAGTTCTTCAAACATATTTTTCAACACCTTCTTTCCATTTATGGTAGCGTTGAATATTTTATAAAAAGAAAGATCTCCGGGGTAGGTGAAGATCTTTCTTTTATTTAGCATTTACCAGGAGTCGCTACGTCCTGGCATCGAATCCAATATAGGCCGCACAACATGGCTCGCCTTAGATTCGATCTCATACTCACGTATGAGGTTAGACCACAAGGTACGCCTCGAGTAGTTATCGGGGCTCGCACCTACTACGCCATACCGTTCTACGCGCTTACGTATATCCCTAATGGGAGGTCTAAACCGATTCATCGCATATACGATGTCTTGGTTAAGTCTTATCATCGACTCCTGCGATGACTTCAACTTATTTGTATGGCGGATACGTTGAAAGGAGGTAACGAAGGAAGAACTTAGATATACTCGTTCTTCTTCATATAGAAAACGCCGCCGGCAATCAAGATGATCGTTCCGACGGTGATTCCACCAATGATGTAGTTGCGACGACGCTTGCGGTATTTCCGCAGCTCGCTGCCGAGTGTACCGATGAGCATGAAGTCCTCTGTACTGAGCGGCTTCGTGAGATTTTTGAACACAATATCGCCGAAGACACGATCGTTGATCGTTTTTCCTTCCGGGATCTTTATCGCATTCGTCGTCTTTGTAGCAATGCCCGGAATGAAGCGTTCCTCGACATTGGTGATAAAATTGTTCACCAAGCGCGTGATGTGGAAAATTTCATCCGAGGATGGCGGCTCCTTCAAATCCGTAATCTCGAACTTCCCATCATCGTCCTGATCAAATTCAATTCCGAGAAGCGCCGCAATCACACGAACGTTGAATTCCGCACGGATTCGCGGATACTCGTCACGATCTCCGATCTTGAGTTTCTTCGCGAGTTGAATGAATTTCTCAAGATCGCGAATATCCTCTTTCATGCTTGAATTACTCATTAATATCTCCTCCAAATAATTATATTATTACTAGCTATTATATTAATAATATATAATTATCAGAAGGAAACTCGTTTAATTTCCGTTTAAAACCTTGCTTTGATCCATTGCTTCTTTCACACAGCTAATCTCAGCATCAAGTGCCAAAGCATCCTCATCCTTATGATATTTGCGATCTCTAAAGCAATTATAGCGAACCCCCAAAAGATCATACAAATTTGTGTAATATTGGCATAATTCATTCGGTAAACGTCGTAGTCCTTGCATAGCAATCTTTGTAGAATCTGGATTCTCGCAAAGATTCGTCAGATGAAATGAATCGATTGTTTGAATGAGCTCTTGGAACTTTGACTTCTTTCCATGTCCGAAGATTACTAATATTGCAAGGATTAATTCATGCAAACTCATTTCTTTCTTAATGTATCGAATAAGAACTAGATAAATTTGATAATCGATTTTATGATGACTGCCAACATGATTGAGTTTATGAAGTTCGCGCACAGCAACATCAATATTATCGTATCGACATATAGGAACGAGTCGATCATAATTAGATGTAATATCATTCAAGTAAAGAATGTATTCGTTTGGTTCTGTACCAACGCCGATAAGGTATTGTCGTTTGGGTCGATCAGATGAGATTAGAAGATCACCTTTATAAATTTCATTTTTATCTGTGTCAATAATAACATAAATTGTATTGGGGTCCTTAATCTTGGTGAGATCATATTCCTCTTTCTTTAAGTTTATCACTTTAGGAAGGTTTGAGAACGGATCATCCATTCCAAGATTCAGTTCGATGACGCGGTTGGGGTCATTCAGATTGTGATCGGTTGATGAAAACATGAAATCATTCCTTTCTCTGGATATAGATAGTAATTTATATATTATCTATATACATAAATGCGTTATCTATATGATATATCATTATGGGAGGTAATTTACATTGAGAAATGCGGAAGAAAAGTTTATTGATAAGAATATTGCCCTCTTATGCAAAGAGTTTGATATGATTCGTGGTCAGAATGTTAATATTTCTCGTATTAGTCCAGGTCTTATCGATGGCGTTAAGCCCGTTGCACGAAGGCTGCTATACGTCATGTATTTGAAGGATCAAGGAAAGAAATATCGTAAGGTTGCTGCCATTACAGGAGATACCATGGCACGCCTCCACCATCATGGGCAGGGATCTATAAAAGATGCCTTAGTTGGTCTCGAACAGTGGTGGAATAATAACCTCCCATTGATCGATGGGGCGGGTTCAAACTATGGCACACCTGCAGGGGATGAAGCAGGTGCGGATCGTTATATCTTGGCACGATTATCCGAATATGCTTTAGATTGCTTCTTCTCTGAATGGAAAGAATCCACGGTTGATATGCGACTTGGTGCAGATGAAGAAACTATGGAGCCACTATATCTTCCAGCAAAATATCCGAATGTTTTATTTAATGGGACGCTCGGGATCGGATATGGGTTGGCAAGCAATGTGGCAGCATATAACTTTAAAGAAGGATGTGAAGCAACCATTGCGTTGATTCAAAACAAGAATGCACCGATCGTTTTGATCCCAGATTCCCCAACAGGGTGTGATATAATTCAGTCTGATTTCAAACATGCGACGGAATCATCGAGAGCATCGTATGCAATGCGGTGCAAATATCATGTGGATGACGAACTAAATCAGATTGTCATCACGGCAATGCCATACCAAGTATCGTCAAACACGATCGTTGAAAAGATCGCAGATATAAAAGAACGAAATGCGGGTCTTTCCGAGCTGAAAAATATGGAGGATCTCTCCGGCAAGAAAATCGATTTACATCTATATTTAAAAGATGATGTAAATCCGTATAAGTTTATGAAGAAGCTAATTTCATCAGTCGGCGGTTTGGAGAAAACTTATCCGATCAACGTGACGGTCGAGAACGAGTACCAGACATTTGATTGGTCGATTCGTGATGTAATTCTACAATGGATACGATATCGACGAGAACAGAAACGAATCGTCGTGATTCATAAACACACAGCTCTTCTAGCAGAACAGCGAACAAATGATGTCAAGATCTTTCTTCTACAAGAAGAAAATTTTGAAAAAACGCTGGCGATTTTTAAGAACAGTCGCAACAAACAAGATATCGAACAGAATCTCATCAAGGAGTATCGGAATACCGAAATCCAAATGGATTCTCTCCAAGCAAAGACATTGTCCGAGATGCGTATGTATCAGCTCTCGAAAGAGGAATATGAGAAATGTTTGAAACGTCGTGATGAACTCATCATTGAAATCAAAGATATTGAGGATATTCTCAATACGGAGAAAGGAATCGATAAACTCATTATTGCCGAACTTCGCGAAGGAATCAAGAAGTATGGCGTTCCTCGGAAGTCCAATGTAGTTCCATATAAGATCTCTGTTGATACAGAAGTAGAAGGATCTTGTATCCTCCAACTTTCGTCCGATGGAATGATTCTTCGAAAAATTGCAACCAATGTGGATGAGGAACCAGTCCCAACAGATTCGAATGGTTTTGCTGTCAAAGTGGACAATGATTCATCGTTTATTCTAATCGATGAAAATGGGTTATTCTCATTCATTAAGGCTAGAGAACTTCCGGTAGATAAAGAGGTCCCAGTGAATCGATTCCTCAAACAAACATTGGGGACGATCGTTGCAATGCTTCCGTTTGATTTCGATTCCAATCTTTGTTGTACATTAATCTCAAAGGATGGTATGTTGAAGAAAATGCGCATTCGTGACATCACTCCATCAAAGCGTCCCTGTATCGATATTGCAAAAGAAGATCGTCTCATCAAGGGAATTGTCACCAAAGAGAAATCGGATCGTGACATTCTCATCTATACGGACAATGGGATGGGACAGCGATTGGATCCAAATAATTTGCGTATTACATCAACATTGGCAAAGGGGAATCCCGGGTTCAAGTTGTTTAATGATGGAATTGTTGGTTGTTATGCCATCAATCCAAAAGAGAATCAATATGTGTTGTATGTGACCGCAAAGGGGAGGATGAGACTAAATGAAATCGAATACCTTCCCATGCGTGATTCGAAGCACGATAAAATGGTTCGATTGATTGAGCTTCCAGATCGTGATCATCTGGTATCGGTAATTGGGTGCAATCGTCTTGATAAAGTACAAGTATTCTATCAAGATGGGGAAACGGAAACGGTTGATATTTCAAAACTTCCGATTGAGACAATGGGATCTGAACCTCGGAAGGTAACAGAACGCAACGCCGTTTCAAACACAATCGTCAAAGTGAAACTCGCGTAATAATATAGGTGGGGATTTATCCCCACCTATATATTCTCTCTGAAAGGGTGTTTTACATGGCTAATACAAGATTTATTAATATTACCAAAGCAAGGCGTTTAATGCATCCCTCAAGACGTATATCTTCTCTGATAGCGAATATCATAAATCCAAATACTGGAAAAATAGTCAAAGCCTGTGTTGGGTTGAACCCGGCGATTAACATCAATTACAATCGTCGCAGTTATTCGAAAGATTATTGTATCAATACTTTGGGATCTGATATGGAATATATGCAAGATGTTTTCTGTCGCGGAGTTCCAGAACACCCAACAACATTGGAGGAGCTAGAACTAGATTCTCCAAACGTTGTTCCCATTCGTCAAGACGGTGTTCTATTAGGAGCATATCACATAATGGGCGGTGTTATCAAATGAATATTCGACGTCGTGCAAAAATTCGAGCAATTCGATTACAGTTGAAGAGTGGGTCGACGGTCGATATGAGTAAAGTAATGGAGTTGGCCGCTATATTAATAGACATTCAATTTCATAGAGGCCTGGAATACTGGCCGCGCATTATATTGTGATGAGAAAGAGAAGCAAAAAGAAATTCCGAAGGAGGACATCATGAATGATCGTCGGATTAATACCATAAAAGCGGCAACGATGATTTATAAATCAAAAAATCTGGACACAATGTTATTCTGTATGATGAATAGGAGTATGAATAAGATCATTCGAGCTGAAGTTATTGTTCGAGAAAAACCAATAAAATATTATCCGTATCAGCATAGAATCGTCAGTAGAATTTTAGATGGTTCATGTAAAAGTTTAATTGAACCAAGAGGCGAGAAGTCAATTATCATTGAACGATCTCCTTGGAGGATATTCTAATGAATACACGGAAACAAATGAAGTTACGAACACTTCAGTGGTATTGGGACCCATTTGTGCGGATTGATCTCATGAAACGAATTTATGAGAATGAGGGGAAGTTATCATATCGGCACATGAATAGACACATTCGTGATATGAATATCAAAATTCTTCAAAAACTCTAGAGGAGGATAATGATGAATATTCGACTTCGAACGATGTGGAGGGCTATAAAACATCACACCCGTTCATCAGATGAGAGAATTCAGTCAATCATTGAGTTCATTGATAAATATGGAAACGACGTCCCGACAAAGAATCGTATGAAACAATATTTTCGTTTCAAGAAATTTGCAATGCAAATGGCGCGTTCTTGTCCTATAATTTGTAATACAAAGAAGAATTATCATACATTTGTGGAGATAAAAATATGAATCTGAGAACCCGAATGATGATTCGTGCCATTAATCAATATCGAAATGTGAGTCATCGTATGAATGGAATGATATCATTATTTGAAAATTATACATTTCCTGCACGAAAGATAAATCGTGCAATTCATTACAGTAACATGAGATATATCATGGAATATAACCGAGAACGTTTTATTATTCCAGAGGAGGAAATAATATGAATCGGTCGTATCGGTTTCATTCTCGATGGAAAGCGATGAAGCTGTATCCGAGGGGATCGAATCTGAGACGAGATACACAAGTGAAATTGATTATGTCAGATATGTCGCTGCGAGCAAAAATGGATTTACTATTATACTTCTATGATGCGATCAATTCATATTGTAATCTAGTAATGCGAGAAGTAATGAGCTTCAAGGTAGATACAAACAATCTATCGAATGATCAATTACTAATAGGATTCCCATCGGCAGGAGGTGAAAAGAATGACATTTCAGAAGATGCTAGAGGATTTATCGAGTTCGTCGAGCAAGAGTATTCAGCTCTCGAACGTGAAATCCTTCCTGCAAGATAAAGAACATCGAAGGACCATCAACTATTTCGTTCATCACGATGATATTACAAAGGAACCTCTAACTGATTCAGAACTATCGCAATTGCAAGCGATAGTAGAAATATTGCAGATTCTTTACAATTCTGAGATTGGGTCTCCTGTAAGTGATCAAGATTATGATGTTCTACAAGAAATGTTGGTTAATATGGGAATTCCACGATTAACTGGAACAGTTGAGATCAACGACTCAGCCAAAGAATCTCATAAATACACCTCTCTTCGTGGTACGCTTGATAAAGTATATTATCTCACCAAGGAGGAAGAACGAACCAACAAATCTAGAAAATATCTGGATGAATGGATCAAGTCTGCAGAAACTAAGTATGAGAAGGCGACTGGAAAGAAAATTGATCTTAATCAGGAAGATGTTTGTCTGCAATGTAAAATGGACGGAACATCTGTTGTGCTTGAAGTCGGAGAACGGATGTTGTGGCTGACGCGCGGAGACACAGCAAACAATCGAGCATCCGATGTTTCCCATATCATGAATATATTCAATGACATATATCGTTCTGATAAAGATTGTGGTATCAAATTTGAAGTCATGTGTACAGAGGAAAACAAAGAGAAGATTAATGAGCTCTTGGCCGAAAAACCATATAAGAACTCACGACAGATTGTTACATCGACATTAAATTCCTCTGAACCTGATCCAAAAGCGGAGTACCTTTATCCTGTACCACTTCGAATTATTCATCCTGGAGAATTAATCGAAGAGATCCATCCAATGTATTTGGAAAAGTTTCCTAATAAGATTTGCAAGCTTGGAGATCGCGAAGCCATCCGGGAATTCGCAAATAAAAATCGCGTTGCAAATGTGAATGGAATGCATTTTCGTACCGATGGATGTGTAATCACGATACTCAACAAGGATGTACAAAAAGTTCTTGGGCGCGAAGACAATATCAACCAATATGAGGTTGCATATAAATTCACAGAGGAGACAGCGGTTTCTAAGATTATCGGTGTTGAGTTCGAGGCATCGGTGTTCGGGTATATTACACCAGTTGCCGTATTCTATCCAGTAATATTAAAGGGAAATCGGGTTGATCATGCATCTTTATCCACCAGAGAACGTTTCGATGAAATGGATCTTCATATTGGTGATGAAGTCAATGTATTATATGATATCATCCCGTATGTTACAAAACGCTCTACTGGTAGGGGAAGAAAGATTGAGTTCGTTCGTTTCTGTCCATCCTGTGGGGAGGAATTGGATCTCTCAGAAGTGCGTGTTCGTTGTCAGAATCCAAAGTGCCGTTCTCGTGTAATCGGGAAGATTCTTAACTACTGCTCCAATCTCAGAATACAGAATATCGGAGCAAATACGTTAGAGGAATTATACGCGAACGGATTCCTCGATCACGGTATTCGCAGTTTGTATAAGTTGAGAAAACACTCCTTTGAAATTCAGGATCTGAATGGGTTTGGGAAACTCAAGACGAATAAAATCATCAACGAGATTGAGTCTAAGCGGAAACTCAAAGATTATGAGTTATTTGGGTCTCTCGGAATTGCTGGATTATCGATGAAAACGTTCAAGACAATATTCCAGCAAATCAATTACGAGGCGTTCATCAAGCTACTGTTTGATGCAAAATTCGATCCGTTGAAGAAACTGATTTTACTCGTAGATGGGATGGCAGAAGCAAAGACAAATCTCATGATTGAAACGTTCCGAGAAGAAGCGTTTCGTAAAGAGTTGAAGAAGCTTCTGAAGGAGCTACAGATTCGCTCTACGTTTGATACAAAGCCGTCGGAATCCAAGGGGGTTGTTATATTCACCGGATTCCGGTCCAATGAATTGGAAGATCGATTGGAGAAGGCGGGATGGAAGGTTGGTAATTCAGTCAGCAGTAAAACATCCTACGTGATTGCTGCAAATCCAGACGAGCCCTCTTCAAAAATACAAAAAGCAAGGGAACTTAATATTCCGATTCTTGGAAGAGATCAAATAAATCAACTATTATAGGAGGACATGAATGTTCGCTACTCATAATTTTATTCAATGGATGGATGTAGAAGCGGAGAGAGTTGAAACGACACACATCGATGATTTCTTCCGTTCCTACATCCACTTGGCAAAGGAGTACAAGAGTGATGATAATTGCTCCGTGCAGGAAATTACCTTTGACGATCGTATCGTAAAAATCACAGATATGTTTGGATGGACGGATGTCCGATCCATCTATCGTGTAGATAAACATCGTCCGCTACACTGGAACAATTTACGTTGTGCAAATAAGCAGTTGATTGTGTCGGATGGAACGATCATGCTGACATATGATCCATCAAAGATATCGAGAGGATTTCATGGTGAAGTGAAATATGGGACTATCATTAAATCTGCCTACAATTTAAAGGAACATCTCGATATTCTTCGTGTAAAGCGTGGAGGTATGGACGAAAACTACAACGATGTAGAATTTGATCCCATACGTGAAATTATTTCCATGGAAGATGATTGGTCTTCTGGTTTCGTCATCAAAACACGTTCTGGTCGGATGAATGTTTCAGGGGTTCACTGTTTCGCGGAGTGAGTATAATTTAGTGATATATTATAAACACGAAATGTAACCTTTGAAACAATTATTATAGGAGGAAGCGTTGATGTCAGACAAGAAGAAGCTAAAGATTCCAAAGTCGGTCATTGAACTGAAGCTCAGTCCGAAGAAGTTTGCAAAAAAGCATGGGATCAAAATCAAAGGAAAAGGACTTTCCAAAGGTGAGAAGAAGAGGAATATCAAGCGTCTGAAGACGCAGTATTCCGAAGCCGCGATCCGAGGACTGAATAAAGCGGTTAAGATTCTTGCCGAGCGTGATTCAGAGAGTAAAAAGATCATCAAGATTAAGAATGCCGTTGACAATATCATCTCTAATCCAGAGGTGATGAAACGCATTGCCAAGATTTATAAGAAGGATGGTAAAGAGTACGGAAACATGCAGTACCTTCCCTACATGATTATGAACACAATCATGTATTATGCACAGGATTCCATCTCGGATGAGGAGAAAGAGATCGGCGCATCCCTGGATACGGAAGGACTCATTTCTTTCTGCGAGAAGATCCTCAAAGCACAGATCAAACGTTACAAGAAGCTTGGACTTGATCGTGAGACGGCATATCATCTTGCAACAGTTATTCCGACGAACAAGGTATTCAAGACGAATATGCGACAGTGGCAGCGGCGTCTAATCCAGACACTATATCTTCTTGCAGAGAAAGATGCGGTTGATCTGGAACTCGTTCTCTCAGCGGTATGTAAGCTAGATAAGAAGGGAATCGATAAGAAAACATTCTATGAAGGGTTCTATTCCGAATTCATTCTGACAAAGGACTCGAATAAGAATAAGACCTTCACAGATACGCAGAAGGATCTCCATGCTGCACTCATCGAACATACGCTGGAGTATCTTGATGGTATGAAGTCGTCAAAGTGTAAGGCGTTGATGAAAGCGTATATCAAGCGTCGCAAAACGGCAGAGTCATACAAGAATGACACCAAACGCGTCATCAAATTTGTCGACTACGCAAACAGTAATTCTCCCTACACGAAATTGAAGGCTGTATTGAATGAACTGATTGCGGACAATTCTTCCAATGAATTGTATTTGGGTTGATGAGGAGGATATCATTCCATGAGTAAGAAGAAGCGTAAAGTTGAGAAAGAAACCCGTCGCGTTATCGAGGCGATTTCGGATACCGTCAAGAAAAAGAAGAGTGGCGGATATAAATTCAAGTCCAAGAAGAAGAAGATTGTTAAGAAGATCAAGTCTACCTGTTTGCATTGGGTGATTCGTAAGGGCAAAGAGGTTCCGTGCGTACATCAGGATCATGATCATCCAGGTAACTGGAAGTGTGATATCTGTGGCGCAAGCTTCCCGATTCGTCCACTGGATAACGAGCAGTACAGTAAAGTTATCGATGACGTTCTACAGACGATCAATCAGCTTCAGTTCTGGTCTGTAAAGATGGGTGGAAATAAGGATGATACGAAGCTATTTATCCAGCTCAAGAAATTGATCCAAGATCACTTCTATAAAGCGCAGAAGAATATCGTCAAATCGATCAACAAGCGCCAGCATTGGGAAGATCGCGCAAAGCAGGGAGCCGATGGTCTGGCTCAATTCGATTCCTATACCGGATTCGATTATCGTTCCTAAAAACGGCAACGAATATGGTGGGAGAAATCCCACCATATTCTTTTTATTACAAAGGAGAGTATGTTGATGCAGTCAAAGATTCTGCAAGATAATCTTGGGTGGAAAGACGTCAGTAGAGAGACCCCATCAGAGGATAGACGAGTAGTTGCCCGACTTTATCATGAAAAGACTGATCAGGAGGACGTAAAAGTAGCTACCTATCAAGAGAATCGATGGGAGGTAAGTCCGCCATTTCCATTATTCGATTATAGTCTATTGAGCAAGAAGGCTTCTCTTAAGGATGGAGTCAAAGTAACCCATTGGAGATATCCGGATACGGAGGAGCTGAAGTTCTGGGATGAACGGTTTCAACCAATAGGAAGTTATGATCATCTTTCCATAGAGGTTGATTCATCGCATGCAGAAGAGGTATACCGTGCGCTTATCTGGGGCGCATCAATGATCTATAATTTTGCAGATGAAGAACATAAACACCTTGCAGATATTCTCTCTGATCTACAAGCTTGCATGGATGCAAAGGAGGAATCATAATATGCCATGGATTCTGGATGACGACGGTCATCCGAAATATATTCATTCAATATATGATAAGGATTGTCTTCCTACATGGGATGAGGTTTATAACGGATTTTGGAAACCGAAAGCGTTTACATTTGATCCAGAAGATCAAACCCATGCAAAGAAGGATACGTATTGGTTGCGCCCCCATCGAAAACTATTGCTTGGCTGGGTATGTAATCAACTCAATAAAATCATTTTCGAAGACCGTGCTTGCATGAAAGAGATTAATCATATTCTTGATTACAAGTGTATGAGTCCATTCACTCACATTGTTCCAAACTATAACCGATTTAACTACGTAAAGTTTTACCTGGATAAAACATCATATGCAGAACGAACTATGCGAGAGATTATTGATGAAGAGGCAAGCCCTCCACCAATATACCAGTGTAAGTTACCGAAGCAAAATTCCTACAGTATTTTCAAGAGCGCTTACCCAAGCATTGATATCGATACGCTGGATGGTGAGATTGGTATATATATCCACCTTATGAATACTTCGGACGAGAAATCAGATGATGCTATTGGTGGGCTAATTCTATCTCCCATCGTACATTCCCCTGAATATACAGAAATTATTCAAGCAGTAATTTCTCATATCATCAGATACTTTGAAAATGGGGTTGGCTGGAAAGATAAGGATGGAAATCTCATGGATTCCAAACCAATGCAACCAATTTGTCAAAATGGGCATGATCCAGCACTATGAACGACAAAGTATAAAAGAGGAGGGGACATCCCCTCCTCTTTATTTTTGCACAGCCGTGATGACGTTGTCTTGTATACTCAAAGATTCATTGGAACTCGCCTCTTCTCGTATTACATCCAATGTATTGGAATCAGTAGACACCTTTACACTGAGAGAATTGTCGTTCGTCTTTACCACAGAGATATCATCAATCTTGTCTGAACTATTCTTACAAGCATCGTAGATATCATTGAACATGTCCGATTTCGTTTTTACAAAATCATACATCTTCGTTGCATCATCGGCTGGTATAACTTTGCCTAGATACTCCGGTTTGTATCTATCCACGGTTACACCGCCCTTCGAATTACAGAGTTAATTGTGGTGGTTCAGAAGCTACCCTCTTCCGACGCAGTTCAACAATTTTGAGGAAGTATGATTTGGGTAGATGAAAGATGAAATCGAATGTCGGATCGGATTTAAATAAATAGCCCAGCTCCTCTAAGAATGCTACGTTCTCTTCAATACGACTTGCACGCTCGACAGGCTCTGAGCTACTATAAAAAGCAACCGTGTCATCGAATCAATTGTAATATTGGACTTGTTCTTACACTGTGGGCAACAGATGTTGCGCATCGAATAACGGAACTGATACGGCTCCAACATAATACGAAGAAGCTCATTAATCGTCTGGTAGTCAACCTCATCAAGAGTTGTGGTGATCTTAAGGATATTATCCGGTCCTGTGATACGGATATATTTCCCATTCTTCGGAAGCAGGAATCCTTTGATGACCATTAGCGATCCTGTAGAGATTGCTTCAGATACATCCACGTCCTTCTTCTCTTCGAGTGCATGAATGGTTCCATACACCTTATTGAGATAGTCGTATGCTGAGATGTGTCCGAATATCACGCGCAACTTAGAGTGCGGTAGCTCGACGGTGTTCTGGACATTGAGCATAGAAGCCTTATAATACTTCTGAATGAGTTCTGCGGTATTGGCTTCCCCAACCTCTTTCATCTCTTTGAGAATTGTCTCGGAGATACTAGACTGATCAAGGAGTTCTCTCGGAGAATAGATCCAGTCATAGGACTTTCCACAAGTCTTATCGCTATCTTCCTTCAGCTTTGCATGACAGTCAATAGCAATGATCTCCTTATCCATCGACGTTGCACAAAGAATCTTCCAGAGAAGGAACTCAAGATCCATGAATGATGTCTTCATCAGGAAGTCATCAAACTTTGTAACTTCATGTACAATGATTTCATTATCCTCCGGACCAAGTTCATGGAAGTCTATAATGACCTTTTTCTTAGTTGCTGGATCAATATACCATTTGTACTCCTTCCATGGACCAATGGACGGATTCTTGAGATGTCGATAAATAATAGACCACTTCTTACGCTCTGCATCGAGGGTATTCATATCCTGTGCATGCATGAGATCCATCACTTCTGGGTAGGATAGTCCTGTCAGCGTTGCACGATATCGTGATGCCGGTAGTGACGCAACTTCATCGTTTGTTTCACGTTGATACTCTGCAAGCACAGTATCGACGGCATTATCATCAACGTCTTCGATCTCACTGTATTTGAGTGGCATGTCTTCAACAATGTTGAGTTCAATGCTACGCGACTTCTTGATCTTATCAATCTCATCAGATGACCAAGCGATTTCAGTCACACGACTCTTATCGATGACGACCTTTGTTTCTTCGTCGGTTGGATGAAGAACAGCGTTGATTGCTGCATCTTCTTCTGACTTTGGTAGATCAATGATCCGATCTACAGTCTTCTGCGCCGCAGGCTTCTTACCTTCGTCGGACCATTCAAGAACGAATTCCGGGAACTGATCTACAATCTCCTTGAAGATGGCATCCAGCGCTTCTTTAGAACGTGTATAGTTTGTGTCTCCCGCTGCAGCAAGAACGCGTACTTGCCATTCGCCAGGAGGGATTTGTAGCTTGGAAATTCCAAATCGCTTCTTTGCATCTTCGATGTTTTCATTCTTTCGTTCAAGATCATCCATGCTTTCGCGTGCTTCCTGGATGGCGTTGTCGTCCGCAATATTGCGAAGGGGACCATCATCAACCTGCTTCATATCCTTCTTATCGAAGACGACTGGTTTCATTTCATCCATGCCTTCTAGAAGAGATGCATCTGGACGCCAACCGTCATCCGATTTCTTTTCTTCCACAGGCACTTCGGCTGTCCATACGTCATCTTCTGAGCAATACTCTTCAGTTTCTGTTTCAATCACGGGAGGTTTCTTGAACAGATCTTCTGCATCGATATCATTCTCTGCAGCATATTCTTCTGCCATATCTAGCACAGAAAATTCTTTCGCCATGATTCCATCTCCTTGTTCTTTGTTAATTTCACATTACAACTATCGTGGAATATATTGTAATTAATTATGATGATTGATCATCATAATCATATAATTGAAAATGGCTCTCGTATAATTGATGATCGTTCCTTTATTCTGGTAGAATTTGGTAATCATAATGATCTCATCCATCCAATAATTGAGGATATTTCGAATCTCCATATAATTTGGATCTTTGGATGTACCAATGGAACGATATAATGTCAATCCAAAGTTCATAAATTCTCCAGAACCCAAGGACGTATTTGATGGATTCTTTGACATATAGGAGGTAATGACGCGATCAACAAACTGGTGTAACCGATTGTTCTTCGTCGTATAAATCTGGTTGATGTAGCTTGTTAGGATATCTTTGTTGACGGAGTTCCCTTCAGCAGCGATACTCGCTATACGATCGTTAATTCCATTCGATAAGAATTTTGTATACGTGTTCTCAATGGCTTGTGCCATTGATGCATAATTTCCTTCCTGGTCTGCAAGATTTCCATCATCTAATACCATGTCCTTCGTGTGTTGCGTCGCATTCTTTTCGACGTTATCGTAATACGCTTCCGCAATCTTTGTAAAGGAAGCACTTAGCTGACTACGACACCGTTGAATGAATCCAATATATTGATAGTCTTCTCCACCACGAAGGCGCTCTTTACACAATGTAAAGACGCCATTCATATCATATAAGAGAAGCTCTCGTACGTTCTTCATCTTTTTGATTTTGAATTTATTCGGAAGATGTTCGATGGTATAATTCATGACATCCTCATTCACACCAATGCGCCAAGAACGCCGGAAGAGTGGTGGGTAGTCCATGAATGCCATGATGTATTTGCACGCCTCAAACATATCTTCGTAATTTTTTTGAATGGATTCAATGATTATTGCTGTGAGTAGAACTTTATGGATTCCTTCTCGAATTAGATTGAATAACTTTCCGCTTCCGTATGTAATCGCATACATTTCGTTGGTCATTTGGAGAACCATCTCTTTGTTTACACCAAATAAACCATAGAGAAAATCGTGCTCTTTTTCTGCAAATTTAAACATAAAGGTTGGACCAGGTGTCTCCAATGCACGTACGTTTTCATCCATGAATCGACCAGTAAACTCCATGATCTGGTCACGTACAGATGCTTTTGCAAGTGGCCCCGATACATGTGGAATCTGTAAGTGATCTCTCAAATAAAACGTATCCGTCTTTGCTGCGGCAACTTCCTGGAAGGATTGCATAGGCAGAAACGCATCCTCTTGCATATATTCCAAATAAAGTTCGTTCACGTTTATCACTCCTTTATATCAATGGATTTTACGAGAATGATATATTATTCTCCTAGAATATAAGAGATTGGTGGTTTACCTATGAAAGTAACCTACTTGCGGTTGGATAATTTTGCAGTCATTTCCGTTGCTCAAGAAAAAGATTCGATCGAAATTCATTTTCCGGAAAGTGGGAATAAGATCGTTTCCATTCAAGGAACTAATGGGGTCGGGAAGTCAGGACTAATTTCAAACATAACCCCGTTTGCGTATCCGAGTAATATTGATGAACGGTCCGGATTATCGAGTATCGTCGAGGGAAAAAGCGGATACAAAGAGATTCATTATAAAAAAGGAAATGACCAATTTATCATCAAGCACTACTATAAACCGAATAAGAATACGCATACGGTTAAGAGTTATATCGCACTTAACGGAGAAGAACTCAATGACAATGGAAACGTATCATCATTCTTATCGTTGGTAGAAATTCATTTTGGGTTGACACAGGACATGATGCGCCTTCTTCGATTGGGTTCCAATGTGCATTCGTTTATCTCTCTGACTCCTGCAAAGAGAAAAGAGTATATCGGAAGCCTCATCGAAGAGATTGACATGTATATGAAAATCTATCGGAAGGTGAATGAGGATCTCCGTGTACTCAAGGTGTTAATCAATTCCAATAATCAGAATCTCTATAATTGTCACATCTCCTCCATTGAGGAAGAAGAGGAGCGTGTGAAGGATCTTCGAAAAGAGTTAAAACGATATGAATCTGATCGCGATCAATTGGTCAAGCGCATCAGTAAGATCGAATCACTTGAACGAGAAAACAATTTGAATGATTTACAACGAAAGAAACAGGAAGCGGAGGCTTCCATGATTGAGTTCCAGCATGCAAAAGAAAAGATGATGGAACGGAATCTCGAATCGAGCACGGTTGATCAATTGGTTGCAAAACGAAACGATTATACCAATCAACGGATTGAAACACAATCAAAAATCAATTCCTATCGTATCTCAATTGATAATGCACTGAAACAATCAGAACGTCTCCATGCATCTGTACAGAAAGTGATGAGCAATAATGATTTGGAATCATTATCCGCACTCATCTCAGATTTACGCGATCGTATTACGGTCAGTGAAAAAATTCTAAAAGGCTTTATTGCACATGGGTGTTCTTCGGAAGAACTCGGTAGCATGATTAGTAAACTGTCATCCTTCAATCAAGTCGGGCAGATGATTTACACGCTTGGGAAGAAACCAGTTCAAATCTATTTGAAATTGAGGCGGGAGAATACGTCGATCGATCGATTCTTGAAGGAACAAATGAAGAAACACATGAGTCGTATCAATGAGGACGATATCCGTAAACTCTTCTCACAAGCGTTTCAAGACGATGATATCATCACACCAAATTGTGATACACAATTCAAGGAATGCCCATATTATCGATTCTCTGAAGTCCTTCATCAAGTTAAAGATAAACTTGAAGAGGAAACTTTGGATGATGAGACCATCCGATATATCGGGGTAATTTCTAATAACGTCGATCGTATTCTCAATGAGTTAGATATCTTCTTGACCAAGGATATTCCAGATCGTTTAAAAGATGATCTCAAAGAGAAATCCCTACTCCGTCGTCTGGAGGAAAATGTTACCATATTCCCACTATCGTCCTTACAAGAGTATCAAACGATCGTTAAAGAGTATGAGATTTATCAAGATCTTGTGCACCGTCTGCAACAATCGGAACAGCAACTCAAGCTTTATAAATCCTCTGGTATTGATACACAGATAGAGGAGATTGAGTCTCTGAAAGAAAACATCTCATTCTATCAAAAGAACATCCAGGTACTTGGCGATGAAATGAAACAGCTTCAGATCGCATTAGAGCAAGTGGATGTAGATATTTCCATTGTATCGAAATATACCGATGGAAAGAAGTATCAGAAAATAATTCAAAGTACATTGGAATCTGTCAATAAGATTCTCATTCCACTGGAATCCGCATCCAAAGAAAAGATGGAGCTCTCCTTTCAGTTGCGTACAATCAATGATGTGATACATAATACACAAGATCGTATTAAGTCAATTGAGTATAAGATTGTAGAATACAATCGTTTGGTAGAAGAATCCGAAACCCTTGCAAAGAAACAGAAAGATCTTTCTATCATCATGGAAGCTGTTTCAACAAAGAAGGGAATCCCAGTTATCTACATGAAGACCTACCTTGGAAAGATTCAAGCGCTTGCAAATAATCTTCTCTCGATCATATATGGAGACGATCTTCGTTTGGCAAAGTTCAAGGTAACACAGGAGACGTTTGAAATTCCATACATTAGGAATGGGCGGAAGATTCCAGATGTGCGGTTTGCAAGTCAGTCTGAAATCCCACTGACGACCATGGCGCTCTCATTTGCATTATCGCACAAAGCAACAGAAAAATACAACATCATTCTCTTGGATGAAATCGATGCGGGTTTTGATGAGCATAATCGTTCGGCATTCTTGAAGATGTTGCATCGACAGATGGTGGAATTGAAGGCAGAGCAAGTATTTATCATCTCACATAATCTAAATAATATCATCGATATTCCAGTGGATGTAATCAAGCTCTCGGATGTGGGCGGTATGAACAAACTCCAAAATATCATTTATGAATGACCAAGAGTTAATTGAAAAATTGATTGGAGTGAATTCATATGAGTGAAGAAGCTAAGCTCGTGACAGAAGATGCGCTGAAACGAGCCATTAAATCCATCTATGAGGAAATGAATCGAAAAACGGATGAGAAGATGATGACAAAGGTTTCAAGCATCTCATCCATGTCGGAACATATTGTCGTAGACGCATCAGATCCAAGGAATATCAAGATTGGTCTGAGTCCAGAAATGGAAGCAAAGATCAACTATATCTACCAAGCCATCCAGGATGGAATTCTGTTGAAGGAAGATTAACAAAGAGGAGGGACGATCCCTCCTCTTTTCTTTTTATCCAATATATAATGAGATTACGTTTAGGAGGATTTCTTATGACGAAACAACCATCTCTCATACAGTTTGAACAAGAGCGATTTAAAGAGAAGCTGATTCCGCCATTGGCATCCAACTCCTTCTATGAAGTTGGCGATGGTGAAATTGTATTAACATGTCTTCGCAGCGATCCAGATGATTATCGATTCGATCTCCGTGTTCATAAGGGCCATGTCTATACTGGTTTTGGCAACTTTTTTGTTGTCAATGATATTAAGAACATTCAACAACCGTATCGGAATATGCGCATCGACGAACGTGCACAGCTATCGGTAAACCAAGGTCTCACTGTGAGTGGAGAGCTTCAAGTCCATGGAACCGTGAATCTAATGCAACATGCACGTATTTATAGTCGAGGCAAAGGACGCATCATATTCCATCCAACAAGCACTCTGAATATTGATCAGGACTCTGACATCATCGTTGAAAAGACAGCAACCTTCATCATTTATGGAACACTAAATATTCATATTGCAAAACTGAATGCAATGTTGAGTGCACCGAATCTTATTATCGATAGTGCAGCTATCATCAATGTAAGTGGAATTAAATACAATGACACGGAGTTCAGCCTCATTCAATATGTGAACGAATTATCCAAGATTGATATTACGCAAAATACGAGAAGAGAAACACACTTTGATCATGGGAGTAGTCGCATTGCATATGTGTGGGCCGATGGTCACCCAAATAATCATTCGCATACGGTCGATATTCATTTGATGAAAGGTGCTTGTCCCCTGGGATATTTTAAATTTGGGGCAACTGGGCAATTAACTCAGATTGAAAATGGTGAAAAGAGTATTCGAAATTTGGAAATCCATCCAAAGGCTACACTCTATATCCAAGAGAAGTATCGAGAAACTACATTTATGCATCCAGAACTATATGTCGGCGTTGTCATTGATCGAACGAAAACACCCGGTGTTTGTAATTGTCGCGGAACAATCATTTGTGATGGAAAACGGAGTCGTATCACAATCGACCGCGGCGGATTATTGAATATTGAAAAAGGGGCAAAGGTATACGTTCAGAATGATGCTGTTATGCGTTCGACCAATAACGATAACGTTTGTTTGAAAATTGATGGTACATTAATTATCGATGATATTGATCAAATGAAGTCATTTAACTCCAACAACATTTCATTTGGTTCTGATGGAAAAATCATTATTCGAAATCCAACTAGAGAGGAGCGCCGCATTTTATTTGCAACGCCAGATGGAATCCAGCAATCAGCTTTCTATCGGATTCTCAAAGAACATATCGATCATGTAGAATATCACATTTCCAAAAATACTGGGATCAAAATTGATCGCTATTATGAGTTCTTTAATCGGGATCTTGTTAAGTGGTTTGGAGATCGTCGTATTGAGAAAGCAATCTTTGATAAAATCCTGGTATGGGAGGATGGCGGATATATTGAATTGGATCGATCCATCATTCCATGGGTGAACGAGTACTGTACACTTCTAAACATTGCTGGTATTTTTAAGACATTTGGAAAAGATGAAAAAGAAAAACTGCAGGATCTTGTAAATCGATTGCGTTATGCTGGAAGTGGAGATATTACATTCCGCTTCGTTTATGGGGAGAATTCTCATGAACTGACACTTCCGCTGGATGGAATCAAAATGATTAATGCATTCTATAATCATCCTGTTCGCAAATATACAGTAACAGCAAATACGGATGGATTTCTATTTTTGCAAAACAACGTAAAAAATATTTCAAAAGAGAATTTAATTCAACCAACGTCAAAAAAGATTCCGATCACGAATAAGAAAGCTGAGTTCAATTTATAAAAAAGAAAGAGAGATCTATAAGCGCCAGCTTGTTTATCTCTCTTCCTCTCATCTCTCAGCGGAAGTTCTGAATGAGCTTGTCCAGCACCTCGTCGAACGTGCCGAAACGACGATAGCGGTAAGACTTCTGATTCAGTGTGCACTCCATGCGCAAGATCGCATCCTCGTTTCCGGGATTCTTGCGGTCTGCAGAAACAGGAGCATCGATGATGACAACGTCCCCCTCCTTTTTCCCAATGAAGTTCTTGATGGGAACCATCTGGAAGTATGCGTTCGGACGTACCCAGAGACCGTCCTCGCTGCCATCCTTGAGGACGACGCCGTGATCGCAGATGTTATCCGACTCATAGCAGTCGTCGGTCTCAGTGGGAGCGACGAACCACAGTTGAACCTCCACTTCTCCCGTCTTCTTGTTGAACTCCAAGGAGTTCGGGATGATGAATGCCTCTGCGTTGATGTTGTAAACTTTTGCCATGATAAACTACCCCTTTACTATTCTAGAAAACATTGACTTGATAGAGATATTTTTACATCTCTTATCAATTATAGAATATATAGGGATATATTGAGAAGATACGATACAAGGGAGGGGAATTCCCCTCCCTTATATTTATTCTGCTGCCGGTGTTTCAATAGTTGTTTCTTCGCCCCATACAAGCAGGACTGCATCAATCAGACTCTTATCAAGTTCGGACTTCTGAAGATCTTCGCGTCCATGGGTTGAGTTCTTGAACTCCATATATAGCACAGAATCTGCAAGTTCTACCTTTGCCCCATCCTTCAGAATAAGGTCAAGTTTCTTCTTGATAAACGCCTCATCCTTATTGAGTGTTTCAAACGTATAGTTTGCAACGATCTCTGCCTCATTCACTTTACCAATATACTTTTCCAAATCAAGTGGACTCATAATTTATATCCTCCTTACTTCCGCATCTTTGCTTTGGCATCAATAACTGACTTCTCAATGAAATTATTGATGATACCATCGAGACGATCTTTTCCACCAATCACTTCCAACATCACTCCATTGTCTTCCGTCAATGTTGTTGGAAGCGTCTGGTATACAAGTGACTTCGTGCTCTGTTGCAGCATCTCGATCTCAGTATCTGTCAACTTCTTCCCACCAATCTTCATTGTATTGGCAAGATTCATGTTGGTGAATACTGCAGCTTTGACAATCGTTTCAATCTCTTCGAGTAGATTGTTCTTGATACGTGTTAGACTATCCAAAGACACCATCTCGTTTTTTGCAATGATGGAATCACGGATGCGTTTCACATAGCTACGAACAACCATCAGAATTGCAGATCCGATAACAACCAATACCGGCGTGATGATGTTATCCATCACCGCATGCATCAAGTAATCCTGCATTATACATTCCCTCCTTGGTATTCTCTCTACCCAACGATTTCGTGAATCATTTTATCAACGTCTTCTGCCGTCACAAGATTCTTCAATTGTGCGTTGATATCGTTTAACTTCCCATCTTGCTTGAAATTCACATCACGAATATCATCAATTTTATTTTGAAGATCATCGATGGATTCATCAACAAACTTTCTAGGTGCCCCACCTAGAATTTCTTCGATTCGTTTACTATCTTTAATCATGACGAGATCTGACTTCCATACATTGTATCGGAACGTAATACGCGATCCATGATTAACTGCAAACGTCCGATTGGACTTAATGACACCACATGGAACAAGTGAAATATTTTCACAAGCAAGCTTCTCAATTTCGTCTCCATGTAATTGGATGGATGTTCCATCTTTAGAGAAATGGTAAAGATTGTTACAGCGGTGACTAAACTTTGGAAGATCTTTCTGATCCTGATACCAGCGCGGATCTTGATTCCATGGAACAACTGTAGGTGGATAAGAATAATGATAATATCCGTTGATGACTGCTGGATAGAAGAGCTCAATTTTTGTAATACGACAAACGATCCAGCTATATCCATGCGTGATTTCCATCACTGCTGTCGTAAGCGAATCCTTGAAGTTCGTAACAATGCAAGAGTCAACGTCATTGTTTGCAACTCCAGGAAGATTGTCAGCAATATAGTAATTGCGATCCTGAATAGTTAGTCGTTCTTGTGCCGAACGAAGAATTTCCCCCGTATGATAATTCTCTAACTGGTAACTGATTTGAGCAATCAGTTTGTTCTGAAGAACCGGAAGAATGTTATGATGTTTCGTTCGCATGTAGAAAAAGAGACGATCAATCAAATGTGCATACTTCATCTTATTTCCAGTGAGTGGAATGGTATCGTTGATATTGATATCCACATGCGTATGCTTTTCCTCCGATCGAATACTCATCCCATTTGTCATCATACTTGGATCGATCTGACGGAAATTGATGTTCTCCAGATAATCGTCCAGTAGATATGGATATCCGTCCAGAACAGAAAATGCGTTGATCCGATCGATTCCTTCGAATCGGAAACAGTGACGCATCTCGTCATTAATCATATCAAAGTTCTGCAACATGTTTTCTTCATACGGATCCATTAAATTCATCTCCTTATCGTGTTTTTCTCGTTAATGAGGTGTTCCAAACTTAATTTAGGCGAAGAATCTTTCGCATGATAAAAATACTCGTTGGAACATAGAAAAAGATATCAATTTTCCGATTCGCGTTTAGAAGATCATCACATAGATTTGATGGGATATCCTTTAACGACAACGAGTTCCGTTTATGGATAAATCGATGAAGAAGTTTCTCGTATGCATTTAACGGTTCCAATGAAATATTTTCGAGCGCTTTCAGTTGTTCATCTTCTAGGAAAGAACGCTCCTGATACAGTGCTCGCGATTGTTTCAATGAAATTGGCTGAATCACTTTAATATCAGATTCATACCAACGAGCAAATGACGATACAGGGTATCCATCCCCCTCGGATAAGATGTAATGAAATTTCTGCAACATATTCAATGGGCAATCATTCTCCATCCACGTATATATGGAGTTATTATAATAGAGCGGAAGTTGTGGCTCTCTCAACTTATCATGCAACATGATAACATTGTTTGAATTTTGGACATTCATGAGTGAGTATTTTGCCATAAATTCCGATCCACACATATCATAGAGTCGATATCCTGTCGATTGTTCATGGAAGAGAAAACATTGATGCCGCTCATTGTAGAAGAGCGCTCGATACGAATGGATCATCTGTACAATCATCCGTTCGACTTGTTTCCTTGTAATGAAATCATCGGCACGAATGATTGGATTCTTTTCCGTCCCAATCGCGTTGAGTTCACAATAGTACTCCGCAATTACACGTCGCTTTAGATCTGCAAGTAGTTCGTCTGATGTTGAATGTAAGCGGTAATTGATTTTGTAATATCCGTTTGCTTTCATTGTATCGTACTGAACAGATGTTACTTGGAAGATGCCAATCATTTGAAGATGATTAATGATAAAAAAATCATTTTGCTTTGGAATCAGCGTTGATGGTAGAATAATGTATTCTCCCTCCACGTTAATATCTTCCACATTATGTTCGTCCGAATTGTTTGGGGTTGCTTGACTTGTTCCATATAATGGAAAGTCGTTGATCTGATTTAAGCGAATTGGGGATTTTTTCCCGAATAGTTGATCAATGTCTTGGATACCACGATCCACTGTCGTGGCATCGTCGTCAATGGAAAAATATGTTGTTAAGATTGCCCCAGATTCTGTTACGAACCGATTTGTAGAACTCTGTAGACGTTTTTCAAATTGGAATAGGTTTCCATTGATCATCGATTTCTCATCGAACACAAGCTGTGCCATATACTCACATCCTTCTCGTTTCTATTATATCTGAGTGATATATTATCAATATAGATGAATATATTCTATTTCAGGAGGAAAGTTATTATGAAAATACTGCAGGAAAAAAGAGATCCAATGACAAAGTTTTCGTGGAGGTCGACACTGTATACACCGGGGGAGGCCCAATACATTGTCAGCGTAAACAAATCATCGGTATCCATATTACAATCGGTTCAAAATCCAAATCGAACCGATATTATTGCCGGAGCCGTTTCATTCAATCAACTCGTCTACATGCTTTTATGTCAGGCAGGACCGGTTCTATTTCAGAATGCTGCGAGCTATGGTCGTATAAATCCATATCGGGTGCGACCAGAAGAGACTGGTATAGATGACGGAACAGCTTATTATCTGGACTATCTGGAATACAATGAAGACCATGCCGGGTATGTAAGTACGTCGGCACCAGCGATTACATTCATTCCGAGTCCGAACGGTGTTAAAGTGAAACTTGATGCATTCCAAGCGGAGAAGGGTTACGAGTTTGGATATTTTATGCCGGATCTCATTGACGTCCTTCGCTTCATTATAGAAAAGCCTGAATACCGTTCTAAATACACACTAGACGACAGAGAGTTGATGCTTAATTTGATAGCTCATCCATATACCATCAAATGTGATGATCTTCTCAAATCATATGATCGTATCGAATTTATCAGAGTCTACTTTGATATCGATAGTATAAAGGAAGCAGGTTATCATCTTCCATTTATGTTCTATAATACAAGCCCATTTATTGATCAATCGGAAGACGAAGAGGATGAAGATGATGAAGAGGATGGTACTTCAAACTATTCACTTGGAAAACGTCCTTGTGCAAACGATGACGACGATGAATGGATGTGATTGTAAATAAAAACTAGAAGTGGGGAAACTTCCCCACTTCTTTTTTTTGTCTTTACATGACATGCTAACGACTAGTTATTAACTAGTCGTTAGAGGTTGGTGGGAATAAATGAATGAAACGATCGTACGAAAAGCATCCAATGTTGGATGGCGAGATGTTATGAATATTCAGGATGCAGAACATCTTTATCAGAATATAGATGATCATTCTATATTTTTTACTACGCAAAAACTAAATCATTTGGATATTCGTAACACTGAAAATGGTATCGGTTGGAAAAAATAATACACCGCCAGAAATCGAGAATTTTTGGATTGAACCAACACATTCTCTTAGTAAACGTGTTAATGTGAATAGTAACACGATATATGTATATGCTGGAATGTATACGGCTATACATTTCCCAACAATGCTTAGTGCATTTAGGTCAGAGTATGTTGGAAATGAAGAGAAGTGGAAATATTTTGCAGCACAATCAATAGAACCATATATTTGCACATATCATATTGGTGATAAGAGTGATTGGTCTGATAATAGAGCAGCTCTATATAATGCGTATTCTCCACTATGTTTATCAAGATACGGGTCATGCATGGAATCACGGTGCCAGTGTCTAAGGGTTTCACATAATGGTTGTGTTGCAGGAATTCCGAGAAAGGGCAAAAGAAGCTGGGGAGATTGGAATGTTTTCATGTTCTCATTTCCAGTATATACATATCCAGATGATGGGCTTCCGAATACAAGCGAACAGGAAGATTCCTATGGGGATTTCCATATATCTCAAATGGTTCGTAGTTCTGATACAATTCCTGGAACTATTGGAACTGATTATCATAGGTTCCGATGGGAATCAGATGTTGGTGACTTGGTATGGGTTGGACAGATCGCATCACTATTTAGTATGACATTCGGCGCATTAAAGGATAATTACCCAAATATCGGACAAATACTTCCAGATTCATTTGTCAGAACATCTCTTGAGAATTATATATGGCATGAACAAGATTTGAAAATACAGTATAAAATTCATCCATATATGAAGGATCGATTTCCAGATAAAAACCTTAAAGGAATTTTATATATAGCAAAACTTCCAAAGACAAATACAGATTCATATGATGATCTTAATACATTCGACTATAATTATTTCAAACCATATATTGTGCATGAAGACGTTATTACGAATAAAAATAAAGTATATGACTTGATCTGCGATGGACCAATATTCATTTATCAATGTACACCATCAATATCCATTCAGAGTGAAGAAAAGAGAAATAAATTACTACCACCGAATTGGCAAGAGATGATAAATGGATAATAAGGCAAGAGAGGGCCAATTGGCCCTCTCTTATTATTTTCTTTTCAAATTGTCGGCAAGCGAAGTAGATACTGTTTAAACTCTTCATCCGTTGGAAGAAATTTAGCTCTGAGTTCTGATAGCTTAATATGTCCTCCGTTTGTTGCACCACCGTTGAATGCAATAATATATACGCCATCAAGGTTATCGTTGATTTTATTTCCAGAACCGATGAGAAGATTGATGATGCCTTCTCTCGACGCAACCCCAGTTCCTCCCTTTCCAACTGGGAGAATACCAGTAACATTCGCATCGGGCAGATTAACCCCACTAATACCACCACCAGCAGTTGCACCAGCTTGGATACCATTCAGCTTCGTACGCTCTGCATCCGTAAACCAACGATGGGATGGATCCTCAGTGATCATTGTTCCTGGGTGTGATGTGGGGTGCACGTAACGGTTTGCACCATTCTCAATTCCAGCCAACTTGGATTTCTCTGCATCAGATGTGAATCGGTGTGTACTATCCTCTACAATCATTGTAGCTGGATGCGTTGATGGATGGACATAGTTGTTTGCATTCTCAGCAATTGTCGAAAGTTTATTTTTCTCAGTGTCTGTCATGAAACGGCGATTGGTTTCTTCAACAATCATACTTGCTGGATGCGTTGATGGATGAATGTATTTATTTGCTCCTTCCTCGATCCCTGCAAGCTTATCTCGTTCCTCTGTGCTAATAAGTCCACCACCGGCTCCTCCAGTAATACCAAGAACCGAAGCAGGAATCTTTCCACTTGCATCCAGACGAAGTACTTTATTTGGTTCAGGAACGGTTGTTACTTCCGAAGAGTTGAGTTTCTGTCCAAGAAGATTCATAATTGTTGTGGAGAAGTTTGGATCGTTTCCAAGAGCATTACTCAATTCATACAGTGTATTGAGAACCTCTGGGGCACCACCAATCAATTCAGATACATTATGATCAGAATAATTCTCCATGGTCTTTTTCAGTTTCTGTAACTTATCATCGATTTCCGTATTCTGTGATGCCTGTGATTCATCCGTGTATTTTTTATACTCGGTCGTCAATTCATCCTTCATAAGCTTAACGGCGCCATCATCGATACTCTTGACAATTTCTGTTTTGATTTCGTTCACGAGATCTTTTTTGATTTCTGTTTTTGTCTCTTGCACCTTAGTATCTGTGTACGTTTTGACTTCCTGCGTGACATTTGTCACTTTCGTATCTGTATATTTCTTTACTTCTGTCTTTGCGCCTTCGACCTTATTATCCGTATATTGCTGATACTGATTCGTAATATTTGTCGTCTGCGAATCGGTATAATTCTTACCTTCGTCTTTGGCCGCCTTCACTTCTTCTGTATATTTCTTTGTGATTTCTGTTTTTGCTGCGATAACTGAATCGTCTGCATGTTTCTTTGCTTCCTCTTTTGCAGCATTGATCGTCTGGTTGATGACGGTAGTATTGCTTTGAATGGATTCGTCTGTATATTTCTTTACTTCCGTCTTCATTTCAGTGATATGGGTATCGACATAGTTCGTATTATTTTCTGTGATTTTCCTATCCGTATATTTGTTAGACTCGGTTAGAGCATTACTGATATTTTGAACTAGATCATTTTTTAGTTGAGTGATCTTTTCTTGAACACTGTGATCCTGTTCATTGTTTTTCTCGGTAGCAAACTCTTTTGCTTTATCTTCTGCCTTCTGGATCTCCAACTTCAAATTATCCAAAAAGGTTTTCAGGTTATCCAATCCAATCAATGGATTCTGCATTCTAATCAGCTCCGTTCTCTACGCCTAAATTCTGTTATAGACTGGTAAAATGGATTATATATTCTCTGACCGTATACGTTGTAAGAGTAGTGATTTATAGATATTTAGGAGGATGATTCAAATGGCGTATGATTTTGAAAAACTAAGAAAAATGTCTTCAAATTTGACAACATTCCTTGAAAGTTTGATGAAATGTCGACTTGGACCAACGATCTCATATAATGGAAATCGTGGCGATACCGTCGTACGAACAAAAGAGCTTTTCCACTTCGAATCCACCTTCCCAAACGTCTTACTGCACTATACCTTCCGCGGATCACCCATATATATTAATTTTGAACGCGCGGATCTACCAGGTGATGCATCAAATCATGAACCGGCTTACCGTGTTCATGCGAGCATTGGGGTTTCGACAGAACGATTAAACTATATCGAGACTGAATTTATGCTTCCGTGCACTGATGCATTCAAAATATTTTATTGCGTGATTTATAATACCTTGGATTCGCTCGATGATAAAGAAGCAAAGTTCTATGATGCTCATGGTCCATTCATTGATATGACCATTGACGAAGCTTTTTATGAAATTGATGATCTCGTGGAAGCATACTATGACTATGTCGGATCTAATCAGGTCATTGCATTGATTAATGATCCATCCAACGATGTGGTTGGCTTTACCATCACACATACAATTGGAGGATCTGATCAAATTAACAAAATCACTGTGAAGAAGAATCTTGACAAAGAGAATTCATATCAGATGATTGCACGAATGGCGTATGAACGCGGCTATGATTTCCTCGAATATAAGAGGGATGATGATATGTTTGCATGTGGTGTTGATCACATATATACGTCAATCATGCGTCTAAAGAAATATGGAATTGTGACGAATCTTGAGCTGGAACTCATTTACAAATATTAGAATGGAGATTACAAGATGAAAAAAGAAATATCTTGGAACAATCATCTTCACGATTATATGTCCTACATCCTTGGAGCACATGATCGCTATGAATCATATCCGGGGAATTTTGATGATGTAAAAAAGATAACGAATCGCGTCTTTCAGACGGATGATATCGATGTTTCATTTACACATCGGAACGATCGATTTGGTGAGATGTATCTATATCTGATATCTTTTGTCGAAGAAAAACACTCAACGGATCCAAGTAAGAACGAGATTATTATAACACTCAATATTCGTGATATTGATACGAAAAAAGAAATGGCTGCTTCAGTACTTCGGACAACGAATCGAGATATGGTGCTTAACGCAATTTATTATATTGCGGACTATTGGATCGGCTATAAAATATTTGACATTGTCAAAATTGTGATTCATGGGGAACAACTGCATCTCGGCGATATCATTAAATCATATGCGACAATCATAACATATGGTAGTATTAGTCGTATCCTTTTCAATGATAATTACCATAGCATTGATATCACGTATATGAATGAATATACTCTCGAGACGAAATTCAACATACGTAAAGTATCTTCGGATCAAGAGAAATACAATTTAGAATATGAAGCTCCTCTCGATTCCGATGGAAAGAAGATTATCTATCCGGGTATTTCAAAGAAGGATTTTGATGAAATTATCCGAGGATTGATCGCGATGAATGGAATTGGTATGATTTCTGAATTGAATATCAATCCAATGGGATATGCATAATAATTTACAGGAAGAGCGGGAAATTCCCGCTCTTTTTTACCTCAATATAAGCATTGTCACGGACAGAGGGAGTTGAATATCTATGGGTAAGGTTGGGAAAGAAATCATCCAGTCACGTATTTGGATGACCGATGCACCAAAACCACCTGATGCAAATTATAAGGACATTTACCCCATTACCGTCTTTGAAGCAGTCAAAGAAACGATGGAAGAGAATAGTAGAAATCTTCAGGAAATTCTTTCAAAAATGGAAGAGGATCTAAAGACGAAGCAGCGCATTCTTCCGTCGAAACCATCCAACTATCTGATGACCTATGCAGGACATCCGGGAGCTGTTGGATCAATTGCAATCACGACGAAGATGTCATGGGACCCATCAAAGCATTCACATAAAAAGATACCGACCGAAAAAGCGGTCGGCGACCTTCTTGTACGCTTTGGGCTAATTGATGAACATGGGAACGTAAGCCCTGAGCATGGGCGTCGTATCAACTGGGGAGATATCATTGGGCGACCAAACGTATATCAATCTTTAGGGGATAATGATGACGGATTCATGACTCAAAAAGCGGTTACTGATGCACAAGCTCTTCTAAAAGAGGAACTTATGCACCAGATTGAGAATGATAGACTTCGTATCAAGATCAGTGAAGACCGCATTCAAGATCACCTTACTGACTACAATAATCCGCACGGTGTTACGGTTGAGCAGATCGGCGCCGTAACAGAAGAATCGTTCAAATTCCACGCGGAGAATTATAATAATCCGCATCTTGTTACAAAGGAGCAGATTGGATTAAGTGAGGTAAATAATACCTCTGATATGAATAAGCCGATTTCGACGGCTGTACAAGAGAAGCTCACTGAAATCAATAAGCAATTGACGACCATTCATGGAGGAATTGCAAACTCTGTTGTTGATGCGACATATGATCTTGCAAGTGGCCGACTAACGCTTACGCTACAAAATGGATCAACCATCGTTCTGAATCTTCCAATCAATGGGCTGGTTGATGAAGTAACATACGACATCGGTGCGAAGCAATTGGTTGTAACAGAGCTCGGCGGACTGGTTCGCCGCATTGATATATCAGATCTCTATAATCATTATATTGGTGCGACAACAAAAAATATTATCACAGAAATGATTGATGATCCATCCGAACGCTGTACTATTATTTCTTCTACGATTAAAGGTTATTCCATCACCGAAGCAGAGATTGCAAACAATGCTATCAATGAACGTGTAATTGCAGATCAATCAATTACGACTAGTAAAATCATGGATGGATCAATTACATCAGATAAGCTTGCAGAGGATGCGGTTGTATCCAATAAAATTGTATCGAAAGCAATTCTTTCGAAACACCTTATGGATCGATCTGTAAACGGTCGCATTCTTTTTTCTTCTCCTGTAAAAAATCGTCTTCTCGCTGTTTTAAACGAGGATGCTGATCCTGTATGGGTGCAGGCCAATGCAGAAATGCTTGGAGATTATTCTGTTACAACACGAGCAATTCTTACAGGAGCAGTCACAGGAGAAAAAATTGCCGCAAAAACGATTACTACAAATAATATTGCATTCGACGCTATTACATATAAAGAGATTGCACGTGATACCATTCAAGGAGAAAATATTGCACAGAATACAATTCAAGGAGATCGACTGATTGAAGGAATTGAACTCCCAGGAACACCGTTTGTTGAAGTTCCTCCAGACGTTACTTCAGATGGACCGGAAATCGTTACGGCTGGCTGGGTATCTGAGTTTCTAGCTCGATATAAGATTATAAACAAACATCTTTCTGATCGAATTGTAAATGGGCGCACGTTATTTACTTCCGATATCGGTAATAAAGTATTGATCGTCAATGAAAAAAACACTGATCCGGTTTGGGGCGTAATTAATTCTCGCATGATTGGGACCAATGCCGTTAATACAGATCATATCATCGATCAATCCATCATTTCAGATAAAATTGCCGAACAGGCAATCCAAGCAAAACATATTCGAAATTATACTATTCTTACGGACCATATTCAAGAATCTGCAGTCACTGCGGATAAAATATTCACATCATCTCAGGAGAATATGGTATTAGCAGCTCTTCACGCAGATGGGCATCCACAATATTCCAAAATAAGAAGAGAGATGATGGAAAACTCGGTCATTGGATCTAATCAGATCGAGGATCGCTCCATCACATTACAAAAGCTGGAAACTTCCGATCGAAGCAATCGTTTGCTTGGTGTTGTAATGCGCGGAACAGATCCAAAATGGATTCAAGCAACCAATGAAATGATCGCAGATCATGCAATCAATGGGCGTACCCTATTCCGTTCTCATATGGATGATTCTGTTCTTGGCGTAAAGGATTCTAAGCTTGACCCAGTATATCTCAAGATTACGACAAATATGATTGAAGAACGTACCATTGAGGGACGTAATATTGCAACTGCTACGATTGAATCACGACACTTAAAGAATGAATCTGTTACCAATGCTAAGATTGAAACGAGAACAATCGAAGGGGAAAAAATTAAGGGGCGCACAATTACTGGTGCAGAAATGTTCTCTTCTCTGACGCCAAGTCGGGTACTTGCAGTTTCTACTGTACCTCTATCCGATCCGGATTGGATGCAAGTAACCACGGATATGATTGAGGATAAAGCAGTATCTCGAGAGAAGCTTTTCCGCTCCGCATACTATCATCGTGTACTTGCTGCATCTGCTCCCAATGTTCCTCCCGAATATATTAAACTCACCGCGGACTACCTTGTCGACTACTCCATTACACCTGAGAAACTGGAATACAATTTCCGTTTATATGGAACTCCAGAGATTACAAAAGCTCCAGATATCAATGCAGACAACATGCAGATTCCGAACACTGAGTGGGTACGTAAGGTCATTGATCAAAAGCTGCAAACCTATTCCTTTGGTGGAGGAAATGCTAGCATTGGTACTGAGAGTCTAAAAAATCGTGCGGTCAATGGTTCAAAACTCTTCACATCTGAGAACGGTTATGAAGTTCTTGCTGTACATGCAGCAAATACCAATCCGGTTTACTCTAAGATTGTCACAAGAATGCTGGAAGATCGGTCGATTACATCCAATAAATTGGAGGAAGGAATTTTTCTTCCAACCGGAGCAAGCCTAACAACACGTCCACCGAAAGATGCAAGTGATGCAAAGTCCAATGGAACACTAATTCCAGATTGTCAGTGGGTCATTGACGCAATCGCTATGTACGGTGGAGGTGGCGGAGGAGGAACCAATACTCTTACCCTTCGCTTTAGTGAGAAGCATTTCAAATTCGTTGGTGGAAAATTATCACTCAATTGGGAACAATTGATGGAAGATGATGCAAATATTAAGAAGCTATTTAATCCATCTCTTCCACCTGTAACGCCACCACCACTAAGCGGAACCGATATCGTCATTGTGGCAGCATCCACATTATTTGATTCTGATAGCTTTATCTTCGATACTAATAAAGTCATTTGTCTCAACTTCTACGAATTGTTCGGTGATCTCGCGGATATTGCCAAGTTGTTTGGAAAAACAATTCCATCGGAACATATTGGAGTTCAAGGCGATCCTGTCGTTGGCGTTGGAAACAGTGTCAAATTCAGCGGGAATCATTTCGTTAAGACGATAACAGATACCATTGAATTGAATATTGATTATTTACGCGCAACCACACAGCAGGTATTAGACCTAATTAATGGAACATACGTTGCACAGCCAGATCCTACTGTTCCTCCCATTACCTTTATTGCACAGAGTAGTGGAAGTGGCGGAGGAATTACACCACCAACACCACCGAGCGGAGGTGGCGGAGGTCCACTCACATCTCGATCAGTCAACGGAAGTCACCTATTCTCGTCGCGGGTATCTAACCGCGCACTCGTTGTTCATGATGCTGAAACAAATCCGGTATGGGATCAAATCACGACTCCTATGCTGGAGGATGAATTGATAACGACATCCAAGATTGCGCCCGCAGCTGTAACACTCGAAAAGATTCGTGGTGGTCATGAATATTATACGGTAATGGCAACGACGGGGGCAGATGATACTCCAACCTGGATTAAGGTCATGGGAGATATGATCGAAGACGGTGCTGTCACAGCAGAGAAAATCGAAGATAACTCCATCGATCAGACGAAGATTCGCAATAAGAGCATCAGCTATATTAAACTAAAAGACGAAGCACTCATTGATCACGATAAACTATTTGATCGTTCAGTTAGTGGATTGAAGATTCAGTTGAGTACGATTGAGAACGAGAATATTCGCGACCGTACGATTGAAGGAAGAAAACTGATCGATGATATTTTGCTCGGTGGTCGCCCAACCGTTAATCCGGACAACAAAGATACATACAAACGCCGTTCACTACGAAATACGATTATTTCCATGGATGCACCGGAAGGTGGGCAGGATGGAGATATCTGGATTCGTTATATCTAAAGGAGGCTTTGATCAATGGCCACCTATGAAAAAGTAAATGGTGTTTGGCGCGAAGTATGGTCTGCTCATGTAAAAGTGAATGGTGAGTGGAGAGATATTGATATTCGTCCACGTGTGAACGGATTTTGGCGTCTATCACATCGACATACGTTAACATCTGATGATATCAAAGCACTAAGATTCATCTATAGTCCAAATACGAAAATACGGCACGATACTTTTTTTGAATTGGAGCCAAATCCAAAGATGCCTGTCACTATGACCGTTAGCGGAATAAATGCTGGAAAATACTCCCTCTATCCAAAAGGGGTCATTCTCAATTATGAGCGATTTGGATACGAAGAAGGAATTCGGGTATATGATGGGCATCTATATATTGAGTTAGAGAATGGATGTTTTATTGATGTCGGACGAAGCAAGAATACCGGACGGAATAATGATGATGAGCGCTATCCTGGACCAACGAGAGAGATCAAAGAGGTATGGGCAACCAATCGCATCAAAGATATGGATATTCGTATGAAATACTATACGTTATATGAAACATTCCGCTACAATATGTATGGATGGAACTCCTTCTTCTCCACATATAATTTCTTACCAGAAAATCCAAGAATTGAAGATTCTTCCGATCGTAAAAAATATAATCCAGAAAAACAACTTATTTTAATTCCACATAAACGGAGATCAAATGATTTCGTCCCTTATGCACGGATTGGAATTTGCCGTGCATTAAAACCATACGAAACTATGATGGGTTCCTATGGAATCATTGATCACACCATTGAATCAATTACGGTGAACGGTGTTCAAAAACCATTCTCCATTGAAGTCTATGATAAGTAAATAATTTGGATGGGATTTCTCCCATCCAAATTATATATTTTTGTGTATGTATAGGATGTGAGTGATATGCGAAAGCTAATTCTAGCGATTGATTTCAACAACTTTGTTTTCCGCGGATATTATGGGGAAAAGATTTTTAATAGCAAAGGCATGAATGTGAATGCGATTAAAAACTTCTTTTTGAAATTACGCGGATTGAAAGATTCTCTGAATCCGGATTATATTGTATTTGCCAACGATCTTTCTAGGGATAAAACATTTCGTCGAAAGTTATATAAAGCATATAAAGCACAGCGAAAACCGAAAGACGATGACATCGTTGAGCAGATGAAATATATTCAACAGATTACTGCTCTCCTTGGATTTCCATTTATTAATCATGAAGAGTATGAAGCAGACGATGTTCTGGGAATGATTTCACGCCTTGGGCTGGATCATGATATGGACACAGTTATCGTATCATCCGATAAGGATCTATATCAACTCGTAGATGATCATGTTTTCTTATATTCCTTTCGAGAGAATGAGCTGATTGATCGTATTTGGCTGGATGAAAATTACCGATTGACACCGACCCAGTGGATTGAACTAAAAATATTACAGGGTGATCGATCGGATAATATTCCTGGCGTTGATGGCATTGGTGAAGTTACGGCATTAAAATTGATGCAACACTATAATGATATTGAATCTATCTATCAGCACTTGGGTTATTTGAAACCGAAGACGAAACTTCTACTTGAACAAGGAAGAAATGGTCTGGATCTCACGAGAGAGCTTGTAACGATTGTTACAGATTACAGACGCCTAAATTTATCATTGGATTCATTGACTCGAACAGAAATCGATGCGGAAGAAGTATTCCGCACATTAAATGAACTTGAACTTGATCTTGATTACATCATGCGATTTTCCCTCTTTCACGGAAAGATTGAATGACCGAATGATAATTGATGGACTTGATAAGGAGTGAAGATAAATGGCAATTACGGGATTCAATGAATCCTCGCTTGCAACAAGTGAGGTATTTCAAGGGCTTGCTAAACTCAGTGGATCTGATCCAAAAGAAAAAGCAATCAATCTAATTCGAACAGCGAAGAAACTTACTAATGAGGATATCGAAGCAGCATACATTCAGTTGAAACAGTACTCCAATGGACTGTCTAGAGCAGCACTACGTGCATTTGATGATGAAACGATCATCCTTTTATATAATTCCGTTCCATCACTCAGCATCACACAGGCACTTCCATTTATTACATTCAAGACAAAAGACGGATATAAAACCTATGTCTTCATGGATAAGTATGTGCGTATCAATAAAAGCGATATCATGGAAGTACAAGTAACGGTGCTACATGATCTTCTGGTTGGTGCATTACTTGCAAATCGTCTCAAAACGAACTATGCTGTGATGGCATCCAATCAGTATCTTCAGAAAACGTTTTTGGATATCTACGTCCAACTTTTCCGTCGGATCCTCAATCGCGATTATTCCATTGCCTCGATTCGTAAGGAAAGTGACATCTGTCAATATTTCATCAGTCGATTTTTCCTGACACACGTATTTGGAGCAAACGAGACGGAAGAGAACATTGAAACACTTGCTGTCTCTGGAATTAAAGCATTGAATGAGTTAACGATCACAGGAGTCAAGAATCAGTACGATGAGGCAAATCCATCTAATCTATCTGAACTCTTAGATCTATTGAAAACGGTAACACCTCGCATGAAGACGCTTGCGCTTGGGACATTTCTTTCTGGATGGGTAAATTATTATTACATCCCATCGATGCTTGCAGTTGATACGATGGAGTATCTGATATTCATGGTGCTTACGCTCCTGAGTGGAAACAATATTATCTCCATTCAGGCGTCTGATATTGTGAAGGAAACGAAGAATATTAAGGTTCTTCGAGAAGAACTCCTTAAGGTAATCGAAAATTAAAATTATTGGAGGTATTTGATATGGCAGAAGTGAATCAGCAGGTCATTGACAACTTTGAAATCCCAGAAGATCTTGCAAAGGAACTCTCAGAACTTCTCGTAAAGCAAACCATTCGTGAACGTATTCTTCTTCAACTTGTTGCCGATCCAGATAAATTCGAAGAAGTGGAAAAATCCCTAATTCCAATCACGGCAAAGGTTGAAGCGATTAAGAATCGTATCACAAAAGAGTTTGTTCCAGAAGAATACAACTCCACGAAGTATATGTGGAATTATGAATCGTGGGAAGTTGCACGCAACAAGGTGCAAGTTATCGAACTCTATTAAGGAGATATAAACTATGTTTGCCATCAAAGAAGCTCTTCAAATTCTTGTGACTATATTCATTGCTATTACAAGCATTGCTTTGATGCTTATATTGACGGCATGTAGTGGTCACCCCAACGGATTTCAAGACTTGCACCCAGAATCAAAGGAGGCTGTCTACACATCGATGAAATTACTAGGTGTAGGGCTCATCATTGGTGTTATTCTATTACTCATATGATATAAAATTGATACCGGGGAAATCCCCGGTATCAATCTCTTTTCAGAAAGGAATGATATAATTGGATGTACTCCAATTAATTGCTGTTGGATATATGCTGATATCACCCACCGTGATGATCATCATCTTATTAATTGAAGGATCTTTTTGTACTCCACCAAGCGAGTCATTCTTTCGTTTTGGAGAATGCGAAACTCCTTCCAAATTTTATGGAACCTCCCTAAATATAATCCCGTGGTGGTTTGTAGGGATGATTGTCTCTATGATTATTTTGTTCTCTAATATAATGGGGTGAGTTTAATGATTCTTTCGTTTATTCTTGGATTCTTTATTCCAATCATGATTGGAATTCCAGCAACCATTGGATTTTTCTTTGCAGAAGAATTATCAAATATATTTGATCGCGATATACGTCCAATTGATGGTACATGTATCGGCTGGATTATCGGAACAGCTTTAGGGTCACCGATTTTCATATTATTATGCGTTCATTTTATGCTTCCAATATTAACCACATTCTTTCTAACATTTTCGTTCATATGTGGTTTCATCTCAATTCCAATATACCTATTGGAGAAAACAAATCAAAAAACGATTTTCGGCGTACTGATCGGAACAACGATTATTTCTCTGATTCTTGCAGAGCTTTTTCGACAAATGTCTATACTTATATTCCACTAAAATATTGAAGGAGGGGAATTCCCCTCCTTCAATATTTATGTATCTGCATATAATATGACTTTATCCTTCATTGTTGATATGGCGAGTGTTGCCGTATTTGTTCGCACTTTATCTAAAAGATTTTCTTCTCTCATAAATATTCCAAGAAGCGCATCTTTCCGCTTCGTCTGAATGATATCGTAATCTTCGTATTTTTGCATATAGTGCTCACTTGCCGTCATCATATTAGAATAGAAATAAAACTCCGCTGCATGTTCTACCGAACAGTCCCGTGGATCAATTTCTCGATAAAAACATTTTGATATCTTCCCCATATTATCCTCCATATTTTTTATATAGGAATTCGTCGCGCTGAATAATCACAATAGTGTTATCATCCTTGTCTCTGATTGGTTTCATGGATTCAAACTCGATGGGAAGTATAGTGCGGATGAGAGAGTCGTCGATGGGTGATACCGGATTAAAGTAGAATACGACGATAAATATAGAAGGACCTTTATCTACATTTGGTTGGTTCATTGGAACAATACCAGGAATCATTTCCGTATTGACTGTAATTTCTCCACTCTTTTGGTCGATCGTGAAAACACCGCCATGAATCGTTGTCTGTTTAAATTCATATTCCACTTTGATAGAATCCGGTTTGATAACTTCCAAATTCTTTTCTTTATTGATGATGATCTTGATAATGTAAGGCTTGTCCTCATCCGGGTCCTTTGGTTTCGGAGGTTTATATGGTACTACTTCACGAAGAAGTTTGAACGACTCACGTTCTTCCCAACGATTCTTTGGATGCGGGTAAATATATCCTTGCGATGTTGGTGGACGTTCCGGTCCTTCAAGATTCGTTTTTGTTTCTGAAGTTAATCCAGAAATGCAGGATCCGTTGCAAGATGTTGTGCATGATTCTGCACAATCATTCATACAGTTCCGATTACAGGATGCATCACACCACCAACCACACATATTCGTGCAATTAGAACAGCCATTCTCACATTTAACGGAACAAACCCCGATGCACATTCCAACACAGGAATAGCATAAAGAACTACATCCACCACAAGCTTCCGTGCACGATGTAACACAGTTTGTAGAACATGAATTTTGACACTTATCTGTACATGTAATGTTACATTCCGCAGAACACCCTGTGGAACAAAGACTGGAACACGCACCACATTGGAAACCACAGTTGTTCGCACACGAAGTACAGTAAGAAGCACACGCATCCGAACACTGAGCTGTACATGATGTTCCCATACAATTCATGCGGCAATTTGCTTCACATGCTCCAGCAGCTTCGGTTCCACAGATGGAACGACATGCCATTCCGATACAATTCTTATTACAGTCATGCTGACAGGATGCCGTACATGCTCCACCAGTACATGCTGTACGCGCCATCTGATTCCCTGTACAGTTTCCTGCACAAGACGTACATCCTTTGCATCCATTCGTACAACCTTGCTCGCATCCACTTCCACAATTTGTAGAACAGGTCCACTCACAATTATCGTAGCATGACGATTTGCATCCGGAGAAACACGTTTGAACACAGGCACCTTCACATACACCGGAACAAGATCCAATGCAGTTAGCAGTACACCCAGCAGAACAGCCGCGCCCAATTCCAGAACGATACTTTCCTCGGTTTTGAGAAGCATTATCGATGCATCCACCATAACATGATGTGGAGCAGGAGTTAGTGCATGATGTAAAACATTTTCCCATGCATGCAGCGTCCCAACATTGTGTTTTCTTATTCGGATAGAATTGACATGTATAAGAGCATCCGACACATGCATACGTTGTATATGATAATTCGTTCTTCGCATACGTTCCATTGTATCCGCCAACAGTTGTGATCTTAACTGCTTTCGCACCAGACTTTAGACAAGAGTATCCGGTCGCATTCTGACACTTGGTTTTACACGAAGAATAACAAAGGGTAGAGCACCCAGTGCATACGTTTCCACATGTACTGGAACAAGAGTTTCCACAACGATTCCAACAAGTTGAGCTACATGATTCGCTGCACTGTGAGTCACAGCTTTGGAAACACAAGCCCGTACATGCTGCATTGCACGATGTTCTCATACCACCATAGACCGGATGACTTCGATATGGGGTTCCTGGATTTGGATTGCGTGGATTCCGACCAAATCGCATGGAAGGAGATCCGCCTTCCTCCCTCCGTTGCGCAGGAGCTTTGCGATCATTTCCACCATCAATATGATCTCTACGAACTTTTGGACTCACGAACGGGTTATATGGATGATAATCTGCATCTCCTGGATGCGCTCCATGATCGTCGAAGAAGTTTGTTTCATCAGGACCTTCATAGGAAAGAAGTTCTTCTCCATCAGATTCCCCAGAAGGCATAACATATAAGTCGCCTTCTCTTGGATAGGTAACCATCTTCGTTTTATTTGTACGATTACGACGATTGGTCAATTCATTATTTTGATCTACTTTCGTTGGAGAAAGATCAGATTCATGAAGAAAACGATGTCGCTCATCTTTCTCTGCTGCTTCTAGCACTTTCTCAATTCCAGAAGGGTCTCGGAACGCAAGATATTTGGTTTCTTCATCCCCATAGAAGAGGTTGATGTCCTGAATGCGCGATAGTCCAATCAGGAAATTTCGTGCTTCGTCTGAATCAAATGCTGCGGCAGAGGTATTTGGAACATTTTCATTTGGGTCTGGATTTTGTCCTGCCGGATTTTCTCCTTGTGCCGGATGTGTGATATTTCTTGTACGAACAATGGATCCTTCTGAGGGATTATTGATGGTATAAGTTAGATCATCTACTGGAATGGAATTTTCCCCTTCCGGTATCGACATCGGAGAACTGAGATCTGTACCAACGGTTGGCTTACAAAGGGGAGCATTCCATCGATATGTTCCACGACGCAGAATTTCTTTATTGATTCTCTTTTTCAGTTCTGTGAATTCAGTATTGGAATAGAGCCGTTTATTCAGCATATGCAATCACCTCCTCGTTCCTAAAATGTCCCATATCATACTCCATTTTCATCATCATTGCACTTAGTTCCAAAAGATGTAATTCATCAATTTCATCTTCGTCAATGACGAGCTTCATCCACTCGAGTGGAACATTATTCTTCCGAACATCGAGATCATAATCCGGATGTTCCAGCAACAACCGATTCCAGAAATAAACGTTTGCTAACGTCTCAGCAATATGTTGGATACAGTGGAATGATGTTTTTTTATTTGCGGTTCCATAAACGGTATGTCCTAGAGCGGAACATCCAGCACATGTCGAAGCAATTGGACACTCGAAGCAGATATCGTTCATTTGAGATCTGCGCGTAATATCATCTAATTTTTTTAGAATTTCAGATCCTTGATCACGACCAATGATTCCTTCATCGATGGTTCCAATACAAAGATCTTCTACCTCATTTCCTACAGAAGAAGGCATATATCGAATACATGGATAAAATTCTCCATTGGGTCTAAGACTTAGCATTGCACCAGTTCCACCGCAATTATTTCCATCAAATGATATCGATTGTATGGATTCCTGTTTTTCACTAAAGATTGAAAGATATATATGTTCTAGGTTATTCTCAACAATATAGTCTGCTAGTTTTTTGAGTTGGTAATACTCCTCTTTAGCGGTTTTCTGATTCCAGCCTTCTTCAAAGACGCAATTCAGATTAATGGTCTTCATTCCATTCTTAATGAAACTAACGACCGAATCAAAAAGATATTTGATATTTCCAGGAGCTAATGTCATTTTGGAATTTCGTTCAGGTGTATGGTGTTTGTTGAAGTGATTGAGTGCAACCATGTCAACGTCATAGCTACCTTCCCCATTTGGTTGAATGCGACACGCGTCATGCAACTCCCTATTTCCATCAATCGAAATATTGAAGGAAATGTTCTGCGAATACTCTTTGAAGAAGGATTGCACCTCTTCATCGAAGTACGCCAATCCATTGGAACACAAGGAAAGACGGTGAAGCTTGAACCATGGGTGATCGAGCTTATATGTCTGCTCAAGAAAGTATTCATACACTTTTCGTGTAAGATTGATTTCAAGCAAAGGTTCTCCACCGATGAATTCAAGAATGATTGCTGGAGAGTTGTATCGATTAATGTATCCATACTTGTCGGCCAACAGTTCATCGATGAATCTTTTTGCGGTTTCGAAACTCATCTTCATCTTGGATTTGTTAAACTGATAACAATTATGAACACCGAGATTTTGAATCATATATGTATGCGTTTGTGTTTCGAAGTTGTAGACACGATGTGTTCCTTCGATCTTCTCCACTTTGTAATTATTCATATAAGCATAGGATGAACGGTTGCACAACATCACAAGTTTTTGTTCTTTAAGATCTTTTACTTGTACCCATCCTTCACTAGTACGAACTGGATGTTCTCCCGTGATATAAATATCTTCGCGAAAAGTTGGCGAAGATATTTTATACAAATCATTAGCGTCTCGTTGGAATAGTTCCGTGACGACAGTTCGTACTGGTTTCAGATGATCGATGCTTTCTTCATTTTCTTCAAAACCCATGACTTCGTCAGATACTTCAATATCTTCAATATTTTTAAAGGTGAAATCGGCCATCAATATCTTCGTTCCTGCAGGACAGCAATAGCTACAGTTGAGATTACATGTCTCTGAGCTTTGAAATGTAAATGAATGACAGAAAACTTCGTGATCGTCTCCGGTTCCAATTTTATCTTGATATCGATTTTCAAAAAGCTCTGGATATGCTTTTGCAATTCCATCGTTATAGGAATCAATATAGTAGCGGAAGAATTCGCCAGGATATAAATTGAATGGCTCATCCTCTTTAATCATATTATCGACATGATTGAGGTAATCGATATTGTCCGATAAAAGGATGAGTTTGAATTTTACGTTGATTCCATCCATGGTAACATCTTGTGCCATAACATCAATAATGTCGTTTTCTGAATAATCATCTCCGAACCCAATCCCGTGAACAAGCATGTTGTACATGACTTCACCGAAGATAGCTCTCAATTGCAATGCTTTCGCAACGAATTCCTCTTGAAGACGATCCATCTTTGCTTGGTCAGGATCATTCTTTATCATGTATTTGATACGAAATAGAATGCCGTCCAAATCAATCGACAATCGCTCCATGCGATGTTCTCCATATAGTTCCAAAACGAATTTCTCAAATTGGTTCTTATAAAGAACGACATCCTTTTCCAATCGATTTGTGATCAATCTTGGTCACCTCAAATTTATTTCTTCAAGTAGCGAATCCATACTTCAAAATTCGCATTGACGCGATCTCCATTGGACACGCTGACGAACTCTAACTGACGTTTTGTCATTCGAACTTCTGATGATGTTCCCGTCATAGCGGATGATGATCCAACGGTCTGATCAATTTCCTCAGTTGTATCGATTCTCCACCATCCGCCAGAATCTAGAATTTGACACTGTTTGCTATTCCACTTATTTGATAGGGGAACGACCGCCTGTGCGTTTGCGATGGAGTTTACACTCCCCTTAAAGCGTGCACCGAAACTCCCATCTACAAATGGAATCTCAGTTTCATAATCCCAAGTATTATAACATACTTCGACAAGTGGTGCATTGATTCCAGGAATGGTCAGAACTCCCCCAGTAATCAAATCAACGAAGTCTTGTACAGGGATGACGTGAACCTGCCCATTTTCGTACTTGATGTTTCCGAGAATCGATCCTTTTGGTGCACGCATCTTATGAAGAAGATTCACATCTGCCGAGATATGTTCTGCATGCACTGCATCTTCCGCCAAACACCGGCGATCAACTGCCTTGCTTAGAATATGGCGATTATGAACGGATAGTTCACGAATTTCATTTTCTGTAACTTTATTGAGGTATGCAAGTGTCTTCAGACCTGGAATTGGAATATCATCAGACATGGTCGTACGATCATGGTTTACATAATAACGAATATGACCATCCATCGTTCCAGGGAGAATATCGATTCCTTGAATAAAGTTCTGAATGGTTTCTTCCTTGGTATAGTAGTTCTTTAAAAGATTTTTCGTAACCTTATGAACGTCCCCTGTTTGTCCAAGAATTGTAGAAACAATTTGCTCCATTTTAATGGACATGCCGTCTGGCCCATTTTCAAAGTGGTCTGGATTGAATGTGGATATGGCACCAATTGATTGGATATTCCAATGATATGATCCGTTGACCTCTTTACATAAGGCCAGCTCTGTTTGAGATTGATTTCCAAATTGAATCACGTAGGCATTTCGCAATTCATCCACCGTTGGTAGAGGAAGATCACTCCGTTTTCCAATCACCTTGATGGATCCAATATAATCTTCAATGATTGGATGTGTATTATCATACTCAGTGAATTTAGTTGTAACATATTCAACCAATGCGCGTGTGGTTGGATACTTTACATGACTCGTGTTTACTGTATCAATTTTGATTGCTTTGTTGATCAGATCCTCTTTTTTTACAAAGAGATCCGCGTGTGCCAATGGATCCTCTGCATGAGTATTGAGGTCCTGACGCATCTCTTTGATTTGCGGGAGAATTTCTCGCGCAATGGATCGCTCCGTATAATCCCATAGGCGAGACAGCGAGTTTCGAATGTCGAGATGGACAAACTTACTATCATCTAGACTGTGTTTGTTAATCAGGGCTTGTACAAATGTCGTGAGTTGATCATCCTTATTGATCTGAGCAACACTCACTTCATGTGGATTGTTCATATCTGCAAGATGTTCGTAGAGGGGATCAAGATTCACTTTGAAATTATATGACTTTAGTATATCCATCACGGCATTGCGCTGTGGTCCAGATAGTGGCTTATCGATGTCAGAAGTATTATCGACTTCACTCAGACCAATGTTCTTCTTCGTGAGAATAATATCACCCGTCAATCGGTTGACGGAGCGTACTGGGAATATGATACTGTTGATTCCTCCTGATAGAATCTCTTTTCGCATCTCTTTGAGAATTTCTCTCAGATTCTTATTCGTGGGAGTTTCTGGGTCAAACACTTGATCAAGGATAGTCTTCGGATGGATAATGGTTGCTTCCGTTGTTTTTGGATTATTCTCATCTTCTAATACGAATAGATCTTTACGACTATTCATCATAAGATCACTCATAATACGTTCCTCCGTTGTCTCTATAGTGCTTATATTTTTCGTTCGCTCCCACTACTCTTCGATAAAATGATATATTTTAAGTGAAATCATGTATCAAATAGAAGGAGTGTTTTATATGTTTATCAATCCAAAGAAGGTTGTTTTCGAAGACGTGAAAGATGTTGTGGATTATATCGACAAAGGATTTCCCCCCACACAAAGTGACTTTGAAGAGATTCTTAAAAAGATGAAACATCCGGACCGGATGAATGATCCTAGTATACTAAATAAACAGGGTAAGGAAACCATCATCACAGATCAAATCGCTGAAGATCCGGAGCTAATTGAAAAGGTTCTGACCCGCGTCTATGAAAATAAACGTAGGCGCTTTCGCAATGGGATACTCACGATCCTCGGTGCAGGCGTTCTTGCTGCTACTGCATATGTTCTTATTCCAAAGATTCTTCCAAAAAAGAAGGAAGTTCCATACGATCCCTTCTACGATGACTATGAGGAATATGAAGATTATGACGATGAAAATTGAATAAAAAAGATGTGAGGGGGAATTCCCCCTCACGTTATTTCTTTTTCTTAAAGAGGTCAGAAAGTTTCCATCGCTTGGATTTCTTCGGTTTTGGAAGATCTTCACTTTTCCATTGAGGATCTTTTGCAACAATCTTCTCAATGTTCTCAGGTTTGAGATCCTTTAATGTTAACATGATTTTCCCTCCTTCTTATAGAGAGAATATATCACTTATACTTCATCTGCCCCTGTTGTGATTCCGTATTTTTCCGTGAGCTCTTTATACACCTGCCGATTCAGGTTCCGAATAAATTCATCTTTGTGATTGAGATACATATCCAGTACGATCTTAATCTTACCGAGATCAGACTGGATATTCTGTTTTACTTTTGGAGGAATAGTCGGATCTGCAAGATCGTTCTCATATTCTTTGATTAGGTTTGCGGTTCGCATGAGATTGTCACCATGAGAGTCTTTCATCATATCAATCGTAAATGATATGATGTATTCTTGTCGATCCGCTTCTCGTTGGAGAGTACTCATCTTCTTCCCATAGTGATAAATCGATTGATCATTCTTTTCAATCTTTTCAAGTGCAGCTGCAAACTCTGCCCCAAATCCATACATACGTGCAAAGTTATCCGCAAACGCTTCCATATTTGTTGTTGAACTGAACACACGATTGTCTTTACGAATAAAATTGAGTACCTGGTTGATTCGATCTTGCATTGATTTATTCAAAAACGCCTGATGTTTTCGAATCAGATATATTACGATGCCAAGCCCACCAACAAAAGATAGAATAATCTCAAGTAACGACATTTTCAATTCGGGTTCTTGTTCGACTATCGGCCCTTCTCCATATTCCGATTTCTTCGTTGGATCCGTTCCTTCAATATAACTTACCAATCTATTTGTTTTTACAAACTTGATGTCAACAAGCGATGGATCAATGTTATGACCAAGCTCATGGAGAAAGACTCCAACAACTTCTTCTGCGGTAAAATTCCGAAGCATTGCTAATGATATCGTTACATCTAACTCAATGGACTTAGTCTTATCATAAAACCCACTATCCGTAATAAGTCCATCAATTGGATAACGCCACGATGGAAGTGTATAAGCGGAAAATTTGCGAGATTCAAACTGTCCATTTCCAATATACTTTTCATTTGTATGAATAAATCGGACATGCTTAAATCCGAAGATGTCAATGAGTTTAAATTCTAGATCTTTAAATAATTTATTTCGAACAAATGATTCTGCACTGAATACGGTCGTGTGAACAGCTGGACCAGTCAATGCATTTAGTTCTGTTTGAAGCTTTTTAATGATTTCGACAATCGGTTGAAGCTTTTGTCTTCCATTTGCAAACACCGCTTCTGTAAAAATATTTACATTCGGATCCAACGATTTTCCAAGATCAAATTGCTCTGTGAATGGAATTGCATCTTTAGTAATTTGAATTGGGATAATCATTTTATCAAGTCCTCTCTACTATGTCATTAATTTTGTTCTGGATAGCATCATTAAAGGAGTGTGGAAATCATGTCAAATTCGATTCATTTTGGAGAAACGATTCACCAACTCATTCTTCCATATACGATCGGAAATATCGTTTGGATGCGGTTCATCCAATTGTTTGAAGATGCTGGCGCTATCGTTCATACACCATTTAGATCGATGATTAGTCTTGCGTTAAAAAATGAACAGCTGACGTCATATATTGAACACAAGTTTTGGGATGATTTTATGAATCATCCATCCATTCATAAACATAAGAAATTCTTTGATCATTTTGATCCGAAGGATTGTATCGATTTCAAAAATATGGTTGATGTGATTCAATCAAGATTATATGATAAAGTGACGGAATGTTTTTTTGAAGGAAACAAAAATAAAGATGATGTCATCTTCAATGAAGCTCTCACAAAGCATCTACTTTCTGATGAAGAGTTTCAGTCCATCGTTATTCCATTTATCCTAGAGGAATCGGTTGCTACGGTATTATGTATACATCCTCATATATTGAAACGAGAAGAGGATGTTGACGCGATTGATGGTGTATATACGGTCGATAAAGCATTGACGATTTGCTTGTCAAATCCTATGGGTTATGCACCGATCTATCTCAATCAAAAAATTATTGCAGATAAAAATATTATGCACATCATTTCCTTTATTACGTCCACGATCATCGTTGAAACTAAGCACTGTTTTAAATTTACAACATCACGTACAAATCAATTGAAATTTTTCAAAATTTAATAAAACATGGGTGGAGGGAAATCCCTCCACCCATATTTCATGCAATCTCGTCAGATCACTTGAACTCGATGTTGACCGTTGAATTGCCCCCATCAGATGTGAGTGTAGAGGGCTCTGCCTTCATACCCCACTGACCGGACGGAGGTGGAACAACCGCAGTCTTCTTCGAGACGGTAACCGTTGCAGTTACGCCGGATTCGACGCCATCGAGAACCAGCTCGAGCGTATGAACCGCATCGTCGGTCTCCGACGTATTCGCTGCAAACGACACTGTACCCGTCCACTTCTTGGGGTCGGAACCCACCATCGTACACGGTGTATCCACACTAGTGAGCTTGTCGCGAATAACAACAGTTGTTGGTGCTGTAAACTCTGCCATGGTTTTTCACTCCTTAATCATGGTATAGTACCTCGGGTAATATATAGCTATATATTATCTATCTGTAGAAAGTACAGATATATGAGAGGTGATTGACGCATGTCCGTACAAGGAGAATATGTCAAACGCATGACGGATGCACTAATGCAAATGCATCCAGATTGGGATAAAGATGAAGTTGAGCGACGCATCGCTTCCAAGGTAAAGGAAAAGATTACATCCCCTTCCATCTTTATGGATAATAATGTGACACACGCAAAAGAGGATATCAATGTTTTGAAACTGTGTCACTGGATCGACAAAAAGAAACCGGTAGTTTCGGGAAATGCGACATTCTATGTCCAACCAGATGTTTTGCGTTCTCCAACATCTGATATGTTGTTGACTCAGAAACGAGATCGGAAAGTCATTAAGAAACAGATGTTTCAATATCGACCAGATAGTTTTGAGTATCAACAGGGCGATCTATCACAAGGAAACTTGAAGGTTCTCATGAATGCCGAGTATGGTGGATCCGGTGCAAAGACTGCTGCATTCTATACAAAGTATTCACCAGCAGCAACAACCCTCATGGCTCAGTCCATTATCACAACGATGGCTGCATTCTTCGAAGGGTATATCGGAGATAACCAGAAATTCTATCATATTAATGAATGCATGGATTGGATGCAAACCGTTTGTCGGAAGAAAGAACCTGTCGCAAAATGGGTCTCTGTTCCATCTAGAAAAGAAACCAGAACACGCATTAAAAAGCACTTTATTGCATATGATGTTCGTGATAATAGTGTCATCGATGGATTCATCGATGGGTGCTCTGATGATGAGCTGGTATATCTTTTCTATGCGAATAATAACCATGAATTCATTCGCCGCCATAAGAAAGTATCGGATTTGATTTCAACGATTCTTTCTACATTACCAATACTGGAAGCGTCCGAGACAATGGTTCCGGACGCATTTAAGGATCGATTTGAAGATGTCGATCAATACAATCGATGGGTTGCCAAAGAAATTTTCTTAGATCCGTATACAATTCCAGATTGTATCAAGAAAGAAATGAACCAGCTTTCAGAAATAATGAAGCACTATTGTTACGTGGAGTATTTAACGCCAAGTAGCATCGTAAAACTGAATAATCATAAACGGAATACAGTTCTACTCGTTGATACGGATTCTAATATGTTACACGCAGATCTCTTTGTAAAGTTTGTATTGGATGAACTTTTCGAAGGAAATACATTTGGGCGCAGTCGTATGTATGCGGATATGATTTGCGTCAATATTTTAGCAGCGATCCTGGATCCATGCGTCAAACATACGCTGGACTATTATGGTCGATGTCATAATATGAATGAAGAAGCGCGTGCTGAATTGACCATGAAGAACGAGTTCCTCTTCCGCACATTCTTCTTGATGAAGAAGAAGCGTTATGGCGCATCCATTGTGCTTCGTGAAGGGAATATCATGATTCCATTCAAAGAGGAGATCAAGGGAATCGATTTCATCAAAGCAAGTGTATCCAAAAATATTGCGAAGAGATTCACCAAGATCTTTTGTGATTACATCCTCTTTGCCGAACAAATGGATCCTCACGGTATGGTGCGTGCATTGAAAGAGTTTCAAAAGGAAATTGATCAAAGTGTGCGCAATGGAGAAACGATTTACCTCAAACCGTTCTCCTTTAAAACGGAGGAAGCATATACAAAACGATTGGACGAAAAGACTGGACAATACATCAGTTTTGGTTGGAGTCGACCGGAGTTCCGTGGAGCGGTTGTTTGGAATGAACTATATCCAGAACAACGTATTTACAATCTCGACCGTGTCAAATTGATCAAGCTGATTGTTAATAAGCCAGAAGATTTGGATATCATCCGAGAATCCCATAAAGAAATCTATGAACAAATCCTCACGAAAGTATTCCATTCGTCGAATTCAAATATTGTAAAGAACGGATTAAAGGTCATCTCGATCCCCTCCACGATGCAGACAATTCCAGAATGGATTCTACCGCTCATCGATTATCGCACAACCGTATCAGATTCTATGAGTTCATTCAATTCGGTATTAAATGCATTGCATGTGGTGCTCCCATCTGTCAAGACGGCGAGCGGAAAAGCCAATGTTATCAGTTCTCTAATAGCCATCTAATATGAGAACTCATATATTTAACCAATATCGATAGGCGGTGATCTCTATGGAACAAGAGGAAGAGCGTTTTCAACCAGAGAATGCGCGTGGAGATGATGAAGGAATTTACACAAAGGAAACCGTATTCCTTGGACCATATTCCTATAATACAATTGAAGACTCCGTTGATGAACAGTTCAAAGATTATATTGGACTTCCAGATGAAACAGATTATGTAGCAATATTCTACCACCAGCTGGAACAATCGTTGGCGGAACTTCGACGTGATGATGAGCAGCATCCGGAAGAGAAGAAAGCTCTTCTGGATTCTGTTTATGCAGATTTCATCGGATTGATGGAAACACAATTTCGCTTGCGTTTCAATATTACAATCAAAGCAATCGACGAAGGGGACATCTATAATCTATCGCTTCGCGATACAATTAAAGCACTATATCACTATTTCGTTCTCAATGCAAAACAAAATATCAAAAGCGTTATCATGATGGATATTGAGAAATCTGTGGAAGATGTCGGTGATAACGATGACACTTTCTTTCATATCGTCGAAGATAAGATGCATGACCACGATCCCCTCTTCACAACAATGGATGTTCCAACCTTCCTGATTTATAGTGGTAATCGGGAAGTATATGAATACTTTGAGTCTAATGATGTCAGCGGAAATTTTCTGAAGAAACTTTCGCCAAAGTTCTATATAAATGAGGATTTCAAAGTAGATATCATCAACGCCATTGTGATTCATCAGCAGTTTCACAAAGACGTTTATAAGTTGAGCCAGCTTGAACCACCAACAGAAAGTGAGTGAAAAACCATGGCAGAGCGCACACAAACCAACACACAGATTCGGAACTTCTATTCCGATGGATATGCCTACCTGAATACCAGATTCTATAATACGAATCTGTCGTTCAGTTTCTCACCATTCCTGAATAAGGACGCAAATGGACGTCCCAACTATGATACAAGTAAATCGGTATCTACCACCGTCAACTTCGAAGGCGCGTTTGCTCTCTATGATATGGCACAGAAGCTGATTGCAAATCCGTCGATGACGGCGTCTGTTCAGGTTCCTTGTAATGGAGCAACGCTGACACTGGAACGTCGGAATGCAAACCCATCTGAAGTATTCTTCTCAATCAATAAAAATAATGAGTCCATTCAGTTCAAGTTTGCATCATATCCTGTGAATAATGGAAATAGCTTCACAGTAATTGAATCTGGGCTCGGTGCATTCATGAAGACCGTGGAAGGATACCTGACTGGTATCAATGCTGATCGTCATTTGGATAAGCTGACAGAGGATTACGCGAAGCTCAAAGAAGGACAAAGTGGTCAGCAGGGTGGACCACAGCGCGGCAACTTCCCACAGAACAATTACCAGCGTAACAACTGGAATGGTGGGAATAACAACTATCGCAAAAACAATAATGGTGGAAACTTCCAGCGTCGCAATAACAACTGGAACAACAATAACAATCAGAATCGTAACAATAATCAACAAAGTTGGGAAACAAAACAGAATACTCAGAACATTTCGACATATCAGATTCAAGACTAAACAGAAAGAAAGGAGGAAGATTCCTCCTTTCTTTTTTATAATCGTATCTTCTATATCCTTTCCTATATATTCTATAATTGATAAGAGATAAAGAATATCCTTATCAAAGTATTCTTTCTATAAAGAAAAGGGGTAGATGATAATGAAAAGGATCTTCAACGTAGAGCATGAATTCGATGGTCTTCTGGAGTTGATGGATTTCCTGAACAAATGCAAGAGCAGTGATAACTTGGTAATCTTCACTGCAATTGATCGCCCGTATATGGAGACTCCGCATCAGGCCAAAGAGTTCTACAATTATATCGTTGGCACCGATACCTGGCTCCATCGCGCCGATGATGAAAAGCTCGGCGAAATCCGTGAGGAATGCAACACGCTCGATATTATCGCCAATATTGTGTGGCGCGGTGCACAGTATCGTGAGGTTTGCATCGGATATCATGGGAAGAGGTATGGGATCAAGAACGATCTCAAGGAAGTGACGCGCAAGCTTGCGCGAGAAGCACTCTTCAATATCTTCGAGAAGAAGGAGTAGATTCAAATGATGAGTCCAACAGCACACGTAAAGGTTTTCCCGTTCACCAACGATGAAGTGATCCTGGAGAGGCGCATCAATGCGTTCCTCGACAGCATTATCCATGTGGATGAATTGGAGGATGGTACTCTCGCAAATGTCGTCCCCATATTGGAGAGTGTCGAGTATATTGCCATCCCTCCAGAATCCGGACAGCGGTATGGACAGTACAGCGCTCTTCTGACATACACGGAGAAGCGGCTGTAATTCCATCAACCGTCGGAGAAAGCGAATCCAATTCGCTTTCTTTTTTATTAATAAAAAGGAGGTGATGCAATGCATGATAGAAAGCCATTCGATACTACTACTCTATTCGTTGGAGGGGCAGGGCTTTTTTTACAATATCATGATATTGTAAAACCGATATACCTCTACATGGTTTTGAAAATGATCGCATCCAATCAAGCCTATGGGTTGCCAACGGATATAATCAAACAACTATCCGCACCATCTCTCATCGAATGGTACTTGAAACGTCGTTTCATGAATCCGCTACAATGTATCGATTACCAACACAAAGCATCCAAAGAACAATTGGATTCTATCGTAGATAAAATACTATCAAATGACAACTCTATTTATCGACTGTCCCCAATTCTTAATATCGGTGGAATGATTGATGTATATCGACGTCAGCATATGAGCTTTCCTATTTTTGTTTATACCCCAACGGAGGAGAATTATATCAAAGAGGACTTAAAGAACTCCTTTCCCGGTGTATCAATGAAGTATATATCTGGTGATCTATCCAAAGCAATTTCGAAATGCGATCATAATTTTACATATATATTCTCCGACATAGAATTGTTAAAAGAAGCCGCCGAAATTTTAATGGGGACCTACTCCCATCTACTCCTTTCTAGAGATTATCGATACAATTATAAAGATCATTATCAGACGACGAAATATGATCTCTATGAGATGGGGTTGACTCATCCATTCTTACGTATCGGATTAACACAATCCGTGCAACCAAATCGGCTGTTGTCCGAAGTAACTCAAATGATTGGTATAGGAGGTAGGACGAGTGCTACAAATCGACGCACTAAAACCAATCCAAGAAGTTGAAAAAGTACCACGTTGGCCGTATAAGAAACATGCGTTTCCCAATGGGGCAGAATCTTATTGGATTAAGTGGAAATTGTATCCAGATGATGCTCGTTTCTTTTCAGCGCCAAAAAAGATGATCATTCGATTCGATAAAGAGCTTGCGCATCTCAATAACGAGAATATTGCTGCACTAAATGAGTGGAATGTATCAAAACTATCATATTCTACCTATCTACCAAAAATGTGCGAGGAACTCAACTTTTTCGAAGCAATGTACGACAAAGAGGGGGAATTGATCACATCTTTATTTCGAATCAAATGTCTGATTGATTCGGATACGGTTTCCTATACGATGAAGAATTTCACATCGTTCCGTGATCTATGTTACAAGATCATCTTTACAGAATCTATGAAGGAAAAGATTCTGAAGATGATTGAAGAAAATTATGTGGATGACATTGAAGCAGAGAATCTACGAAACTCAGTTCGTAACCCAGACTTACTCTCCATCATGCAAAGAAAAAAGAAATCTCTAGAGTTCAAGAACGAACACGTGAAAGCAATGCTTGCAATTGCTTTTGGCATCAAAATCCTATCGTTTATATGCAATCATTTTCTAGTCATGCGTTCAGTCAATATTCAGAAAAACATAGAAAACTTCTACGAATTTTACATTAAGATGTTCGATGTGTTTACCTACGAATTCTCTGTATTTAATAAAATCTTCAGCTATGTCGCGAGCAAGTGTGCGTCATCATTCAGTTTCAATTCTGCAATTTTCGAACAATTAGAGATTGAAGGCAAGGATAAGTCGATCATTGTACATCAGATCATGTCACGTAATATCATAATCGATAACTTTATAAAGTTTCGATTAGCACAGACTTGGAATTCTGCAAAGGAACAACCAGTAGAAAGAGTACTATCATTCCTATGTAGTATTGTGAATACACATATTAGTATTTTCACTCTTCAGATCTTTAGAAGAAATCTTATAGAGGTGAATATGACGCCAGACGCTGATGGAAATAGTAAGTCCGACCGTTTCCGCGCATCTAAGATGAAGCTCAATGAGGAATATGTTATCCTCTCAACGATGGATATGCGACAGCTTGTGGATCATTTGTATCATAAATACGAAAAGTACATTACTCCACAGGAAATTGATTACTATCGAAAACATCTAAAACCATCCCGACTCCATCAACTTATGATCGAGATTTACTTCTTTAATTATACACAATCTTCTGCAGAATTCAGTTTACTTGCACATCAGGATTGGTATAAACTTCTCCTCATTATGCGTTACGATATGATGCGTCGTTTCAATATCAATAAGGACACATTACTAGACTCCTCATTAGCTCTTATTATGACGGCTAATATCGAAGAGACCCCGGTTGGTGAAAAGATGTATCTTAAAGATACAAAGTATCTTAAAGATAATAAAGAGTATGATCTCTTAATCACCCGATACTACAATACTGTTGTGGATATCAATGAAGATATTATCAAGAAATTCTTGATTACCTTTGTTAATTCCAAATATCGATTCGTTTTATTCGAAGAACCAAAATTGCTAGATGAAGAGATTTCTCTAAATAAGAGAGAATTGATTGATCAGCTATTAAATTTCTTGATCATGAGTAATGAAAATATTTCCGTACAAACCCGGTTGGATTGCTAAAAAAGAGAGGTGGGGTCCCACCTCTCTTTTGTATTGGATAAGGAGGATAATAATTTATGGCACGGATTCGTGGGAAACGTTTGACAGTCGAACAAAAAGCAGATATTATGCTTTCCGGAATCTCTATGGAAGAAGTAAACGATTGGTTGTTGCAGAAAGTAATCTACAAGCAGAATGGTTCCAATAAGAATCTTTCCAAATTGGCGGGCAATACGGAAACATACCTACAGATTGTTCACCGTGAAACGGGAGAAGTGCGGGAAATATTAAAGGAAGATGATTAATATGGATCGACTGACACCAAAAGAAATATTTCAAGAACTGCGGAAGGATATTGACAAACACCCGGATCGATATATATCGTATTTAGATGTCTTTGACAGACTCTTCCATATCGTCGATGAAGAGTATGCGGATGACCTGGAAACAAACTTCTTTGCAAACGATGTAAACCATACAGGGCTTCCAGATCAATTCATTATGGATTACATGGATTGGAAATGCGATCAAATATCATATAATCGCAAAGGAGAAGTTAAAGATATTTCGCTTCATATCTATAGCGATGATGAAGGTGGGTGGATTGCGAGTTTCCACTTGACTGAGGAGTGCAAAATATAATGGATCAAGAAAAAGTTGATCGCTTATCGAATCGATTAGTGGAGCTAATCACTCTACGAAAAGAACGTCATGGGAAACTCACAAAAGAAGAAACCAGAGAAGCACATGATGTTATGATTGCATATCATTTAGCATTGTCCGAAGGTGGCACATTTACCAAAGAAATCAATAAAACAATTTTCTCCGATGAGGTGTGTCTGCTTGGTGCAGAAGAAAAGTTTACGTTTGATAACATAAATGACTTTTCGGAGATTACTTGTAAGATCCAAGACGATTTTCCATTTATGATATTCAACTACAAGATGAAGTGGACCACCAAATGTATTTCTAATACGCATCAAGAGAAGAAAATATTAAATCAATGAGGAAGGAAGTTAAGTTATGAATATCATGGAATTTGAACACCTTTCCGCAGAAGAGCGAAAAGATCGTTTTGTAAAAATGACGGTAGAGCGTATTAAAAAGATGATTGCGGAGGATGTGAAGGCGCGCGATTTCTTTGCTGGAAAAACAAATTTGGAAGCAGAAGCTCGACTCTTGATCGAACGCGCGCGTGAACTTGCACGGGAGGAACATGAAGCAAATCGTGTCGATTTTCCACACCTCCAGTATACGCGCACGGAGAGCATCAATAAAACAGATTTTCCAGACGATTTCCTCCTCATTGAATTTGCGCGACAGAGTGGAATGAACGCGAGTTCCATTGAAGTGTTTGAGGAAATCACCCAAGAGGAGTATTACGAGGAAAACTCTTGTGGGATTCGCTTTAATTACAAATTCCGGGAACCGGTTAGCTATTATAAGTTTACAGTTCCCATTCCAGAAGAGGTGCAACATGATTAAATTAGATTGTCCAATAGAGCATCCACATATCAAAGAGGTTCGAGAGAATGTGTTGAGTAAATACCTTTGCAGCCTTATCGATCGAAACAAACTTGCGCATATAAAAGAAGAAGTGTCATATGCGCTTGGATGCGGATATGGTATTGGAAAGATCTTTCCACCCAATGTAAATCGTACCTCAATTCCAGATCAATTGTATTTAGAATGCGCACAATTGAACGATCCTTCAATCCGCATCAATGATATCGTTTCTACAGGATTTGAAGTTGCATTCGATCATATTGATGGGATATTGAAGATCAAACTCACCATTATGGTTGATCGAGAAGAAGAGGAGGAAAACACATGTCTGGAGCAGAGATCAAAGGAAAAGATTTTGAAAAATCCATTACAGGCTTTACGCATGCGCGTACAGGACCTCAAAGATTGATGGCATCACAGATGATTGAAAAACAATATCAGCGTCAAAAAAACATTGAGAAGAATATGGTTGAAGCCCAAAAATATTGTGGAGGAATTCGGAATTGCTTTGATGGAAAAACAGATTTGGAAGAAGATGAGTTGAGATAATATGGAGGATCCATTATGTTTGTATGCGACCTATTTCATCGAATCTTTTCAATAAAAAGTAAAGCACCACCGTATATGAAACGATCAACTGTTATTCGAAACTATCCAATTATCGATGAAGTATTGACACGAAAAATACTTGATCAATTACAAGATGAATTTATGACGACGGACGCAATGAAAAAGGCTAAACATATAGTATGTCAATATTTGAACGATCGTGTAGAAAAACATCGAACACTATTTCCTCCAAATGTAAATAAAGTAACGAAACTCATTGATTCAGCAGCACTATATCATATTCAGCAATTTGATCCATCTATATCAGTAAATGACATATCATCTATATCGATGGATACTGATTTTAATCCATTTAATGGGCATTTAATGTTTACGCTGAATGTTGTTTTATATGAAAAAGATGCTTACGATATTAGGGAGGAGAAATAAATCGATGCGAATTAAATTCTCGCGAATGAATTTTGAATCCGAATGCGCATATGATTGCATCAACGGAAAGGGGTTCCTGATATCAGATATTCCTTTCTCAGATGTTGATAAATCCATCCGTAATGTAGATGGACCGCGTTCCCCGAGGTATGGTTCAAGCTACGGCGATGTTGGAGAATTTGATGACCATTTCAAATGTAAGTGTGGGAAATATGTTGGTAAAATCTTTGAGGGCGATACATGTCCAGATTGTGGAACAAGGATCGAATATACAGAGGTAGACATTACCTATACAGGGTGGCTTAATTTTGCCCCATATAAATTAATTACCCCTCTCGGTTTCCATCGATTACAATCTGCTCTGTCTAAAAAGATTCTTGAAAACATCATTTCGAATGAAAATATCATCACGTCTCAGGGGATTATCCGACGACATACGGATACGCTGGAGATAAAGAAATCTTTGTTAGTCTATCATAATATCGGTCTCGACGCATTTTTTCAGAACTATGATGAGATACTATCCTACTATAAAAAGAAGAGGAAGGCAAAGGCAGATCTTATTGATGACCTAATCCGTGATAAAAACATTGTGTGGTCATCTGTATTCCCCGTATATTCAACAGCACTAAGACAAAGTAGCGTTACAACAGAATCATACTATTTCTCATCCGTCGATAAAGAGATTTTTCCCCTCACCAATATATCGATAAATTTAAAGAAAGCATCCCCTATTGAGGTTCCACTCTACCTATATCAAGCACAGATGCGTTTGAATGCATTGTGGGATATCAACTTTTCGCTCATCGATGGAAAACATGGGTGGATTCGTGGAAATTTGCTTGGCGGTCAATTCAACTTTTCTGGACGTAATGTTATCGTGTTAGATCCAACACTAAAGATCGATGAAGTTGATTTTGCATATAAATCATTTATTATTGAATTCTCTGGATTGATTATCAAACGTATTGTGCGGGATAAGGGATGGACAATTATCAAAGCGAGTAATTTCTTGAAATCGAAATTCAAATATGATGACTACATTTATTCCATCATCCAGGACATCGTTCGTGAAGATGAACCAATGGTCATTATCAACAGAAATCCAACTCTTAACGTTGGAAGTATTTTGTTGATGAAGATACGGAAAGTGAAAGAGGATGCTGAAGATTATACGCTAAGTATACCATCCGCAATACTCCCAGGTCAACAATAAACATTCAGGCCTGGTAACTCTTTGAACTGCTGGAAACTCCTTATGGGACAATCAGCAGCATAGTTACATCTAATGATGTAAACTGTTCAACGACTATCTCGAAAGAGAGTAGGAATCTAGTGACTCCAATGTGAAGAGCATATCAGAAATGGTATGAAGATATAGTCTATTATATAGCTGAATGCCGATTTCGATGGAGATGTACTCAATAACATCGCGCAACCAATGAAAGAAATTGAAATGTTGTTTAAGGGATTTTCACCAACTTGGCGCATCATCGATCGAGTTACCGGAGGAATTAAATTCTCCACGAGTAATCTCGAATCGATATCTTTATCAATATTTAGTGATCGATGATTATATAATAATTAGAGGGATTTATTCTTAGTCCCTCTTATTTTTGAAAGGAATGATCAATATGAATGGTTTTACACCATCCACAATCATACAAGTATATGTGGTCGAGTTATTGATAACAATCATCACATTATTCATTGTATGTAAATTAACATTTTATACAGATAAGAGTATATATCGTATGCTGTCGAAAATACGAGTTGCTTTTGTATCAATCATGGCTGCTGGATTTGTATATGGGATCCTATCAGCAGCTTATTCATCTAAAGTTACATATACAGCTGATATTATTACAATATGTATTGGATTTCTAGCATGGATAACATACATCATCGAAACATACTATCGTGAGATTTACGGAGATTGAACAAATGAGAGGGGCAATCCCCCTCTCTCATTCCATTTTCTTTTTAATAATATATTCTATATATGAGAGTTAAAATTATTTATACGAAATGGGGTAGAATTCATCATGAAGAGAAAACTAAATGATTTTGACGGAGTCTTCCTTGAGGTTCTTGGGGAGACTCCTGATGTCGTCGGATGGAATGTCAGCTCGTGTCGGTTAGTATTTCAGTATGGCGATCGAATATTCGATGGAAATGGTAAAACCCTCTACGCCCGCGATGGTGCGCTGATCCAGTACATCCGTACGGCTCAGTATGAGGAGTTGTTGAAGCGATTCGATCCTGAGAATGAGTTGCAGGAGACAGCATACTATTTAGAGCATCTGGACAAGATTGTCGCTACCGCATATGATGCAATGCGTATGCATCTCCCGGATGTTGCATAGAAGGAGGAATAGTATCATGGATTTCGCAGAATATTGCGAAAAAATTAGTCAGATTATGAATCGGATGAAATCGTTCTTTCCGAAGAGTGATGAGTGGGTCGGATTTAGTCCGAATACGCGTACTAAATTTCTCATAGATAGAGGGGAAATGGAGATATTATTTGACTTCTCAGAGAAACATGAGTTTTCTGAGGAGTATCGTATTCGGATTGACCCAACATATCATCGGCGCGATATGGCGAATGTCAAAATCGTTCGATGGTGGAATGAGGATGGGGCAATATATTATCAACGTCCCGGACTTCTTTTCGAAGATGTTTCATACCTATTCATTGAGAAACTTCTAAGAAATATATTAGAGGCTGTCAAGAAAAAGAACCTTTATCATTTCCGACTAATTGCTTCTGTTGGTGGATGGAATGACGTGTCAATTCAAGAGCTGATTGATGCAGGATTTTCTGAAAAGGAAGGTTGGGATTTTGATGAGTAAACAGTTAAAGTCAATGACAGAGTTCCGCAGAGACTTTGATCATGATCAGAAGGCTGTGGAGAAACTTTTCTCCATACTTCTTGGATACGGGTACGAGTGCCCTGTTGAGAATCCTGATGATAAATTCGAGGGAACTCCTATGGCGGACTGGATAACGGATGTTTATGGAGGTCTCTGTATTTACTTCGACTACGAGAATTGGTTTCGCTCTCCAGACGCGGACGGTGATAACGAGAATCATTTTAAACTGATTCTCTCGCGAGAGAATTATGATTACGATGCTTTCACATATGACGTTTTTCTGAGTGAACATCGTAATGGAAGAACTGACCGAGAGGATCTGCCAGAATGCGGTGTGCACCTTCAATACGTTGATTGCTTCTATGCAATGAACGTGTTCTTGAATCTGATCGAAATGAGGAAAGACGGTCTTGTGTCAGACATGAGTGTCATGAACATTCATCGGGATCCGATTCCGGAAGAACTGTGGATGCGCGCATATAAGCAAACTGAGGAGTTTGTGCATGGAAAGATTCTTAAATGAATAACTCGTATTCCAATCAGAGAGGGATTTTTCATGAATAAGCGGTTGAGAGAAAAATTTCGTGCAGCGAAGATCTCCTACACGAAGAGAGAAATGACCGAATTTTCATTTCGCATGTTTATCGAGGCTATGGAGGAGTTGAAGCTCGCCAATGATATCGATACGTGGAGTGAGAAACTTGAATCCGTATTTCCTGAACCAATGGAGATGGACGTATGAGAGATAGTCGTTGGAAAAGTAGGATAAAAGCTGCGCGAGGATATTATCCTCCCAAAAAATATGCGGCATATCGTTATGCATTGGAGCTGTTCCATCGCTTTGGCTTGATTCAGCCGAGTCGCTCCATCAAACATCTACTTTGGGGGGAATAAGATGAATACATTTCCGAGAGATATGGCGATTGAACGCATCGAGGATTTCAAACATCTTTCGGCGCGTGTCAATACGATCATGTCAGAATACATGGATCGCGAGGAGTATTTCGTAAAAGACAAAGATCTTTTCGAAAAATGGCTCACAAATCGCCCCACACTACACATTCATTATCTTGACTCAAATGAAAATATCCGTATGGAGATTGACCATACGATCGGGCGTTCAAGCATCGTTTCGGTTAATTCCGGTATGCGGTTCAATGAACGCACGTTGGGCTTTTCACTGATATCACGCCCGGATGGGTTTATGTGTAGTCCGTCCTATTTTCCATCCGTGATCTTCTGGACGCATATCGAGGATATTGCGAACTATATATGTTATTTCGCAAAGCTTCAGAATGTCGGTAAAGTTCGCATCGCGTTCATCAAAGCTGGGCTTATTGATGTTGATGATTCTTATCTGAAGGAGCATCTCGGGATTAAGGAGTGCTATACATAAGAAAAGAGGGAGCGATTGCTCCCTCTTCCTTTTTTATAATTATATCTTCTACATCCTTTCCTATATATTCTAATTATGAGATACAGAGAATCGTATCTCATTGTTTCTACAATTTAGGGGGTAGATGATAATGAAGACGATGAAGGATATGTTTGATGCCGTGAATAAGCTTCCCGTGGATTCCTACGGGGTGTATAAGAATGATGGGCGTGAACTGATCCACGTGTACAACACAGGACGTCAGTTCAACGTACATGGCTACAACGGCGATCCAATCTGGAATGTCATCCGCAACGACGGGAGTGTCAACATCGTTCCCGTCATTGATGGAGCTAGCCAATGGGGATGGGGACGTGAGTTCCTCTTGGAGGAGGATTGCGAGGTAGTTCCCTTCGCTGTTTGGAATGCTCTGCAGGCTGTAGGCATTATCTAAGATCAGCTCGGTTGAGGCGGCAGAAATTCTGCCGTTTCTTTTTTGTATTTATATATTTTTTAAGGAACGAAGTTTCTAATCAATTATCCCCTTTATGTGGAGGAGGACAATTATGGCGGAAAAATTTAGTATTATTCCAAGTCTCAAAGAAAGGAAGAAGGAGCTTACTGGACAAAAGAAATTAGCTCTTGTTGGACAAGGTGACTTCCCAGGCGCAAATAATATTATGCGCGCCACGATGAACATCAAGCACCAGGTACAACACTTAACAATCGATGATCCAGAATTCCCCTATATCTATGATGGGAAAGAAAACGTTGCCGGAGAGAACTCGTCCTTCTATGAGCGTACTAAGGGGTATCCGTGTGAAGTAGTTGCCATATGTAAGAAGTATGATGACCGTCTCAAAGGAAAAGTACGTTCTGCTCTCTATTTTCTATACTATAAAGACCTTGACGCATACTACGTAAAAGAGCGCAAAGAGGTTGAGAATCTAACAGAAGACTTTGGATTCTATTACAACAATGAGTACATCGATGCTTGTGAAGTGGGAGACATCATTCCACCGAACACAACGATTTTAGCATCGACCTCTTACGACGAATATGGTAATACTGGAGTTGGGATCAATGGACGCATTCTTTTCGGAACGCATCCAATGGTACAGGATGATGCAATCATTGTATCAGAATCCTTTGCGAAACGTGGTATCATGAATCATGTCACGAGTAAGACTATACCGATCGGAGAGAACACGATTCTATTGAATCTCTATGGAGACGATAATGAATACCGTGGATTGCCAAACATCGGTGATACCATTGACTCGGGTATCTTGTGCGCGACCAGGAACGTGAAAGAATCACGTATGTTTTCCGATATGCGCGATTCTTCGTTGAGCACCATTAATCTTCAAGCCGATCAAGTTTTCTATGCCGATGGTGAAGTCATCGATATCAATATCTATTGCAATAATCCAGATATCAAAGCAAACAAAGCCAATCGACAACTTGTTGAGTATTATAACGATCTACGATGGTTCTATACAGATGTCTACAAGGCGTGTAAGAAGATCGTAAACAGCGGAGCAAAATTCATTAGTAAGGACATCAATCGCTGGATGCGAAAAGCAATGGATTATCTTGATAAAGAATCTATTTGGGCATTCAACGATAATACATTCTCCAATATGATGGTGGAAATTCTTTTGTGTCGAAAAGATCCAATCAAGATCGGGCGTAAAATTGTCGGCAGAAGCGGGACGAAGAGGAGTTTAGCCCGCTATAAACTAAGTTAATTGCTGGGAAGTCTCAAGTAGATAATCAGCAGCAAATAAATGATTCATGATATTCTGGCAATATATTATTATAGGAAGGAGGTGTCAGTAATGAAAGACTTATTGATAGCGCTTGGTGAAGAATTTATGAAAATAGAGTGGAAATCGGCAATATATCATGGAAAAATTATACCACGATATCAAATCGGAAGTAATGGGTCCGTCAAAGATATTTTTAGAAACCGCTATGTGAAAACATTTGAAATGAGCAATGGTTATACCTGCATAAATCTGGCGCATGGAGATCGTAATAAAAAGCATGCAACCTGTATTTGTGGAGTGCATCGTCTTGTAGCGGAAACATTTATCCCTAATCCAGAGAATAAACCACAAGTCAACCATATCGATGGAAATAAGAAAAATAATACCGTCGCCAATCTCGAATGGGTCACTGCGAAGGAAAATAAGATTCATGCAATTGAAACTGGGCTGGATAATCCTCATCATGGAAATCAGGTATGTGGTGAAAATTCAGGGGTTTCCGTATATAATGATAACGTTGTTCGAAAGATATGTCATATGCTTGAAAAAGGTTATGGAAACACTCAAATTTCAAGAGAACTTAACGTCCATACCGATCTCATTCGGTATATACGAAAAGGTGGATGGAAACATATAAGTTCAAAGTATGATATTCCTAAACCAAGAAAGATTATTAGACATTCCAAAGAAATACGAGAGAAGATATCGGCTTTGTTGGATAAAGGAATACCATATATTGAGATTGCCAGAATGGTTGGGTTGCCAGACCCAGAACATTATGGTCGTAAATATGTTTGCGATTTTAAAAGCAAGCATTGGAAAAAATGAATCATTTTATGTTCAACGACTATCCGTAATGGAGTACATACACATTGTATGGATAAGCTTAGCCTCTTATTTATTCGGATAAGAGTGAAGATATAGTCTCATCTACATTGTGAAATGTAGTTAAGGAAATGATAAAACCGTCGTTTCGAGCATCTGGAAAGATGAGGACATGCCATTTTTGACCACGGAAGTTTATAAAGATCAATATGGCGTCGTACATCCAAAAGGAGAACAAAAGCGTGTTGAGTTAATTACAAATCCATTGGCAATCATTAACCGAACGATACCAATGGCTCTATTTGAACCAAGTATCACTTGCATACTAGAACAGACGCAAGAACATATGAAAACATTATCAAGTGTGAAAGAACAACATGATTTCATGTTTGATGTTCTATCATTATTGAATAAAAAGTATGCAAAAGAACTTGATGCGATTTATAAAGAATTGAGTGATCGAGAAAAGAAAGAGTTTATCGAGGAATCGATAACAAAAGGAATTCGTCTTCGTTGGGAATCCTTTGATGAAAAATTCAATGTTCGCGATAACATCATTGCTGTACATAAGAAGTATGCGGATATCATTAAACCATACCATATCTTTGTCCCAAAACCAAAGTGGGGAAGAGACATTTATATTGGAGAAGACTTCATCGGATATCAGTACATGATGATATTGAAACAATCTGGCGAGAAAGGCTTTTCGGCACGATCTGCCGGTGCAATATCGGATGAATCACTGCCCGAAAAATCCCATGAAAATAAAGTTGGAAAGCACTGGGCCAGCCAAACCCCGATAAACCAAAATCTTGTCGGTGTAAAACTCTTTGAACTGCTGGAAGCCGCATAAGGTAATCAGCAACAAACGCATCACTAATAAATTGGGAAGGAGGATAAGTATAATGGAAGAACAATGGAAAGAAGTGGAGTTGAATAAAAATTATAAAGTATCATCTTTTGGTAGAATATATAGCGAAATTACCAAAAGCTATATAAAACCATACCAACACAAAGAGACTGGTTATTTGAGTATAGGATTACATGAAGATGGATCTAGTATAACAAAGAATATTCATCGCCTAGTTGCGCAAGCATTCATTCCAAATCCAGAAAATAAACCGCAAGTCAATCATATTAATGGTATCAAAACTGATAATCGGGTAGAGAATTTGGAATGGGTTACCCGTGAAGAGAACGTTCAACACGCAATGAAAACTGGTCTATTGGATAATTTTGGAGAAAGTAATCCAAATAATAGGTATTCTGAAACACAGATAAAAAATGTCTGTAAATTGTTGGAAGACAGATCGTTGAATTATAATATGATCTCAGCACTCACCGGAGTTTCTGTTGGAACAATTGGTGGAATTGTTAGAGATAATATTTGGGAAAATATATCAAAATCTTATAATATTCCAAAATCTTTAATACGAGAAAGAAAAGAAAAATATACCGAACAAGCATCGGAATTTATTGTTGCTGGAATGGATAATAAGCAAATAATATCAGCATTAAATCTTCCATACGATAAATCATCTTTTCAGTATCTAAATGATCTGAGAAGAAAATACAAGTGATGTGTTGTTCAACGACTATCTCATTATGAGAGTACAACGTAAGTACGTTGGAAGTGAAGAGCTATTCGAAAGAATAGAAGATATAGTCTCATCTATACAGAAATGTATAGCAGTATTATAGTACGGCAAGTATGTAACGAATACTTGTGAAGGTAATGTAGATTTGGTGAGTACGAATCTCCGGTATTCCAGATCATCACATCTCCGACAGACTTTGCACTGATCACAGCACTCTATCGTTCATCCATTGATGGGCGTAAATTTATGTATGAAAGCGTTGTCTCTGATTCTGGAACATATGATATTCCAAATGATTTTACATCTAGAACCGCTGAGATTTTCCAAGTTTTATTTAAATCACTTGGAGTCAAAGCAGAAACGATCATCAATGAAGACGAATATATTGGAGAACCTGAACACGATACTGAAATCGTTGCACATCGAGTAAAGAATCGAATCATCTTTTGTTCCATCACGGAGATGTATTATCTCAAAAAACTCAAAAAGATGTATAAACGTTATCGCAAAGATCATCCAGATGATATCGTTGATTTCGATGAAGCGTGGTCCTATATCTTGGACAATCTTCCATTCAAACGAAAGCAGCTCACCGACAATATCATTAACCTATTCAAGAATAACCTTGAAGTGTTTCAATGATACTGTTTGAAAGGATGATGTTTGTATGATGGATGTACACCCAATTTTGACAGGTCTGTTGATTCTCAGTCTAATATTTCTCGTAATATCAATTGCGAGATATACTCTTCTGAAGCAGACATACTTGAAAAATGAGACTGAATTTCATCGAATCACATTTGAGAATCGAAATAAGACAACGGAGTATTCCACACAAATTCTGGAACTGATTCGTACCATCGTTGCACAAGTTGCGATTATTAAATATCGCAACTTCCGTGAAATGAATGATATGAATAAGATTACCGAATCGATGATCAAGAATTTGATTCGTGACATTGCAGAAACTACACACAGGAGTCTGAATCTGGACAACGTGATGTGGGATGATGCGATGTTCAATCGTGAATTCATTGAGTCTTACATCATTGAGATGACGATTCTATTGGTCAAAGATTCGGTGCATAAAACAATTATGGAGGAGAATGTATAATGACTGCTAATGAGAAGAAGGATGTATTGGAAGAAAAGATGAATGAGTCTCTACAAGAGCTCGCAGAAGTATTTGAAGGTGAAGCTATTGATACCAATGAGGATGAAGTGATTGAGGGCGCTACCGACGAAGAAGAGCGTGTCGAAATCACAGAAGAGAATATGACCTCAGAGATGGCTGAGAAGAACATTATCGCACTTCTCAAGCAAGTCAAAGATATGGTCGGAATTCTCGAATCCATGTGGCGTGCTTCTGAAAGCGAGTTCGAACTAAAGGATTCTCACATGAAAGAATTGATGGCATTCAATTCCAATCATCTCGTTCCTCTCACGGAAGGAGCGACGGATGAAGAACGTGAGAATTGGGACCCTTCCAATGGTCTTGATGCTCTAACAGAAGAAGACGTCGTTCGCATCTTTGGTGAAGAACATAAGATCATCGGCGTTGAACACGATGTCACGCTTTCTCGTATCAAAGACTGCTTCCGCGATTTCTATGGCTGGCTCAAAGCACTTCGCGAATATGGAGATATCCAAGACTCCTATATGACCATCATGGAGGAAAAAGAGGAGATGGCTCTTCAGACTCTTCGTGAAGCAATGGAGAAAGAGGAAGATCCTGAAAAGAAAGAAATGATGCAGAAGTCCATCGATCTCTATATCAATCGTAAGACGCTCGGTTTCCTACGTGATTCGATCGATGAGAAGACGATGGAGCGCATCCTCAACAACTATAAGAATGAACATAAGGTATCTTATTGGATTCAACGAACACGCGATAAACTGAAGCAGATGAAGATTTCTCAGAAATTCATTCTAGAGATCTCACATTTTGAAACACGATTCCTAGAAGAAAAATATCATAAGTGCGATAACATGCTCCTCATGTATTTCATGAGCATGATTGTCTATATGGATATCAATAATAAAGACAATCCGGATCGAAACAAGGTCGCTTGTATGGTATTTGCTCTTGATCGGGTCATCCGTAACAAGATGTCGGAAGAGCAGAAGAAGATTGTGATCGACAATATTATTGCACTCGAAGATCAATTCCTTGCAAAACTATAAAAAGAAAAAGAATGCCATCACTTCCTAAAACAATAAATAGATTGGGGACGATCGTCCCCAATCTATTTAGGCTTTGATTTTAAATATATTGCCATAATCAATTATTATGGCTTCATAGTTGAGTTCACCAAATACTATGAAACGTTCTATTGGTGTTCAATATGCTACAGATTCTATTATAGAATCTGTAGATTTGGAGCGATGAACATGGCAAATATTCTTGTTCGTAGGAATACATCGACTGGGTGGCATGATGAAAATTCATTAAGTTCATACCAAATACTTCGGAATGACGCGAGGTTTCAAGGGTCAACTAGTAATGGAATATTTCTGACGAAAGACAATACATTGGTCGGATATCGAAATAAAACATTCAATACACTTAATCCTCCAAGATATTCTGGAGGAACATATTATGCAAAGCAGCACACATATACTTGTTTTATACCAGAAGAATTAAAACCGTATTTACATAATCCTAGATATACTATACGCCGAACATGGTCAATGTTTGTAGATGAAAGAGTTGCATTGACCCCAAGAGCGATGGTTGGATTAGGGTTAGAAATAAATGAGATAAGTGGTGCTATTTATGGATTTCCATTTAGAAGTAAAGAAATAGATGTTATGGTTTATGATAATAGTAATAAGAAGAATATTCGTGTACCAATAAAAATTTCGGTAGAACCTCCTCCACCAGCAGAAGATATTGGAACTAAATACCAATATTTCCAAATATATGTTGATTATTCCTTTAATCGGGTGATTATTACAGATATGCTCGGAAATAAGTGGAACCCTATTCCAGATTCAAGCATACGAGCAGAAATATTAGATTCCAGTATCCCAAAGTATTTTCAAACTGGAATGAATATAAGTATTTCGGTTGATATTGATAAACAAGAGATGGATAAATTTATTGCAGGTCATATACGAGAGAAATTTAATTCATATGCATGGTTTCTCTCAATAAGTTCTACTGGTCAATCTCCAGGACCAATGACTTATCCCGGTTCCGTAGTAGATCGTAGGGAACGTATATTACGTACAGATACGCCTCGTGTATTTAATTATATTATGGATCGTCATAGAAAATTTTGCATGACATCATTACAATCCTGGGTGTATGCTAGCCTAGTATATACTCAGTATCCACCGAACTGGTAATATATCGAAATATGGTAATGAGTGGAGGGGAAGTTCCCCTCCACTCATTACCATATGGTGGGGTGAAATAATAGTATATCCTACTACAAAATTCATTATGAATTTTGTAGTGGAAGTGTAATCTTTATGGCGAATATATTAATAAAAGCTGGATCCAGCATTGGATTCACAGATCAAAATACAGCAAAAGCAAAAGCAAAGTTGACGAAGCCCGGAAAATATATTGCTGCACAAACGAGTGGTGAATATGTAATAAAAGACGGATCTCGCGTTGGTATCCGCTCGATCTCATACGATACTCAAGAGTTCCCATCAACATCGAATGAGATTGGAGAAAATTTCTACTTATCTACAAAGAGTATTCTATTTATGGATAATGATGGTAGATCGCTTTATCAAAATACTCAGACCGCAATACAGGATTTGAGGAAGTCAATACCGAATTTCGATCCATCGAAGCTTTCGATTAAGGTAACATTTATTTCTACAAATGTAGATATGACTAAGGAATTATGCTCCCTCTCTGTTGATTCCAATGGGATCTTATCCGGGTTCCCTTATTGTGCGACGAATTGGTCACCAACCAACGGAAATTCGTGGGCAAACCAACTAGTTTCCTGCATTCCTTATTACAACGGCAAGCAGCTTGCTATAGCAAATGCCATAGTCGGACATTATAAGATTAATTCGACAAAGAACTATACATCGGAATTAAATCGTCCGGCGCTCGATTCATATCCGCGATTTATTCCATATAAAAGCAAGGCTTGTCGAATATTGGTCGGTGATGCAGAAATATATAGTGATAGTGTTTCAGTACATCGACTAATTGGTCCAAAATTCACAGATAATCCTATTCAATATCCGATGATGACTGCATTCTTCCTACCGATTAATGCAGCTCTTCCAGTACGAATGACAAATATGGAGAGTGGACCAATGTTTGTTGGTTTATATCGGTATGATAGTCAAGTCGTTATAAATGGAAAACCTTTGACAGATCGTATATGGTCTATTCGAATTAACTCGATGAATAAAGAGATTCGGAGAAATTACACATGGGCAACGCTTAAAAAGAACTCCGTATATTTTTTAATTGCCCTACATAAAAATCATACGCCTTCAAATCTGATGAATCAGTTGCTCGGAACAACTGATATGAATAAGCTTCCCGTTGATCAGGTATATTGAATTGCGATAAAAATATAATGAGTGGAGAGATCCCTCCACTCATTACATATTATACTCATAAGGCATCCCAGTCATTTGTTCAAATTGATCCGCAGTAATTTTCCCATTCACTTTATATTCGAGTAACAACTCAACTCGTTCCACAGGTCGGTATAATTCCTGAATGCGCTGTAATGCAACCTTCTCTACGTCACTAAGATTTGCATCCATCGAGAAGTCGATGTAAAATGCAGACTGATCATATGTTGCCATTCCAATCCTATTCCCCTTCTTTGATCAACTTTAAAAACTCGGTATAATTCTTATCCATGATTCTAATGTAATTAAACATTCGATGCATCGACTTCATCAAATTATGTTTAATAATTTCTTTTTCATAAGACTCTTTGTTTCTCACATCTCCGATGCTCGATTTTATTTCTACCTCTAAATTCTGAGATGGGAGGAAGAAGTCTGGAATATAGAAATGTTTCTTCCCCTGATACTCATATTCATAGGTATGTGGGGACGGCGCACAAACATCGGCGTATGGCCAGTGAAGATCTATATCTAACATCTTTAAAAAGTCAAGCTCATAAGAAGAAGAATATGGTAATTTAACTCTCCCTCCGGTGTGTGACCAAATATATTCTCCAGAGATGCTTCTATTCGACAACATTTTCTTTTGCATCTCTGGATCATCGAGTAGATACACCTTTCCATATTTCTGTAACATGCGTCGATCGCGCTCCTCTTTGTATTTCTGTTTGCACATAGGATTATCACAAAATCGACTATACTTCATAGTCGCTTCATTAAATGGTGTATTCTTTTTACAAATAACACAAGATCCATGATCTTTCTTAGTTAAAAGATAATAGAACCATTGATACCCGCTCATGTCGACGGGCAACAAATCTTTGTGATTTGTTTCATAATGATGACCCATTTTATGTTTCGCACTATAGCGACGATCCTTACATCCATTATCACTCGTTGTAAATTTGCAAAAACAGCATTTGTACGTATGATTCCGCATGGTTGACAACCACCTCTTTAATAGGGTTCCATCTATATTCCGGCAACATTTTATAATACCTGTATGCTGGACCAAACGATAATTGATACTACATACAAGGAGTTGTTATTTATGGCGGAACGATTTATTCCACTTTCGGAAGAAGATTTTAAGAATGATGTATCAGGAATTATGAAATATATTGGAAAACTGAAGTTCGGATACAATCGAAAATTTGTCATGACAGGAACAAATTTCGTTGACAATTTCTCTGAAGATTTCATTCGTTTTCTGAACGTATATCTTAGTCGTATTGAATCGGATGCGAATGCGGCCAAGAGTGTATTGCAATCGACTGAGTGTGCAAAATCATCTAAGAACGTATTTGATCACAATTTTATCAACGAAATTGTTTATGGGAATTATGACTATGCATCTGTTCTGCAGTTCGTGGATGGTATTGAGGATGGGCTAGAAAGCAATGAGTTTGCAAAAGTTTCCGACGTTGAAAATTTCTTTACACATACCATCGACATGGCATTCAACCATATGGGGACATCCGTTGGTGCGCTGGTTGATCAGTTAACTGCTCCTCAAGTAAATGGTTTTGAGGTCGCATGTGATCACATTGATGTCAGTACCATGAATACATTGAAAACGAGCTCGAAACTGTTCCCTGCAAGAGATCGTATTGAAGTATATAATAGTGTATCGGAAGTAATTCGCTATCTTAATCGTGAAAATGATCTCTTCGACGAATATGATGTAAGAATCAAAATTGCTGCCATCAATTCCATCTGCGATTATATTGCATACACGATTGTGATGTACCTTGCGCGTTATTATGTGATACAAAAGCAGATTGGATTCTTCGCGGAAGCAGATGGGGTGACAACGGAGTCCACTGTGATTAGCCCAATCGATGAACCAGTTGGAACGAGTCTATGTCCTTCCATGTGGAATGCACAATCTATGGAAGAGATCGTAATCAAAGATTACAAGAAGTTGGACCTGGTTATTGATCACCTTAAAACGTTTGCGGAAAAGCATCATATCGCAATCGATATCTTAAAAAAAGAAAAAGAAAATATCGAGAATAAGATTCAATCGGACGATAATTACAAGAATAAGAAGCATCTACAAATCAAATTCTATAAAGAGCTTGCAGATACGGCGATCGGTGATATCATACTTACAAAATATAGTCCATGGAGTTGCGATGAAAACAACGAGTACAATGTGATTGATAAATATTATCATCGTTTGAAAGATGCGTTGTATCGGAATCCTCAAAATCAATTTGAATCCAGTCGAGATATCTTCCTTTCAATCATTAAGGCAAAAGATAGCTCATCAGTAAGTAATAGTGATTTTATTGACACGATGATCGTTGTTTTGCGTTTCATTTCCTATAAAATTAATAACTTCCTCAGTGATGCAAGTCTCGGAGAGCAGAGTAAATGGAGAGTGCAGGGAAGATCTGCGGGTGACAAAGGAATTCGCAATCGTCAAGCAGTTATGGCTGCTTGGATTGAAACCTTCTATGAAGAGGTTGCCTTTGCCTTCCTTCAGAATCTACAGGTACGTGAAGTTGAGCTCCTCGCAAAAGATCAAAAAACGCAGAGAGAACTCGATCAGATGTTCAATCTTGATGTACCCGATATGAAGTCGGATTGGGATAAAACGCAGCAGCAAATGCTTTCGGTCACATCTAGAGAAGATTCATGGTATCAGAATACAAAGCTTGACTTCTATGGGCAGCCTATTCACGAAGCAATGATGATGTATAATGAATATGTCGCATCACTTCCTCAGTTTATGGATGATATCTACTTCAAAGAGGTAGATGAAAATAAACCTCAAGAGAAAGAACCGGCTCTGGATCGTGCTGTAAATAAAGTAACAGATTCCGTGTCCACGATTATTACAAAGCTGAAGTCAATTATTCAAGCACTATGGAATCGGGCACAGAGTTTCTGGGCTGGAAAGTCGTTCCAAATGGCACGCAAATGGGTAAGTGAAAATGAGCAGAATCTTATGGCGCTCACCTTCCCAGAGAATGCTAAGATGGATATCCTTCCATACAAAGAGAATATCACCCTTCCTCCAGGGTTCCAGAATGCAATAAATAATATTGCAAAGTTTAACCAGAATCATGTTCGTTCCAAGGAATCGCTCCAACAGTATTTGAAGACCATCTATCCAACTGCAGAAATTGCGAACTGGTTTGCAAACGATAAGAATGCAGAACAGCGATATCTTAATTTGATTCTCTTCGATAATGGATCCGAAGGAGAAAAACAAAAAGTTTCCATCGGTGCAAACGAAATTAAAAAGAATATGTCACACTGGATTGCAACCATCAAGGGTTCAGAAACCACCCAGAACGATTTCAAGAAGATCAATGATGATGTTGCGAATTCGGTAAATACATTGAATGCAACACTTGTTTCTATTACACGCAACAATTCTGCGAAGAAGACTGGATCCAACGAACAACAGCCTGGTGGAGATTCTGAGATGCTGAATATGGCTACAACAAAAATCACAAATGCGGTGAATCGTCTATGGGCGCCGATTACGCCAGCGATTATTCAAGCGATGATGAATCAATATAATTACATTAAGACCGCATATACTCTTGGGAATAAATCAACGACGACATCCTCTTCACAAGGACAAACTGTAACATCGGATGCTGGGTCTGGCGAACTATAAAAAAATATGATATGGGTGGGGAATTCCCCACCCATATCATTATACGTCATCAATCGTATAATATAGATACTTTGATTTCAGCGGAGGCTGTTCAACATATACCTCCGAGCGCTCATCAACCAATATATGCGCAAGCGTCGATAACAATTTGTCCGCCGAACAGTTTCCGCGATAAGAAGATCCTTCAAGAGGATGGATGACGAATGACCATTGACTTGAATCATTCATAATTGGTTCGTATATAGCCCTATATGGTTTTCCTGTGAAGATACCATGCCCTTTAACTTTGATTCGTCTTGTTTCTGAGAGAAATCTTTCTCGTAAGACACGGTCTTGCTGAATACTCTTGAGAGTGAGCACATGCTCCACCCAATTCTTCTTCAACGCTTGTCGCGGAACATTGATCCGCAAACGTTTTGAACGTCCATTGAATGAGATATATAATGACTGTCCGACCACCCCAGCATTCATATACATGATACATTTTTCTGGACGCATTGTGTGAATGAGCTCCAAGATTGAAGAACTTTGCGAATAGCATACGCTTGTATAGTTTGTTTCAAGCTTGCGATAATATTTATCTCCGGTGTAGTGGAGATATTTTTGTGGAGACTCATTTTTGATCTGCATCCAAATCTCTTTCATGTAAACAGATCGCGCCAATCGAATGAATAGATCGTCCGAACAATCGAATGACACACGATTATTTTCTTCCAATCGAATGTTTGGGTACTCTCTGATTTGTTTAATATACGAAGTCATGTGCTTCTCCTTTATTCGTTGATTGAAAATCCCTGTGCAAGATAGGCGGCCTCGGTCATGGTAACTCTCCAGATGTTGATGTCTTTATTGGATATTTGAAATAGACAGTCTTTCTCATCTGGAATATCTTTACATGATTTACAATGAAGATAGATCATCGTTGGAATATTTTGTTCAATAAAGTTGAACAGTTCCCAGCTGGTCATATGAATGAACGATACGGCTTTCTGTTCGAATACCCATCGATCGACATCTTGTTTCAAATAAAGACATTCGTTGTTTCCATAATCCAACACCATGCGTTCAAGTCGTTTTGACCGCAACAAATACCGGAACGTGAATCCGTCTACTAACATGGTGACATAAGTTGTATCTTTGAGCCGGAATTTCTTAACATCATAATGATCTGATATCAATGGATGCATTTGATCAACACTCTCCCCAATTCTTACGATGATGGATGTATATACGGGAACCAATCATAACGGATTCCGGAATATGATCGAATAATTGGATCATATCATTGAACTGAATTGATTCACCAATCTTGTTATTCCCAATAAACATTGTTGCTTCCCATAAAATATTATTTAAACACTTGAACGTATATTCGACCCTAGAGTATTCATCACTCGAGAGAACGATGTCAATATGATCGATCATTGATAGATTGAGACCATTGTCCCTGATAATACTCGGCGGATAGGAATATGTTATATCAAATATATTCCAAGGAATTCCAAGAAAATATTCGGAATCGAGACGTTTAATTTGCAGCATATCGAAATCAAATTCTCTTACGGATTTTTTATGAAATTCAATGAGTACTGGACAATTAGCATTAATCCCATGATCATTAATAAAATTGAAAACATCAGTGTCTCGAGTATCAGTTGAAACAATTCTATCCAACTTACTAAAACCGCCTGCGGTTATATTATGGCATTTTTCTTGCTGGATCCAAATGCTTGAGACATTTACCATTGAGAAGATGGTCGTTTTGTTCATGCACACGTCTTCATGAGTAATCCGTTTGGATCGCTTCGAGTGAATCAAACGTTTCAACATATCATTTGTGCATTTGCAATAGGTAAAACCGGGTTCTATGAATGCTACTTCAAGAGAGTTGCCATATAGTCGTCGCATACAAGATTGCCTCCTCATAGTATTTCATCTATGTTTAGAATATATAAGGAGATATCATGATATATTTTTCTGAATTGCGTAGATCAATTGTTTTGGAGCAGGACATATATCTCCTTGCCAATCCAATTGATGACAATCCCCATTGCAAATTTGATAAAGATCACAAGCGTAACATTCGGTATGACGAATCTCTTCTCTATGAATTAATTCGTTACGCAATTTATTTTTATAGAGTTCTTTCGGATCTTCTTCGATATTCGTAAAAAAATGATTTGGTGCTGAGTTTGGACATCCGCCGATACTTCCATCTGCATTAATGGTAATTACATTCTTCATGCATTGACGACAACGACAGTTGATATGGATATTTTTACAAGCGTATTCCAGTTCTTCAAAGTTATCAACGAATAGAGTTCCCCGATTAATTTCATAGAACTCTGTAAGCCAAGCATCTTGCTTACGATAATCTGGTATCAGAGATTTATCATCCGTTGTATTTGCACTTAAGCGTTCAAAATGAATTTCTCGAATACCGAGATGAAAAAAGAAGTCTAGTAGCTGAACTGGTTCTACTTCATCGATGAGGGGTTTCGTTAGGCATGTGATGACACGAACATCAATATCATGATGCGTCAGAATAGAAATATTATTCTTCCATAACTCCAGCTGGCACGGAGTAAATCTAATTTTATAATCATAGGATGTTTTAATGAATGGATGATTCTGTTCAGGATCATGAAAGGTTCCAAGAACGAATGCAAAAAATTCATCGGTTAATTCATAGCATAGGTTTGTCGTCGTATCAAATCTTCCATTTGGAAAGATTTCAGCAAATGCACGCATCTTTGAAATCGGCGCAAGAAATGGTTCTCCACCATGGAATGAGAAGTTGATTGTAGACTCATCCATCTTATAATGATCTAAAAATCGCTTTACCCAATCAGCAGTTTTGTATTCATCGAATAATGCAAGTTTCTTCCGATGATCTCCTATATAACAATGCTTACACTTTAACTGACATGCTTCCGTGGTCTTTATATAAATCTTCAAGTCTTCATCACTCCAATATCATTGTATTAACTTTGAGGTATATATTCTCTACATAGAATAGGAGGTTATTTTTATGAAAACATTTAAACTGTTTGATGATAATATTGCGGTGAAGTGTAAGAATCCTTTTACAAAAACGGATGGTACCGTGATCTACGATTCCGTAGAGGTTGCAATCCGCCTCCCGAGTTATCCAGACTACAAACTTCCATTTGAATTTGAATCGCATGATCAGTACTATGTTCAGGATGTAAAACTCCGCTATCTGAAGAATTGTCTTACATCGACAGAGCGAATCGAATCATTCCCCCACGATTTACAGGAAGTGGTTCGTCAGATATATGCATTCGTTGATGTTAAGGTTAAGAAATATACTTATACAAACCCATTATTGAAGTCGGAATTTGTTCGCTGTGCGGCAAGAGAATATTTCGTTCTAAAGCAGCTTGAACATAGGTGGTTGGATAATCTCCTTCGGATAGACTCCGACTATGCAAAAACAAAGTTTACGTACAATACATTTATCGGAGCACATCACCGATTTATCGAAAAGTATGGTACGCTATATGTAACGTATGATAAAATGTATCATTGCGGGTTCGATGAGCGATATCTATATAATGAGAATGGGTTCGATTACTTTCTGCGCTTCCTGGAGTTGCTTCCTGGAAAATATGATCGTCGTGAACAAACATTCATTTTGAAATGTTTCACAGATATTTCAAGCGAAGCAGATATGGCAGAACCCATGTGTGATTAAATGACGAAACAAATAGGAGGGGACATCCCCTCCTATTTGTTCTTTTTTATCCGGCGAGCCAATCGTTCAACATATTCTGAGTCTTGGAACGGATGATTCGATCTGTAATTGGTTTCACATAAACGTTTTGGTTCTCTGTGATAACAACGGAACCATTTTCAGTGACGCCGACGACGTCATCCAATGTCAGATCAAATGCTTCACAAAGCATCTGTGTTTCTGCATCATTATTTGCAACCATCCGAGCAAGTTCGTCAAAGAAGATGACACGATCGTGAAGCTCATTCTCGATCACATTCTTTGCAACCGATTCCTGCAGAGGCTGATTGATTTCTGCGAGAGCTTCTGGATGGGACTGGAATCCAACGAAGTCATAGGTAATCAGCTTCTTCACAAATACTGTCGGTTCTCCCCCGATTGTCTTCATTTCACCCATGACGCGTGCACTGAATCCAGGAACAATCTTTCCATCCACAATCTTGATTGCCATATTCATTCCATGCTTGTTGGAGGAATCCGTTTGAATATGCGCCTTTAGAAGATTTCCCTCCAAACGCGGTGAACGGATATAATGCGTTGTTCGATCCATATCTGGAGTGCATATTCGATTTACCGTTAACTCTTCACCAACACGTGAAGGAGTTGGGTGATCCATTTCTCCCATCCACTTATTCAAACGCAACTGGTCTTGAATGTAGGGGTCCGTCTGAATACAATTCATCACGTTCTCAGCCATATATTTTCGACGATTACGATTTCGAATCCCAAAGGATTGAAGGATGGCATTGAAGGTCAAAAAGAAACGATTCCCGCGATCATGAACTTCATAACCAAAGTTCCCACCATAATCCTCTGCAAAAGAGGATTGCTCTTGGATGTATGCAAATGCAGAAAAATCTTTTTTCATTTCATCTCACCATCCTTAGAGTTGGAACTCGTCTTCCACTTCATTCTTCTTGATTTCAGGAGCATCTTCCTTCAGCATGGAAGAAGTTTCTCTAGAATTATCTTGAAGTTGTGCGAGCAATTTTGCAGCTTTCTTTTGATAATTCTCAATCACTGCACGCTGTTTCTTAATGATCTCCTCTTTCTTATTTGGATCTATATTGCTTCGATTTTTTAACTGCTCTACATTAATCTCTAAGAATTGAATTTGCTCTTGAAGCTTCATGATTTTATCTGCCTTGCGCTGATAGAAGTAGTATGTGCATGCGCGTAAAATCACAAGAATTCCAAACGCTGATTTTGCAAGAGCTTTTGCTCCACCGATGATGTTCTTGACAACATTTCCAGTATTTGTGACAATGGAATTGATGAGTGAAACAACTTCACTGACGCTAGACTCTTCAAATGTTACAACTTCATTTACGTTTGTATCTACTTTGAATTCATCTTTTGCCTTAACCAATGCCTCAATAAATTGAACATGTGCAGAATCGTTCAACTCTTTTGCAAAACTCGATATCAGTTGATCCAACGTTTCATTTGATTCGGGTGCTTTCTTAGATAGGATGAATGATCCATTTTTCTCTTCAATATTCAATGATGCCGATAGCTGATATTCAAGTCCGCGGACAAGCGTTGTTAATCCCATCTCATATTCAATTGTAACGAGATCTACATATTTACGATAACCGTCCTGATAGATGTCTGCATTCTTGTGGAGCGCAGAATGAATCTTTTCAAGATTTTGAACGGTTGATGACCCTGCATGATATTTTTTAAGCATCGCGAACGCTTTCTCAATTTCATCGTGATGCTTATAGGAATTGATATTTCCTTTGCTTCCAACAATGTCTTTGTCTTGATGTTTATATTTCTTTTTAATCGCAGAAACAAACCTCTTGATGTGACCCATTGCCCCTGCAGATTTCCCCTGAACCTTTTCCAGTGCTTCCATATATACTGGATGCGTACGATTTGTTGTTTCCGCAAAAAATTCAACCGGATCTAAAACAATCTTGTACATCGATTACCCTCCTCAACGATTAATCATATGACTAATCTCGTTTGCAAGCTTCTTGTTATCCACTTTATTTACTTCAGATTGTACTGATGCAAGTGACTGAATGTCCCAGTTTGTGTCAGAGTCTGTAAAGAGTACACGCATTGTTCCTGCGGTAGAATCGATAATTACGACAGCAATTAAGAATAATGCATTTGCCAAGCGTTTTGCGTTTGCCACCGTACTGAGATCAATGCCAGTGTCATTCATTAGTTTAATAACCTCTGGTTGGGATAGAATCATCGTTCCATTCGGAATTGGAAACGTGTTTGGTCCAATAGCCTTCTGTGCAGTTCCGGTAACAGCATTTTTAGAAAATACTGTTCCCTGCAGTTTTCTGTAATCTCCGAGACGACGCAGGGTGTTCAGCCACTTTTTATTTCCATTGATACTATTCAATGCAGCCTTCTTCGCGTTGGACACATCGAAAAGATAGTCTTTGAATGATATTTCACCAGACTTATATCGAACCTTGCGCAAGCTCTTCATATCACCATTAATAATTTCTGCAAGATCGTCGGAAAGATCTTTGATTGAAATTAGATGAAGAACTGTCTTGATCCCGAGGACATAACGAACGAGGTTCGTTGTTGCATTTCCGTTCTTTAAATGAAATTGAACTTCCATCGTGTATGGAAGCATCCCATTAATCTTCTTGACATCAGCTTCTTTGAGGATAACAGGAACCTTTACATCATCGATCTGTTTTACCGTCTTCGACCCAGTATTATTAACTGTTGTTGATTGCGATGATGTTGTGGAGGTCTCTTTTGTTGCAGGGCAATAGAACTCAATATTATCTCCAACTTTACGAGAACGAATTGCTCGTCCATCTAGTGATAGTTGAATGACTCCATCGGCCATATCTTCCTTAAGTTTGAATATATCGTCATAATCGTTTTGCTTTGCAAGTTTCTTAAAATCTTTTTCTGTTAAGACCCTCTCTGGGATGTCCTTTATGGTTTTCGTCTCCGTTCCACTATTTGTTGTATTGTTCCCACTCGATGTACTCGTAATACTTTCTTTAAGGAATATAAATCCGGTCAACGGCTCATTGAGAAGCCGCGCATTCTCTTTGATGAGTTCTGGGTCTGGCACCCCAAGGTGAAACTCAACTGTGCAATTTTCTGAGAGACGCTCACTATAAAAAAGAGAGTCTTGCATCATCTGATCAAGATCATCGATTGCTTCATAGTATTTATTGATTGCAACAGTTGCTGATTCCTTCAAGTTGGTATGAAACTTTTTTAGGAAGACGAGATTATTTGCTTCCTCTTGGTCTAAGACGGGATGCTGTGCAATCACCGTCTGCACCAACGTTGTATATACGCGTTCAAATAGTTTTGATATTACATGAGCTTCGTCTACACGAATTCCTTGTGTTACATATACTGGAAACTGAAGAACGGAGTTCCGTGCCCGCGCAACAATGGATGGTTGATACCCATCCTTGGATACAATATTTTCCGGAGCAACCCTGGAAAATGTATCATTGATGCTTCCGGTAACATCTTCTGCGTCACGAAGGCGATCCATGTTCTTGTCACTAATATTACTATCGATTCCATCCAGATAGTCTTCTAGACCTTCGGTGTATGATCGCTCCTCCAGAATTGCATCTAAGTTGAGATCAAACGCGCCTGCGCTGAGATTAAACATGCTACTCTCTCCTTTATTTTCGATAGGAAAACCCCTTATTGTTTTAAGGTTTTGTTCCACGGGAAGTTCTCGATAAAAAGAAAAGAGGATCAGTTCTAATCCTCTTCCACCCATGCCTCCATGAGAATCTCATCGAGGTTATTGATATCTGCTTTGGTAACTTTGATACCAAGATCTTTACATTTTCGGATCTTCTCCTTCGAATCCATCATCCCAAGAAGCTTCTCACGTCCACCTCTTGTAGATTCTAGAGAACGAATCATTTCTTTCCCAGCCTGTCTTCGAACATCCACGGAACGGTTATGAATTTCATCGTAATCAATACGAATCGGTCCGACCTGTCCTGTTTTAAATAGTTCATTGAGATCGATTGTTTCAACATGATATTCATCTTTCAAATATTCTATAAGAATATCGACCCAGAAATTTTCGTCGGCACGTGATAGTAGAACGATGCTCACATGATTGAGAACGTTGTTCAAGAATGATTCATAGATGAGATTTTGAACATGGGGTTCTTTCAAATGTTCTAGATACTCTCCGCGAAGGATGTCTGTGTTATGAGTCTCTTCATATTTGAGCAATGTATCGGTTTCTGGATATAGTTCATTGAGTTTCACAACATTGCTTGAAGACCTTCCATTGTTTGGAATTGTTCCGAGAATGATATAATTACATGCTGTAATTTCTTCCACGGTGAAGAAATCCACCATATGTGTTAGGAAATGTTCCAGATCAATTCGATACAGCATTGCATTTCCTTTCTGAAAAATAAAATGTGAGAGGGGAACTTCCCCTCTCAACATTCTTATGATGATTTAATGTTTTCTGCGCACCGGCTGAAATACGAAGTCATTCTGATCTCCACCAACGCTTGCGATCGTATCCGGTTCTTCATCCCCCTCCTCGATCTCATCATAGTGAGAATCGTCATCCGGAATATCCTCGTCTTCGAGGATCTCTTCATTGGGCTCAGAGTCCCCTACAAGTGAACGCATTGCGATGTCTGTAAGATCTTCCTCCACTGGATCGTCCGGTTCTGCCGCAGCACGAGCAAGATATTCTTCATACGGATCTACTTGTGTTGCCCAGGAAGAATCCGCTTCAATGTCTTCGTTGTCGTGCTCAGAAAACTCTTCAATACTTTCTTCACAGTCTTCCGATTCATTAATTTCTTCTTCAAGATCATTATCTCCTTCTTCGATATGATTGAAAAGTTCAACGATATCCTTCTCATCCTGATACAAAGAATCACCCCCGTTGGAGTATCCAAGGCGCGCCATGGTCTGATTGTTAGTCAGATCGCTTTCATGAACAACGACGTCAATGAGTTGAATCAATTCATCGAGATCCGATGCGTCGACAGGGGATTCCTCCTCACCAAACGCATGGCGATAGACACCATCTATCATATAGACACCAATATGGTACTTCGTCTCAGGAACCCCAACTTCTTCCGCATCTACAACGATGCATCGCATATTGGATTCCTCTAGGGGAATCTCGTTGAATTTCAGATATGGTTCTGGATTTTTCGTGATGAAAACCATCTGAGGAATGAACGCTTTGAGGAAGTTCCAGTACCCATTATGTTTATGCGGACGAATGTTCTCAAGATTGATTTCACCAAGCCTCTCATAGAATGGATATATATTCAACCCATCGTCATCATATGCATGAATCTTGATGATATCATGTTCATCCCCATGACCAAATCCAACATGGATTGAGATTCCATCCACGTTATCCTCTTCGTCCTTGGGATAGTTGACTGGCTTACCATCCTCCCCGCTCACTTCATATGGAGTTTCATCGGAGATGATCGTTTCGACATTCGGATAGAAATGTGACGTCCACATGCCCTTGATGACATCAATAACGTTTTGTATGCCGACAGCACCCATCGTCATCTTCTCTTCCATCCGTTTCCTGAGATCATCAATCCATTCCGGATGAATACCGTCGGTCCCATCCTTCTCGAAATGAGCGCGGTAGTTTTGCATCACCTTATTTGGATCTTTCTCAAAGGAAACAGAGCGATCATTGTAGATTCGATCGAAGAATACCAGTGTAGATAGAACGTTATCAGGAACCTTATTTGGGTCTGGAAGATTAACACTCTTATCGGCGTTGACCTCCATCTGACAGAACGTTGTCAATGATTTGTAGACACAATTCTGCACACGCCGATAAAACTCATCAGCGAACATTTTTCCACGAATATGAGAACGGCAACTCTCATGAACATCCTGCTCATGGAGATAGTTTCCGATCATATTGGAAATCTTGGAAATGGATCGCGGAAGATTCTCCACACTTGGAACGATTTTTGGCGATTCTTCCACCAGAGACTTTTTAGCCTCCTGCTTCTTCACAAAGATCGGCCGCGCCGCTTTCTTCTGTGACTCCTTCACAGTAAAACCGTCCTTCTTTGGATCCGCCGGTCGTACAGTTTCCTTCACTTCTATCGGTTCTCCAGGCTTCACTTTCTTATGGAAGAGAATTTTTGCCGTCTCCGCCCTTTTTTCCTCATCGGGTTCCGGAACGCGGAAGCCATCACCGTTGTCTCCAACAACCTTAATGGTTGCTTTGACCAGAGGAATCTGCATCGATCCCTCTAATTGACGGACAATTCCTTTCACGATTTCATTTTTCATCAGTCGTTCCTCCTTAAATATTCCATTGGGGGTTTATCCATAACAAAGCTACGAATAGGCTTTGTCACTTCAACTATAGTGCTAGGAGCTTCCTTTGGTTTCTTTCGCACCAGATAGTTGCTCCGCTGTTCATTGAGCTCGGTCAATATCCGAGATCCGCTCAATAAATATCCTTCCTTGGAAAGATCGCCAATTTCATGCCTGTGTACATCGTTGCCAATTCTTCTTCTAATGTCCTCGAAGAGATACTTCTTACCACAAGAAGGATTAGAACAATGTAGTTCCGTGAAGTCCTTATTAGGGATCAACATTGCATGCGTTTGACAGTACTTGCAGGTGAATAGTTCCGAACTCACCTCATATACATATGCGAAGTCTAGACATACTGGCTGATTGGTTCCAATACGAATCCCCCAGTTGGAGTAATTTTTATCGGTAATACCAACGTCGCCGATCAGATAAACGGAACCGATCTCCGTGAGAATTTGACGAATTTGCGCAGCGTACTGCATCATCTCACCGTAAGAGTCAAACGGTTGGATATATTCTGCGATCATCATCGTTCCGTTCTCAGAAACTTCATATATCTTCGTGACGTTCGGATACAATCGTTTTGCCATTTTAAACTCTTTGAAGTTATCAATTTTACCATCGTGATCGGTGGCAAACTTGATTACGAACCCATCGAGCTTGAATGCGTAGCGATTTGTCCCAGGTCCTAGTGACACGATATCCGTCAAATCATAATTACGGAGAATGTGGAAAAGCTCCTCCTGCTTCTCCTTATTCAAAATATCTCGCCGGCGGGAAAGTAGTTCAAGTTCTACACGAAGATCGAATGGAAATCGTTCATGGATCAAACTTCGCAATACTTTTTGTGGCACCCTTTTCACCTCCATAGTTAGAATATATAACTCCTTCTAAGCGTCAAAATCATCCGGAAACGATCTGGCAAAAAGGAGTACTTGATCTAGGACAACATCCTGTACAAATGGAGAGGTTCGATTGTAAATAACATGCTTGATCACATCATCCAATCCAATATTCTTTAGAATTCTCTGGTATCGATCTTTGAGGTAGGGAACTCTATCGTCTAGGAATTGATAGTTAACATGCGAAGAGAAGAATCCATGACTTTCATCATTAATGAACGTGATCTCTGTCATGGTCAAAGGCAATGAAATGAGGCCTGCTCCTTCTTTTCCTCGCGTGATTAGATAGGCAACATCGATTTCATCATTGTTATTTTCATTGATGATTGGAAGGATGTCTTTCATTGCCCGCCGTATTTTCTTTACATGATACTTCTTGCAAGCATGAAGCTCAAGATATGCATCCAATAATTTTTTATCATCCGTCCATGCCCGGATGATAGTTGTATCCTTCGTTTCCTCCTTTACAACAAAATAGAACGTTACAATATCTTCCCGTTCATATGTCTTCATTAGAGATCATCCTTCATAACACGAACAAATGCTTCAAGTGACCATAAAACTTTATCAAATATTGGATTTGATGCTCCGGTTGAGACATTGTGTGAATGATAAAACTCCTCAGGACTCATATCGTAATACGCGCCAGTCTCATGATTGAATCCAATGTTCATATTCTCTTCTATCGAGTCATACATGGCTTCCAACTCTTTTGGTTGGAAGCCAATAAATTCCAACGTCGAGAAATAATTCTCTTGGAGATTTACCATCATTTCGACATAGTCCTCGATACGATCTCCAGGGATTCGATCCAATGCGGATATATCTCGTAACATCTTCTTGATTGCTTTCTCAGTAGCAATCCGCTCATTGTTCGTAAGAAACAACCGAACATTCTCTTTTGTTCTCTTGGATGGAAGTTCCAGCCAGTCGATCGTATACATTCCCGCCCCATCAACCTGTTCGGAAAATAGTTCTGTAATCTCTTCAAAACTAGAACGAATGGCTTTGTATTTTTTCTTACTTCGTTGCGCCAGAAATGTTTTCAGGATTTTCTTATCAAAGGTCCATCCATATGCCGTTCCCTTTCCATCTGGATTCATACGATAGACGATATAGTATTTATACGAATCACTCATAGCTCCTTCTCCACAAGTTCTACGATTGGGACAATCACATTTTGATAGTTGAAGAGCGGGTCCATCTCCTTGCTCATATTATTGAACTCGATGTAATACTCTTCATCCAATGCAGAACTTTTATATTGTTCGATGAAGTTTATTAAGAACCGACGCCCGGCAGAACGATCTTGATTTTCGATATATCGCACCATTGTTCGTAGGAATTCAATCATGTAGAGACGATGTCGATCGATTGAGACCTCACCCATGCCTTTGATATCGAATCGATCCTCTGCATAATAAAACTCCAAATTACGAATCTCCGGAAATCGAATATAGGACGAGTACGTATTCTTTGCACGAAATCGTACTTTCCCAAAGTTCACGCGTTTGCAATTCTTCGTTGTAAATATTGCGTCCCGCTTTACGCTAACGATATCGTTATCGGACAAATCGTTTGTTGTGATAAAAACGTTGCGTACCTCTGCAAACTTCTCCATGAAGCGTTTAGAGAACTCCTTATCTCTTCCTTGCATTTTACCAACTTCGATGTGACGCGGTAGCTTCTCCAAGGACTGCAATGAACGTATGGTATCATCATCCAGTAAATGGAATTGTTGAATGATGGAAAACCCAGCATCCATACAGTCCCACTCATAAAGATCGACATTGAATAAATATTCAATATCAGGATTTAACCATGTCGACATGGAACTCTTATACCCCATAGAAACCCCTCCTATTCACCCATAAAGTCATACATATACTGCCCATATTCCTTTATAAGATTCAGATATACATCGTTCCGTACAAACAGATCTGATCCGCCTAAAACACGCTTCCACGCAATACTTGTATTCGTGATATATTGATTGAGATACTCAGCAAGATATTGATAGCATTTAATACCATCTACCAAGACTAAAATTTCAATACGCTGCTCCATTTTGTTTTCGACCAAATCCAATGAGCCCAAATAAATCGTTGGATTGTCTTTTCCAAAACAGTATACACGCGAATGTTCCAACTTCTCCCATGTATATGTAATTTGTCGAATTCGTTGGTTCGAACTTCGTTGGGGGAAGAATCGATTCATTCCGCGTATGATAATATCCATCTTACATCCAGCGCGCTCGGCATCTTTCAATGCTTCAATAATATCAGAATCTTCCAAAGCATTACATTTCATACAAATGTATCCGTCCTCTTTCTTCCAAGACTCCTCTCGAATCTTCTGAAGAAGAACCTCTTTGCAATTTTGTCTGGTAACAAGAAAGTATTCAGACGTAAACTCCTGCTTCGTTCCCGTGAGCATTTGAAAGAGCTTATCAACCTCATCACAGATAAATGAATCTGAGGTGTAATAAGATAGATCTGTATACTGCGTTGTGGTAGACGGGTTGTAATTTCCTGTTCCGATCTGTGCAATGCGCGTTCCATCAACAAATGTAATCAAGGTTGCTTTCGCATGAACTTTTAGTTCTCCACGTTTATATGTCGTCACATAGACGCCAGAATCTTCCAGCCTCTGTTTCCATTGTACATTAATTTGTTCACCAAAAGCTTCCATCTCTAGATTCACGTGAACGAATTTACCGTTCTTGGATGCACTACATAATAGATCTATGAGTTTGGAATCTTTTCCTATGCGATATAATAGAATTTTAATGGAGGATACAATTGAACTACTCGCAGCATCCTCAATCAACCTCATATATGCATCGAAGGATGTTTCCGGATATGCATAGATTTGATCCTCCTCCGTAATGGTTGCAAAGGATAGTTCTGGAATTTCCTGAATGTATTTGATTTCGGTTAAGTCGAAATACGCGAACCATTGTATGATGTCATCGGAAAAGATGATGGGATTCTCAAAGATGAATGCATCTCGATCAATCTCCTCACATATATCCAAATATAGTTCTGGTCCCTCATATAATGTGTTGATCTCCATTTTTGTAATGTGAGAATTATAATCATATACCGACATCCGAACAGCAAACGTGCTTCCTTTTCCATATAAATTATTCAGGTATTGAATGACAGCATCATCTGCTTTACAGATAATTTCTTCATCCAACAAAGCTCCCGTGATTGTTTCATATAGTTCCTTCGCCTTCTTCACAGAATGGATGAGATATCCATCCCTACCCTGAGTGATATAATAAATCTTCTTATGCTTGAATGGAAACTCTGGTCGAAATGTCTCCGTAATTAGATACTTTCGAATATCTATTGACTCCACGATATAAGGAATTCGATCATCCGTGCGTGTATAAATGTAATTTGTAATTCCACGCAAACCTGTAATAAATTCGATCATGTTTGAAAGATATCTCTGTACGATCGCGAGATAATCTCCCTTGTTATAACCGATCGCCCATCTCTGAAATAGCTCTTGTAGATTTTCATATGCAATGTGCGTAAAGAATAATTTTTGCCGGAGCTCTCTCATGTTATAATAAGCATTATCCTCGGGCGTTCCCTCACTCATAATACGTTTATTGAAATTCAACATACCGTTGATCACGTCTGTAGGTCTGAAATTCATATGAGATCCTCCTCCCCTCATATGAAGAGAATATATAAATACTAGAATAAAAAAGAAAAGGGGGAAGTTCCCCCTTTTCTTATTCGATGCCGTTTTCTTTCTTAAGTAATTCAAGGTATACTTTGTTCTGTAGTTCACCGATAGACTTATTATGCACCTGGAGCGCTGCTTTCAGTCCTTCGATATCTGCCTTTGCAAGGTTGATATGGTGTGCAATATTCTCGAACTGTTTGTCGAGTTCAGCTTTTAGCATGGCATCATATCGAATCATCGCTCGATAAGATGAATTTGATGCTGCGGTCACAATAAGCGTTATAATTGCTCCAACCGTATTCTCGTGATCTGGAATTCCTTTTAGATTCTCGGTGATCCGATCAATCCCGCGTTGGATGTCTTCATTTTCTAAAATAGCGAGTTCATCTTCCGCAATACCAGTGATCACAAAATGATCCATTGCGAGATCGCCTTCCAGCTTCTTCCCTTCTGCGGCTTTGTTTGCTTCCTCCAACATTTGTTTTAGGGTATTGGTGAGGTCATCCACGATTTTGCTCAATGCGTTTCATCCTTTCCTCTTTCTTTCGTTGAACAATAGCAGCCAACTCTTTCAATCGATCTGCCTTCACTTTCGTTGCATATAATGGATCAAGATAGGACGATCCGTCCTTCTCTTCATAGATCGCGTCATTGGAAATTTGTCGTTTGACTTCCTGATATGACAATCCAACCGTTGGTGCTTTCATATTTAACAATGCTTGATTGAGATTAAGAATTTTATAAGGTGGGAGTTTAAATTTATGGAAGTCGGGACGATGATACACGTCTTCTGCGTCGCGAATCAATCGGTTGATCAAAATTTCTCCCTGTACATGACGACACTTGATGTTTGCATCCATTAACATTTCCAAGAAGCGTTGTGCAAGGATATTATAATCCTCATATTTCGATGCTTCTTTATTGACGAGATCCATGATCCCATAGAGAGTATCAGTCAATCCATTGTTCTTAATTTCCACTGAGGTGAGACGTCCATCCAATTCACTCGACAATGCATCGATTGTGATATCGTAATACGTCCGACCATTCTTCTTATCGATGACTTTCTTGAAATGTTTCATGGAGTTGGCATCTACAAACATCGATTCATAGTTCCCGATTTCAATTTCATCATAACTTTTATTCTTAGCATCATATATGTAGAACGGTGAGTTGATATGATTCCCGAAAGTATTATATTCCATCATGTCATTCTGATTGATCTGAATAACATTCTCCTCGGGAATGCGAATGGAGAGATGATCGATGCGAATATTTTTATCGAACTCATCACGATCTTTAATATAGATATCTCCAGCATTGAATTTGAAATACACTTCAAATCGATTATTGAATGACAACTTATTCGCTTTCGTAAAGAGAAGGTGTTTGGTTGAGAGAATATTCTGGGATACTGGCTCGGAATACACTTCTGTATTGAATGTTGCCATACCAGGCATATTCATGACCAGATGTGAGTCTGCACCATAGCATACGTGACAACATTCGTCTCCACAAGCACATGTTACGACAGAGCGTATCCATATCCATTTCCCAATCCAGTGGCGATGTGTGTTGTAATGAATTAGTTCAAGATCATCACCAAGGTTCAAAGTTCCCCATTTATTCTCCAATCGATGAAGGAAATTCCCGTCACGAACGTACAAATGAAGCAGATGTTTTGTACCACAATCGTATACTGTTTTTGACAACTCCAATGTGCGACTGATAAGAATCATGTTACGGGCAAGATACCCAGCTTCCCCCATATGCTCCTTATTCATGATCGCAGATAAACGAGCACCAGTTGCTGCGATATAATATGTGATTGGGTCCACATACCCTGTGGAGAACCCATTTCCCTGCATTGTATATGGAATAACCAGTCCAGAGATGTCTGGGATTTGTCCATAGGAAATGAAGAGTTCTTGTACTTGTTTTGGTTTGATGTGGCTCCCTGCTTTGGATATATACCAGATTGGATTCTTTGTTACGGCAAACTCGTCAATCAGTTCTTTGGTTTTATCTTGTAATAGTTTCTCAACGTCTGCTGTTTGTAATGATTGCGGAATCTTCAAATTGTTGAGTTCCCGGATCTTTTCCGACTTCATATAGTCGTTGATGAATACGCTCTCCAGGGTCATAATACATGCCTTATCCAATAAAGCAAATTCCATGGAGAGCTCCTGATAGCGTTCCACAACAATCTTGATCAATTCGGAGGAACGTTCAAATGAAATACCATACTCTGTTAATTGATGGAGGACTTTGGTTTCCAATCCCAATCGAAGTGAATCGCTCATCATGATTCCAACAATATAGCTTTCATCCAACACTTCGATTGGTTTATTATAATACTTTTCCAACGTATTGAGCTCGATTATTGGTCGCCATGCATTCATATTCATCAACATCTTTGGCATGGAGAGCTGATACGTTTCACTATCCGATGGATAGAACTTGAATCGAATCTTGTACCCGATACATTCTGGAATTTCATATGCGGCGCAACACGCATAGTAAATCTTGTAATAAATCTCATCAAACTTCTTATACGTGTTTAGTTTACTGAAAACGATGACATCTGGGAACTCCCGCTCACAATCGGCAACTGTTCGTATCGTTGGCAAGCTATACATCCGCACAATTCCTCCCGTAATTCCAATCGATGGAAATTGTTATAAGTCTAGTAAAAATATATAAACGATAAAATAGGGTGGAGGGAATTCCCTCCACCCTATGTTGTTCAGCGATTATGCTTGTTCTTCTTCTTACCGCCATTATAGTTCTGATTGTTTGACTCATTAGAAATGGGAGCCATTTCAAACTCCTCTTCTTTTTCTTCAACAACCTCTTCATTCTTCTCAGGTTCGATGATAGGTTGCATTGAAAACTCTTCAGTCTTCTCCTCAACCATTCCTGTCTCTTGCGCTCGTACAGTATCTGGAGCAGCCGATTCAAACTTCTCTTCCGGAACTACTGGAGCCTGTTGAGGTTCCTCAGGAAGATCAAGCTTCTTTGAATGATCATAATCGACATTCTCGAACTTCTCGTAAACTTCGCGGAAGTTTGTTCGATCGAGTCCGTGGATAGAATTATCCATTGGATTGATGTAATTGATTTCAAGACCTGGTGTTGAGAGAATCAGGGTGATCCAGTTGAGATCTGCCATGAACGGCTCTTTCCTTGGAGCAATTACATTTAGTCGTGGAATCATGCCAGATCCAAGTACCTGAATTTTCAGCATAGCGAATAGCCTCCTATCTCAGAAATTATTCTTCATCCGAGTTCTTCTTTGAGAACTTCGATTTGAGCTTCTCAATGAGTTTATTGAATCCAGCCTTGATGGACGATTCAGACTTTGGCTCGATGTCCTCTGTCATCTTAAGAGCGGTTACATATTTTGCTGCTTGCTCACCCTGTAGATGAATTGTCTCTTCTCGATTTGAAACAGATGTTCCCTTTTCATTGATGATGAGAAGATAGTTGTTGAAAACATTTGCGGTATCGCTCTTCTCATAGTCACTAAGTGAATCTTTTCCACGAACGGTCGGGAAGAAGAATTTCATCTTAATGATTTCAATTTCGTATTTCTCACCCAATATATCCGAAAATTCGTTGTTCATCTTTTTCTTTACTTCGGCAAGCGTATAAGATCGTCCATATAGATAACAAACGGTCTGCCATGCATACAGCCTCAAACGACTATTATTAAATTTCGAAATAAGAATTGGGTCAATAACCCACATACCTGACCAATATTTGATGATATTGATGATTGCAACAAATGGGTTGATCGAATGGATGATGTCATGTAATAGTCTGAGCTTATGGGTGATTGTTGCACCGAGGCCCTTCATGTCATGTGCTTCGTCAAGGAGTCGGCTTCGAATTCTCTTCGCAATCTCCTTGATTTCATATTTGTTTGCAGCGTTGACTTTCTCGAAGTATGGTCCATTGCAATAGGATTCAAAAACGGCGCGATCTGTAAAAAAATCTTGTGCAAGATCATCCGTTGTGTGCTCAACGATGTTATAGTTGATTGATACGTTCTTCATGAATTTAACGGTTTCATTGAAACTATCTTGCAGTCGATTCAATGCATCATTGTAGGTCTGTACATCGATCTCTTTCTTATTCGGAACTGAAATAGAATTTGCATCATATAGATGACCAGATGGTTTCTCACCGATTTCTCCAAGCCCGCTCTCCATAATCTGATCGATGTCCAGGTTGAAATTACTCAGCGCGCCTTCCATAATGTCGATATCCCCAAGCCAGGCAGTTTCAGATACAGGCTTGGAGTTATCCTTCAGAAGTTCGTCAATGTCAAACATACTCATGGTTATCTCTCCTTAACTTAAAAATATCGTGTTATTTCCACAATAAGCTTTATCACAGTGTTCATCACTCGAGCCCATACAATTCTTTGACTAAATTATTGATATATTCATGGGATACGGTGATGATTAAGCGATACGTTCGATGTGGGTCCGGATTTGTTAATACGATCTCACGATTTCTCCAGTCAATATAATACATTTCATCCTGGATGATTTCACCATTCTCACGGAATTGAATTTGAATGAAGCGTTCCATTGGAATTCCGAACTCCAAATGATGATCAATTACACGCCGTAAGGATTCATTCAAGATATTATCAATGGAAACCTTTTTCTCTTTTGGTCCCAGTTTGAAAATTGGCCATCCTAGAATACTCCATCCGATCGGTAAGTCAAAGTCTTGTAAATTAATTACGTCCGAATAGATGGTTTCAATGACTGTATTTGGATCTGAATTGATGTGAATTGGTTTCTGGAAAGTTGGACTATTGAGTGCGAAATATCCTATAGTGTTGAATTCACAGCGCACTGTGAATGTGATATCAAATGCTCTTCGGATCTGACCATCTTTAATTCCAGGGCCCGCTTGCGGTTCTTGAAATAATGCGTCGATATCCGCAATGTAATACATGAAGAATTCATCCGAATTGGATCCACCCTTCAGTTTATAGGTAATCGGATGATACCAGATGGAATTCATGTAGGTTAAATATTTATAGACGGAATCATTCTCTTTTACTGGAATATGGGCAACATGTCCAATGAGTTGACAGAACTCTTCCGGTATATATAATTCCAATGGAGCACGAATGAATTGATTATGTCCGATCGGAATCATGTTATGAATATAACTCATGTAGGAGATCTGTTCTGCATAGGTATTGAAGGTTAGAATGACATCGACATACATGACAGCTCGATTGTAGTGTCCATGTACATATACTTTTTTTCGACTATCTTTTGCTAACGGGATCAACGATCCTTCTCCCCATATTGCATGCGTATCCGTCATACGTGAGTTGATCAACGTGTGAGCCAAGAATCGATTATCATCTTGCCCGAACATGATACGAGGGATCAATACCATCATTGGCATCTCTCGTTTATGTAACTGCTTTGGAAGATGCGTCACTTGACGATTTGCAAGTGTCGTGCTTGCCGTAATCGTTTTGAAGAGATTCTTCGGAAATAAATCTATGATATATTTCTCGATAACAGATAATACGTTACCATATGTATGTGACGCAGATGTATTGCATAACGCAGCGGTATTCAGAATATGGTCACCATACTCTGCTCCTGGATTCCTCTCAAATGAATAATATTGTTTATTTGCATCTGGGTTTGATGTATTTGCTATTGTATGTGAATTTTGGATCAAGTTATTTCCTCCTTTCTTTTTAATTATATCTTCTACATCCTTTCCTATATATTCTAATTATGAGATACAGAGAATCGTATCTCAATTCTTTCTACAATTTAGGGGGTAGTTTAAAATGGAAACAGTAAAGTCATTTCTCATCCGGATCATTCGAATGATGATCCTCCGTCCAATCGGCTTCATCGCAGGATTCACATTTGCCCTGACAATGATCGTCATCGGTCGTTTTGACATTGTTCAGAACTGGATAGCTGAGTATGAATTTAAGAAGGTTCTCAAAGACGAAGATGAACGACATGATCGCTTCGCAAAGTATTATGGTCGTTAATGAAAATATATGGGGGAGGAGCTTATTGTAAGCTCCTTTCTTTTTATACTTTTTTCTCTCGTTTGAAGAAAATATTGATTAACTCTTTTACATCGACAGGATTATAGATATCGATGATCGGTCCTTGGAACTCTGTGATATTTCTCATATTATTAACACGCAATAAGGCCAACCATAATTCCGTTGTCCCATAAAGTTCTTGGCTAAGTGCCTTAGGCTGATAGAATAGTCTTGTTGGAAGATAATACGTTTGAATCGTCGATTTTAACTGATCATGATAGCGTGTAAAGAAATCATATAGTGGGATACGAATAATATGGAGTGGATTGTCTGCATCTGCACTCAACATTGTGTCATAAAATTTACCCAATGACAACACTTCTTGTTGTCCTTCGATGGTAAATTGATCAATGTATGTTTGTGCATCGGAGGATATACTCATTGTTTCCCTCCTTTATTTTTCAATGGATTGATTACATTTTCGTTAGCATCGCGGTTATATCCACGAATAGCATCCTCGGTTCCCACAGCAAAATTTTTATATAACAATATACCTTCTTGGCATTTGAATATGAATTCGCGCCCCATTTCAGTTTTAGGTCCATAGAATTCAAGAGGGGCACGACCAACATATTTCGCAGTGAAATAGTTTTGCGTTTTTATTGTAGAATCAAGATTAAGTTTGGTTTCTGAATTATTCGCAAATATTGATGCATCGATGTATTCTGGGAGCTCCGCCGCTCGTTCAAATGGAATGTTCGGAAGTATAGAGACGCTATGAAATTTAAAGTCGCCAACATCGCTGAACTCATAATCGTCTGCCGATCTACATGTAGATTCCTCAATCGCTGGAGGAATGCTATAAGTTCCTATAATCATTGGATCACCACCTTATTATCTGGGTACGTAAACAAACAGAAATAGATGGGGAGGGATCATCCCTCCCCATCGAAATGTTCGTATATATGAGGATTACTCGTCGTCCTTATCGTCATCCTTCGGCATGTTATCCACCTTATTCTGGAGGAATGCATCCATGCTGGAGATGAAGGTGTTCTGGTATGCAATATACATAGCCGAGATCGTAATGGTCTGTGCAACGACCTTCTGAATGTTCTTGAGGAAGTCCATTGCCTTGCCGACACCCTCTTTGTTCACAGACACGCCACTCATGGCCATTCCTGCGAGATTCTTCGCTGCATCACTTGAATTATTATATTCATCTCTAATCGAATCGAGATGTGCATTTGCCATCTTAGCTCCACGCGTCGGTGTCATCTTGATGGACTTAATTGCATCCATTGCATCTGTGAGCATCTTATCGACAATGGCAGAAACCTTATCGAAATCCTCGTCCATCACGAGATAGAACCCCTTGGAGCGATTCTTCTCCAGCTTCTTTGTAAGAGCGGTGTTTAGGGAGTTAAAGAGCGTCTCTGGATTGCTGCTGATCACCTTGGAGATTTTCATCTTGACAAGCTTTCCTGTCATCTCTTTGGTGATATCGGTAAGATCCTTCGGCGAGCAAGCATGGCTCATCTTGCTTCCAGCAGTAACTGAAATCAGAACAGGATCCTCGAGGACGAGCTTCGTGAGACGCTGCCAGATCGGATGTGCCCCACTCACAACTGTGCGAGAACCAATAGCACGAATGACCTTCTCACGATAGTTTTCGGCCACGGGAAGTTTACTCTTCTTGATCGCGTTCTTGTACGCCTTGATGATTGCATTGGCGTCTGCCTCATCGAATTTCTTGATACGTGTCGAAGGAAGGTTCTTCAACCATGCGCCAACCTTCTTGATCTTCTCCCAGATACTCTTGAAGAAGGAAACAATCGCATTCTTGATCTTGGATAGGATGGTAACGATCTTGTCCCAGAGCGACTTACGCTTCGAATTGAGGCTGGCCATAAGGCCTTCCTTCTTATCCTTATCCTTCTGCTTTGCTTCACCGAAGTAAGTCGACTCCATCATACTTACGAGTTCTGTATTCTCCTCACAGAACTCCATGGACTCAAGATGTGCTTCGAGAAGGGTGCACTCCATGGTCGTCTTGAGAATATCCATGGCCTCTGCACTGTACTCAAAATTGTCGGCCTCATAAATAAATTGCTGCAGATTCATCTTACATTTCTCCTTTACTGTTTGCAGTATATAATTAATGATTGGTCTCAGGGAGAAGTTCATCCGCTGCTTTTCGTGCAATGGATGAATTGTTTGTGGTTGAGACCTTCACCAAAAACTTCTGTGCTAAGGCTTTTGCCTTTACATATTCTGTTTTCTGGATTTCCAACTTCATCTTATTCCGGATTCGACATGCCTTTGCAAACATCTGATATTCTTCCGAATTCTTTTGTTTTGCAATCAGTATTGCACAGATGGAAATCAACTGTGCCATTCGTGAAGCATTGTCGAACTTGATCGTATTCTTCTCGAGGAGGACAGATGCTTCCGTATAAGCTTCTTGAATCTGATCAGAATTATCCGTTTCAAATCCTTGCATTACAAGCATCGGTAATGCAATTTGACTAAGCTCTTCGAGGAGATCTTCATCCGTTCCTTCGGTTGGGGAAGAAGGTGGTTCTCCATCTTCATAATCGTCGACAGGAGCTTTCATAATATCGTCTTCGTTTTGGTCGATATCATTTTCGATTTGCTCCATTTTTTCAAGCGACTCTTTATATGAAATCATTTATAAAATGCTCTCCTTTCCCGCAGTTTTATGAACTTTATTCACTTGTTACTCCGCTTCCTTTAATTCATCCTCGTCGATTTCAATCGAATTGACTCGCTGTTGCAGCTCCATATCGGTTGATTCTGCATCGACACGCTTGAAGATTTCTTCCAATTCATCAAAGTCAAGCTGTGGAAGATACTTCTTTGCCAACTCCTTGCGTAATACAATACGTTTGAAAGTTGGCTTCCCATCCTTGTCTTCCAACTCGTCTTTTCCATATTGGATGGATTCGATGACTTCGACAGCTTGGTTGAAGTTGTTTATCATATCTGCGGTGATGTTGAGTTCTTGCTGTTTTGCTGCATTGAATTTGAAGATGAAGGATTGGATGACATCCTCTTCAATATCAGTGGAGTATCGCATGATACGACGATACAGTTCTGTGAATCCCTTATTGAAATCAATTTTGTATGCTGACACCGTTGAAAGGAATCTTGAATTTGCCATTTCAAGCGTCTTAGCGAAATCGACTTCATCTAAGGCATTGATGACCATAAGGTGAGGTGCACCAGTACCAGCAATTGCTTGACGACGTTGCTGCTCTAGAAGCTCAATGTCGATGGGCTTATTGACTGCTTCAATGGTATCAGTTTCCAATGCCTTATAATCGCCGCGACCAGCTGGGAGTACCATTTCTCCCATACCACCGACTTTATTTAATACTCCCTGGTATGAATAGATATCATCTACAGTGATACGACGTGATTGGAATTTACGCATGGTTCTTTGGATCTGAGCAGCGTAATCCTTATTCATTCCAGAGGAGCGGAGATAGTGAACGCGTGTTGTTGTATTATTGAGCGTAAAAAGAATATTGTATAGATTGAGCATGAGATAGTTGCGTGCCGGGAACATTGCTGGTTCCAACATTCCGTGTCCGCGCCCCGTTTCATCCTCATTGATGACAAAGCGCACAATCTCATTCTCTGGAATGTATACGAATGATAACATTCCTTCGGAGAACTTATGTGCCATGATCACGTCAGCAATCTCTTGCTTCAGTTTCACATTCTTCTGCAGCATATTTTTATCGAATGATTTGATGATCAATGCTGCAAGATTATCGACCATATTCTTATCACGCACATAATTCTGGTAGGATAGATCAACAATGCCTTGTGGTTGTGATGGATTCACCGCCAGATCAAGTGTCGTTGTAATATAATAATATCCAATGACACGTCTATCCATACGGATTGGAACAACCCGCAATCCATCAAGATATTTAATATAGCACCCCTTGATATGTTCAAATGATTTGATGTCCAAATCAGTATCTTGAATATCACTGAAAATAGATCCAGATACGCGATTACCCATCGCTTCAGCAAAATGTGTATCTTTTGAAACCGGTAGTGACGATTTTACCTGCTGGTATTCTGATTTCATGAATGCTTCAACTGCTTCAATTCCATATTCTTCAAGGATAACAGAATCGGAACGACATACACGAATGTTCTCCAGAATATGTTTTACATCCGCCTTTGCCTGTGCATCAATATTTGTTTTCCCGCTATTTGGATCTCCGATTTCATGAATATCTTTGCTATCCACTTTCGACATGGTTGAAACGGACTCCATGATAATTTTAAGATTGGACTCCGAATATAGAGATGTCGATTCCATGTAGTATGAGTGCTCTGTATTCTCTTTGAATTGACGTGACCCATATTTGTTCTGTTTTCGTTCCTTGACCGCTTGGATTTCTGCAAATATTTTTGAGAATGGAGTTATCTGAACATAGTTTTCTCCCATCATGAGAGTTTTGGGAACAACGAAGTTCTTCGCTGCCATCAAGAGATCGTGTTTTGTTTCAAGGTCACGTACCTGAGATAAATTCCGCTCGGAATCATTATTATTTCGGAAGATTAACGAACGAGAGACTTCCCCAGTCGATACGTTCGCTTCAATGATAGAATCTCGTGTCACCCATATAACATCACGCATCTCTGGCATCTGAGTACAGACATTATACATATCACGCCGTAGAAGAATTTCTCGTTGATTCAAAACGGAAGTATCGATATATTCATTCTTGATGGTGTTAAGAATATTCTTAACAGTATCCTTGTCTTTTTTGTCGACATCCAAATCCTGCATACGACGGATAAACCCGTCATTGTCAAAGGAATTAGATGAAAACTTTTGAAGTGCTTTCGTTAGAGCAGCATCGAAATTATCCGATATCGATGATAGTTCGTCATCAACCATATTACCGACTGATGTTGATATATCACGTTCAAGTTTGTCGGCAAAATCTTGCATTTTATCAGCCATTGAGGTTCATTCCTCCTTTCAATTATGAAGAAGGTCGACGTATTTCAATAATTATGTGAGAGGAGGATATCCTCCTCTCACATAACTTATCGATCACAGTGATTTGAGAACAGCATTCTTTGCATCTTCGAGACTCTTTGTGATTGACGAGAGCTTCTTCATGAGAGCCTCTTTTGCAGAACTATCACCGCCGCCGAGATCTTCTCCATCATCCACGAGCGGTTCCTCTTCTGACTCCGCTTCTGCGACTTTATCCTTCACAGCAGAAGTAACTTCATTCTCGTCTGCCGGCTCTTCATCTGGAGCAGATTCATTATCTTCATCCGATGAATCTGTGGATGAATCTCCATCTCCTCCGAGAGTGATTCCTTCGAGGAATGAATTGGATGATTCTGTCTGGACGGCCGGAGGTTCCGACTGGATATCCGTTTCATCAAATCCCGAATCTACTCTTGTGGAAAGGATATCGTCATTAACTGCCTCTCCAGCATTATCTGGAGGAATTGGAAGAACATCCGTCATTGTATTCGATTTAAGATCAATCGTTACAGAAAGAATATCATCATCTGAGAGTTCGGTTGGCTCATTATCAAATGATGAGTCCCCTGCACCATAATCGGCAATGCTATCCATAGAACCATCGTCCACAGGTGTATCAAGAAGCCCGCCATCTGCATCAGTTTCACCTTCTGCTTCATCAGGCTCTTCTTCTCCAGAGGGGATCTCCGTGTCAAGGACGTCTCCGGATTCTTCGGAATCTGTAACACTTCCTTCTTCCGCAGAAGAATCGCTCTCTGCAACATCTTCCGTATTCGATGTTTCCGATTCGTCGTCTGCTTCAAAGAATGACCAGAGATCTTCTACGGATTCGTTTTTATTCTTGATCTTAGAATCCATCTTAAGTGTGACACAGTCTTTATTATCTTTCGATACAACAAATCCTACTGCCTTGAATGCGGAGATGAACTCTTTCTGGGTATTCTTACAAAGTTCGACAACTTTGTTTTTATCAGCGATTCCGGTGGATGCTGTTTTTACAAGCTCTTTCAAACAAGATTTGTGCTTTGGATGAACTGCACAAATCTTAATTTTCTGAGTAGAATCGGAGATCGACGACTGAATGATCCCGACGACTTTATCGTTTACATAATATGCGACAACCTCGTTCGATGCTTCATCGTCAACGAGTTTTTTCATATTAAATTTCTCTGGATCAAGCTTTGATCCTGCCGGTGTTTTGAAGAACCATTTCTTGAATTCATCATTGTCGACGTTGTCGATATACTTCATCGTATCGACACCGTTCTTCGGCTTCTTGCTTCCGGTATTGTAAGATGCCTCCATGAATGATTCGTCAACGGAAATCTCTTCAAAACTTTCGCCGAAGACCCGCTTCATGATCTTCGAAATAATAGATGGATCAATAATCTTGTTTGCTTGCACATCTTCTCCAGAAATCTCCAATACGTTATCTGATTTAACGACAATACTCATGTCACCCTCATTGATTGAGATCTTTAGATTTTCTTTCTTTGAAAGCATATGTAGAGAGAGAAGCGATGCAGCGGAATCTTTATAAGATTTATCCTCATAAGATACTTTGAAGGATTTATTTTCTCCGCCAACATTCAGAGTAACTTTACTTGGTGTATTGATTGAGAGTTCAATGCCGGGAAGATCATTTTCATGGCCACCGATCCATCCACCCGTCCACACCTTAAAGATTTCAGAAACGTCGTTGTTATCAGACTTCAATTTCTTTGCTGTTTTTGAAAATGCTTTTGCAACGAGCTTTACATCATGATCGTGGTTCCCAGATCCATTCTTATAACTCTGCTGTCCATCAAATATTGTAATAGTTTCTCCACGCACGACAATTGTCTTTGTCGCTGCATTGCGAACTTCGTCAAAGAACGCTTTATTTTCTGAGAGTTCCGAAAGCGATGAATCAGACGAAACGATCTCGGAAAATATTTCAGAAACCTGTTTCTGGATTCCCCGGATATATTTTCCGTAATATTTATGAAACTTCTTGGTTTCTTCTGACATATTTGAACCAAATGCGCTGAGAACGGTGTCTTTCAAACCATCTTCATTGTAATTAGAATCTTCGTTTAGTACAATAAGGTCATCTAGATCACTTTCAACCGTTCCTTCAAAAATGAGTTGAGATGCCTCAAGATACTCCTTCTTCTCAAGGATCATCTGTTTGATGTTTTCCAGCATTATAACATCGCTCCTTATTTGCTAAATTCGCTACAGATATATGTTCAAACGTTATTATTTAGTCAGGAAACACGATAATTATAAGGAAGAAAGGGTGATAGATATGATTAATCCAGAAGATCTTTACAAAGAGGAGAAAAGCAAAGAAGTAAAAGAATTTGAGCAAGAGCTCGCAGATCGAAAGGAGAAAGACGATAATGAGCAACAGTCCGTTGGTTGAATATACAAAGTTTTCACCAAACTGTACATCTCCGCGGAATCAGACAATTGTTGGTATTTCAATTCACCACTGTGCCGGGAATCTAACAATTGAGACCTGTGGTCAAGTATTTGCAAACCCAAATACACAGGCATCTGCACACTACTGCGTTGATGGAAGTGGTCGCATTGGTCAATATGTCGATGAAGGGGATCGCGCATGGTGCTGCGCAAGTCGAGTCATTGATAATCAAGTGGTGACAATCGAAGTTGCGAATGATGGTGGTGCACCAAATTGGCACGTATCTGATACGGCACTCGAGAGAACCATTGACCTTTGCGTTGATATTTGTCAACGCAATGGAATCGGTGCTTTGAATTGGAAAGCTGATAAGGATCTTCTATTGGATGATCCAGATCAGCAGAACTTGATTCCGCACCAATATTGTTACCCTACGTGCTGTCCCGGTCCTTATCTTCTGAGTAAGTATCAGTATATTTCTGATGAAGTAAATAAGCGTCTTGGAAATCCATCTTATAAACCTCAGAAAGTCGATCAGGAGTCCAACGCAGATCTATTTGTAAAGCATTTCGAAATGATTGGTTTGAATCCGAATGCGCTTTGTGGTTTGATGGGAAATATTTTTGCAGAGTCCGGTATTATTCCGAACAATCTTCAGAACTCGTTCGAAGATCGGCTTGGAATGAACGATGATGAGTACACACAAGCAGTTGATGATGGAACATATGATAATTTCATTCACGACTCTGCTGGATATGGTCTTGCACAGTGGACGTACTGGTCGCGCAAAGATGCTCTCCTCAACTTTGCAAAAGAGCGAGGGGATTCCATTGGAGATCTTTATATGCAGATGGATTATCTCTGGAAGGAACTTCAACAGTCCATCGATATTGCAAAGTTGAATGCATCTACTTCTGTACGTGAAGCATCCGATTATATTCTCCATGAATTTGAACGTCCTGCAGATCAGTCCGAAGAAGTTGAAATTCGCCGCGCTGGATATGGGCAGGAGTTCTACAATAAGTACTATGGCGAACCGAACGCCCCGGAGGGTTTTGAAGCATATAACGTCCGTGTTGTCGCAACACTATTGAATGTACGATCCGGCCCCGGCACAAATTTTGGAATTAATTCATCCATTATGGATCAAGGACTCTATGGTATCTGTGATGAAGCAGATGGTCCTGGAGCAACGAGATGGGGAAAGATGTCCAATGGATGGGGATGGATTAGCCTCGATTATACGGAACGCGAATAAAAAGAATGGAGGGGGAACTTCCCCCTCCATTTTATATTTCTTCTGACAATATATCGAACTCCACCGGTTCTCCACAGTCTTCGTACGTCGGTTCCTCCAAAGAATCCATTTCAATATCTTCGTTCACAAAGTCATCTTCGTTCATTTCTTTTTTAACGATATTCATCAATCGTAGACTCATCATCGTTCCGACTTCAATCATTTGATAGAATTCATAACGCTCATCGTCGTTTAAATCTTCATCTCCAAGAATTTCTTCTAGATCTTGAATTGCTGATTGAAATTTCATGAATGCTTGCTTACATAAACCGAGTGGTAGACGATGTTCTTCCATCTTTCTTCCCCCTTTATAAAAAAGAAGGGAGATGTTTCTCCCTTCTCGTATGTATTCTTACAGTGCTAATGCGCCACAGATATGTTTATAAACAATATCCTGACCACGCGTCGTCAAACGGAACCTTTTCAATACTCCGTTATAGATTGCTAACGCAATATCTTCGGTTAATCGAATGTCGCGCACCTCCTTATTTAATTTATAGAAGCGTTCAATACAAACGTCGCTTGTACGTGCGACGAGCATTGAACGCTCATATGTGAGATTGTCTAGGAAATATAGCAACTCGAGTTCATCTGTCGATGCATCAATCTCTGGAAGAATGAACTTCTCATCTTCGCGGTCATATGTGATTCCGGCTTTTTCTGCGATATCCCAGAAGAACCATTTTTGTAGGGTATCTTGGAAATCTTTCTTTGGGACTTTGCTGAGAAACGCCTTATCATACACAAGACGTCCATAGAGATCGCTATTCTCCATGTAACGTTGCATAAGATGAGAGAAGGAGTTTAATGCTCTACGAACGTTCGTATTATTCAAATGAACAATACGTTCTGCAAGTGCTTGACGATTCGAAAGCAATTCATCGACTGGGATGGTTACCTCCTCTTCCTCTAGCACCTCTTCTTGAATCGGATAAAGCTTAATCCACTTATTGAAGTACGTTTTTGTTGTGGATTCTTTCAAACTATACTTCTCTGCAGCAACCCCCTTTCCCTCAATTGTATAGATGTGAAGAAACTCTTTGATCCGTTCCTCATCCCAGAACGGTTTCTTTTCAGGAACATCTTCGACAGCTTCTACTTCTTCCGTTGCAACGGAAGGATGTGGCAAAGCCCTTGCGGCTTTATATATTTCCGATTCCGTAGAAACCGACTGAGCTTCTTCCTCACTGCCAACAGTAGTATCACAACCACTTATTTGAGCATATGGGAAATCCATTTGCACGAGGCCACTGCCGAAGAACGGCCCATCTAATAACGTGCGACGGATACCTACATCCACTTGATACATGATATCAATGGATACGTTTCCGACAAGTTGTGTCAATTGTGTCGGAGACGCTGAAAAGATACGAGTCACCTTGATATAGGATTGTGGACCATCCGGATATACATGAACCGGAACGTCATAGTTCGACAGTTCGTTTTCGGACGTCGATAGCGGTGCTACCAATATGCTTGGCATCTTGCCATCGATCATGGCTGTTTCCGGATATTGAAGTACGAGCACATACCTGGAATAATGTAGAGCTCGCTCCCCATAGGGGATGTCTTCCGGGTGAATCTTACGGGCATTCTTTTTCCCGTAAGTTGGGTCATCCCAAAACCAGAGCTGACCGCGAGACACCTTGAATACGTCGGGCATAAAATTACCTCCTTCAAAATATACCTAGATATCATACTACCTATAGAATATATAAGAAAAAGAAATAAGGATGGGATTACCCATCCTTATTCATAGTCCTCATCGAATTCGCTTGTCTCCAAATTCTTCAACCTGGATACAGCGTTTGTTTTCTCTTTTCCAATGAGATCGATATCAGAAACAAGTGACTTGAGACTGAGAATCTTTTCTTGATTCATATCATCTAATAATCTAAATTGATTCTCTCGTGCAAATGGATGAGCAATATATGTGTATTTTGCAAACTCTGCTTCGGATGAATCGATTCGCCTACGTTTCACGACACTAATCACAAGATACTTTTCATCTGTTCCTGGTTTATATTCGATATTGATGAACGCTCCCCAGTCCACTGTCTCCACAATTTCCCAGGCATCACCTGTATTTTCTCTACCGACCAATTTCGTTACATCGCCTTTTCCTTGACGAACAGCATTATCAACAGCAGCGGCGCCAGCGCGATTTGATTGATGTGCGGTGACGACTGGGATATCATCGATAACTGCCAACGCTTTTAACTCGTTGATGATACGAGCCAATTCTGTTTTCGTGGTATCCGAGCTCATTACCGTAGCAGGACGAATACGTTTGATGTAATCGAAGATTAAACAGCACACTTCCATATTATCTTCGCGAAGATCTTGAATGATTGTAAACAAATCATCTGTGCTGATTTCTCGGTAAGGAAAGTATTTGATGACAATTTCAATATTCTGATTTGGTTCTTCGGATTTGAACTGCAAACGATCCGCGTTTCCATCTGAGTCTTCCTCTTTATCGATATGAAATCCCAGTGCATCGGAAAGTTTTTCCACAGCTTCATCTTCCGAATAATTTGTAATACTATCATCAAATATCATATTCCAGATACGTTCAATGGTTTCCGTGAACGTATTCTCCATGGTAATATAAAGCGCGCACGGCTTCATTCCTGGGGTCTTAGTTTCAAAATCCTCATTATATTTTCGGATATCGAGTGCTGTTTTCAACAGGATACCAGACTTAAATGATCCCGGTAATCCAATATAACAGTATAGTCTACCAGCCATATATCCTGGAGATAATAATGTGTTGAGTCGACGGATTCCTGTTTTTAATACGGATCCGGACCCCTGTAGTGATGTAATTGTTTTTGATACGGCTTCTTTGATGGATGATAGATCTGCTGAGTTGAATGTAATCTGATTGGATACAAGATTCGTATTGTGTTGAATATCGATTAATGATTTCGAAATCAGGAAGAGTCTGTTCATGACCTCCTTGAATGCTCCAGGATTATTGAGATCGATGTCCTCTAACAGCTCTTGATACTCTTCCCGCATGGAGGTAACGAAGCCATATTGTAATGCATCTGATATGAGATCAAATACCATTTTTGCTTCTGGAGCAGAAATGATGTTTGGGTCTGATATACAGGAGGAAATAATTCCTTCCTTTATATTATCAAATTCTGGATGTCGTTTAGCTCCTTCGATGATGAGGTCAATCGTAACGATACCATCTAACCACTGTTTCGAAATATAATTGATACACCAGATATACGACTCAAGTTCTTTATTCTTTTTATATTTGGAAAGATCAATGTTTGTGAATAATCGATTGATGTTTTTAATTGACTTAAATGTGCGAAATCCGTTGTGTTCCATGACCAGGATCTTCACAATCGATTTCAAAATAGAGCGTTTGAAGAATACTCCAATCTTATCTATATGAAGATCTGATACCTTTGTAAGTTTTACCGTTTTCTTCAAAATATCACAACCAATCCAACCATTTTCACACCGAAAGAATATATAATGATGCGTCAATCTCGTTATTCTTCGCGGGAGTAACGACAAGGGTTTAACGTAGTTAATTGAGGAGTTGAGAGCATTTATGAAAAACATGCAACAACTTTATCAGAACGCAAAACACTGCGCATCTGATAAAAACATAACCGCTTATCGAGAAGCTGTTGAAGAATTCATATCATCGCCAAAAGAATACGTCGAAAATATTCAATACATTCTTCCATCATCAATTGGAATCAAATCATTACAGGAATTCGTTTCGACACATGGGATCAGTATCGCATCTTATCAACCAATTGTCGAGTGTATTCAATCGTGTATTGAAAGATGCGAAAAAAATAAGAAAGATGCTTCCTTATATAAGGAAGCATTGGAGTTCATGGAATCGTTCAAGAATAAGTATCGGCACAACTTTTACATGTTTGAGAACTTCAAAGAGGATCTGAAACCGAATTATGCGGAAGCATACTACAGAAACTTCCCAGTGCTTCGTGAGGGGAAGGAAGTAAACTTCTCTAAAATCATTGAACGCTTTGGTGAATCCGCGATTCCAGACATGATCATTTACGCGGATATGTTTGGTGACTCGAATACTGTTCTGACTCCATTCAAAGAACGATATGATCGGCTTGACACTACAACGAAACTCTGGTTGGAGGAATGTGAAAAAGATCTATTTACGGAAGGTCTACTCGATATGATCAAAAACATCCCAGCAAACATTCGATCTAGATCGAATGTTGATCAGCCTGGAAAGGAGAATGACTCTCCGTCCGCCTCGCTCACGGAAAACTCCACATGGAATATTATTCATAGAAATGAACGATTGATGCAGGAGTCTGTTATCCTTGGATATGAAAAAGAGATTTCCTTTACAGAATCAGAACTTGAATCCATTCAGGATCTGATCTCATTCAAAGAGAATCTCATTACTTTGGTGGAATCCGAAGAAGAGCGTATGAATCTTCAGAATGAAGTATATGATTTATATGAATCTATTGGTGATCTTCTCGATGAGGATGTGGCAGATTCCGTTATACCGATGCTCCCAGGAGCTAATCAGAATATTGAAATTCGCTCAATCAATGAGGACTGGTTGAATAATACGCACAATAAGAAGACTGGAACTACTCCTGATTACCTAAAGAATGCGCACGATCTCAGTTGGGGTGAAGACGACGATACTCCACCGAAGAAACGTCCATCTGCAAGCGACGATGATAAGCCAGATGATGATGACGATTTTCCTTCTGATGATAAGAAAGAAAAAGATCCACTCGACAAGATAGAGCCATTCGATTACGATGCCAATAAATCAGATTCTTCCGATGATAAGAATAATGATAGTTCAAAATCTTCCCAGGGACATATTCAGAACTACTATTATTATACCTATAATAATTCCAACAATACGCATTCAACGACCAATACAAATTCCTACAATCGAAGTCAGGATGATCACTCGAGAAACAAGCGAACGAAATCTCATGATTATGGCGGAGCTAAAGAGGAGAAACAATTATGGGAAGTAGAGCTCTCTGGAATCGATTCCTACCAAGAAGGACTCTTCGGAAATCTCTTTAGTTCTTCAAGTAGAGAAATACTCGGTGAAACGTCCGATATGAAAATTTCTGACATCGATGATGGTGAATTATGGAAACTCACGTCAAAGATCAAGCGAGAGCTCTGTATTCAGATCAAGAAACTCATTCATGAGGATAGACGATTTGAATATATAATGAATGGCGGCGCTGAAGGAGCCGTAGAACAATTAGATCGTCGAATTAATGATAACTATCTTGGATATGATGATCTACTCGTCATACAAAAAATACAAGAGGAGAACACTATTAAGTATATTGCATATGGAGATATGATATCAGACGTTGATGATCAATTTGATGAGGTTCCTGTCGGGGACAAACAGCTTATACAAACAGCGTATGAATCCCTGGCGAATCTTCCAATCATGGAAGAAATCGAAACGCTTACAGAAAAATATGGATTCGATTTACTCGGTCCAAATGACATTGGTTCTGACATTAAAAAGATCATGCGATGCATACCCTGTGTTGGAATATTCAGCTCTGACTCTGAAACCCTATCGAAATGGTGGAACGAATATAATTTGAGGTATGGCGAATCTGTTATGTATGAAGATAGTATCGATGATTCGAAGCCTTCTTCAGATAATCCTATTCAGGATACGATGCTTGATCTTGATCGAAAGCTCTCTGGAATCCAGCAATCGGTGAAATCTAAAGTCCAGGGAGTACAACGAACGGCATCCGCAATTGCGAAGCCATTTAAACGCACTTCTCAATGGATCACCAATATGGTGTCTCGATGGAAGGATGCAAACGAGAATGATCTTAAGGCAAAGATGGCAGATCCGCATGAGCGATCTACTTTGCTCTCCGCGTTTAAATCTGCTATTAAGTATGGATCGCTCATGAAGGCTGGTCTTCTTCTCAACCCAATCATTATGTTTCTGACCATAAGTAAGAAATGGTCGGATCGGAAGAATAGCTTCCGCATTCGGAATGAAATGATTGGAGAGCTCAAAGCAGAGCTTGAAATTATCGAGGAAAAGATTAGAGATGCAGATCAAGCACAGGATCGTTCTGCTAAATATAAACTCATGCGTTTCCGTAATGAACTGAAGAAAAAGCTCATTCGTGTTGGCGGAACACCTGAGATGAAGAATATGATTTAATCCATTCTATATAAATAGAGAGGAGGTGATCTGCTTCATGGAACAAGAAACATCAATGTTCGATCGTATTTTTTTAGAAGCGCCTGGTGATCCTCCACCAGATATGCCAGCTGATACGGCTCCTGCGGATACTGGTGGTGACGCTCCCCCAGAAATGGATATGGGTGCAGGTGACCAAGACATTGGTGATCCGCCTGATATGGGTGGTGACGATATAAGTGGTGATCCGCCAGATCTTAGTGAAGAAGATTTTGAGAATGAAGACCAAGGTATGGGAGATCAGCCGGAAGAGGAGGATCCCAACGCCAATCTGGAATTCGATGAAAAAATCTCTCGGATTATGAATATGAATCTTTACCAGCGTTACCTGGCGTTACTCAATAACATCAGTGGTCAATTAACTATGTTGAATGACAATTCGGATACTCTTTATGCAGTATCTGAGGATTCCATTGATATCATCGCATCGCTCAAAAAGCTGGATGAAAACGTGCGCCTTTATCTTAAAAATTATTTCATTCAGGAAAATTTCAGTAAGAACCGTTTGTTTTTCGACAAATGTTTAAACTTATTGAATTTACTCAATGAAATTTTTCAAAAGAAAATTGAAAAGGGGTTAAAGCACGTAGAATAAGCTTATACATGACAACAATTATGTAAAATTTGTATAGGCTATTTGCCACAATTTTAAAATGCAAAGGAGACATGTTAACATGGATACGAACAGTGTAGGGTGGTTCTATGAATCCGCTTCTGAGCGGAAGCAGCACGGCGACAGTAGCCTAGCTGGTACAGCAAATTTTGGTGCATTCCAGATGGAAGGCACAAAGTCATTCGACGATCATTTCGAGGAACTCTGTGAGCGCTATAGTAATAGCGGTATTGACATCAAGAAGGATTTCAATCGCATGATTTCGGATCGTCAGTTCATGGAGCAGTATAAGCAGGATCTAATGGATCCCGTATTTGCTGCATGGCGCGAAGCATCCGAAAATGATCCGCACATCGAGCAGTCCATCAATACGATCAATACACTTTGGGATACGAAGGTCAAGTCGTATACAGAGTCTGCTTCGATGACTGGCTTCCTCCCTATTGCGACGCTCGAGTTCCCGGTTCTTCTAAAGCAGTTCTGGACATCGATCATGAAGGATATTATCGATGTTGAGGCAACGAAGACCCCCAATATCTCTAAACATATCCGCACAACCTATATGGTTGATAACCAGACCGGCAAGGAGTACGAGTATCCCCGCTGCGTCTTTGACGGCACCTGGGAAAAGATCTGGGATGCACAGAAGGGCTTCCCGATCAAGAATCAGGTTGTTCCTCTCACGAGCGGTCGTCTCCACAAGTATGATATCATCAGCAATCTGACGGATGGTGTCGCTGGTACAGATAAACTCAGCTTTGACTTCAAGATTGTTGAGATCCAGATCGGTTCCAATCGTTACAAGCTCAAGGGCAATGGTATCACAGTCGAATTCTCGACAAATGGCACGTTCGTCAATGGCGACCTCGACTTCACGGCAGACGATGGTACGGTCGTCGATGATACGCTCTCTGGGCGTGTAGACTTCAAGAACGGAACGGTAGATCTGTCCAGTTCGTCTGGCCAGGTTACAGGCGTTGTCTTCCAGGGCTACCTCTCCAATGAGAAGAACCTTCGCAATGCATCCGTTCGCGAGAAGCGGTCGATTCTCCGCTTTACGATTGAAGACGGTGCACGTTGGAGCATGCCGTTCTCGATTGAAGAAATCGAAGATGCTGCTGCACTTCTTGACATCAACTACTACAACCGTATGGTTGATGAGATCATCAAGTGCCAGGAAATGCAGGAAGGTATGACCGTTATCAAGTTCCTCAATATGGAATTTGAAAAGTATAACGGCGTCAAGACAGATATCTACAAGCTCGAGTCGCTTGCAAATGTTCATGAGGTGGATCTCTCACCCACGGCGTATGTCCCGAACTTCGCTGGCGATCCATTCTCCTTCATGACTCGTGCAATCCAGTTCAAGCTGAAGGCGATCATCCATCAGATCACCGAGTTCCTAAAGATGGAAGGTCTATCCTTCATCATCGTCGGTAATCCGATGGCAACACAGCTGCTTGCAGAGTTCACCAACTGGAAGATTCAGCAGGGCTCAAGCATCGGTGGTATCAATGTGAACAACTCTTATGGTTTTGCAACGGATCTCGGTGCAAACGTGCGTGTTGTTGCAACGAATCTCTTCGATGCATATACGAAGGATAAGGTCACAACAACCAATAAGCGTGAGCTTGTGCTCCATATCATCGGCTATCCGACGACTCCTGAGCACATCTCATACAAGCATCTGAAGTATACGAGCCATCTGCTCACTTCGCAGAGCCAGACCGCTTACCAGAGCACAAACGCTCCCGGCGGTGCGTACAACATCGTTACGGCAACGTCCCGCTTCAAGGACATTGCAATTCAGGGTATTCAGAGTCGTCTCATTCTTCTCAACTCCGAGAAGATTTATGGTCCTGCTCCGGTACGTCCGCCTATCGTCGGTGCTCCCTGGAACTAAGCCAACCCAGCGAGGTTGGAAAACGCCTCCTTCTCATATACAGCACGAATATACCCCGGGGTTCATTCCCCGGGGTATATTTGTTGTTTGTTTCCCGACTATCATATAATCTTATTTGCGTGAAACGGAGCGTGTTTAGATATGATTGAGGACCGGAAAGCAATTGAAAGCATGAATACAGTGACGCGTACACTGATGAAAAAATTAAAGTCGGAGAAAACTCCGGTAACACAGAGTATTGGAAATACTTATGAAAATATCATTAATCAACATCTTCTGAAAGCATGGACTCATAACTTCAAATCTATTCGAATTAAAATATTAAACTATCAGACGTTTCATACCGTTGAATTTGTTCCTCCAAAGATGGAACGAACCTTTATCAAACGATTTGTGGAAGGTAAAGATACTGTAGATGATCTTGTCCGCAGTAAACGTGAGATTGTTATAAAGATTTCTCCTCGCGTTTTCCATACGATCAAGAAAGAGGAAGACGTCTATCACTTCTTCAAACAAGCGATATTATACTACGACCAGAAGATTGGACATGCGGGCCAGCAATTGATGAGTGAGGTCATTAAGCTAGATGGGAAGATGAAACATCTTATCGCGAATACCAATCTTAGAGGATTGGTTGAGTTCCCACTGACGCTACTCTTCCGCTTCTCTGATGTTAATATGCATCAATATAAGAACACGTTCAAATTGGAGCAAAAGGATATAAAAGCGCTTCGTCAGTTTATTAAGAACATTACCTCACGATATAAAGCTCCTGAAAAAGAACGCGGTCAGATTGTACGCGATGTGCGGGATCTCGTGAAACAGCTAAATGAATGTTTCCTCGATAATCCCGCGTGTACATATCTCCCTGAAGCCGTTGATATGTTGATGAAGGATGGATACAAAAAAGAATCATGCTCATATGAAGACTCATTTATTAATGAGCAATGGGATCGTACCCCATCCAAAGATCCACAAGCAAACTACTATCTGGAATTCTTCGGTGTTAAAAAGTTGAAAAAGATCCCAAAGGATCTTGTTCCATATATTCAAATTGAAACAGAAGCAATCGAGACAGCCAACGACAAGATGATGCTTGCATCGTATACACTCGGTAAGATTGAAATCGTTGAGTGGTATTTGGAGATTCTTTCCGTCGGTTCAACAAAATACCAAGTGCCTCACACCAAACCATATCTGGAAGCAATTCGTACGCAGCTACTTATTTGCTATAAGAATATCATGAACGTGAAGATTGAACGGAATAAACCGATCATTGATATTAAGTACCCGAAGGGATATGAAGGATAAAAAGAAAGGAGGGGAATTCCCCTCCTTTCTTTAATCGTCGTCTTCATCTCGGTATTTTCTCAAAATAATATGTGCTGGAATCAATGGGAAAATGAGGAGTGCGATGGCGATTCCACAGATTGCTCCACAGACGGAAATTGCCTGATCTCCAAACGCTCGCAACGTTTCGATATCCCCCAGAACGCCTTCCAACGCGAGAAGAATAACGCCAAACGATATGATTGGAAGACCAACCCCTACAGAAATCGTGATGCAAATCATAATAAGATTTGCTACTCTTCGATCCAACCAATCGAGAATTATTTCTTTCATCATGGATCCACCTCCACGAGTTCTCGAATTTTTATAATAAGAAAAACGAGTAGGATACCGACCATACTAGGTACGATCGTAAGTCCAAAGATAATGAACCCGATTGAAATAATTGTTCCTACAAATACATGTACAAGTTCATGAAAATCAGAACCAATCATATTCGATATACCAACAAGTGCTATAGTTCCACCAATCAAGATTGCGACTAAAATGAGAATAGCGCATAAGCCAGATCCTCCAAATAGGACAATATTCCTGGCTAATATATCCATACTGTATTCAAACCCATCATCTTTACGTCGATTCATGATCTCCCTCCTATCAATATGATCTTCCTGGGGATATCTTCCTGATCGGTTGCATATTCAATAAGAAGTTGCTCCATTCCCTCATCCTCGATCGGAATCTTCCTCGTCACCTCGTTTCCATACCGATAATGATGCAACGATACGCGCCAACCATATCTGTCGGTATATTCATAGACTGCAATATAGTCTTGATACATTGGGCTATTTTCGTAAGCAATAATACGTTTGCAATAACACAATATTTCATCAATATTATCGAGAATCCATTGTCGGAATACCTCTGAGACTCGTTCATCGTAAATCATTCTTTATTCACCGCCCTATCGACTTGATCCGTGTATGTGAAATATTTCATCAAATGGAGTGCAAGACCAGCAAAGATTAATACACCAACGCTAATCGATGCACCGATGATCAGACTTCCAATACCAAGCTCCAATGTCGTTGTAAATGAAGCCATTCGATTGAATCCATCAACGATATAGTATCCGCTGATTAATACAACTCCGAACATTATATGGAGAATTCCAATCGGGTAGAAATATTTTATGAATCCTCCCAATATGTTAAAGAATAGCATTCGATATCCTTTCATAAAAAGAATGAACGGAGGGAATTCCCTCCGTTCATGTCTGTGTGTTCAATCAGTAGCAGTGACCGCTTGATCCATTTGCACCTGTGAGGTCCGCATACATATTCCCATTCTTGATATCTATGACGAATAAGTATGGGACACTATACTCTTTGCAGAGCTCTTCTACCGAAACGCCCTCTTTGGATTTTCGGTAAATCTCACAAATGTCTTTGATCTTAATGTTGCTCATAAATTACAACCCGTCCTCTCAGATTTCACATAATTCTTTTTCTCTCTATTAATAGAGAGTTTTGAATCAGTTTGTCTGAGTGGCGCGTGCCTCTTTGCGCTTCTTCCGGCAATCTGGGCAGCGCTTCGGAAGGTCGAACCCCTGCTGCTCGAACCATGCAATGTTCTTCGCTGTGAGCTCGAACTCCTTGGAGCAATCGACGCAGGTGATTTTCTTGGTCTCGCCCGTATGAATTTCACGTGTTTCCGGCTTCTTTGCCTGGACAGTCACGGAAACGTTTTCCACAACACCGGGCTTGATCACTCTTCCTTCCGGCGTGCGGCGCGGCCGTGTATTGGTCACAGTGACCTTCGCCTTGCGCTCCTTTGCCTTCGGAATCACAACAGGCTCATCCGATACAATGGCATTGATCTTCTCCTTATTCCGGCTGAATGCCTGGTAGAAGGGGTTGTCGGCATCAATGCCTTCCTCCTTCTTATCCTGGTAGATGAGGTTCTTCTCATCCGTCTTAGTCTTGAACCGACTAATTGCAACGACGGTGTCATTCTTCTCTACGACCTCTGCGGCTTCTGCCAGAATCTCATTCGTTACCTGCATCGTTACTACTCCTTTTCATTAAAGACGACTGTTGTGGAATGCGACCACCTCGTCCCGACGCTTCCGGATTTCTTCATCCGTACGGGACACCAGGAAACGGTCGATTCCAATCATAATGATTGCGCCCGCAGCAAATGCTGTAATCAAGGTGACGCAATCGAATACGATGTCCATAAACATCTACCCCCTTTCCCACCAGAATTAACTATGGGTCATACGTATTTAGAATATATAAATTTTTGACTCTACCTTAATTATAGATTCCTTATCCAAGGGGGAATTCCATTTGGCGGATATACGAGAGATAAATGGTCAGTACTTCGATTTCAGTAATACTGGGCCCGGTTTTAACCAAAGCTTTTTACAAACGGCCATGGAACTAAAGGAGCTTGGTATCAAGAATTATTACTTCATGTTGCGTATCGATAATCCGAGAATCGCTGACATCGATCCATATAAAAGAAATATTACCGGACAAGAAGTTGCTGCACTAATGCAGGAGATGCGATCCAATATATGGTTCTACACAAGAGTAGTTGCTCGCATTCGTTCGGATGCAGGTATTGTTCGATATGGATTACATCGTGGACTCGCTGCAATGATGTGGTGCTTTGAACGATCCTACGATAACTGTCTGACGGAGCCTCGTCAGACTTGGAAAACATCTGGTACGTTGGCTGGACCACTCGCATGGGCATTTCAGTTATCTCAGAACCTAAAGATGCATTTCTTTGGTAAAGAGTCTGAAAATACGAAACGAAACCTGGGGACATTACGAGACGATGTTGAATTATTGCCAGAGTGGCTACGATTTACAAGGTACTTTGATTCGGATGGAAAGGTTAAGAAGACGCCGCGCTCGACTGAAATTCTGAAGAATAAGCAACTCAATAATGAGGTTGTTATTCACGCTGAAGCAAGAAGCTTAAGCCGCGCACAAGGTATGGGTCGTGGTGCTTCTGCCGCAATCATCTATTTTGACGAGATTGAACACACACCATTCTTTGATGAGATTCTATCGAACTCGGCTCCTGCATTTAAGACTGCACACGATAACGCGGCAGCTGCCGGTCTTCCAACATGCCGTCTCATGAGTTCAACTCCAGGCAACTTGGATACAAGAGAAGGTCGTACATCATATCCTATCATCAAATCTATGATTCCTTGGAGTGAAAAAATCTACGATATGACTCCGCAACAAATTGAGGAGTATAAGAATGCATTTCGTGATGAATATAATAACAATGCAGAAAATAATTTAGCGCGCGAAGTTGTTGAAATCTTCTACATCGAATATCAATATTGGCAATTAAGAAAAGACTATAATTGGGTCATGGAACAGTATGCGCTCTCTGGTGATCGTACTGCAATCCGTCGCGAGATTCTTCTTCAAAGACTTCGTGGTTCTACAGATTCCCCATTTGCTCCAGAAGATATTGAGTATCTTATTTCTAATATGGTAAAATCAACAAACGATCTTTTGATTTGCAATAAATGGCGTTACCGCCTCTACGATCATGGAAATAAGTACACCGTTGGTGGGCAAGCAACCGATTTTGATCCGCGCATTCCATACATTGTTGCAATGGATCCATCGGGAGCAGGTGCAGATAATACTTCGATTACGATCGTAAATCCATATAATCTAAAAGTTGCAGCAGAGTTTAAATCTCCATATATTTCAACAACGGACTCCATTCGAATGTTGATTGAGCTTGTCTCTCAACATATTCCAAAAGCGGTTATTTATCCAGAACGGAATTCTATGGGAATTGCAATCATTCAGATGTTAGCAGAGTCATCGATTCGCGAAAACCTCTATTGGTCGGATAATGACAAACAGATTGATGCAATGGCCGAAGAATCCCCTGAGGAATATCAGATGCGCGTTGCGGCAGATGAGTGGAAGAAGTATGGAGTATATACTACGAAGAAGGTTCGGGACATGATGTTCCAAATTCTTCTCCGGCACGTCAATGAATGTAAAGAGCTACTCAATACAGAATATCTTGTCGATGATATGTGTAAACTTGTACGCACATCCACGGGTAAGATTGAAGCCGGTAAAGGGGAGCATGACGATAGTGTAATGTCTTATAACATTGCAATGTATCTCTTCTATACGGGCGATAATCTAGAATTGTTTGGAATCAACAATAAGGTGCATCCAGTACTTGGAGCAATTGAAGAAAATGGTCCTGATGAAATTGATACAATGAAAGGGTTTTTCTCGATTGAGAATGTTTCCTTTGAGGATCTCGTGATGAGAGATGCGGCTCGTGTGGAACAGGAAACGAAATACTTGGTCGACACCCTTTCATTTGTTCATGACGATGTTTATTCCAACCAAAAGAATCGCCGCGGAAATAGTTTCAACGATGATGTTGATATCGACCCATATTTTTTTGATATGGTAAATGGAGGAGGTTTCTAAATGGAGAAACTATTATATGGGAAGGATGGAAAGGTGCTCGCAAAACAGTATCTGGAAATTCTCATCCCAATGACCTATTTTGAAGACGGGTTTGCGCTCAATAAAGGAATCGCCGTAGAGGCTTTTGGCATTGCATTCATTCGCTCCAACAAAGATTCCGATATTCATCTATTAAACGTTCCGACGGTAATTGAATTCAAACTATATGACTATGAATTTGATGCTGTACGTATTCATGGAGTTTCAATGCAATGTATGATTATGAAATACATGAAGAATGCATATGTGTTTCATCAAACCATTCCTAAGGAAGGAACAACAGCTGGAGCGTTTCTCAATTATGTTCTGTCCGGAAAACTTCCAAAATCCATCAACTATAATAAATTGATTGACATTTGGTGGAAGAATCTAGAAATCTCTGGATTCAATTATCGCGTTCCTTCTAAAATTCTAGAGATGATCTTGGCCAATATGTATCGAGATAAATCGAATTTCAAACGACGCTATGGACAATATTATGGAAAGCAATCACATCCAAGCGGATTTGACTATGATACTGGAAACGTTCGTGATATTGTTGAAGGCCTTTCAACATTCTCCGGTATTGTCTATGAGGATATTAATCGCATGATTACCTCTGGATTAAATAATACACTTGAAGGAGTAGAAGAACAGATATCTCCTCTAGAAAAGATCATTCATTATTGAGAAACCCACATCCTTACCGCGTAACAACTCAATAAGACTTTAAAATCTTACAGTAAATGCATTTAAGGTAAGGAGAGTGAATGATTTATGGCAATCGATACGGCACAAATCATTCCATTCTATGCACACCCCCACGTCCATACGGTCATTAATGATCATACGGAATACGAGGACACGGTTGCATCGCGTGGAAATGTAGACGATCTGCCGTTCAGTACACTTGCTGTGACTGGAGCAGATCAGGGTATCGACAACAAGTTTGTTCGATTGTCCTCCCTCAATCAGAAGATCACCCAGTTTGGTAAGGGGAATTACCAGAAGTACGGGCAGGCATCCATCCAGGCGGATAACTATTTCAACGGTTCCACCAATGTTTGGTTCATGCGTGTTCTTCCGGACAATGCAACCTATGCAAACATGATCGTACTGGCACATTATCGGAAGGGAAAGATCCTTGATGATCTCAACCAGGAAACTGGAAAGTATCGTCTTGAAGTAAAGTTCTCTACGGCATATGCCACGAAGCCAAAGCTTACAGAAGGCGCTCGTTCTGATAACGACATTGAGGAGTTTGCACGAAGTCTAACTTCGGAGACGGCACATCCAATTACGGGATATATGACCGTTCCTCTGTTTTATGCACGTGCTATTGGTCGTGGTCAATATGGTAATCCATTCTCTATGACCGTTACGCGTGATACGGACTCTGAAAAAGAGTATCGCATCAAGATGTATAACTTCAACCTGATCTCAAACCAGGAAGCATCCAAGATCACGAACATCTTTGCTGGTACACTGGTTCAGAACATCAAGTACGACATGAGTACACTCATCTCGGACGTCATTGATCAGTATGAACTCGGTACGGTTCCAGTTCGCATCGAATCGTTCGAGGATGGATTTGAGACACTCTATAATGAGTATGTAAAGATCGTCAAGGAGAATGCTGCGTATCTTGCGAGCGCTGGTACACAGAAGGAACGTGCAGAGCTCAAGACAGCACAGAATATCACGCTCGAGACCTTTGACCCAATCTTCGGTAAGATGCTCAACACGCGTATCGGGGAAGAGATTCCATATTACCGTAACTACACGGTAAAGGATACGGCTTGGGAAGCTCCTGCACTTACAATTCCAAATTCAGGCGGCGCAACAAAGCCTCTCAATGTTTCTGATTGGAATACTGCATATGTTGGTGCTCGCGTCCTCGTGATTGCAGACCCAGTAAACTCCGGTCGCCGTTGGATGTACACCGTCCTTTCCATTGATAAGGACAACGGGAATATTGTCTACGATGAGGGTGAAGAATCTGCGATCGATGCGGATCAGTATACTGGCGTGAATCTCTCCAACGGAATTGGTCAGATGTTTGACGGCGGACACGACGGTGATTTCCAAGAGATTATCGTAAATGGTAAGAAGCGCCCTCCAACGGATGCGGAGATGAAGATTCTTCTCTCACGGGAATTTGTCAAAGCTTTTCGTGGAGAAAAGGATCGGCGCATTCTATCCCCTGCACGTATTAATCTTGACTACATGTTTGATGCCAACTACAATATGACATCAGATGCGAAGATTGATATGCAGGGTGGACTACAACCACTCTTCAATGGATCAACGATTCTGACGGATAAGGATGCCCAGCAGCTTACAACTCTCGGCGCATCCACGATGGCAATTGACTTTACAGATATCAACGTCAAGAAGGCAATGTATGATCTCAATATGTTCCGTAATAGGAACGGCATGACAATCAGCTCAGAGCTTGGCGCAGGATGTCATCTACATCTTGATTGTAACCTTACCGGTCTCAAGTCCGTTGGTGTCAATTATGAGCTTCGTACCATCATCTCAATGTTCGAAGACTTCACTGGACGTGGAACATCCATTGATCTCGGTTATTATGAGATCTACGATCAGACCTCCAAGAAGCGCGTACCGGTCACAGTTGCATATTTCTTAGCAAAGGAACTGATTCCACACATTATTCGTCATGGTATCAATAAGCCGTTTGTTAATAACTATGCACAGCTGCGTCCGATTGTTCGTACAAATGGAACCACCTCCTCCGTAACGGGGAATATCATCCGCGATTCGTTCCATCCGGACCTAGATCTTATTGACTGGGATGTCAAGGAAGCGCTGTACAATTCTCGTATCAATTACTACATCACAACCGATGAAGGTCGTGTGATTCAGCGTGCGGTTCAGAATACCCGTAAGACGACAACGTCGGTACTTCTCGAAGAGAATAACATCCGAGTTCTCAACGTTCTCAAGAAGACGCTTGAGAAGAATATTCAGAACTATACGTATGAATGGAATGATCCAAATGTGCGTAAGGGCTACACCGATTCACAGATGGATGTATTCCGCCCATGGATTGGTACCATGGTTGAAGATATTGAAATCCGTTTCGAAGCAAACGAATGGGAACAGGAGCATATGATTATGCATTGCTATTGTTCAGTTGCGTTCCGGGATATTGCGAAGAGAATCATCTTCGAGGTCAATATCAACCGTCCGGACTATAACAAAGCGGGAGGTGAGGCATAATGGCGATTCCAGGCGTAATCACTTCGCAGACGGGTGGTCGTCAATATGACGCACCGGATATGACGAAGTATAGTATGTTCGTTGGTGGCGTGAATGCAACACATCATGCTCTCAGGAACTACTCTCCAATGATCAATGGATTTGGTCGACTCTTCATGGTTCGTCCTCCGCGGGCAATTCTGAAGATGTTCGCTGGGTCCGATGCAAATCTCTACTCCTCAGACAACCAGTTCATTCAGTTCAAGCATATGCTTGAATACATGAACCGTTCAGTCACTGGTTTCCAGGAGAAGAAGATTGAGAATGCCGCTACACCGATTCAGGGCGGCTTTGCCGGACGTATGTTCAATACTCCGACGGTTACCAAGGAAACAACGCAGACGATTACAATTGGTCTGTACGAACTCGTTGGTGCTCCGGTGTATACGGTTATCGATGGATGGATCAATGCCATCGGTGATGAGAACTCCGGTCTAGCAACCTATGGCGGATGGATCTCCGGTGGTAAGGACTTCAACGGTCTTGAGAAGCGACTTTATCGTCGTGCGAATGAGGCAGAAGAAGGTATTCCTTTCAACGAAGCCAACCATACCGCTGAGTTCATCTATGTTATGCACGATCGTTCCGGTGCTCAGGTGGAGCGTGCAGTTATGCTTGCAGACTGCTATCCGGAAGGAATCAACCAGGGCGCAATTCTTGATATGGCACAGGGTGGCACACACGATAACGTCACATACGATGTTACATTCAACTGTGTTGTTTACCGTTCACCGATCATCAATGCAATTGCAAACGATCTGCTCAAGCAGTATCGTATCGTATCCAATTCGCTCAACTTCAACCCGGAGCTTGGCGATGCTGTGTACGCACCTGGCAACTCCGATCTGTTCCAGCGTTCACTTGGACCGGTTCCGGTCGATTCTGCAACAGGAACAAACGTCGGCAACCTTCCAGTCTTCCAGGTTACGAATGCACCGAAGACGCTTATCGTCAACAACAAGGACATTCGCGATGGCAAACTGGCTGGTCAGTCCGGTCGTCTCGCAGAACCATCAAAGGACGGTTTCATCGAATAAAAAAGAAAGATGGGATGGGGCGATCGCCCCATCCTATTTTCTTCATGCTGGGTCGAATGTAACGAGTTGATTGTAATCCGTGATGGACGGATCAAACTGGAATTCTACCAGTTCGCCACCAATAATGACGGTACGCTTCTTCCATCCGGATATAATGATTTCTGCAGCGACTTCGCCGGCTTGATAGATCGGAATCGTCACATAATTCCGATAGTCCTCGGAATTGATCAGTGGAACGCTTCCCGTGGAATCCGGAATCGAAATCCGTAGATACTGTTCCCGGGCGAAAGGAACATATCGTGTTTTTCGTATCACGATCTCCACGCACTTGCTCGGCATCTCAGAAATGACGATGACATCCTCACCATGTTTGATGAGTTTGTATGCATCCTGAAGGCTTGTTATTACTCGACGCATAATATACCCTCCTTTGATCATCTATATCTAGAATATATAAAAATAGAATATGAGAGTGGGGTTTACCCCACTCTCATATTTGTCGATTATGCATAGATTTCTTGTGTTTCATTATGAGATTCATTTACATCTGCATCGAGGAAGATGCACTGATTTCCACTGATGAGAATCTTTACAAGATCGGATGCTGCATTTAATACCATCATGTCCGTTTCTGCAGATGTAATGATCTTCTCATCATATTCGAGGGATTCCAGATCAAAAACCATATTCTTTTCAATGGAAGAAGCAATGATCTCTTTTGCTCTGGAGATCGCCTTTTCCCTTAATTCGTCAACACCCTCTGGTTTTACATACTCCCAAAGATCAATCGTTTTAACAATGCCCATTCCTTCTGGTCCGTGAAGAACTTGAGCATATGTATCACACACCGCATTCTGAATCAAATCGAGAATGAGAATGCACAATTTATCCGTTTTTCCAAGCTGCTTTGGATCATCAACAGTAGAAACGATCTTCTGGGAGATCTCATAAGCAGCATTGTAAATGGAAAGCTGACATCCTGGAACAACACCATATTTGATCGCAGAGCGTACACACTTAATGACATCTTCTACGGAGTCCCATGTGATCTTCTTCTGAAGAGAGGAATTTGCTCCAATATAATAGATATAATTATTCATCTGAAGCTGAGAAACGCGGAGATTCGCATCGTAGATTTTAGATGCATAGGACTGTTTTTCGTAATCGACTTGTGCTTTGATGTCTTCCAGTTCCTTCTTTGCCGCACGGAGGACATCTTGATAACGGGTATCCTCTTCAATTCCTTTTACTTTGAAGAGCGTACCATTCGTACAGGAAAGGAGAACGGATGCAGCAGTACCAAAGAGTCGATAGAATTTATGTTCTTCATTCTCCATGACATCTTCGACAAACTGATCATGAGATCCGGATTCAAATGCAAGGCGGATGTCTTTGATGGATTCCTGATTGATCACAGAGGTACGGAGAACGACAGCTAGATCTGTAAGCTGATGCTTTGCTAGCTTACCGGACGAATACTGACAAAGAACCATGTTGAGTGATCGATATTTCTGATACTCATGATTCATGTACTGTTTGAGTGTCGTATTGCATAGATATGCATCATAGAATGGTGCAAAGACCACGAGTTTCTTATTTTGTGCACGCAAGACTTCATTGAGTGGAATCAGGAACTGTTCACATGTTTCCGATTCAATCTTGTGATCGAATATTAGAATGCATGGATCTTTTTCTTCCACAGAGAGATCCTCATTCTTTACATACCCCTCATCGATGAGATTGGCATCAAAGTCAAACCCTCCAACAGGTACCACATAGGATTTGTTGGTGGGGGAGTCCTTCTGCTTAATAACCGGAGAAGAGTTCTCCTTATAGACATTTGCAATATTTCGACTAATCTCGTCATTCCCATTTGAGGTTACATAGCAAATATGATAGATTGTTTCATCATCGGATGGATCAATCGGTTTTGCATACTCTGTTTTTACAACACCGTTGATTTCCCCAATCATTCGATCCCATGTATGGACAAACGTGCGAGGAAGACGATAAAGGGTTTCTAGGCTTCCTTTCATCTTCATGTAATGCTTATAGAGATTGGATGCAAATACAATTGCTGTTGTTGTGCCATCTCCAACAGTATTATTGAGTCTCGTACACGGTGCCTTCATCAAATTATAGACCATCTTCTTATAGCGATTATGGAACCGATAACTCTGGAAGATCGCATAACCGTCTTTGGTTGCTTCTGTGAGTGCACCGTCTAAAATTGTTGCACTGCTTCCAAGAGGTCCTAATGATTTTGAAATATTTTCTGATACAGTACTGAATACCTCTTTGGTCAACTCCTCGAATGCATCCTTGGGGATGATATTGATGTGCTTCTCATTGGAATACTCCATGAAATTCATAAAATTTCCTCCTTCAAACGGAATTGTTCACATGATTAAATATTTTGGTTTCGAACATCATAGTATATAATAAAATACAGAGGGATGTGTGATTGTTGCGAAAAGAGGATAAACTATACGAACAACTGTTCGGTCATATTCCAAAAGACCCGTTGGAGCGAATTAAGTTCATCTTGGGGAAGAAAGTATCCAGTGAGAAATTCAATAAAGATGTTCAGAAAGATGCCAATCGAATTAAAAAAATTCGCTGGAAGACGCTTGAATTTACATTATGGAAAATCGTAAAACCGTCTGCACGACCTCGCGCTAATACAACGAGAGGATACGTACATATGTATGTTCCTGGTGCTAAGGAGGCGGGAGATTGGTTTGAAGCGTATGCGAAAGAAAACAACCTTCCCACCAACATCAATACACCATGCAAACTTCATATTCGAATCTATGAAAAGACACCTTCCTCATTCAGTATTAAAAAGAAGATTTTGGCGGAACTTGGATTGATTCGTCCATGGAAGAGAACCGGGGATGTCGATAACTATAGCAAGAGTGTAATGGACTTCATCCAACATGGTGTGCTATCGGATGATTGCTTGGTGACAGATCTCGACTCTCGAATCTATTACTCTATTCGTCCGCACGCCGATATCAAAATTACATATATGGAAAAATTTCCAGAAGTGAGTGGGTGATTCAATATGATGGGATTGGATGTTGAACGAATGTTGGCGGTGGTCAACAACATCAAAGACGAAGCAGCAAAGCAAATCAACACATTGGTCCAATGTGCAGATGATCGCATGGAAACCATTGATCACTCACACAACGTGCATGTTGTCATCGATGGTGGACCACACGGGCATCCAGATGGATCGCATCATCATGATCACTGGTATACTGGTCATGGTCCAACCGGTGGCCAAGGAAAACAAAGTCACGTCAGTGATCAATTAACGTATCCTGTGGAGTATGGAGACGATTTACATCCATCCAATCCACACAAAAGCCCATCGATCATATACGAGCGAGAAAAGGTCGAACTCTCGATCGAATATGTTGGTAACTTGATCAGTATGGGCGTTGTCCTTGGATCTGACACACAGAAAATGAATCAGATTTCCAATGAAATGTATACCGACGTGAGTACGTTTAATAACTCATATGGAAGTCCTTGGACTGAGATCAATATGCTGAAGCAAAAAATCGATGAAGTTGAAGAGTATGCGACAGCAAATTCCGTGTTACAATGGAAGGGTCAAAAGTTTGCTTTGGTAAATTTGTTGCAAGTTGTCGTTAGCTATGCACTGGATTGCAAGTTCTCTTTATCAATGAATCAAGATTTTGTCCAACGTGGATACGATCATGAATTCAATGGAGATGAAACGACGATTGCGTGGGATGATTTTGATCACGGTGCTACTACCGGAAATCGGAACCAAAATACGCCGGGCGCGACAAATCTCCGAAGAAAAAGTAGAGATCCTTTTTAAATAAGGAGGAGTTGACGTTGGGAAAATATTTATCGAAAAAAAAATACCAAGAAGAGTATTGTTGGAGGAATTCACTATACCCCGATTATACAAGTAATCTAGTAATCGAGAATAATCAGATAAAGCTATCTGATAAAATTATCCCATCTAGCTTGAGATCTTATATGAAATTTCCTTATATCGACGATACCAATCGTGTTGGAATAAGGGATATTGAACAAATGATGCGCGCTGCAGCCGTTCATGATTGTCCTGATCAAGAAATTTCTGTTCCGGGAGTAATACATGAATATAGATCGATTGAGCTAAAATATATTATTCAACAACGGTTTTCTGAAAACGGTGTCACGTATAGAGGGGATGCTAATACACATATTATATATTTTGCACCACAAGATTATTTTGACCCAAATAAAAATATCATCGATAAAGATGAAGATGGGTTCATTGATTTCGATTACTCCAAAGATTATATAAGATATCACCGATATCAATATAGTGATTCGTTGAAGGTATACCTATCGAATGAGAATAACTTTTACTGGGGAAAGATGTATGCGATATCGATACACAATAATGATATCGAACGATGTGATGGATTTGAATTTAAAATTCAATCGATTCAAGATGAATCGATGCGGAATTATTATTTTAACAATGCTCATATAGTTAATATCACTCGAAGCGAAAACATTGAGGTCGTATTTCACACAGGTGCACTTGGAAAAATACGTGTTACCGAAACAAATAAACAATACAAAACGAATGATGGTATGAAGATCAATGTATATTGTAAGACAGATATAGGAGACGTCTATTTTTATTCTAAGAATAATACTCTCGGTTACGTAAAAAATGGAGTAAGTATAAATTCGTTTATCGTGAAGGAAGTTATCCCAAATAATGGAGAATTCTGTATACCAGAATCTTATACAACGTTCTTTTCTCCTAACGATCCATCAACGGATGTATATGTATATAACTACACTGATGCAAAATCTTCTGGATTATTTCCAAATATAGATTCTATGGAAGCTGGAAAGGTATATCCAATATAAAAAGATGTGAGGGGGAATTCCCCCTCACATCAATTTCCTTTTATTTTGGAACAAGTTTCGTTAAGGTTGCAAATTTCATCATATGATCAACACTTTCCCAGTAGGAATTGACTTGTTCTTGTGTTAGTCCCATGAGCCATCGGTCGAAATCCCAGCCATCGTTATCTTCACCATATACTCCATGGTAGCGAGAAACAAGTTCTTGAAACACGATGAAATCATATAGTTTATGACCATCATAAGCCCAAGACATAAAATTTCTTACAAATTTCCACATCGGCAGACCCTTATCATATGCCTTAAGACGTTGATAGTAGCACTCAGCAATTTCAATTGCTTCATCGAAGGAAAGTTTTTCCTTCAGTGCGCCATCTTCATAGCACTTCTTTAAGGTAGCGAGTCGTGTTAGTAGCATTACTTATCATCCTTTGCTTCCGCCATCATGATGATCTTTAACATGCGTGTGAAATCTGTATAGTAGGAACGTTCGATCAAATTGTAGTTCTCACGTAACCCATAGACAAACCTCACAAAGAGAGATTCGATCGATGCATTCTTCGGAATGCCATTCTCTGTCATGAGAAGTTTATTTCTCGTTTCTGCGACCTCCGCATGAAGGATGCCTAGAAATAGAGCCGCAAGCTCAATGACAAATGCACCACCAAAATATGTCATCAGAGGATGCTTGTGATTTCCAATCGTTTCATTCAAAACCCAACGACGTTCGTCTTCTAACTCCCTAGAGTACAAGACGATATCTTTGATGCGAACGACACGATCACGTACGGATGCAAGGGCATTTCGATTCGCATCATCGAGCTCCATATCAAATTCCCCTTCACGAATCATATGACGAATTCGCGCCCGCCCCATATAGAGTAAATCTGTAACACTCTCATTTTCGATGAATCCGTCCTGGAGTAAAAATCCGTACAACCACTTTGCATCATGTGCTTTATCCATCATGCTTCCCATGTTAATATCCTCCTTCTTCGTCGTAAGAGCCGGCTGTGATAATTCTTTGAGTTTACGGAAGACTTGCTTCTCAACTTCGGGGGTATATGGGTCGTTTTCAATGTCATCATTATCAATCAAGAACATTTCTTCAGCCTGTTCTCTGATATGACTCACTAGGTTGAATGAACATTTCTCGACCATATCCTCGTCATCAGTAGGGCTCAGATCAAATAATGCGCAAATCATGCTCTGCTCAAGCTCATCATTCTCCGATGATGGAAGTGGTATGAATTGCACCTCCTCGTTTCCCGGATTATAGATGATTACATCATCCATAGTTACCCATGTAGTGACAGATTTGCAGAGACCTTTTCTGATCTCAACTTCAAATGGTCTTCCGGATACAAATGCTTCCAACGTTGGAAATGTTTTTGGGATCTCCTTGAGAAATTTGCAGAACTCCAATAGATGAGCTTTAATGAATTTCCTTGATTTCACATGATGGTTTTTATGGAGGATGTATCCAAGTTCCACGGCAAAATCATCTTCTGACTCGATGTTCATCCCAGAAGAGAAGATCTTATCACAACCATAATCTCCAGTCATCCAATAATCATAAGAACCATATTCATTCACATGAGTAAATTTGAAGTGCTCTGACTGTACTTCTTTAAGCTCTTCACTCATAGTGTTTTCCTCCTCATTGTTCTTGATTGGAATTGTTGGTTCTTCCGTAAACACGCTGTTACGGAAATCGAAAATAAGATTGTGTAGCTCAAGTGACCAATGATCAACAACCCCGTTTCCGACGCGATCGTTTAATCCAAATATAACACGGATCGTACTCCGATCAATCTGACCATAATCCTGTGGCATTGGAACAATGCGTGCCTCATTCTCCACTTCACCGTATATGAGAACCTCATCGTTACCAATGAGCCATACATGGATGGTTTGTAAGGTGTATCGATTTCCAAAATCAAAGCTTCTTCCGATTTCAGTATCCTCCGAGAATATTCTCTCGGAAAGATCTACCAAGAACCAACAAAACTCGCTTAGATGTTCCTCGAGGAATGGTCGCTGCGTATGCATACCTTTAGGCGATTTAAAGGAGTGCCAGAGGGCATTAGCAAACGTTCGATCGTGTAACAACTGATCTTTATCATGGAATGCAAACATTCTCTTGATTGTATTTCCATCATTCATGAATAACCAGTATTGACATTGATCTGTTTCATCAGGATAAATACCTTCTCGAAATGAAAAATGCTCGGATATAAGTAATGTTTTCATAATTCATTCCTCTTTCTCGATACTTACATCATTATACAATTTTGATACAAATATACTCGGTACATATGATGCCAAGTATTCTACATATAGATGAAAATCTTTACAGAAGGACATAAATGCCTTGCGGATCTCCTCTTTGTTGCGAGAAAACGTTGGAAAGCTTAGAGGTATCTTCGCATCGTCATATCGTTCTTTCTTACGCATACGATCATTTGTCATTAGAATAAACCATTCTGCAAATTGCATCACGATTCCTTTATTCAGAACAGCATTCGTAGAATGATTATGTAGATAGTTCTGATGACAACGACTAATTTCGTTGTTAGATATTTCATCCATTTCTTCGTCATCCTGTAACATACGGGATGGGTTCGTACAAGCATCGATGTAATGTATGAGGTCCTCCGTAATCATCCTCTCATTGAAATAATGTCGAACAATCGAGTTTTTAAACGTTCCATGATAGTAGTATCGACATTCTCTCATATGATGCACCATCTCAGCATGCATGATATCTTCGATACTATCTTCATAATATCTGTGAACTGTTACTAAGGTGGTCCCAGTTGCCCCAAAGAAATGATGATTTAGATAGAAATCGAATGTAATCGGATATTGAATAATAGTGTGTTTCGGTTCAACAACATGATGAAACCCTAATTGAGTTGGAGCATGTCGTTGAATGGTTGAAATAACCTCTCCAAGTTCACACAACAAATTGATGATTTCATTCATGTCAAAACCCTTCAAAGCGTGTGCCACTCCATCATAGAATTTTCTACGTGAATCGATACGGATAAAATGAGCTGTCTCAACAGACAGCTCATTTATCGTATGTAATTTAATTGAATTCACAACATCGTTGATATCACATTCAGTAGTAATTCTGAAGTGGCGTCCATGGAACAACTCAACAACATTCATTTCATTTCTCTCCAAACTTTTTTCCTCTGAGTACCAACTTAAGCTCTTTTTCATCTCTGTCAGACATTGCTTTTTTCGCAGCATCATGTCCTTCCAGCAAAGCAAGCAGAGAGAATACAAACCATAGTGGGTGACGATATGAGATTGTCTTAATAATCCAGCTTAGTCCCATAATGAATCGACGGAATCGATCAAGTGTCGTTGCAAACGGTTCATGGTCAATCATAATCGAATCATACGATGTGTACTGTTTAAAGTATGCACCATCTACAATCATACACAACACATATAGGTCGGCAAGTTTGATCAGCATTGCAGGGCTAGTAGAATAGACCTGATGCACTTTACTGAAGGATTCCATATATTTTGCGCGTGGAAACATCGCGATTGGTGATTTCTCACTTAATACTTCATAGACGGGACGGAAAAAGTATACTTCATCCGGTGCAATCTGTCTAGCCGGTATATTTGGAGAAAGAAGTTTACTCATACCATCAATGTATTCGGCTAGAGCATCATTGATATCTTTTGCATCAATTAGCCCGCAAAATTCAACGGGTGGTCGAAAGGCGATTGGTTTCCCCAGGGAGTAATCAATCTTTTTAGAAATGATATCATAGATCTCTTCCGATGCTTTTGGTTCTCCATAATATTTAAGGAAATCTTCATATGACTCATATTTGTATATCGGAAGATCTTCCTCACTTTTTGGTGCGCGGTCAAACACGCACAATTTTCCTTCATTGATGTATTGAAAATATCCGTGCGTTGCACCATCGGAAGAAATGCGTACGATCCCGATCAAGTTGTTCCCGACATGACGCACTTTATAGATGGCGTGTTCAGACACCACATCATATTCATCGGCACCATTCAGTCGATCCCCTAATAGGATCTCAATCTGCATCATTGCATCAAGAATGTCTCTTATTCCCATTCCCAGATAAATTTTACGATGATCTTTTTTGTTGAAAAACTCGATCATTTTTCTAGTGTAAGTATCGAATGAATAGCTGGTGAATCGGTCAAATCTGAGGTCATCTTCATCAGAACGATACTGTACATAAATACAGCTTTCATCCACACGAACGGTGAGTGGACACTTCTTAGATGTGTTTTCGATTGTAATCATTTCAATAACCTCCTAAAAAGACATTCATATATTCTCTTTAAGAAGAATATATCATTGAGGTGATGTTACAATGCGTCTATTTTGCTTCGGTGATCTCCATATTGGGAGTATCAAGGATACGAATTATGTTTATTCTGTTATTACAGAAATCTTTGACAAAGAGCTTCAATATCAGAAAACCGATGCTGTTATGATCCTTGGAGACTATTTCCATCGACTATTGAAGGTCAATGAAAATTATACGTTACTAGCAATGGATATCATGAGTTATCTTGTAACAATTTGCAAAAAGAATAAAATAAAAGTACGAATCATATATGGTACAGAATCGCATGATTCCGGACAATATATTCTTTTCAAAGACTATCAAAAACAGTTGGATTTCAAAGTAATTTATACTGTGACCGAGGAAGAACTATTCCCAGAAGTAAATGTTCTATACATTCCCGAAGAGTACATGTATTCCAAGGAAGAGCATTACAAAGATTACCTATATTCTGGGAAACATTATGACTATATCTTTGGGCACGGTGTTATTGTCGAAGGAATGCCCATGGTGCAATTCTCAAAACAATCGTCAGAAGAGAAACATGTCCCATATTTTAAATCTGGGGAGCTTGCAAAAGTTTCGAAGATCTGTCTATTCAACCATTATCACGTTCATACTGATCTTGGAGATGGCGTCTATTACATCGGATCACTGTTTCGAGATTCTTTTGGAGAAGAGGAGGCAAAAGTCTATGCAATCATTAATGGATCTGAACTCGTCTTTGTCGAAAACCGAGAAGCCTATTTGTTTAAAACTTACGAGTTTAAAGAAGACGACAACGTGTATCAATCCAAAGAAGCCTTGGTGGCTACCATTAAAGATATCAAGGTTGAACACGCAGATATTTTCTCAGGAGAACGATACGGTCGTATCCGATTGAAATTTAATTTACCACACGATATTGATGATTCATTTAAGGAGAATCTACGAAACATTCTCATCAATGATAAAAATATTTCAATTCTATTAAAGGAATCGAACATCGATCTCGATGAAATCAAGGAGACGTTGGAGACCGAATACGATTTCATCTTAGACGCGTCCTTAGATATCACAGATAAAATTCATCAATATATTCAGAAAAAGTATGATGTTGAATTAACGATGGATGAATTGATTCATTACATCAAAGATGATTTCAAAGTTTAGGAGGATACCATGGATAACCGGATTCATGTCAGTAAGATTGATCTTATTAAGAAAATAAATCGGAGCATCATATTAACTCCAGCGGAAAAAGATGTGTTGATCGACCGGCTCCATCATATGGACGGATCTTGTCGCGGAATTGAATTATTGGTGTGGATGATCAGCGTTGAATTTTCATCCTGCATCGAAGCATGGGAAATATATCATAAACGAACTGGTCTTTTCAAATACATTGAAACCCTCCTCTGTGGAAATCCACGGTGGGATAATTGGTCGTGGGGATTCAACGCATGGAGGCTCAATCCAGACATTGTTATGACACCAAAATTAAAGAATGTTATAGAGCTCATTCGAGTCCTGCGATTGGATCAGGTGTATACCTTCTATGTATATCACATGGGATGTGTCACCGAATTAACGGATGAATCTGTTACATCTTACCATGAGAAACATGTACTCGATATTTGTAATGTTGATAACGAACCACATCAATTTGGAATTCTATTGAATTGACAATAAAAAAGAGATGGGGGGCTCTCCCCCTATCATATTTTTTATTATTCTAAATAATACTTTAGAATTACATACTTTTTTATAAAATATTTGTATGTATCTATTCTAATTAGAGATGAGGCTTCAATATGGCTAAAATTCTTGTAAAGAATAATAGTACAAACTATGGTTTTATTGAAGAAACGAATCCCGTTGTCAATACTTATGGAAAATTATCAAAGATAGGAAAATGGGTTTCTGGAAGCATTGATGGAGATTATGTTTTCCTAGATAATCCGTTGGTTGGAATACGTCATAAAGCGTTTCAAGGAACATTTAAATACCCAAGCGAAAAGACTATATATGCGATGCATTATACTGCTACACAACTAGATTCATTAAAAGAGTTCTTTAAAAATCTTCCAGCCACAGATGCAAACGGAGTTGCATTTGATTACAGTGATGAGGATGCGATTAGTGTAATATCTAAGTTTATCTCGAGCGATCGTATTATTGATGCAAGATATTATAACGTGAACCCGCATCTCAATCGAACTACCCTAACGTATGTTGGATTTAGTTTATCCAGCATTGATCCATTATATATGTTTTCGCATGATAAATTTCTAGGAAATTTAAAAGGATTGGCTTCAGGATTTCCTTATAGCTCAAGACAACTCTTATCCGATTTTAAAAAGATTGAGGTAACTGTTATTGCTCGTCAGCCGTCGAAGAACACAGCTGCTATTGCAGGAAGTACGATAATTGAGTTCCCAAAATTACAGCGACTTGACCCATCCTATGAATTAACATGTCCAAAGATTATACCATTAAAAATATGCCACGGAGATGTTTTTATATCAATCGGAGATGCTGGTATATTTCATGGACAACCTGTTATATCAAATATAGTAACGGGTAATATATTCAATACATTAGCTCCTCCATATGGTACACCAAAATATATAAATCTAATGGGGGATTATATAACTATTCCACCAAATAAAAATCTTCCAATATTCATAATGCCAACGTTTGCACTATCTCCTCCAGAATGCAGAGGTATAATTGTAACCGTTATAAGAGCGTCCCAAAAGATAGTTGCTCCATCAGCGAAATTGATCAATGCTCCATCATTTAAAAAAAATACTCCGACATACTTGTTTAAACAATCTACAAACGGAAAGGCATTTGAAATTCCGGTAAATTGGGGAACTGTGAACGCCGGAGATTCAAACGAACGATACTATCTCATTGCAGTTCAAGATATTTATGCAAGCTCAGCAGTTCTACAATCATTATTTGGAAAAAGTAATTTTGAAGATATTCCCATTGATCGAACAATTGAATGATAATATCATCATGTGGGTAGGGGAATTCCCCTACCCACATGATATTGGTATTTTATATAGATAATGATACATTCAACCATTATTGTTTAAACACATCACACATTCTTTTGGTATTTCTCCAGATAAATGTTGCATTTTAATTCGTAATAATCTAGAATCATTTAAAATTGTTGATAACCTTTCGTTCCTCAAAGATCCAATAATATGCTCATTGTGATGACCATAGCAACACATGCGCACATTCAAATCGACATCGATATAGATTCCTTTGAATAGAGACCAACATGGAATTGACTTCACCATATGATCGAGTTCTCCGGATACACCACCAATACCAATTTTATTATTCCCGCATTGGGTTTGTAACGGAAGCCAGTAGTGATCGATTCCTTCAAACTGCTTCAGCACATCAACATACTCTTCCTTTGATGAATCCATTATTGTTGATATTGTTAATGTCTTATTAAGTTTAAGGCATTCTTTTTGTAAAGTGAATATATTATTCAGGATTGTATAATAAGATGATTCAATTGATCTTGTTTTTGATTTGAAATCACCAAGGTCTTTATAATTCCATGAAACCTTGAGACTATCGATATATGGGAGAGCTTCTATTGTGTGATCAATAATGGTTGCATTTGTCGTCAGATATGTAAAGTAACCTATCTCTTTAAGTTCCCGATAAAACTGTTTGAGAAGAGGGTGTAATGCGGATTCACCCATATAAAATAGACCGACCTCTTGAATGGAATCAATGTTGACGAGATTATTTAAAATGATTTGGAATTCGTTATCCTGTAACATTTTTTGTCGAATATTATTTTTCTTCATACTATGATGGCTACAAAATGTACAATCGAGGGTACATATTCCAGTCAGCTCGATCTTCACAGTGGTTGGTTTACTTTCCAATGTTAAGTCTGTATTTTTTGAAATTTGAATAACTCTATCAACAATCGATTCTATCATCCCAACTCTCCAATCAATTCATCATACATATATTTACATGCGAGACATTCTCTGCATATATGTGAACAATTAGCTTTTATTTGTTCTATTTGAAGAAATTTGGAATATCGTTCTTCCGATCGAATATCTAAACCATATGCAAATTCTGTTGGTTTTTGAGTAGTCCAATACATAAGCATATCGTTTATATGATAGCTCCGGAGTTCACGCGTTGACAGTTTTATACAATCTATCCACGGATTATATATCAAATCTTCTTTATATAAAGCAGTGGACACCATGGCTAGCCACGGATGAAGTTCCATGATTTTTTTACATCTATTTGTTAAATTTGTCCCACTTTTACAACACTCAAATTTTGGAGAAAACAGTCTTCGTATGGTCTTCTTAGTATTATATAGACATTGTCTATTTACAATATACCTGATTTTTATTCCCAGATCTCGAACTTCTCGGATAAATTCATCTGAATAAATACAGCGGTCAGGTTCACTAATATTGAGTACATTCACGAACGATATCTCACGAATAGTTCTTATATCGTCAATATACGAATGGGTTGATAAATCGATAGATATATTTGGAAATTTTTCATGTATTTTATAGGCAATTACTCTATCCAATACAGTTACTTTTTGAATCGGGAGTAAATCTAATACTTGTTCTAGATTTTCAATGTGTCTGTTTATTGTTATCTCTGGACGATTCAAAACGATATTGAGCGGGAAATCATAACGTTCTACATTACTAATAGTAGATAATACAAAACTTTTATCGATCGGAACTCCAGGCATTGTCGTTTCAGTGGAAAAGTAGATCTCACCAATATATTTCTTAAATTTTGCACATACATCAAAAAAACGCTGTCCGTCTAAATTATATCCGACACTAATTGTTCTATTTGAAAGAAAATTCATCTTTTAATAGCACCTCCTCCTCAAGGTTATATTTTTTTATAAAATATCTAACAGATGCTTCACCAATTAATTTTCCACAAACATCGCATCCGGTGCAAACTTGACTACTTCTTGGTTGAAATAACATATCTAATTTTGTTTGGTGAATATATGATGTGAAGTATCTCTGTATATCCATATCAAAAATATTGTATTGTTTTGATGTTCTCCTCCAGTCTTCTTGGCACAACAAATATGCTCCATCATAATCAATCATTATTTTATAAAATGGATAGTAACAAATATTTTTATTCATACTATCTCTATGAAATTCATATCGATTGCATGGGGTGAACGTCGATGTTGCATCAGAAATGTCATGATTCCTAAGTATATGAGGAACCCTATAGAGTGCTTCATTAATTTTTATATAATCAGCTTTATTATGCATACTAATTATAATATCCGCATATTTTGAAATCCTATCATATGAAACGTCTGTCAAACCATTACTAATTATCTGAAGATTGAATCCAGATAATTGTTCAACGATACTATATATATTTGGATGCAGCGTCGGTTCACCAAATCCAGAAATTGAAATAAGTCCATCAAATTTTAGATAGCTAAGTTGTTTTGATAGTTCCATAATTACAGAATCATCCATGAAAACTTTTCTATTTTCGAAGAAAGTTGAATGAGGACAATATCCACATGATAAATTACAATAATCTGTAATACTTAAACATATTGATCTGAGACAATGAAACTCGTCCTCAATTGAGGACGAGTTTATTTTTTTATTTATTCGAAGAAGGTGTTCAGTTTCCATTCGATATATTCCTTTTTCCAACTATTCATAACATTACCGAATCGACAAAAATCTATCCCATCTACAGTGAATTTCTTATGTGGTATTGGGAGAGTTTTTGCAATTACTGTTGTATATACGGGATGTTGTGATACGATATTGTATGGAATATCCCAGTTCCATAATGGCTGTGAAACAAACGAGGGGGTATTTAACCATGAACACGCTTCTCTCGATATATATCGATCTCTTAATGAATAGAATCTATCATACCAAGTATTTGAAAAAATACAGTAACCAAGTCGCATAGCGGCAGATGAAGATTTGCTGAAGGACCCGATAACAATTCTATTTTCTGGAATGATTCGATCTGAATTAAATAACGTTCCATTCGTATAAGTTTCATCTAAAATTATGAGGTCTCTATAATCTGTAATCATATCATGACCGAAAAGATTATTAAATTTATCTGTATGATATACCGGTCCTTCCTTTGGTGGAGAATCTATATAAAATCGTGTATCATAATGATACGATAGGTTTGTTGTTTTTATATCAATAGCATTCGCCATAATATTGGCGAGTTGCCATGTTGGATTCTCTAATAACAAATATTTTATTTTTGTTGCCAATAATGAAATTCTTAAAGCTGATTCACAACCATTCGTTAGAATAAAATTACCTATAGGAATATCGAATTGTTCAGAAAAATTAATATAAGCAAGATCCATATCTGGATATGATCTCCCAATACAGTCTAACTCATTTTTTACGGATATCCATGAATGATGTCTTGTATTTTTGTAATAGGCGTTTATGTCCACAGCATCCACCATTTTCCAATATATATGGATTTAGGTGCTCAGCGTAACAATTACCGAAATAGTCACAAGTAGAACAGCACCTCTTATACATTTTATATTCAGCAGCTACAGCTATATCATATTCTTCAAGAGTACATTCTCGAAAGGTTTCTATCCCATTAATAAAATGAAGATATGCAAAATTTGAATTCGGTGTAATGAATACATGAGAATCCATTGTCGGAATATACTCTCCTCTTATAGAAGAGAGTATATCATATTCATTGTTTATACGATATCTCGGGAAGTATTCTCGCTGCATATGAATTAGTTTCAAAACAATATCATCATAACGATCAAAATCAACATTCCAATGATATCTGTTTTCTATTGATGGAAAAAATTGCATGATATCCAACGATGTTGAAACTTTTGAAAGAAAGTTCAATAACTTTTCATAATTTGAATAATATAGTGATTTTGTCGTTACCATTGTGATGGTAACATCACGAATATCTGTTTGTAATAATGATAATTTTATAGAATCATTATTGGGTCGCTCGTCATTAATCGATGTATTTATCCATATATTTGGGTGATCTATCAGAAGCTGTTTAACCCAGGATACATTTGAAAAATTTGTTATGATAGATATATTTTCAGAAAAACTATTTACAATAGAAATTATATTGGAAAACTCATCATAGTCTATTATTGATACTTCCCCACCAAAAATATTTATGGTATCAATGATAGATCGTTCCGATAATTCTGAAAGTCGATCCAATAATACTTTTGGGTCTATTACGCGAGTTCTATTTCTTAGGTCACCCAAATAACAATAGCTACAATTATTATTACACTGATATGTTGGCATTAGATTTACAATCATAATGTCCTCCACATATTGTATCATATATATTTCCAGAAATATGCTTACGTCGCAAAGCTCTCATTTTCTCACCATTCCATATCTCTTCAAATGGCGTCTTTGAAATATCCCCGAGAATAAACGATTCTGTAAAAGCAGAACAACACATAGCAACCTTCATGTCATATGTGATATAGGTGTTATTGAATAGCCTTGGACAAGGCAATATTGGTAATCGATTGCAATATGGGATTTTAAAGTGATCGTCTTGTATTAATCCTCCTTGATTATTCAGCTGAAAATAATAATGTTCATCAACATATGGTATTATGGATGAATTAATATAATCTGTAAGAGTTCTAGGTAAATTATTTACATCATATACTGTGCTTGAAGCATACAGCTTTGTACCACATGCTTGATTATAAGCGTATATAATATTATCATTTAATTGATGAAACCCATCAACTCCAGTACCATGTTTAAATGATTCAGCATTAGCAAAATTAACTGACCACTTTAATGAATCTAGAGGCGAATGTAATATATCGTCTAACATACTTCTATTAACGATGCCATTCGACGTTATAAACACATATGGTATATGGTACTCTCTTTTAGCTATATATATCATCTCTGGTAGGAGTGGGTTTAGGGTAGGTTCTCCTAGAAATAGTAATCCGACCTGTTGGATGCTATAGTCAGAAGCAATTTCCATACATTTTCTAAAATTAGAGAGGCTCATCAATCCTGATCTTCCAGAGCTTTTATGAAAGCAGAAGGAGCATCGTAAATTACAACTTGCCGATACTTCGACCTTCATGGATTTCGGAGCTGATACGAACTCATGCAACTGCTCGATTTCTTCCATATGTTCAACGCGGCTTCGAATTCCGCCCGATTTATTTTCTGAAGGATTAATGCTCCTCATAATACTTCCTCCAATACTCCGCGAATTCATCGCCGTATAGGTTTCCTGGGGAATTGCATCTTGAACAGATACCACATAGATCCCTTCTATTCTGTAATAGATTCATCTTATCTTCGCGCATCCGATTAATCCATATATCATATAGATCGTCCACAAGAATGTTTCCGTACACCTTTTCCCTCTTCCAATCACTGCAACATAGTAGTATATCTCCATTTGTATCAATTAGTGTTTTCATCAATGGAATATTACAGCAGTGTCTTGGAATATTCTTAACAGTAATAACATTTCCAGATTTATTGTTGAAAAATGTATTTCCGCTTAGAAACTGTGGGTTCAAACGAATTCTTGACGGAAACAATTTAATATTTTCTATATAGAATTGGTATAGTTTTTCATTATATAGCGAGATATCTATAATACTCGGTCTTACTTTTTTTAAAATTTCAGGAAAAGATCCATTGGATACAAGACGAACTTTAGATATTTGCATTAGCTGCTGAACAATGTGGTCGATTCGCGGATGCAGCGTCGGTTCACCAAATCCAGAAATTGAAAACTCTCCACGAAAATTAATAGTATTATGAATGATAGCGTCCAAGACGCTATCATTCATAATATCGTGTTCATTTATGAGATTATCCTTATTTGATTGGGGACAAAATGAGCACGATAAGTTGCATCGATTTGTTACGTTGATAATAATACAATATAAAGCGGTAAATTCATTCAACGGCTTATATTTATCTAGGTATTCACTGATTGATTGTTTTCTAAAATCAATGTTGTTTTGTACTTTCATAATATCAAGTCCCAAATACAAAATAAGGGGAACATATTCTATTCGCGAGATTAATATCCATATGCTGGGAAATAAATCCCTCTGCATCATCAACCGTAAAATCGCACATATATAGCGTCACAGGGATGAGCGGAAGTTTTAGAAACAATGCTGCGAATAGTCGCCCATATCCATCTTTCGTTGACACTATGGTTCCTCCACGTACCTTCATAACAATTGGATCACGTATACCATTCTGAGCAATATCATATATCATATCCAAAGATTTGCTGAATTCTGTATTAGAACAAAACAATTCATTTGTATCAAGATCAATATAAAAAAATACATCAGAGAAAGGGATTGTGGAATAATATTCAAATGGTAAATTTGTCGACAAGATTGATAGAGACTTATCAATATATTGATATTCTGCTTCGATAAAGCTTGAATAAACTTTATTTTTTGGAAGCTTTATTTCTGGAAGTTGTATCGACGAAAGCTTCGATGTATCGATAGAAACCTCATGCAAGAACTCTGGAACAATTGACATTCGTTCGAAGGCATATACGTTAATAGGGATATCGTCCGTAGAATGATGTTTCATATAGGAAAGAGCTCGTTCACTGAATCTTGAAAAACCAAAAGTTCCATAATATTCAGCATTGTCATAACAGTTGTCATATATATCATTCACTTGAATCGTTGTTTCATCGTATATATGTTTCGCATATACAGTGAATATTTTTATGATTTCATCTCTTTTTGATCCTGGTATTATGATTTTTTTTCTACTAACTAAGTAGTTTAGTATATCATGATTATATTCCCCTGAGTACGGACTGATTTTGAGATCCGACATTTTTCGAATTTCAATGATATAATCGATAAACTTTTCTTCATCTATGATCATGATTACATTCCATCTCAGAAATATTCATTAGATTGTCCAATGCATCAACGAGATCAGCGATCTTTCCAACATCGCCATTCATCAACAAAATGTTCGCAAACATTTCTAACTCTGGAGAAGATTCCCCTATGATTGTCGATATCTCATAATCTTTCTGAGAAAATAAATTATCGTAAAAATATATTGGTGTATCCTCGGATGTTATTTGAGCCAATATTCTGAATACCTCTGAAAATTGAAGAATATTAAAGACGTTCGCAGATATATCTGTTTCTCTGATTTCAAATGACGTCATACTCTCATCAAGTTTACTATATCTTATTAGACGAATAACAAGATATGCCATAATAGATATTAATACAGATGATATTCGACTCCATGTTTCTGGGTTATCTGAAATAAACTTGGCCCGCTCTTCCTCAGTGAAAACACCGTCTCGGCGAGTTTCATCAGCAATGTTATAATAATCCAACATAATATTGGAAAGTTCTTCTGCAAGCTCCGAATTTTTCACAAATATATCTGAATGGATGTACGTCGTTAGATATTGAGACTTCATATCATAATCACAGTTTGAAAAATCGAGGTGGATATTTTTAAACGATGTATTTCGTAGAAAAATATATGCTGCTTCAACTCGTTTATCTTTATCGATATTATCAAAATTCAAAATAGACATGTCAACGATAGCACCATTGTCACCAATTTCAACCATGTCTTCGAATTTATAAGGTAGCGTAGTTCGGATCATATGCGTCCCTCCATGACAAATATCTCTCGATCGTTTCAGATGTTATCGTCTCATATAACCTTTTCAATGGGCATCGCGTTACCTCATAACCATCAAAAATAACTGCAATACAACACATCATTGTGCATGAGAAGAAATGTTCACATTCCAGGCATCCTCGTTTCTTAAGAAACATAACATTCTTTGTTTCGGTAACATTATTCTCATCAACTTCCTTGGTATATTTTCCATAGAACTTATCTCTATTTAGTGAAGAAGCTCGTTTCGAACAATCCCGAGTACAATGATTGTCGAGCATCTGATATGCATATTTGCAATTACAGTAACGCTGTACTCTAGTCTTCCCAGAAGTTGATAAATATTGCATAATGTGATCTATATATATGATATTAAAATGATCCGTTTTTATTGCCCAATCAAGAAATGAAAATAAATCGTCATCGGAGGCAATATACTTCTCCCAATCTGGGTTTGCTGTGTAAAAATTTATATCGATTGGAATTTTTCTATTCGGACGATCTAGCCAATCATCTCCAGATAGATATGCAGTTATATTATTTTTTGTAAGTGTTATAGATATATAGTTTACTCGATCACCGAAATAGTTGACCGAATCCAACCATACGTTCTTTTGTTCATCAGACGAAAATCGATTGATTGGATCATATGAAAATGCTATTTCAGAATTTAGATCAATCAATAACTGCATTACTCGATCCCGCTTTGTAAATACACCATTACTCAGAAACGTTATTTTGAAATTCATCGTTGGAAACTTAGCTTGATATATTTCTTTAAATCGATTCACAAAATCTCTATATAGTTGAAACATGTCATCGTTAAACGAGTCTAGGAAAACTTCTCCACCCCATAACTGAAGATATACTGTATTTAAACCGAGCTCAGATATATGCTCAGATGTATCATCAAAACATGTTTGAGCTAATGACATGATATGATCTTTGTCAATATGATTTGATTTGTTTCCCTCGAAACAAAATCCGCAATTTAGATTACATTTCGTAAATAGAGGGACAGCGATTTCTAAGAATTCTGTATGATCATTGAAGTCAATTTTTGGAACACCCTCCGGCATGTTTATTGAACTAAGGTCAACAACAGGCTTTCTCATATATTTCAGCACCTTCCGCTATCTTCTTCCTCGGCTACCATGACAATCATAATAGCAGCTGCTATGACATGAATAGTATTGATAAATAATCTGATTTCCTTTCAAAATAGACTTCCATACATCATAGAGCTGAGCCATCTTCGAATTTATATCACTTTCGCTCGATATAGTATCCGGGATTATCTTGGACAAGCTGTTAGTTACGCCGTTATTTGTGTCATTCATGCGCTTCCAAAACGACTTATCTGTTGTCAGATTAGATAGATCCGTTAAGGTTTTCTTAAATGCTGCAATTCCATTATGTGTTTCCATATGAGTATAGTCATTATTTACTTTCAAATAGTATGATGACTGATAGCGTCGAATAATGGATGCAAGATTGAATAATATGGATAGAATCGAATTTATCTCGGATGAGCTTAATCTCTGATCTATTAAATTTTTCCTTCTGAGCTGATTTTTCTCACCCTCAATATTTGTTAGATCTTGCTGAGGGACTACTTGAACGTAAGTTCCCTGGACGTTAAAACTGGGAATATTGTTATTGGTGTCGAGATCCAATATTGGATTGATCATTTCCTTAATATTTGAAGATTCTATCTTTCGGTCTTTTAGATTCTTATGCTCAAAGTTTGGAACATTTGTAAACATAATTTAACTCCCTTCAGGTTAGTTTAGGCCCATACCGCGTGTAATGCTCTCCAACCGGCAGGAGTGAAAATACGGATTAGACGATCTTCTTGATTGATCCATAGCTCTTTATTTATCTGCGGATTTGATGGAGCGCTAGATTGTATCAATACCCGCACCCCATTTACTGTATTAGTATTTCCTCCACTCGCGATCATTGATGCTGGTCGATTGACTAAATGGTTATAGTCTCCGCTTGTTGCAACTCGATGTAATCCTGTAATCATACTTGCCGGATGGGATGGTGGATGAATGTATCTTGTTGCACCTTCCTCAATATTATCGAGCTTCCTACGATATTCGTTCGTAAAATCGTTCATCGATGTTCCTGGCTGTGTGCCGTTTGCTCGAGGAAGAACGATTGTTCCATTTCTAATACTGATGATGTCTTGTACTGCTCGATTCCAACGTTTGCGCTCCTCAGCACTAATGTGTAAATTCAATGTACTTTCCATAATTCCACGCTCCATCTTATGATTGCCTCCTTATACTTATAAATATTATGAGGATGTTGAGGCATTTCTTCAAAAAACCAAATAAAAAGAAGGGGGCAATACCCCCTTCTTTTTATTTCGTGAACGTAACTGTGAATTGTTTTGAATAATTAGAACTTCTACCTAGTCCATCAGGAACTTCAGCACGTATTGTAACAGTATCTTCGATTTCTGTATTCGTGACAATCTTATTTCCTTCGAATGTAATATTATGTGTGTTTGCCCCCACAATGGACCAGTTGATTGGTGACTGCGTAGTTGCGTCAACTGGACTAACTGAAACCATCATATCGTGTTTGACTTCACTATTTGTTGTAACAAACGATGTGCTTCCCAGGGTCATATCTTGAATTGGTTTGAATTCTCTCTTTGTTAATTTAATTGAGAATTGTTTATAGTAGTTCTTTAGATATCCCAAACCATTTGGAACAATTGCATGAATCAACACATTATCCTGGATCTCTGATTTCGTAATCATCTTATTTCCTTCGAATGTAATGCCGTATAGATTTTCACCAACCACTGCAAAGTTGATAGGGGTTTGAATACTTGCATCTGAAGGGGATATGGTCGGTGATAGATCATGTTCTTCTCGGTCCGATGTTGTTATAAAGGATTTATTTCCAAGTTCCATGCCTTCAATTTTATTGAATTCTTTAATTAAGATTGTTTTTGGCATATTTGGTAGATTTACAATTGGCCAATGAATATTGACATGTAGCGTTCCTGGCTTATTTGCAATGATGTAGTGGGTCCCGAAATTCACTATCCCAAGCTCTTCCCATTCATTAGTCTCCACTCGGAAATCAATATCCTTGTAGACTTCAACGTCTGCTGGATCAACATTTACATCCTCAGCGATTGGGAATGTTGTAAATGATTCATCTTTGATACCTGAAATTGATACAAATGGTTTCGTAATCGCTGGGTTTATCTTGACATCAAATACTTTCGTGAATGGAACCCCATTGTCTAGACCTTCTATAATAGTTGCTAGAACTTTTACGGTGCCTGTTTGTGTTGGAGTGATAATATCATTAGATATTGATGATCCAGTTTCTCCGGTATCGGATGGATCAATGCTCCAAACAATGCTCTTCATGGTTGCATCGTCCGGAAGAATTTTGAGTTTTGTAGACAATATATTGCGATACTTAGTTGATCCGATGGTATTTAATCCGAACTTGCTTTCAGGGAAATACATCTGAATATCTTCTACTGGAATACGATCGCGCTGAATAACTATCGGGAACGTTTTTATCATAGTATTCATAGGATTCGTTTTATCTGTTGCTGTGATTTTCAATTGAATTGTAAAATCTTGATAAGAATGTGTATTTGTTTTGAATTTTATAGTAGTATGAGTATCACTTGCACCTGTCTCTAGACTTAGATTATTATTTGCTGTAGTGATTGCATATTGAAGAGTATATTTTCCGGAGGCGGATAATGGATCCAACACTGGTGTGATCGATCCAGCAGCATCTCCATATTTAATTGACACAGGAATTCCAGTGATATCATTTAGCGCAATAGTTTTTTCTAGAATATTAATATTGAAATCTTTTACAAAGTCAGATGTTCTTTTACCATCCTTGATTGTTGCACGGATTTTAACAACACCAATTCCTGTTGCTACGAGAATATCTGATGAAATATTGGCGCTCGTGCCCCCATCTTCAACAATGCTCCATTCAACTACCTGTCTTGAAGCATTTGAAGGAACGATCGTTCGACTCAAATATAGAGGCGTCGTTTGCCAAGTGGTTAGATTTGAAAGAGTTATATCCGTTACTGGGACAAATGCCGCATTTAGAACGATTTCAAAATCCTGAAGATAAATATATCCGTTTGCTCCTCGCACAGTTGCACGTAGCACAATTTTTCCAGAACCTGTTGCTTTCAATACGTTTGTCGTCAGCTCAACCGTGTTCCCGTTCTTCTCAACAACGCTCCAGTCGACGTTCTGATACGTTGCATTTGCAGGTTCAAATGTCGGGTTGAGGACAATCTGTGTACCGGATTCCATTTCCGTTGGAATATTCTTAATCAGTGAAATATTAATTAGCTTCTTAACTTCAAGCTCGAATTCATCTGATACACCGTCAATTGTTGCCTTAATTGTGGCATTCCCTGTACGATAACTGAACAGTTCTCCATTATCGTTGACATAAGCAACATCTTTATTCGTTGTGGACCATGTTACTCGCTTATGCGTTGAATCGGTTGGGCTCAATTTTGTCGTCAGTAGCATAGTGGAGTATTCAAGAATCGAGGATGGCTTATTTTCAATCGTTATGGAAGTAACCTTTTTGATTACAGTTACTTGTCCACAGGTAGATCGTGTCTTCATTCCGTCTGGATCGTTCTTAACACGGACTTCACAGAAATAATATTTTGTACCAACTATACTTGCGATTGGAATGCGCATTGTCGGATTTACTTCACCCGGCATAATATCTCCGCCAACATTCGTATTTGAAGAATTTGAATACCATTGATAGGTAAGCTCTTCACTACCAGCCGATGCATTGATTGATAGAGATTCTGTGATATTTCCGAGTGCAACTTCTGTGTATGCTTCTGGTTGTCGAGTAATTGTTAACCCTGCAGCAACAACCTTGATCGTGAATTGGCGAACAAAATCCGTTGTCTTAGAAGCACCGTTCTTGATACGAACTTCCAGAACGATTGTACCAGATTTATCAACAATCAATGTATTGTTTGTGATCGTTGCACCGGTTGTACCGCTGTTGCGTACAGACCACTGTGTTGTCTGATTGGTTGCATTGATCGGCATGACGTAGAACTGTGTCAGAAGAATGCGAGATCCGGTCGGCATAGATTCTGGAATACCGCCAATGTTCTGAACTGGAACGAACTGAACTTCCTGCTGTGAGGATTCCACCTTAATGAATGCTTCTGGACGACGAATTACAAGAGAGCATGGTGAGTTGGAAGGATATTTTGATTTCATTGTAAACTGCACAACGGCAGATGCTTTATTTGCATGAATTATGACGGGATCTTGTACTTCAATGAGTGTGTTATCACCCATACGAATTGCCCAATCATCGATTCCATTTGAGATGGTAATCTTCGGATTACCATCCTTCTTTGCACGGAATGGAATTGTAATCAGTGCACGATTGACTTCGCCGTCCGCCGTAATACCGGCGCCACCGAATCCTTCTGTCGTATATCCGAGATATCCAGTCATCTGGTTTGCTGCAACAGTAAATCCGCCTGCCTGATCAGAACCTCCAAAGATTTCACTTCCGGAAAGCGATGGATTGATAATGCGCCAATTTCCTCCATCATACACAAACATATGATCCATTCTGGCTTCAATCATATATGGGTCAACCGGGTGATCCTGATATACAATAGGAAGCATCCCGGTATTGTCGACATTCATTCGAGCATTCTTTGCAAGGTTGGTTTCATTGAACTTGATTATGACTGTTGCACCAATTAAGAGACGGAACTTCGACGTGTGTCCATCCGTCGCTCCAAGGTTGGCGACCTTATCACCCATGGTAGCGGCAGTTGTGGAAATACCCCAACGAGCACCTTCCATGATATTCTTACGAACCCATTCCGTATTTGCGATGGATTTATCGTTCGAATTATCTGCTGGGGTTGGTGTCTTCGGATGACCCGTCAGCTCTGGAGAATCAACGGACGCACGTGTAATATCTGTTGGGTGACGATGATCTGCGCGTGCATAACGACCATCATCCGTACCGCGCGAGACAGTACCATCCATCAACGGATCGGTTTCCGATGCACGTACGTGACCAAACAATGAAACAGTTGCACGGCCAAATGTGGATCCGGATGGTGATGTATGTACGCGAGGTGCCTTCGTCAGATCGAGATGACGACCCATATTTGCAGAGAGCGCTGCCGTCGGGCTTGTTGACTCAAGGTTATCGACGACGATTGTCGTACTCATCTCGTTGATGAGACGGATAACATCCTCGGTGTCAGCCTTCTTCTGGTTGAGCATACGACCCATGTTCGCAGAAAGAGGTCGATCATTCTCATATGAAATAAGATTATTAATCGTCTGATTTCCGACAAACTCCGTCGTTGCAATCTTTGAGGAACGATCCGATACAACAGCGGTTGTCGTTGTTGGATTCCCACGAAGATTGACCGACTGCGCAATCTCGAGTTCTCCAATACTTCCTGGAATAACGGCTGCTTTGACAACATGATCATCTTCGATGATCACCTGAATATTATTGCCAACAGAGCCATAGTAAACCTGAATCAACGCAGAGACATTGATGCGGTGCTCGGAAGCATTCGGAAGAGTAATAACAAGCTCCTTCGTTACGCTATCAAAACGAATGTTTTGGAATGTCTCCGTGATTGGAATCGTAACAGAGAGCTTACTCCCATCCTGAAATTCAAATTCGAGCGCATTGGAGACATTTTCCCACTTTGCATTTTTAATGTATTTTGCTGAAGCGGTCTGATCGCCAATGACACGAAGCTTTGCTTTGAGATCGTCGATCGCAGACTGTGTTGCGATCGAGATGGGTTTATTTTCGTCTGACGTATTGTCAACGTTTCCAAGACCGATCTGATCCTTGGTTACATTATGCGGATTTGAGAAGTTTTGAACATGATCGGAGAACGTTGCAATGGGAACTGCTCCAATGATCGCTGGTGTAACACGATGAGGATTGTTATAGTCAGAAATATGATCATAGAGATCATTCTTTAGCTGACCCATTCCGGAAGGACCGTCCATCTTCGCCTGCAATGCTGTGAGAGCATCATTCAGAATCGCAATCTGACGTGTCACAACGCGCTGGATAACATATCCGTCTTCGTTGTTCCCAAGCTCATCATACGCCTTAGGAGCATTCTTGATATTGTCAAAGAGAACGAGGTCCTTGGGGAGATACACGCCTTCGGTGACGAGATCATCAAACATTGACATGAGACTCTTCCACGTGGTGTCGAAGTTTTCACCAGACACCTTTGTGAGGAACTCGTTCACTGCACCACCGACTGGTACACCCTGTCCATCTTTTCCGTCATTATAGTCAATGCCCTTGATTGGAGTATAACCATCCTTACCCTTAATATTCATTGGGGCAGGAGCAGTTGTTTCCTTAGAGAGTGCCCAGGAAATCTCTCCATCGTCCTTGACTGTCGGTCGCCATACATTCCCGTTGATTGGGTCATCATCATTTGCCTGGCTATTGCCAAACAGATTTACGAATCTTCCCTGCATCCACACATACATGCGGGTATCTGGGAACTTGATGACCATATCACCAGCCTTCATGGTTGTGGAGCCAACCTCCTGCCATGCGAGACCAGGCTTCTTCACATGAATTACAACATCCGGCGATTCTGTGACGGAGTAATCTGTTGCTGGCTTCAATGCAAAGTAAATCTGCGCCGGATCTGGAACATCTGGTAGTGTATCTTTGAATCCAAGAATATAGTTTGGATTCCAATTCGCAGGATCGTAAGGAGCAAGTTTTGCTGTATTTGTGCGATCATCCCACACGATGTTGAGATAGTTGAAGAAGGATTCCCGAATCGACTTAAAGAGGTCATCAACCTCTTTGCGGGTATATGTTCCAACCTGATGTGCCGTTACATTGTGTGGATTGTTTGTATTGTATACATGCGTATCAACAATCGAAGCATCCGCTTTCTGATTCCAGCGCTTCCGCTCCTCGTTTGTAACATGCATAATTTGATTTCCGATATGAGACTGCAATGAGGACATCGGAGCCATGGAATTCCACCGGCTCCGCTCAACATCGGTTACATGAATGGATCGATCATTCACATGAGCATCGAGTTCTTGCACAGATGCCTTTGTGTTCAACATGTCACCGACAGCACGTTCCGTCGGAACTTTGTTGTGAGACTGAAGCATTGTATCACGGTTGATTGCACGCGTAACGTCGAGCTCACCGATTTCTCCCATCAGCCCAGTCCACGTCATGATTCGACCTGGGGTGCCTCCCTGGATGACATTCTGCTTATTCTCAATCAGTCGATAGATTGCTGCGAGTTCATCGGCAAGATTGGGAGCATTATCATCCATGCTCTGCTTCACTGCCTCATATACTGTAATGGGATAATTATAGTCGTAATCATACGGAGGAACCTGCGGACGATTCGGATTATGATAGGTCCTGGTCTGTATGATGGACTTGTTTTTCAGTTCTCCCATAACAACTCCTCACTCCTTTACCTTAGAATAACTTTACAAATTTAATAGGAGGTTCTGCGTTATGAACGTACATAACGGGGATCGCGTGCAGATAAAGGCGGGAGCAATCGATGTTACCAATGGTCGAAGGGCCCGTTACGGAGAAATGTATTGTGAAGGAAATCGTCTCTGGTTGACTGTACAATTTGTAGATACAGAATACCTTACTGGTCAGAAATGGGGACTTCCTCCAAAGGTAACCCGTGTTTGTTGTATTGACAATAGTGGAAGACAGTTATGGCAAGTGCAGCCCCAACATATCTGCGATAACATTATCGTTGCAAAAGAAAATACGCAAACAAAATCAACATTTGTTCCAATGGATTATAATCCAACCGAAGTTGGTAAGTCCGAATTAAATACGGATTACAACAACTACATGGAAGATGTTCGAAATCCTCTGGTGCGAATGAATTCATATGCCACAAAATCAAGATCGGATAACTGGGTTAGTGGTATTACAACGCATAGAAATACACCAAAAAAAATGAAGGAGGGGTTGTCCCTCACTTCACAAATTGTTTCTGGCTCAGCGCTCAGCGCATCAACAACACCATCCTATATTCCTCATAAATAGAGGAATTGAATATCGTGACAATCATCATCAGATAATTTGAGAATAAGTGTAATCAGTTCAGATAGAGAAATCCTTTGTCGATTTTTATCCGTCCAATGTGTTTTCACCCTCCATGATTTATTACCGCTCCAAGGAACGCTACAATCGTCAATGAAGTGATAATAAAGAGTTTGTCTCCCATTAATGAGAGCAGACTCCTCGTCATCATAGACCTTGATTTCATGAGCCGTATAAATCATATACGAAAGAATATTTTCTGTAACCGATATTTTTACCATAAATACAGCCTCCTCTACTTGGAGAATATATAATAGAAAGGAAGTGAATCTATGTCCGAAATGACACAGTATGAAACTTATACTGCGAAGTATCCAACTGCATGGGAAAACGAAGAGATGCGGCGACAGCTACTTAGTGAAGATATCGAAAACATACAAAATGCCCATCAGTTCCCGTTACAAGCAACACCGTCCAATGGACTTTTTGCAGCTAAGTATGATTATCAGATCATGATCGATGATGATCGATATCAAGAACTATCTCTGGAAGACCGTCTCATGCAAGCACGTGCATCTTTCGGGTTACCGATCCATGGACGTAATGATATTGCACGTGCAATGAAATACTATCTTTACAATCGATACAAAACCCCAGATACAAACTTAGCGCACAATAAGACATTTACACACGTCTTTTTCACACGACCCGATTGCAATCTGTTGGCTGGTGATGGAAGTGGTGCTGTTGCGCAAGTAAAAAATCACACAGAATCGGCAATGCTGTGGAGGAGAAATCCGGATTTATTTAAGCTACTCACAGATCGTAAACGGTGCTTCGATGATAATAACTTCAATATGCTATTATCCAATCAAGTGACGTCATTTGATATTCAGGACGAAACCATTGCTGCAAGTGAAGCTGGAAAATCTTGGGATGAATATGAGATGTCTTATGGCGGAGAATATACCGGAAGAGGTCCTGGTGAGTTCAGTTGTAACTTCATGGAAACAAACGACTACTCTGTATTGAATCTCATCAAGCTATGGATGAATTATATCTATATGGCGAAACGTGGTGCATGGCGCCCATCCTATGATTTGTTCCACGATGGAACCCATATCGATATTAGTCCAAATGCGAGCCATGTATATAGTAAAACACTGGATTATGCCGCGTCCGCATATGTTTTCAAGATTGGACCAGATGGATCTGATATCCTATACTGGACAAAGTATTTTGGAGTATTTCCTCTGAACACAGGAGCATCTGCATTGAGTTGGGATATGAACACAAGTCCTGGAGATGGTGCAAAGCTAAACATTCGCTTCCGCTACTCTGCCAAATCAGACTTATCCCCGATAGCACTTTTATCGTTCAATGATAATGCAAATATTCAGTCGGAACAGGATGCAACTTACCAGGAGGACTATAATCCAAACTATGGTCATATCGATCGACCATATGTCGGTTGTCCGTTTATTGAGATGCGATTTGAAGACCCAAAACCGTTGCGCGCATTTGGTGCAAATATTGGTGCGGACGCAGCGAATTCTTCTCTTCGTCTACGATTCAAACCAAATGCTGATTGGAAACTAACTGATGAAGTTGTTTATCGCAACATCTTGACAAAACAGAAATCAAAGGAGGCTCCGCCCTCATGATTGAAAAAGTGGGAAGCCAAAATATATACGTGCGCAATTATACCAGCAATTTTGCAGTCAAAGAGTTCATTCAGGATGTGTTGATGCCAAGGGCATTTCCAAACATTCCAATGAACAAACTGAATCTTGGATTGACTGGTATTGCAAGCGAGATGATTGGACAAGGGATTGAGGATGCATATGGCACGGCATCTTTGATGATGAACGAATCCTTCATCACGAGAGCAGTCCTTCCAAACTCAATCTATGCACAAGCTGCACTATTTGATCTGGGATATCAGTTTGCCAAACCATCACAATGTAATTTTGCGGTTCAAATATGGATTGACGATATTTTGAAACACGCAACGCGGGTTGCAAATAGTGTAACCATGCGCTATAAGCTCGACAAAAATACGCGAATCATTCTTGGCAACAATATTTATCGATTTGATTACGATATCTTCATCGATTATCAATATATCGATGAAAATTTAGTGTTCTCCATTTATTATGATATGAATGAGAAAAACTCAATTGCTGCTACAACGAATCAATACATCAAACATCAAGTAACATCCATCGGATGGTTAGTACTCTTTGTAACACTCCAGGAGTTTGATCGTAAGATTGAAGAGAGTAGTATTACGGATAATCTCATAACAGTAAATAGTGATATTATTTTACGTTGGACAAGGCAGATTGCTGGTTTGGATCTAGTATATATCACACCACAGGGAGAACGTCTCCCGATGAAACATAAAGTGCAATATACACAGGAAGAACATGAACCGTTTGCATGGTACTCGTTCTTCGATGATAATACCATTCGACTCTCGTTTACGAACAATGCTGGTTATTTTCAACCTTCCTTCAATTCAAAAATCGAATCAACGATCTATACGACAAATGGGAAATCGGCCAACTTCGATACCTATGATCGACGTACGGCAGTCCCCATTCAGAAGTCTGGAAATCGCTTCGAATACAATACAAATACACGTATGGTCGCCCTATGCTATAGTGGATCAATTGGTGGGACAGATAAGTCTGATATTGATCAACTCAAACAGGATGTCATTACGGCATATAATACCGTCAATGTACTGACGACAGATAACGATCTCAAGCACTGGTTCAATCAGTTCGGACAACGGAATGGAACTTATTCGGAGTTCTTTAAACGGCGTGATGATCCATGTGGTCGACTCTTCTCTCAGTTTGTTGCTATTGCGAACGATTCCTATATTTATCCAACCAATACATTGAGTATCGATGTCAACAGTAAAGACTTCGATTACGTCAATGAAGATCCAGACGGAAATGAAAATGAATTCATCATCAAACCAGGTCACCTATGGGAATATGCAGACTACGATGAGTATGAAATGGACAGTCATGGAAATCCGAAACTTGATCCACACGGAAATAAAATCTACACTGGTAAAAAAGTACAAGTGCGTGACTGTGTTCGTATGGTGAAGGGTGCTAATGGAAAAGCGATGGTTACGGACGAAACGCTTCCATCTGTAGGTGCTGATCGCCCCTTCATGTTTGTCAACCCTTTCTACATTAAGATTCATCGTAATCCAAATACGAGTATAACATATAATAGTCTGATCAACCAAACCTCGTGGCCAGAGGATGTTGTTTTTAATAACGATATCTTCTATAAGTTTCAATTGGCAACATTATCCATTGAACGTGATTTGTCGCGCAAATATAACAATACGTATCGCATCCAAGTTATTTGCGTTCCAGTGGTTGCATCAACCAAGACAATGAAATATGTTACACATTTTGACGATAAGTTCAAGAAAAATAATCTTCGTCTGATTCTTATCACACGAACAGCGGCGGACGGTGATACTGGATACATTGAGATGAAACCGGTGGAACAACGTGTGGGCGATGCAGTACTATTTGAAGCACGTATTGCTGTCTACGATAATCTTCGTTCAGATCTAACCATTGAAGTAGATCAAACCAAGACACTGGATGTTCATCCGCTTATTACCGAAGGAAAGAATAAAGGAAAGATTCTACTTGATGCAAAGGAGACACGCTTCCATTTTGCAGCAATCATGAAAGATTTTTCTGGGAAAGCAACGACAAATCTATTCGATTTGGAAGATTTCAAAGGATACATTATGGCGAACCGCTTTGCCAATGATTATCGGAATCTTACGCTATATAAGCCAATGAATATGATGCGTTCCACGATCACCTTTGCAGGGTCAAATCATGACTACAACGTTCGTGTTTCACTGATCCCATTTTTGAAATATGATGTTCCTCTGGATAATGATCGTATGTCTTATTTCATCCGCGCATTCGCAGATCAATATTCTGCGATGGAACCAATACTCTCACGATTGGATGGAAATACAACATTGGATTACAAACTATACAATACGTATGGTCGTTCTGCAAATTATTATATTGGACCTCAGGAGAACACGGATGTTCTATGGAACTCAAATATCCTCTTGGATAATGTGTATGTTGCCATTCGATTCAAGATGGCTGTCTATGATCGAACACTTTACACTCAAACGGTGGAGAATGTAACAAATGAAATTCGTCTATATTTCGATCGCTTGAGTTCTGGTAAAGAGAAGGATCTCCACGTTTCTGATCTCATTCACCTGATTAAAGGAAATCATCCGAATGTACATTACATTCGTTTCCTTGGATTCAATAAATATGATGCAAACAAACAATCTATCTTTACCAAGTACAAAGATGTATCGGAACTGAAACAAGATCGGTTGCAGATACATGTGCCGGAAATGATCCGTGTTGATGCGTCAAGCATTGAAATTGTTGAGGAGGTATAAAAATGGAAGACCGTAATATTTCCTATGAGCCTGGGACGAAATATCGTCATTTTAAAGGAGATATATACTCTATCGTTGCAGTTGGGACTAGTGAAAAAACGACAGATAAAGTCATCGTTTATGAGGACGCTAATCATAACGTCTACTCTAGGTTGGAATATGAATTTGCTGGACGAGTGAATCGAGAACAGCATCCAGATGCGACACAAGAGTTCCGATTCGAGCCTCTGGAACCAAGAGAATAACGAGTAAAGTACACTAAGAGAGGTGGATATAAAATGGCAAATGGGTCATTGACACAATTTTATGACCAACTTAAATCGGATCTGGATGCCGACAAACCAAAGTATGGGACTACTGTTCCTAGCAATGGTCCAGCTCTGGATAATCCTGCCGTTGCAACTTCATGGCGCAACCAAGCCGTGAAGGAACGTGATAAACTGAAGAATGATTGCTGCCGTAAAATTATTATCGATATCTATACGAAGACTGTTCCATTCGACAAAGAATATGTGGATGGGAACAAAGGAGTGCTCGCAAATGACGTGGACGCATTCCTAAAGGATAAGCAGACGACACCATATCAATATTTGCGTTCTGCTTATGAGAAGACTAAGGCACCACTCCTAGAGTTCTTGATTCGTTCTGCTGACAATATGGGGAATCACTTCATGACTGAGGCAGAAGCAACTTTGAAGGATGCACAGGAGAAGAAGCTTGACGTTCCTGCACCAAAGGCAGATATTGATGCACAGGAAAACCAGTCTCAGCTAATCGATGTTGATAAAGACATGGAGTATCAAACCTTTGTTGACAAGCTAAAGGAAAAGACGGTCAATAAGATTGTTAATGATATCAGCAAAATCATTACGGATAAGAAGGAAGACAAGAAGATGGAGTTCAATACGACTCCACCACCAACCGATATTGAGGAGTCTGTCGTTGCAGTTGGTCTCGACTACCTTTCGAAAAAGTATATGAAGGAAGGCGTCGAAATCAATGACGAGATGCGTGAACAACATATGGGGTTGGCTATCCGCGAAGCATGTCTGAATCAATTGGATCTCGTATTTGCTCAACCGTTCTCAGAGTTCAGACAAATTGCTTCAAAGATTCGATTCGGAAAAGGTATCGTGATCAACGAATCAATCTCATTTTGAAATAAAAAGAATGGGAGGGGAATTCCCCTCCCATTTCATTTAACTTTCTTCGTCGTTATCTTCTTCCTCATCGACCCATTCTAAAACAGGCTCGGTGTCATACATATCACGACGATCATCCATAGAAACAACATACCCTTCATATTATATTCATAATACTTATTATTAGAATATATCGTTTAGAGTAAAGCGAGAGTATAGAATATGATGATTAGTCGAGTTTACGACCAACGATAGAGAGCCATCGAAGGCAATCAATTTCTTTATCAGGAACAGAATCATTTTTACCATTTTCGTGTGTTACGCCGATGTAAATACAGAGGCACATAATTATTTCTGCTAATATGGCGATGAGCAATTGTTCAAATATACTCATTTCTTGATCACCTCATCATCAATTGGACCGTTGAGAATATCTCCCTGATTAATCATATTCTGAATGTATGTATCAAAGGTTTCCCCGAGAACGATATCGAGCTTAATCATTCCATTCTCTTCAAGTGCACGATAAATTTTCTTATCTTTATTATTAAACACACGAAGATCTTCATCAGTGGCAGCAAAGATCATAAACTCAGAAAGGCGAGAATTTTTTGCATTGAGTTTCTTCAATTCTCCTGCAGCGAAGAATGTAAGATTTCCAGCCAAGACGCAGAGCATTGGATTTGCAAGTCGATAGAAATAACGCATTTCATTTGGAACGAATGGATATACCGTCTGGAAGACATCTTTATCGAAAATGGAACCAAAGATATTCTTTGGATTATATTCCTTCGCCCACTCGATGAATGCGATATAAAGTTTCTTCCTACGAACTCCATTTTTATCGGATTCCTGTCGATCAATTTTTTTCGGATAAGATTCTTCCTCTTTCTTTGACGCTTCTTTTTCTCCAGAGGATTTTTCCGACTTTTTTTCTTCCGTAGGAGTAGGTGGAGGTGAGGCTTCTTCCGATTCAAAGAATTTTGATTCCCGTAGATCTATTTGTTTTGTCCCAATTCTTCGCATGCGATATTGTTGGCGATCTTTAAATTCATCAGGGCACTCCGGGTCATTTGAGCAATCAATCGTTTCTTCAATAACAAATCCAAATTTCTTATAAATTCGAATGGCTACAATATTGTCTGTAAATACATTGAGCACGATATCATTATTTCCAAATTGATCAATAACGGATTGCAATAGTTTTGAACCAATTCCGAGATTATGGAAGGATGGGTCAACGAATAATAAGCTAATTGCATATGCGTTAAATGTATCTTTATAACGTATGCGAATGAATCCGCGCATTATACCATTGATAAAATATCCATATACATAATTTCCATGCGTTGTACTAGCATGAAGCATGTCAAAGACTAACCCCTGTTCCTCTGGTTGAAATTCATCCAGTTTATATAACCATTCTAAAAAATTAGGATTTGTATAATCATTTTCATCAATCATTCGAATTTCAAAATTTTCTATGTCTTCCATTTGTTCAAAGAAGCGATCGATCCATTGGAATGACTCTTGAATTCCATTTTCTATATCGGATAATGATTTCTCTGGAATCATATATATTGCCCAGAGTTTATCCGCTTTATCAATCCATTTAAATCCAATCTTACATCCATACGTTGCATGAATCAGTTCCATCAATTCTTCCACACCAGTTTTATATACATCAAGAATTTCGTAGATCATGTCGTTGTTATCAACGACACACTCGATTTCTGAATCAGTTTCTCCACCAGCCAAAAGAATCGCATCTATATCTCCTATTTTTATTTCTTCAAGTTTTTTATTTCGAATCCTACGCATAAGATGTTCGGTAGGATCATTTGTTTCAATATCCCAGTTCAATCTATTTTTAATAAGAATAATCTGTTGAATGATAGCTTCTATTATTTTTTTAGCGACCGTATTATATTTTTGAGAAACCGTATGTTCTACTGATTCTAGATGCTGTTTGTATTTGTGCATCATCTCTTTTAGTTTATCTCGTAGCATTATAAGATCTTTATATTGACTTATCATGGTTTCAGTATTTTTATCTTTCATGGCTGTGTTAATATAGTAACAACATTGATCTAGATCACAATTAATAGAATCTACTAGATTCAAGTCATCGGGTTTCAATTTCCGCCGTTCATACAACGTTCGCATATAACTCTCGATCTCATTAATCATTTTTTGACATTTATTTTTTAAATTTGCCACCGTATTTTTATTTACGCCTCTGCTGTTAAAACCTCGATTAAATACGGAATCCATATTCATATTGGATACAAATTTATACATGGATGATTCTGGGCGAGTTGCCTTATATGAATCTCCGTGTTCAGCTTGTCCTACAATAAACGTTTGGGCTGTGTTTTTATCTAGATTCCAAATAGGGTGTTTAATTAATTTTTCGCGTAACTTTACCGGGAATGCCAATAGCCTGATCCCATCTCTTGCACCTATTTTCTGCGTCAAATATTTATAATAACGAACACATTGATTGAATAATGTTATATCTTCTTGACGTTTTTGAAGCTCGACAAAAAAGTCCATATTTATGTATCGATTTAATAATCCGACCATTTTAACTTTTTTCAATCGCTGATTAGTATCTTCATCAATAATCGCTTTTACTATTCCGCGTGAAACAAAATCATTGCTTCCGTGTGTAATGACTCTTCCTATGGACTTTTTATCAGATAGACGAAAGTCTCGAGTATTGTCATGTAATCCGACACTAACAATGTTCTTCTTCTCCAAATCAAAAACAACTTTGATCTTATGACCGTTCTCAACATTCATTCCATATCGAAATGAATGATTCAATTTTCCATGAGATCGTTCTTCAAAAAGATCTTTGGTAGAATATAAATCAATCCCGGTTTCTTCTCCAATATAGTTTTCAATATCCTGGAAGTTTTGATTCATCGACTCATCCAATTGCATCTTAGAGCCTTCATATAATCCGAGTTCTTTGTAATGTCGTTCAAGATGTTCTTTCACTTCACCAGAAAAAATTCCCATCTGCTTAGCTCTCGCATATGCGGCCTTGAGTCCTTGAATATGTACAACGAGTTTTCCATTCCGAATCACATGATGGGGATACTTGCAACCAGATCGACTAAATGGAGTCATACCATAAGGACCATATTTGATTTTATTGATTGGAGCAATTAGGTAGGTTTCCTTCAAATAATCAGGCGTATATTTATTTCTCGGATCATTTACGTCCGATTCATTATCAGGAGCCATATACATTGCGTTTAGCAACTGTATATAGAGTGCAGCCCCAGGATCTTTCCATTTTCCATTTACAGAAGCTTCTTTTGTATTATCAATTTCAATCAATTGGAAAGAAGCTGATTTTTCAACAAAAAGGTCATCTAACATTTTATTCACCTCAATAAAAAAGAAAGTCCACCGTATTAATTTGCGGTGGACTTCCTTGATGGAAACGAGTGGAGAATCAGACGTATTCGTCCTCGAGTTCGCTCATACGCACGAACAGATCGCTGATATAGTCAGACACATCGACGACGTCTCGATCAATCGTATAGAATGTGCGAACCGGGTATTTATCTCCACGGATATATCCGCGGATTCGAACACCGTCTTCATCCGGGTCCGACTCCTTAAGAAGAGCCAGACCCATCGCCGCAATGTGGATGAAGTCAAACGGCTGTGCGAGCGCCGTGAAGGAGACGTAGCCATCCTTATCTACGGACAAGGTGTAATCCTTTTCCGCCATATACCGTCCGAGCATTACCTGTTTCACAATTTCCAGTTTGCGATACGAGGAATTGTCGACGATCAGTCGTGCGCCAACGATTGACTCAGCCTCCAGCAGAGACTTCATTGACGTTCCGGATCCGTTCTTCACACCAACCCATGGGCTTTCGATGATGCGGTGGAAGATCTCGAGAAGGTCCACAAGCTTGATCCCCTGCTTGTTCGTCCCCTCCCATTTCGGTTCGACGACGATCCGACAGGTTGTCGGACCACAACCGAAAATCGTCATGTCATACTGAGGATCCTGGCGGTGCTCGCTGCGGTACACCGTGATATGCATTGCTTTTTCCATTTTTACTACCCCTTTCAATATTGAAAACATTGACTTGATAAGGATACTCTTCTATCTCTTATCAATTATAGAATATATAGGGATATTATGAGAAGATATGAAAAACTCATTTAGATAAGCGAGGTGATTATTTATGCATTGGAGAGAACGTCGAAGATTATCTTATATGCTTAATTCGTTTGATGATATCAATCTCCCTCATGAGTTTATCATGGAAGATATTGATCAAATACTAATCAATCGAATTATAAAATTCTTTCGGTCGGAGTCAGAATTAATATATCCAGCAAAGAGCTATTTTGTTGCAATCACATACGCATACCTGATGACGCAATATTTTAATGAAGATTTTTACGACATATTATCTAATCAAAATTTGTTACCAGATGACATATATTTTATTCCGTATGGAACTAATCCAGGTACAACCCACATATACGATGAGGTATTGAAAGATATTTGTCCGAACGGACTTGATGATATTATGATGTATTCATCCATTGAAAAAACGAAGAATTATTTTCTACAAGAGTTTTTATTGGAGGACAATTCATGGAATTGATCATAAAACCAACAGCTGTCTGTAATTTTAAATGCACCTTCTGTGCAGCATCGAAGTTATCTATCAACCATACGCCAGACAAAGTTCCAGAACAATTAAAGGAACTTATTCGAAACACGAAACCGGATAGTTTGATTTTTACTGGTGGGGAACCGACCATGTGTTCTCCAAAATATTATGAAGAAATATTATCTTTATCCGATGCAAACGTGTCTCTTACTTCAAATCTTAAAAATTTTTATTTACATCCGGATGAATGGACACCAATTTTCAGAAATCCTCGTGTTGGTATAGCAACATCGTTTCAATACGGGTATGGGCGTTTATGGGATGAGAGTACTAACTATAGCGAAGAAATGTTTCTCAAAGTACAAGATCTATTTTATGAAAGGATTGGTTATCATCCGTCGTTTATCACAGTCATAGTCGAGGATAATAAAGATCGGTATTTCGACCACATTGAACTGGCAAAACGTATTGGAACAATGTGTCGATTAAACAATGCAATCAAAATGGGACGTCAGTCAACATATTTCCCACGCTATGAAATTTTCAAAATGTGGATCGATATCATTGAACGCGGATATGAACAATACGAAGTGAATTGTTCGGAACGTAAAATTGGAAGATGTCCAATGAATACACGTGGACGGTGCCAATCATGTATTCGTGCTGTATATGTGAAACCAAACGGAGAGCTTATCTACTCAAATTGTGAAGATAAATTAAATCGTGAAGATCCGGATGCGTCAATTCCGTTGGAAGATAGTCCACCGATTCCAGAAATTACTAGAATTTCTCCAAGAGAAATTATATCATTAAAATGCTATTCATGTGATCTATTTCGCATTTGTAATGGGTGTGAAACAAATCGAATGCATGCAAGGGAGGATCAAAATTATTGTAAAGAGATGACAAAACTTAAATCAAAAATCATTGAACATGGATGGAAGCTATGAATATTCTATATGCGAAACTAACAAATGAATGTAATTTATCATGTCCACACTGCAATATATTAAACGATGTTGATTATGATGAAGAAAAATTCTTTGAACAAATCGATCGATTTGAAGGAGAGATCATTGCTTTTGGAGGAGAACCGACAATTTATCGAGACCGATTACTCCGTCTATTTGCTTCCAAAAAAGTTATGTCGATTACGACAAACTTGTTGATTCTAGATGATGAGCTGATTGAATATTATAAAGATATTGGGCTTGCAACATCGTGGAATGAAAATCGTTTCCTGGAAGATCAATATGATCGCTGGTTGATGAATTTAAAGATATTATACGAACACGATATATCGTGCTCTGTATTGATTACAATGACCGATCAACTCATCCATTCAAGTCCGTTAGAATTTATTCAAATGATTAAACTATGGAATGATGAATATTATTCCATTGAAAATATCCTCCTTGAACAGCTGATCGATCCTACAAAATCACAGGAGTTCTATGACGATGTCGATGATTGGTTATGTGAAATTCATCGACTTTGGAATCTATACGACATTCATATTGAGAATCGTATTATGAAAGACCTTCTCTATTGGAATAAAGACTGTAATAATATTTACACTTTAGAGCCAAATGGTACTCTTCGACACCATTGTCCACACCCAGATCCGCGTATTATTCGAGAAGAATGTCTTACCTGCTCCTATGCAGATATTTGTCGACCATGTATTCTACAACAACATTGTACTTTCCCAAAGAAACTCTATGCAATGATAAAAAAGAATGAGGGGTAATCACCCCTCATTCTATATTTTTAATATATTCACGATACTCCTCTAAATTTTTGAAGAATTTCATATCATTAGATAGAAGCTCTTCTAAACGTTTTCTCATTTCTTCATTCGGTCTACATTCGATATAGATAAATTCCGCATCCACAATTCCGTCATTAATAAAATCAAAGATTGCAACCTCTGTGGAATTCGTTGCATCTAAGTTTTCACATTCATATATCGTTATATAATAATCAGCAGATATCAATTTATCAATATATTCATCCACCAAGCTATTAGCTTCTTTTTCAATATCCATTGGGTATATAACAATTAATAATTTCACGATGATTCTACCTCCATTCGCCTAAGAATATATCAGTGACCAAAGAGTAATGCTTGTTATCAAATTAAAAATATGAGGTGATTTCATGGTAAAAATACAAGTAATAGGAAAAGGGTATCATCCACGTATTGGATTTCTTCCAAAGTGGACCCCTTTCATGGCAGATCAAAATACGATTGGCTGGCTGCTCGCAACATCAAAGCTGAAAATTCGTTATTTCAATCCAGAAACAAATCAGATGGAGGATATTACAAAGAAGAACTATATTCCAGTATGTAATAAAATTTTCAGTAAACCGATACCACAAATAATCCCAAAAGAGATTTATGAGAAATCCGATGAAAACCCGTCACCAAACCCAGAACAACCGCAGCCTCCCAATCCAGATCCTGGTAGCTCTCCCGGGAAGACACCAAATGAGGAATCCGATTTAGAGGCAGCAGATGAACCTCCATTTATTCACGATCGACAGGATAAAGACTTTGTTTATTGTAATAATTGTGAATCATATTCGAAAATGAATCCTGATATTGAGGATGGAAAACTTGTTCTCTACAAAGATACTCTTGTAGATTTCTATGCAAGAATAAAGCATACAGATGGAATGCTTGAAATGGAAAACCATTCTATCCCAGACAATTTTCATTATGAAACCTATAGAGATCCTAAGCTTAAGCGTACAAGAATAAAACCGGTGAATCGTGTAGAACGCAAACCTATCAATATTCCCGTGACGAAATCGGAAAACTTTAATAAAGATAGTATCGATTTTGTTGAGAATAGTACCTGTGGAATCATTTCATCCGTTCTCCATTGGAATACTACGGAAGTTATGCCATTTGAGCAAAAATATTTCAATTATAAGAATTGCCCATATAAAGTTTCAATTACAGGAATAAATGAAAAGAATAAATATCTTGAAAGACCGGAGCCAGATGAAGACCATAAACAGGAGCTTGAAGGAAATCTTCGATATGGAAGCATTCACTTCTTTGGATTCCCAGATCCAGAATTAAGTTCCGATTTCTCTCCAGAAGAAGAAATGCGATTTAAGATGGCATATATTGGAGTAAATGGTGGAATGACATCACAGAATGTCACAGCAATTCCATTTACAATTAAGGATAAGACATTCATATCTTGGTATGATATAGCTCACATGAAATGGGATGAGAAGTCATTAATCATAGAAAAAGAAAAGATAAAGGAATATTCTAAAGATTTCACTCAGGTAAATATTGTATATGAGGGAGACATCACGTTTATAGTCGGTGAGGGGAACATTAAAAATCCTCGTTTATTTGAAGTCCCGGAAGGAAAGCTGTTCACTCTTTATCGAACAATGAACTTGAAGCGTTCTACTTTCTTTGTGAGGAGACCATATGAACCTAAGATTTTTGTTGTAGATAAGAGCGGGATTAATAGTATTCATGAATATCGAGATAGAGAGATGAGAGATCTGTATGTAACTACGCATTATCTTGATGAAACCCATGTAGAACTTGAGCAAAGATCTTTGATGAATCGTTATGTATATGATATAGATAACTCTGGCCTCGGTCGATTCCTTTCCGACAGAGGGGAGAGTACAAAGTCGGCTAATATCATTGGTAATTATTGGAACGACATCACCAGTGGATGTACGAGCGACATCTGGTTCATTGCATTAAAGAGCAAAACCATTGAAAAGGATCCGATCTTGAAGAAAGCTCTCTGGGCAAATTATAAATCGTGGTTTGATGTAAACAAAGCACCTCATTAAAAAGAAAGGGGAACGAATATCATGGTAATTCGAGCACTCGTGCATTATTATGCACGACTTGTACAGAAAAAACAATATGATCTGGAGAAGGATGTTCCTGAAGAATATCAGGAACCCGTAAAAGAATATCTTCCAAAACTAGAACCGATTCGTGACAAAGACTATCGTGCAGCCATCGGATTGAAATAAAAAGAAAGGGTGGGATATCCCACCCTTTCTCATGGTATTTTCAATACGCCTTCGGCTGAAGTGCATATGTAATCATATCCTGAAGTACTGACAGCATATGATTTTTCATGATTCGTTCAACATCGGAGCGGAATTTATTACCAACCACGTATTTCTGATAATCGTCATCGGTGATATAGATATGATTATCGTCACTCAAGTGATTGATAATATCATATACAACTCCTTCCAAGTAGATGTCAAATTTATCTGACCCGCTTACTCCCTGGAATAGAATCTTTCTTGTATCGCAATTTCGATCTCGCACTAACTCCCAGTGAATATGGGTATGTCGATAATCGATATATCGATCACGATAAAGTGATGGAAATTCATTTTCCAACAGAATGTCAATAAGATGCTCAACGGAGATGATCTCGCGTTCAATGATCGATTTCTTCATGTGATTTGTCACCTCTTTTCATTTCCCCATGCGATCCGATCAGAATCTTCTCCTTCACAAGGCATTCCGCCATAACCGATGATATCCCTCAGCTCCTCCTCTGTCATTGCCGGAATTCCATAGGAGTCCCCACAATATTTCTTTGTCAATCTACAACTGCGGATAATGCTATCCTCCATCTGATAGAAGATATCGTTTCTGATACCTTCAGTGATTTCGTAAATGATCCCGTTGTGTTCCACTGACGCTTTCCCGTAAGACAGAACAGCCTCGTACAGTCGGGCGATCACAAACTGGATGGATTCGGCACCATCCAATTTATCTACAATCGTGGTCGGATCTTTAACTTCGCAGAGAGGCACAAATATCGGCATCATATTGATCGGAGATGTATATTTCGTCCTGAAGCTATGCTGCGTCCATGAGTAGCTGAACGTTACTTCTTCTCCATCCGGAATGTCATGATCCAAAAGCTTGAACAGTTCATTAGATGAAGAAATGTATCGCTTATCTATCTCAGACATATTGTCTCCTCCTTATTTCATTGAGATCATTATGATTCTCACATACACCCTTCCATAGACAGTATTCCGCAAGACCCTTTGCGTCCTTGTGGAAGTTGATCACAACATCTCCATATTTAACATATACTGTGCGATCGCGGAGAATCTCACCCATCATTTCAGCAATGACATCGACACTGGTAGACCTGATCTCATCTCCAAATACAGTCGATTTCCAAAAACCGTTGTCAAGTTTAACGTAGTCTGTTTTCGTAACACTGTGGTAGGAATATGGAGACTCCGTCCAATATTCAATAACCAGTGTGAATTCGTCGCCTGGTTCCCGATCCTCCAACCAATCATCAATATCAGTAAATATTTTGAAAGATTTTTCATTCACCGGATGTGGTGCAGCAATCATGCATGAGTCTTCATCGGATGATTCAACTGCATCAACCAATCCTTCAAACTCTTCGTTACTAATCTCGGCGTATTTGGATAACATTGCATCCCAATACTCTTGGTTTCCATTACTCATGGGAAATCTATGCCTCCTATTTATTCTTCTTTCGCGATTCTTCAATCATGTCGATAAACATTTTTGGATCGCGATCCAACATCTGACAATACGTATAGTATTTCAGCTCATCTTCACTATTCTCCTCTTTCTCTCTATAGAGATAATAGATTGCAAACGGCGTTATACCCACGATCACAATCAAGAGGAATAGGTCAAGAAAATTCTCCAAGATAATGCACCAACCCCTCAATTACAGATTTTTTGAATATATGATAATCCTCTTCAAGGATATCATATTCAGTGCCACTATCGTCGATATGAATATTGATGTCTGCCGAACGATCGCTCTCATAACAGAGTAGTAGAATAAACGCAACGATCTCATCCTGAGAAATGTCCGTATTCACAATGCGAATCTTATCCAGATTCCCATCATACGGTTTATTTGAATCTGGATAAGATTTGAACTTCTTGCTTCCAGATTCTGTAGCGTTATCGCGAACATACATGCGATAATGCGGTCGAATATCATAGTCATCATATGAAAACCATTGAATGACTATTTTTTCATTTGCACACTGAATTGCTCTTCTGAGCGAACTCAATGAACGCAGATATTTGTACTTCGCCATTCATTTCCTCCCAATTGTACAACCTTGATTCTCCAAGGAACGAATCAAGGACGCTTTAATCATGCGATGTCTTAGATCATGAATGAACCCTTCCTCATCGCCGTAATATATAACCCCTCCACCATGCATTTCTATGAGTTTTCCACGTTTCTGAAAATCATCATCAAATAGCTTAAGAAGAAATGTTTCAAGAGTATAGTGTTCACGCAACCCAATGATAGAAGGGTCGGTTCCACCCGTATAGTTTTCAATCGTTTGATAGTACACATCATGAGGAGTCTTTACTCGATTGATACGAAATGATGCTTTTAGAGGTTTATAACTCTTCTGTGGAACAGAGTGGTATTCCAATACAATCTTGCATCTTCCTCCTCCACCCATCTGCATCAGTTCGTCAAAACATGGGAAGAAATTATCGAACCGATTCATTCTGCGACGTTCCCGTACGATCCTAGATCTGCCATTTTTAATAGAACCGATCTTTTGAAGAACCTCCTCCAGCTCATCTGCATCCATTTGTTCTAGAAGATCAAATGCTTGCTTCTTATATTCCTCGCTCAACATTACTATCCTCCTCTATTAGCCCAACCATGTAGTTGAATGCATATGCTCGCATATGGAATTCAATCGCCTGCTCGATCTCATTCCGTATATCGGCCATAAACTTTGGAGTTGCAACATATTCGTCGTCTCCAACAATGAGACGAATGCGAATATTTCGATGTTGTAAATCACTCAATAATCGAGTAAACAACTCCGACGTTGATAATGAATACACTTGTTCTCGAGACGGATATTGTGAGGTCTGTACCACCTCTCGCACTGTGTACTCCTTAGGATTGGTACTATCCGTACCAATCGCGATAGCGTCCCTCTTCGACGACTTTGACTTCTTGATAGAAATTGTTTTCTTCGTTCGATTGTACATATTAGAGGAACATTCCTCTTTGATGATCGTACACTCCGGCTGTTCGACAATCAATGCGTAAAACCGAACGAATGAGTCGAGTTCCTTTTTCATAAATGCTCCTTTATCGTCGATTTAATTCGATCCTCAAGACGAAGGCTCCGATAATATTCTATTGAGAAACATATCGCGTCTCCCACATGCTTCTCTATATCCTTATAGAAATTCTCGGTTGCAATCCATTCGTCATCATCAACAAGCATGCGAACTTTAACAACGCGACGATACCAGCTTAGCATCAGTCGAGTGAATAGTTGACCGATGTCGACCAAAACGATATCTTCCTTGGTTGGTCCAACCATCAAATCTTCTACTTTCTCTCGAATAAAGTAGGGAGTCCAGTTCATTCCAGATCGGAACTTTGCTAGATCTTCTTCTGTTAAGAATTTTGAAGGCTGAATAATTGATTCAATGGTAATCCATCGATCAAAAGTTCGATCACATGATCGCATTTCTGTAATCACCGTGACCTTATCATGAGACAATATTTCGGCATACAGCTCATCAAAGAAATCTAGATCCTTTTTCTCTTCTTTCATTATGATACCTCCTATCTTCTTAAGAATATATCACTCAGAACGACTACTTAAAGCAAACAGTGGGGAGTGTGACGATAGATGAATATCGTGAAAGAGCGAACACGTATTATTTTTTCTGAATACAATGATGCGGAAAAACGTGCGATCGATAATATGGTAGCAACGATGGATAATGTTTTCACATATGAGGACATTGATAAACATATCATCTGTTTACCAACTGGAATGGAAAGGGCGACGCGGCGTTTGTTTCCAAAACATAATATCATTGATCGTTCAAAGGAGTATTGGCCATTCGAACGAATTCAACCAGTAGATCATAATGCACAGCCGCGAAATCAATTGCAGAAAGATTTCATTTCATTCGTCTTGGAAAAATCAAATGAGAAACAGAAACTTGCCGGTATCTTAAGTCCTGGAACGGGCAAAGGACTCGTGCTTTCCACGAGGTTGCCGGCACCAAATCCTGAAGGATTTATAAAAATGGGCGATATTAAGGTGGGGGATCGATTATTCGGTTCCGATGGTAAAGTTGTCAATGTGACAGGGGTATATCCACAGGGAGAAAAGGATATATATGAAGTAATTTTTAATGACGGAAGATCCGTTTTTTGCGACGCTGAACATTTGTGGACGGTGACTGTTGCTTGGCCATCTAAGCCAAGAACAATATCAGTAGAAGAAATGTTGAAGGATTATAAATTCTTTATACCGCATATCGCTAGGGATAATGAAAGAACCGGGTCAAATCGAGACCCATGGCACTATAAATATAGGGTCCAATTATTATCCTCCCCCGTAGAATATGATCCTCAGGAAATTTCGGTACACCCATATGTATTAGGAGCGTTTATCGGGAACGGTTGTTGCACCATCCCAGAATTGACGCTGTCTTCTGGGAATGATTTTGTCCCCAATAAAATTGCAAAACTGTGCGGATTCACGACAAAAAAAATGAAGCATAATTATAATTATCCATTTTATGATGTAAACGGACATATGGTAAAAACTGCCGATTTCTTCAAAGACATTCCTGAGATGATTGGATCTTATTCCCGCAATAAAACAATCCCGTCAAATTACATGTACAATTCGATCCATGTTCGTATGGAGGTTCTGCGAGGATTGATGGATACCGATGGATCAATTTGTTCAGAGGATGGTATCCGGTACAATGTTTCCTATTCGTCGTGCTCGAAAAAACTTCTTGAACAAATTCAAGAACTCATTTGGGGTCTAGGTTATTCTGCAAATATTATAAAGCCGGATAATCGTACAGAGAAATATGTCGACGGATATCATTCTCAGGTAAACATACGTGTTCCGCAGAAATTTAAACAGGAACTTTTCACGCACCCAAGAAAGCTCTACATTGCACAAAAAGCTGCATCGATTCCAGATCGTCAGCAACCATTCAAATATCTCATCATCAAAGATATCAAACTTGTAAAGAGAGAAGAGTCACAGTGTATTTCTGTTGATGCTCCTGACCAACTCTATCTCACGGAACAATTCATTGTTACTCATAATACGTTCATGACTTGCTATGCGGCAATTCGAATGGGGATGCGTACCCTCATCATTGTTCCAACGACTAGCATCAAGAATCAGTGGGCAGATACGCTCACAGGTATGTTTAAAGTAGACCCATCCAGAGTTATCAATGTTCGAAAGCCATCCGACTTCTTTAATGTAAAGGCGGACTTCGTTGTCGTATCGCAAGCGTCCTTAGCAGCGATCAATAAATCATATGATCTTGAAGACATTATTCGTCGAAACAAATTCGGAATCAAAGCAATCGATGAAGTACAAATGTGGTTTCATAACATCATCAAAGTGGACGGATGTTCCAATATCGCAAACAACTGGTATCTCACTGGAACGTTCGGAAGATCAGCAGACGATCAAAACAAACTCTACCAAGAGATGTTTGGCGACCTTGCGATGTTTAGAGAGAGGATGAAGAAGCCAACTCTATTCGATCGGAAGCCAGGGAACATCTATGGGATGAAACCACATGTACACTGTACTATGGTTTGGACTCGATCCGGTCTAAACAAAGAACAGATCAAGAAAGTTACCAATAGTATGCGTTACTCAGAACGAGAAGGAAAATGGATGCGCTTCGGCATCAGTGTTCCAGCATATACAAAACTTGTGATTCCACCAGATGGTACAATGACAAAATGGTTGAATATCATATTACGCACAGTAAAGATTGCAATGAATGAAATCGATTATGGGAAAACCCTGGTACTTGGATCAACCATATCTTCTGCAGAAGTAATAGCATCATATATTCGACGAATGTATCCAAATTTGAAAGTCGGAACACTTCATTCATTGAATGATAAAAAGGTAAATTTCGATACAAAAGCAAACGCAGATATCATTGTATCAACAACAAAATCTGCTGGTACTGGATTTGATGTCAAGGGGTTGTCTCGATTGATCGTAGCAGATCAATTCAAAAGTTGGATTCTTGCAGATCAAGTGAGTGGTAGACTTAGAGTTCTAGATTCTGGAAAAGATACCTATATGTGGGATATTGTTGATTCATCAATTCCACAATTGCGTAGATGGGCTAATAGTCGTGCTCTCGTATTGAAAGCAAAAACAAAATCCTTCAAAGTCAAAGAAATGTAAAAATAAATATAGAGGGAGCATCAATAAATTTATTTCTCTTATTATCCGCATCCTCTTCAGAAGAATATATAATGTGGAGGGAGAAACTCCCTCCACATTTTTACAGCGTCTCAATGAGTGTATCTGGATTGAACGTAAACATTTCGATGTTATTATTATGCTTTGATTTCAAATACGCATTCAAAGCAACTGCACTGATTTGAACAGCAAATAGTCCGGCATTTGTAACATCCATCTTTTTGAACAATTCTCCAGCACAGTGCCGACAGAGCCGATCATTCAAACATGTCATCGGAGTTCGCATCATGACCGTCTTTCCAATGTATTGTCCAATGTTGGAACGATCTAATAGAATCAAACCATTCCCTTCCTGGATGTATGTATATAACATAAAGCCTTGATTATCTTTCGTGATTTTGATTGGTAGAAGTTGTTTCGTCCCACAATCTTCGGTCTCATAGTCAATTGACATCATCTGCAGCAATGCCAAAAGTTTCTTTCCCATATACCCGGCAGAACGTAATGCAATACTTGCTGGGTATTGTGCGGATAGGATACTATTGGCATGGGCAGGAATATCCTTGAACTCAATTCCATCCATAAAGGATGCTCCAATGAAGTCATATTCTCCTGTAATACTATTGACAACAGCACCGCGTGCAATGGAATTGTTTTTGTAGTTCGCATCGAAATTTAAATCTCCGGAAGTATAGAGATCCATACCCGGATCATCCTTCAACAATTCTTTTGCATACGCAGTCAACTCATCTGTGACTTGAGTCATGACATCGATGTTGCCAGAATTTAGTTCTTTCTCATACTTCTTATAGAGCTCTTTCTTTTTCTTTTCAACTTCTTTCAAAGGCTTTGCAAACTTTGGAGAAATCGTATGCGCCAACATACCGTTCAACCAGTATGCTAGATTATCTCGTCGATCAATATATGCATTGAACTGTTTTCGTGTAATCTCATTCTCAAGATAGAGTGTCCCAACCAATTCATCAACTTTGCTAAGACCCTTTTTATTCAAGGTATCATTGATGTATTTCGAAGCTTCGATAATACCTGCGCCCTGAAGAACGTATTTATTGAATACGAAACGACCGAGCGTTGTTTTAATTGATCCTTGTCCTTCATAGAAATAATTCGCTGGGACCGTTATAAGATCAAAGGTATTATGAAGAGCTTTTCGAGAAACAACCTTTCCTTTTTCCTTCACGCCAGTATTTGCAAACATTCTAGTGATTCGTTGCAATGTGAATTCATCTGGCTGGTAATTGAGATAATCATTTAGAAGGTTATTTGGAATATTAACTCCACCAGGAATAATCTTTGTAAGCTCAAAGCAAGAATTCACTGCTTCTTTTGCAACCACGCGAGAATTTGCTCCTGATATTGTCAATGCAGTAACTTTTGAATTCATCAGGCGCTCTGCTTCTTCATTCGCTTCCTCGGACCAGATCCCTCTCAGCGAACATTGATCACCATCGAAGTCACCCTTCACAGACTATATCTTCCACCCTTTGGTGGTTTCTCACTTCAGGTACATATGACCTTACTCCCATACGGGATAGTCGTTGAACTCGATATCACATATCTATATGATATCTTAGATGCTGATTACCATTCTACAGGCTTCCAGCAGTTCAAGAAATTTTATATGGGCAGTGACTTATCTACCGCTACCCATACCTTCCAGGAAGGAATTTGAGAATACTAATGTATCGACAAATTGTACACCAACCATATCCGGTTTTGTATCCAGATCAATCTTCGGATAATACGGATACTCGCGTCCATTGAAAATAACCTTAATATGCTCCCTAGTCGATTGTACACGTATACGTGTAAATACCATTTCTTTATCGGTACGAACCGGATAGCGTGAAATCATACAATGTCGTTTTTCACAAACATCTACGCATGCCAGATACAGAATATCTGTAATCGTCATTTGTCGTTTCAAAACATCCGTAATATCGTTCTGCAGCATTACTTTACCCATGAGTCGGATTCCAACCTGGGCTTTCCGATCCTCGTGTCCAGGAATTGTAACACCGACCTTGATGTGTGCAAAACGATTATCCGGATTTGCAAGATAGTCATTGATCATCTTCTTGATTTTTTTATCCGAAAATTGTAATTCTGGTTCATGTAGCTGACCTGTTACATATCGACCCTTGTCTTCATCGTAGTAGGACACTAGATTTGGATCGTTGACAATTTCACGGGTAAAGAAATTCTTCAACCATGATTCAATAAATGGATAGAAGAGAGAACAACACTGGGAGATCGGGATTGCTGTGTGTTCCATATCTACCATATTCTCTTGGATTGTATTGTTATTGTAATTGAATGCTGAAATAACTGATCGCACACCGAAATCCGTATTCTTTCCAATGAGATACTTTCGAATCAAACCGCTTTTCTTGGAGATCTGATTCTTATAATAGTTATTGATATCAAGCAACGTATCCTGAATTTTCATCTGCGTTGCATATTGTGTGCGTGCAAATAATCCACCTTCGGAGAGAAGAGCAACTGCACGAATCAATCGTACGTATAATTCATTAACTTCATTCACATGATCTGATGTATCTTTGGTCCCAGCCAACATAACATCACGATATGCTGGTGGTGATACAATCTCTTTAGTGATGAATACCCGATTCTTTGGAAGGTTTGTAAGAAGTGCCATGTTGATTTTATTGGCAGAGGGGTGTTTCTTCCAATTGATTTCGTCCCAATGATCATAGAGTCCTTGGATTCCTGTCCATCCATCCGGACTTTCTTCGAGTACTCCATCAATCACAAGGAATCGTTTTTGCCCAGAGACAATATATTTGATTTTCTGAAAGGATCGTTTGAGAATATTTCCATAAATATGTGGATGAATAAACGGTCTTTTGAGATCAATATAGGCAAATGTTCCTCTACGATCGGACTTTGAAATTCCAAAGATTTCAGTTGACAGGATCCCATCTGGATCAAATGTCATCTTTGTAGAAAAAAGACGAGGGGACGTTACCTCCTGTAAATTGTTCACTTCGATTAAGTGTTCTACGTCCAAAATATCCAGCTTCATAGAAAACTCCTTTCCCGTGGAGACTTTGATTATACTGAGGTGTCATAAGGAGAAAAAATAAGAGGGAGCAATTGCTCCCTCGTGATATATTTTATTTGTTATAAGCCTCATGGAGAGAGTTCGTTTGTTTGACTCTGTCACTCATTCCATTTCCACCAGAACGTTCCATAGTTGCTTCAAAGACCCTAGTTGCAGTTTCCGGATCATCGAGCCTCTTGAAACCTTCGACGCCACCTTCTACGGGAGCGACGCCATTATTATACAACATGGACGGAGCGGAATGCCCAGCCATTCGATTGTTGATATCTGGCGATTCGATTTCACCCTCGAGGAACTCCAGCTGGGTGTCTAGATCGCTCCAGTGTTCCCCTTTAGATTCTGCATATGCCACTAAATTATTGAATCGTCCACCTCCCCACTGTGCTAGTCCTCGGCCTGGACCACCACCATATTCATGAACCCCTGGATCGAATTGGGACTCATGTTTCAAATTCGCCATAATGCCGATGGTCGCCGCGTGCGAATATCCGCGGGACCGAAAATAGTTGTAGATCCTGTCACTAACTTCCGTCTTATCATAAGACTTGTAATCAGATCGATCGTCGGAAACTTTTGAAACAGATTCCTTTACAACCTCCTCTCTTTTCAATATAGACCCTCTAGACGTTTCTGTTGTATTGGAATGCGGTACTTTGATACGCGCATGAGTATATGCGTTAACATCGTCCTGCCGTTCCACAACATGTTGTGCAATTACTCTGGGTTTCTCACCAGGTGTCAGGATCCAGTACATTAGTAGAGGAAACGTAATTGCTACAAAGAGTAAGAAGATGCGGTCCCACCGCGGTTGTCTCCTCATCTTGCGCTTACGGCGTATTGGTTCTACCTGAGAACCAATCGTTTCTACGGCCTGGGATTGCGAGACTAATTTCATTTGGATCACTCCTTTAAACCTTATAACTCGACATCTTTAGAATATATACCCAAAGGATCCTAAGATCCTTTTCCATTGGTTGCTCCAATGATATATTCTAAAACAGAGGACATGATCTATGCAGGAGGTAGGTTATGTGGATAATTGATTTGTTTCGAGGAGGAAACGAAATGCATCTATTGAAACTTAACAAGAAGATCCGTAAGGGGTCAAAATGGCAAGATTGTCATATGCGGCATATCACTCTTGTGAAAGACTATGCGACGCATATCAATCGTCTACTCGGAAGCCCGGTAGATCGTCATAAGCTCGGACTGGTCGCTTTGGCTCATGATGTCTTGAAAGAAAATTACGGGGAGAAGGATCTTGAAGTTGGTAAACATATTATTCCTGGAGACCTCGAGGCATATGTAAAATCAAATATGGAACTTCTTGTAGACTACCTACCGAAGGATTTCATCATGACCTGTGATCTTTCTGCACACGCGATGGGTGCGGCTATTTTCATTCAGAAGGAGTACGACATTCATGATCCTGAGATCATTTATCCAGTTCTATTTCACTCTCTTCCGATAATCGAAGTATATCGGACATTGAATCATAAGATTCAAACGATGATCGATATCATCGTGTTGTCGGATAAACTGTCATCGAACTGGCTTCGCATCAATCTATTGGATGAAAAGGTACGCTGCGATCTGGATCAGATTGTGTTCGGTAAAGATGGACATGAGTTCAATTACACACTTGGGCTCGTCATTGCGCGTCTGATTGCAGCTGGAAAAAATCCGGATTACATCAGTGATGCAAGTACGCTGTACTATTATCATCGATTGAGAGAAACGAATCCGTTAATTCGGATGAAGCTCAATCGAAAAGTGTTGGGGGAGAAAATGAAATGGCCAAAGAGACCCTCGGCAGTCTCGAAAAAATAAACAAGGTTTTCGGAGAGGTGATGCAGCGCGCATCCCTCTCCTTTTATTTTTCGAATAACTGTCACCTGATTTGCAAAGATGAATATGTTACAATCATCACAATTTGTCCAGAATTATGGAATTTGCTTCATGAAAATGGTTGGATGAAGGAGCATGATATCCGTGAAGTCGATGTTAAAAACGAGCAAGAGAAAGAATTACTTTCATATGAATTCATTACCAATGAGGATGGATGGGTTACTATCGAAGACCCATCAAAACTGTATGGTGGTGAAGTCGAGAAGGTCCGTATTCCAGAGATGGACTATTCTGTTTCTTACACAAAAGACCTCTTCCCACTTCGATTGAAGAAATCTGAGTATAAGGACATGAGTACGAAACTAGCACAAGATAAACATTCTTACATCCTTGGACTTCGAAAGACTTTTCAAGAAAAGGAGTTTTCATTTGCGATGATTCGTCTCTTTCGTATTATGTGAGGATTTGATCAAAATTGATGAAACGAGATTATTTATTTTATGAAGTTGCTCGTTCTGTGAGTAAAACATCGACCTGTGGAAGAGTTTCCATTGGAGCAGTCTTGGTAAACGGAAAAGAGATTATATCTGTCGCAGCAAACGATTTGAAATCACATCCAGAACAATATCGACTAAATCGGCTACGATTCCAAGATGAGAATGCTGATAAATGTAAGAACTCCATACATGCAGAAATGCATTGTATTCTCAAATGCAAAGATATGGATCTGAGTCGTGCAAAACTATATGTTTATCGAGAAAATCGTTTGGGGGAGCTTGCGAACTGTCGCCCATGTCCAGCATGTATGAAGAAGATTCGGGATGTCGGTATTCGCGAAATATATTATACAACCAATGACGGATATGCGCATGAGGCAATAAAATAAGGAAGGGGGAACTCCCCCTTCCTTAAAATTATGGGAGGAATAGTTTATACAGATTGATTAATCCAGCTCCATTCAGGAAATAATAATCTGTAATCCCCCACATGGCAATCGCAATCACGGAAGATGTCCCAACATCACGTAGCCAATGTGCGCGAACAACTATGCGTGTAAATGCGGTAAATATACCGAGGATAATTCCGATAACACCGAGATACGGACAGATATTGAACCAGAAGACGCCACCGCTCACAGCACTCATTGTGTGACCAGATGGGAAAGAATCACCCTTATTGACGGACCATTGGAACTGAAGCTGTGGATTAATGTCGGTATCGATTTCGCTTGGTCTCGGATTATTGAACAGCCACTTCAAAAGCACCTGGATAACCGTGCATCCGAGATAGTAATAAAAGAACACTTGGAGCAGACGAATATCACCAGACATAATCCCATAAACAATTACAAAAATCGGGGTAATAAATTGGAGATGATCTCCAACCTTCCTTAGGTCCGCTTTCACAGAGTCTTTGATTCCCCAAAGTTTTCGATACACATAAGACGTATCAATTTTCATAGATTCCACATCCTTTCTATTTTATAAGGGAGTTGATATATATGACACTAGACGTATATAATACACACATGGAATTATATCCGTATCAGAAAGATGATTTACCTGCTCTGGAACTTCTTTTTACAAGCATTGATAATTTCACAAAACAAGAAGTTCCGTGCGGATATATGATTGCTGATAAAAAACTTTATCTTCCACGAGGAACTCCGATCAGCAAAGTGGAGTACATGAGTGGTTGTGATGTGAAATATCATGAAGCATCTGATCCGGCGGGAAAGATGAGTGATCAATTTGAATCGCTCTATGAACCAAGAAACGATTTTCAGAGAGAAGCAATTAAGTTTCTTCTAGAGAATAAAAACCATCAGCTTGCACTCAATGCGGAGGTCGGCCTTGGAAAGACGTTCATGACAGCGTATTGTGTAACGATGTTATCCGAGAAGGCAATAATTATCGTCCCGAATGAAGGGTTGAAAACGCAATGGATTGAAACGTTTCATAAAATGTTTAACTATAAACCAAGACATCTTATGAATATTGCGGGTGGTAAAATCATCGATGATATAATGAATGATCTTATCGAAGAACGAGACGTTTATTTTGTCAATCATGCCACGCTAAGAAATTACATGACCGATTACGGCGGATATGCATTGCATAAATTTTTCAAGAAACTAAAGATTGGGATCAAGGTATATGATGAATCTCATCTAGAGTTCCACAATATCCTTATGATCGATCACTATACGAATACGAATCGTACATGGTATCTTACAGCAACATTTGATCGATCCGATCGAAGCGAATCAATCTGTTTCAAACGAGCATTTTCAAACATGGAGGCATTCGGTGAATATGAATCTGCACAGATTGTGAAGAAACATATCATCTATCATGTTGTGAACTTTAATAGTAGACCCACAGTTCAACAGCGGAGACAGGTAATGGGATGGCGCGGAATGACTGCTGCATCCTATGGAAAGTATGCTTTTATTAACGATGATAAAGATGTCGCATATAATATCATCCTGAGAGTTTTACGACTTATCAATGATATCGAAGGAAAGATTCTCGTATTTGTTCCACTCATTGAAGCAGTGGATGCGGTTGCACAAAAACTAAAGAAGTCAGATCTTGGGAAATCAGTAGGAGTATATCATTCCAAAACAACGGGCGATGATAAAAAGGATGCTTTGAAGAAAGATATTATTGTTACAACAATTCAATCATTTGGTACTGGAAAAGATCTTCCGGGATTACGAACAATCATTTCATGTTCTCCACTTTCTTCCAAAACTCAAACACATCAATTATTAGGAAGATTACGTCCCTATGCAGCCGATAAGGACACATACTTTTTCGATTGTGTCGATGTAGCAATTCCTGCATGTTCATGGTGGCACCGAGCCAGATATAAAAAGATTGAGACTATTGTGAAGAAAACGATTTATCTCAATTTAGATGAGTGAAAGGATGATTTTATGCCGAACGAAGCATACCTTCTCTACGAAAAAATTCTCGGAAAAGATGTTACTAGAAAGATTATTATGCTTGATTTTCTATGTTCTGTCGGGAGATCTCCAGAAAATTTAGAAGAAGAGCAACAACTTGTCAAAGAACTGGAACGCGTTGGGATGTTTAAATCCATAGATGAAGTAAATCGTCCTCTTCCGAAAAAGTTATCCAATCTTCTTACAGAATGTAGAAATGAGAAAATTGAAGTCGGAGAAGAAACAGGAATTCCCCTACTTTATCGTATCGGGAAACCACCAAAGGATATTGAAGATGTACAGCAATGTATCTTCGCAATGGACTGTCTCTGTGCGAACGAACCGATGGATTATGAACAAGATGATGACGATAATTTCTGGGAACTTCAGGAGGAGTATGAAGAATTAAGAGATCGACATATGGAAGAATTGGAACGACTTCAAGAATGTACTGAAAAAGTAGTTCAATGGGTCGCTTCGATGGAAGAAACCAAGGTCGCTCCTCCAGAAATTCGTGCGTATGCAAAAGAGTTATGTGAACGATATCGAGATGAAGAATAAATAATGGAGGGGAACTTCCCCTCCATTATTTTTACATGAAATTGAAAATTGGATAATCCAGATGAAAGAGGTCTTCCCATTTATCTAGTAGAGAAGTGCGCTCACTATCCGCACCCTGATACTCTTCAATCTTCAATTGAATATTACCGAAAGCTGTTGGAATATTATCATACATTTTCAGATTATTGTAGAGGAACTTCTTCATATCTAGGTCAGCCAATTGCATGAATGATGCATAGCAGGAACCTGGAATGGTTTCTCCATTTGGTTCATGTTCACAGCGTGCTACAAACGTCAATACCGTCTTTGGAAACCCATAGAGACGAATTTTATTTTCTCCAAGATATTCAAATGTTGGCTCTGCCCGCATCTGTCCGGCAACCATCATCATTGCTTGGCTCGTGATCACGCCTTCTACAGATTGGCTAATACCGAAGGCTGGACTGATATCACCATAGGTTCCTCGATTAGAGTGATATGGCATATGAACATCCAGGATATCCATGACGGGAGTAACCGTTAACCCAGCTGGAAGCATGTAAATATTATTCTGTTTATCCACAGCTTTCAAGCGTGTGATGTTTGCATCCAATTCCCGAATCCATGGTTGATACTGTGAATAGATTGGAATCGTTGTTGTCACCAATACATCACGAATCACGTTTTCAGTTGGAACTGGATCTCCGGTAAGCTCATCCTTAAATGGGAGCGTGATGTTGTTTAATCCAAGCTGCATCTTCAGGCTTCGGATGCATTTATTCATATCCATGACATCACATCCTTACAGGAAGATTTCCTGTTTCTTTTTCTTCGGAGGCGTCAGAAGAGCTTTGGTAGAGTAATAGCCACTACCTTTACCAAATCCTTCCATAATGGATTCCATGATCCCATGTAGTTTCTCGATGAACTGTTCTGTGAATCTACTGAGATCTCCGATGGAATCATAATCCACGCCTGACTCGAACATCTTCTTCTTGCAACTCTCTTCGAGTTTCTCAATGTCTTGAAGTCCGTGTATATAGGATCCGACGATATGAGGGGCTTCGCTATATAGGACTTTTCCTTCAATGAATAGTCCTTCTTCGATATCATGGTTGACTCGTTCTACAACGATATCTTGCGGCGTCGCCCTCGGATCGTCCTTATGTTTGATCTTGTAATCCGCGTAATTTTCAATGAATGATTTGAATTGATCGATGGCGCGAACGACATTATATCCTTGGAACCCAAGTTTATGATAGGATACCCCAATATTATCTGCGTTCTCCTGTACATATTCCATGAATTCACGGTCATATTTTTCTGTGAATTCGATTAGAAGTTCTTCAACTTTCATAGTTCAAAATCTCCTCTCCCACTGTATACTGTTATATCTACGGTGGATTCCAATAAAAAGAAAGAAAAAAATAAATGTGCTCATCAACGACAAGCACATTTATCCATCATATAAACCGTGTTCCAGGCGTCTGTCGCTGGATTTCAAAAATTTGGTTTCGGATTTCACATTCCACATACGCCTGACGCTGCGCTTCATTGTACTTTTGTACCTCCTCCTCGACACGCTTTTGTTCTTCTGCAGTAAGTTGTGTCGAGGAAGTGTTTGTTGTAGTCATAATCACTTGCACTTCCTTTCTATGAGTTCCCATGAATAATATATAATTTATCTGAACGTAATCATTTTAAAAGATGATATATTCTCATAAAGAATGAATCGGTGTAAAACTAACCGATTAAAAAGTATTACTCTCTGTCAATAATAGGAGGAGAAAACATGTCAGAAGAAAAAGTATTATCCGTGGAGTGCCCGTTCTGCAACCAAGAATTGAATGTGGAGCTTCCGGAATCCGTTCCGAGAGACACATCGAAAACGCGAGCACTGCTGAAACCTGTTGGAAATGTTCGTGTCTATCGCATCACAACGGATGAAATGAAAGCATTCGTACAGCAGAAGGCAAACTTCTACAAAGATGGGATCATTGTAGAAGGCGGCGCACGGTATTTCGAGCGCAAGAATAGCAACCCACATCGGGGATATTGTTATCTAAAGCTTGCGTTCAATGAAAATGCTTTGGAAAACAACCAGCAAGCTGGATGGTTTGAGAAGATTGGAGAGAGCTCGGATGGCGTTCGGTTCATTTCTGACATCTTTGTCGGACTCATCCAGAAGTATGGGTTTGATCGTCAGGGTCTGAATGATCTTCTTTCCAACTACAAGCGCCTCGAGAAGGTAGAAGAGATGTTCGGTCTCACCGAAGATGCACTTCGTGAAATCCGTGAATTCGTTACACCTAAGCGTATCCTTGCATCAAAGAGTTCCGGTGGAAATTGGATTATGTTCTCGGCACGTGCCGAGAAGATCATCGAGGATATGCTTGAGAATCCAGACACGGATAAAGTGGAAGGATCCATTGAAATTCACGACGTACATCCTCTGACGAAAGAAAATATTGAGTTCGTCGTGTATGTACATCCAAAGGAAATGCGCGCATCTGAGAATCCATATATTCGGAAGATTCTCAGCGGCGAAATCAAATTGAAAGACTAACTTGAAAGGATCATGTAACAATGAATGAACTAACATCTGGAAAAGTACATTGGTTTGATGCAAAAAAGGGGTATGGATTTATTCGTGATGATTTCACGAAAAAGGAGTACTTCGTACACTATACATCAATCATTGCCGATGAAGGAAAGTTCAAAACACTTGAACAGGACCAAGAAGTTACGTATGAGATCGGTGAAGGTAAAAAGGGTCCGATGGCCATCAATGTGCGCGTGACTAAATGAGTATTTGTTAGATCAGGGGAATATTCCCCTGATCTTTTTTCTCTGTCTATTCGGGAGGACTAAGTCAAATGTTAAACGAAGCGATCGAAAAGTTCCTCGATATAATGTGTGAAGGCATGATGTTTATTATGGTAATCGGGGCAATAATCACATTCATGTCAATATTCTTTTAATCGTATCTTATCGATCTATCTCTATATATTCTAAATGTGATAAGAGATAAAGGGTATCCTTATCAAAGTATATTTTCTCTATAAAGAAAGAGGTTGATCATCATGACAACGACAAAGAAAATCCTTCTCGGTATTGGT